AACTTATTGACAATCAGTTGTTTATACAGCAAAAAAAGTTGTTAAAAATACGAATTTTTACTTGACTTTTGACTTAAAAGTTAGTATCTTTGTATTATAAAAATGGATTAATTATCATAACATAACATAACAAACAAACAAAAACAATCAAATGGCTGGAAAAACAACAACCGCAAAGAAAGCAAGTGTGAGCACTGAAATCGTCTTAGGACAAGCCGCACAACAAATCACGAAAGCAGTAGCTGAGTTAAACAACGCAACTGCAAGTGTAAATCAATTAACTTCTAAAGCAGAAGAATTAACGTTACTTGTAGCGAACAAAGAAGAAGCTATCAAAGCTTTGGAAGTAGAGTTCACTGAAAAAGAACGTCAATTAAAAGTTGATTTAGACTTAAGCTTCAAAGCTAACACTGACCGTGTAGTTAACGAGTACTTATCAAGCGTAAACAAAGTAGCAGTTTCTGCTAGCGAGTTAAGCGCATTGAAAAGTGACTTAGAAGAAGCTAGAACTAACACTGAGGCTCAAGTAAAACGTGAAGTTGCTACTGTTGCATCAACATTGAAATCTCAATACGAGAACGAAATCAAGTTGATTCACTCAGAAAACAAAGCTATCGCAGCGGAAAATGCAGCAAAAATTGGTACATTAGCGACACAAAACAAGTTCTTAGAAGAACAAGTTACGAAATTGTACTTACAGTTGGATGCTGAAAGAGCAGCTGGTATCGAAAGAGCTAAAGCTGGTTCTGTAGGTTCGATTAACGTTTCTGGTCAAGGAAAGTAATCACCAACTAACTCAGAGTGCCCTCAAGAGTATAACAAAAGGGGTCGATAATTCACGTGAGAAATTGCGTGAGTTATTACTAGACATAGAAAGATTATTTCAGCAACAAAACTATCTATAGCCTGTTAAGCTCGTGGTCGTGGGTTCGAGTCCCACTCGGCTCCTAGTGGGTCGGTAGCTCAGTTGGTTAGAGCACGTAAAAGAAAAAAAGTAATCTTGTTGTCTAAAATATTGTGTTGTTCCCTTGAGAAAGGAATGCTAAATAAGGAGACCGAACCATCCCACCCTATATCGGAGTGGTAGTAGAGATGTAGGTAGAAGAGTGGATAGACTTTGTAGTCACTACAACACAGAGGCCTCAGCCTCAAATATAAGAGTAGCTTAGCGGAAGAGCACTCCCCCTGTAACCGTGCGTAGGGTTCGATTCCCTTTTAGATTGGATGCGAGACGTGGGAGTGGCATTGGTTCGAATCCAATCTCTTGTACTAATGATAATGACACTTACTGTTGAGATGTCGACAATTTCAACAGCGGACTCGCAGTGTAACACCCGTGCCGTGGCTACGTAAAACTTAAGAAGCACCAAGGATTGGAAGAAGGATGGGTTTTCCAACATTATCATGACATTATGGTGAAAGCCAAAAATAAAAGGTTCCTCTAGCCTTAATAGAGTGAAAAAAGATTGTTTCAGCAAATTTGTACAATTCGCTTTGAAATCGAGAAGGTCTGGGTTCGAGTCCCAGCATGTCCTAATAGAGGTGTTGGGCGTGTGGTGTAATGGGTAGCACTATTAAAACGCAATCTTGTCACTCACATATGGTGAATGCGTCTGGGAACGCTAAAAGACAATAAGGTAAACGAACGCACGTCTCAACATCAGTTAAGGTAAATGGGAAAGTAAGTCGTGGTTTGTGCAGAGGGTGGCGAAACTGAGCCTCATGAAGGTGCTTAACAGCCAATGAAGGAACCCTTACCTAGTAGGTTCGAATCCTACTCACCATACGAGAACAAACTCAAGTAGTTTAGAGGTGGCTCCCTTTCCCACAATTGGGATATGTAGAAAAAGAGCTGTGGCTGACCACGGGTATCTGATAGAGTATAAACTATCTATACAGGGGGCGAAACTAAATGAAAGGTTTCTAGAGCCGAGGTATGAGTATTCCCTTGAGTCACTGTTCTTCTAGGTTTTTGCTTGTTTTATAAAAAATAAGCTGGTGGACAGTCCGATTGTTAACTCCAGTCGACCCAAAAATTAGGTTGGTAATTTACCGTAAAGCAGTGCTTCCTTCAAAAAAAATGGCATTATCATTTGGTAGTGTCATTTTTTATTTGTACCTTTGTCATATGAGAAAAAGAAAAAGACTTCCTTTGAATTATCAGTTAGGCATGTATGTCGGTGAATACATAGTTGCATGTCATTTACCAACGTTGAGTACTGATATGTTGTTGACTAGAACTATAATTGATGTTTCACCAGAAGAAACAGCTGAGTGGAATGAATTAAATAGTAAATATGGTCCTTTATATATAAGTAGTAAAGACCCAGATAGAGTAGCTAAAGAAGAAGCTAGAACTAAGATTTTTTATGAAAACCGTAAATGGTACCATAAATTAGAAGAGAAGTATCTTCCAGAAACTATCAAAGTGCCAGTACCTAGAGTTGTACCTACCAACATGAAACAATTTACTCAAGGTATAAAAGATGCGTTGTGGGATTGTGATAGGTCACACTACAGAATTGATGAAGGGTTCTTTGAGCAAACAATAGACCTTGCATGGTGTTCTTACATTATTTTAACAAGACACATAGAAAAAATACCAGAAAAATTTGCATAATTGAAATTTTATTCATACCTTTGTACCAACATTAAAAACTTTATAACAAAATGGGATTAAAAGATTTATTTATTGTCAGTGATGAAAGTTCTGAGAATAAACCAGTAGCCCAAAAAAATAATCGAAATGGTATAGTAATTGATTTTAATAAATAATGGTAATGTTAGAAAAAATATTTGACTTTTTGTCCACATTAGATAGAGAATTGTCGGTTTTACTATTTTATTTTCTCTATCATGTATTCTTATACAAAATAGGTTTTTGGAAAACACTAGACAAGGATAAACACGAAAACACCTATTTTCGTATTTAAAAATATGATAACACCTAAATGGTGTTGTTTAATAACTTGACAAATATACTGAAATCAGTATATTTGTGTAAAATAATAAATTTTTAATGATATTTATTAATAAATAATGTTTATTAATTTTAAATATGGGAAATAGTGATTCAGATAACAAGGAAGAAGATAGCGACAGTTTGTTTAGCCATCGGCACTTTTCTAAACCCGTTTGGGTTCGATATTTTGGTGTTCAAGCTGACACAATTAACCAACGACTATTGGAGTACAATGTACGTTCTATATGGGTTGGCGTTCCTATTGTTATCTTTGTCTTACTTTTTCTTTAAAAACGGTAAAATAGGGTTAGGAAATCTTTTGGTAACGTTAGGGTTATTTTTTAACCCGTTAGGATACGATTGGATAGTATATGGGGTATTACAAATAACTAATGACTATTGGTTTACCATGTGTATTATGTACGGGTTAGCGACAACATTTTTTGGTATGTATGTTTATTTCTCTGATATACCATTTATTAGATTAATTATACACCATACCAAAAAAACAAAACATAAAATAGCAAAAAAATTAAAGTAATATGAGTAACAAATTTAATGACCTATTCAACGAGTTTTTTGAAGAAGGTTCTAATGAAAAACCTAAAAAAAATAGCGATGCTGATAAAATGACTAGATTATTGAACATTTTATCACAATCAAAATCTAACAACCCAGATATTGAGTCTATCAAAAATATTGATAACACTCTTGGTGAACCAGATTTTGTGGATTATTATGAAGAAGATGGTTTCTTCTACAAAAAACAAATTTGGATTACCAAAATGGGTAGAGTAGTTAAAAAAGTAATGTCTGATGTTCCATTTAGAGATGAACACGATGAACCAAAGTTTTTCAAAGAAGAACTTGATAAAATAAAAAATACTAAACGTTCGGATAGGATTAATGAATTGTTTAATAAACCAAAAGTAAGCAGACCATTAGAAGAATTATTAGAAGAAGCTGTGACAAAAGAAGACTATGAACTAGCGGCAACTCTAAGAGACGAAATAAAACGTAGAGACGAAAGCTCTGAAAATCAATAAGTTAGAAAATAATTTAAAAAAAGTTGCAAAAAAACTTGACTAGTATAATATCTTTTCGTATATTTGCACATATTTATTAATCAACGGAGAAATCCACAAGAAAACAAACAAACAAATTAAATAAAAAACAATGACAACAACAACCACATATCAAACGCAATATCAACCTAAAGGCGGGAAACCGTTCAAGGTGACTGGGTATGTCAAGTTGTTAGATTTGACAACAATATAATAAAGTACGTAAGTACAGATTATAGACCCAGTTCAGAGCAATCTAAACTGGGTTTTTTTATGCAACAAAATAACTAGGTGTGAAGGCAATTGGAAGCCGACTCGTTTTGGAAACGAGAATTGTGTAAAAAGCATCATGTGGGTTCGAGTCCCATCACTTAGAAGTAACCATATCAAATAGCTTCCACGCAGCGGTTACTGGAAACATTATGAAAATAATGGCTAATAATTTGATAAATTCTAGTCTTTTTGTATGACTTGAACATATTTATAATAAAAAGAAAATATGGCACAGACAGAAAAACAAAAAGAATGGAAACAAAATGAATTTAAAAACAATAAAGAAATTCATAATTTAAAACAAAGACAAAGAAGACAAGAAATTAGAGATTTAGTAGAAACCTTAAAAAAACCTTGTTTAGTTTGTGGGGAAGCGGATAAAGCTTGTATAGATTTTCATCACATAGACAAAGATGATAAAGAATTTACAATAGCCGCTGTATGTAACCATAAATGGTCTAATGTTAAAATTATAAATGAAATTGAAAAATGTGTTTGCCTTTGTGCGAATCATCATAGAATATTACATCGTTATAATTTAACGGTTGAAGAATTAAAAGAAAGACAAAAATAAAATATGCGTCCCATAGCTTAGTAGGAAAAGCGCAGCCCATTGGGGGCTTATGGATGGAAGGTTCGAATCCTTCTGGGAGGCCAAAAACAACAATAAAACAAATGAAAAATATAAAGAACATAAAGCGTAAACGTTAAGTCACTCAGACCAATTGGTTATGAGTGTAATATACCCTCGTAGCTCAGTTGGTTAGAGCACCCGCCTTTTAAGCGGGGAGTCAAGAGTTCGAGTCTCTTCGGGGGTACTAAAAATCCAGAAATGGATAATTGCTTTCGAAGCTCATGTGGACGGGCACTCCGCTTTTAACGGAGGGGTAAAGGGTTCGAGGCCCTTCGGGAGCACAAAATAATATATAAACTATGTTTTAGATGAAATAAATAAATTAGAAAATTGCGATTATGGTGTTTAACGGCTAGCACAGGGGCCTTCCAAGTCTCTGGTTTCGGTTCGAATCCGAATAATCGCTCAATAAGTAGGATAGACATGCAGTGATGTATGGATTACGCCAAGCATGGGAGTGATTCCCCGTTGATAGAAAGGATATAAATGAGTGGTTCCTTTTAAGTCCTACTGACGTTGTAGATAAGACTGTTACTAATTTATAGAGTTGCGTGAGGACGAGCATAGAATTAGAGTTATTGTCCTATAGTGTAACGGTAACACTACTGGTTTTGAGCCAGTCATTCAAGGTTCGAATCCTTGTAGGACAACAATATTATACTGGAATGTGATGTAATTGGCAACATATGACACTTTGACCGTCATTTTTAGGGTTCGAGTCCCTACATTCCAACTAAAGGGTGGTTTCAGCAATCTTTATCATCAAACTTTTAATTTGAAACCGATACACCACCCTGAAATTGGGTCTATTGAGCAGGTGGTGAGCTCAGCGGTCTGTAAAATCGTGTTAATTCTTGTAGGTTCGATTCCCTCTAGGCCCACACGGCAGAAATGGTACTGCGAGAAAGAAATACCCATCGAGTGGCAAACGTTATAGGCCGTTATGGGTAAGTATGCAAGCGGCTCAAAGCGCGGTGTCTGTAAAACATCTGTCATTCGACTTCGGGGGTTCGAATCCCTCCTTGCCCACAATATATGCCTCAGTAGCTCAGATGGCCAGAGCAGCTGATTTGTAATCAGCAGGTCGCAGGTTCGACTCCTGTCTGAGGCTCAAATAGTGATAAGTAAACTTCAGAGATGGTTGTCATTCCTTGCAGAAAGGATAATAAGTTTATTTCAAATCAATGATATCCACGATTTGATAGCTATTAAATGCCGATGTGGCTCAGTGGCGACAGCACCGCTTTTGTAAAGCGGTATACAAACATCGGGGGTTCGAGTCCCTCCATCGGCTCTAAAAATATTAATTATGGAAAGTTTTGTATACTTAGGTGGAAAGCTTTCAGAGGAAAGTAAAGCTAGGTTAGCAGAACGCTCTAGAAAGCACAGAGAAAGAATTGAGAAGTTGGTAGAAGATACCAGAAATAGCGTCATTGAAAGAAGACCAGACGGTTTCATCAAGGTAACGATACCTAATTTGGGTGTGGTTACTTGGGCAAAAGACGTTGAAGATGCCAAAGTGGCTATCGCAGAAGCGGTTATGTGTGTAGAACATAATTTAAAAAATTATAACAAATAACTTGCTATTTATAAAAAGAGTTCGTATATTTGTACTCTAATAAAATACTAATTAATAAAAAAGGAAAACTATGATTGCAATTTTAAAAGGTTCGAGGTACTAAGGGTCAAATCCCTATACCGAGAACAAATGAGTAAAAACACAAAACACAAAGATTACAAACGCTATTTAGCGTTAATGGAAAAAGAAGATGAGCTTGAAATGGCCATCAAAAATTTAGGTTATGTTGAACTTGAAAAACCAATACACAAAGGCTATGAAGCTTATTTGGAATTAAGAGAAGACATTTCTAGAAGACAAGATGCTTGGGTATTCCAATACATCATTGATAATTGCTCTACGTTAACATGGTCTCCAACGACTGTGTTCTACGAAAAAAAGAGAGGTTATGTGATTGATAGAAAACCTAAGATAAAATTAATGTCTGAGGAACAATATTTAAAATTGCCGCCACAAGTGGCAAAGTATTTCCGACACAATCATTTAGATGATAAACCACGTTGGAACGGTACTATAGCTAAATATTACTCAGCGTCTTACGTTCCAGATTTTTATTTTGTTATGAAAATCAGAAACAGTTACATCACTCACCGTAAAGTGGTTGATGGTGAGTTAGAACGAGAATTAAGATTTGTAAGAGACCAACTTTGGCATCTTAGAACTATTATGAATCCTTACAATGAGGGTGGTTATTCTTGGTTCTTAAAAAGTGTCTCAAAAAGAAACAGACGCAAAGACAAAATGGCTCTTAGAAAGAACCTCAACACCATGTTCATTAACGACTCTCATGAGTGGCACAAAGAACAAGGTAACGAAATGACTGAAAGAGAGTTTATCACCGATAGTGATTGGACTGATTGGACCAGTGCTAGCGCTTGGAGTCAAGACTTCCAAGAGTTTCATTACCAAAACAGAAACCAAGCTAAATGGTGGTGGTATTAAGAAATACTGGTTTTTGACACCGATTTACCGTTAGGAAAATCCTTTTAAGGGCTGAGACTTTATGTCAAGCGTAGCAAACAGTCTTAGGAGATTAACAGAATACAAATGGGGTGTGACGGATGCAGAGAGAGGCATAAATGCAGTAGTAGCTCAATTGGTTAGAGTATTGGCTTGCCAAGTCAAGGGTTGCGAGTTCGAGTCTCGTCTACTGCACTGGTCACTTTTTTGTGACTAATATGGGGGTGTTAAAATGTTAGAACAACACATTCTGTTTATGAAGAATGTTTGCAGCAATTTAATTCACAAAACCAAACTGTAAATTTGAAAAACGTTGGTGCAATTCCAGCCGCCCCACAAAACAAAGCAGAGAATCCATAGCTGGCAACAGAGGAAGTTCGCGACATCTCTCCAAGAGGTAGAAGAATTAGTAAGCAGCAGATGGCTGGCACCTAAGTTTAAATACTTTAGTTAACATCTGAACATTCGTTACTACTACCGCAACACGGGATGCAACACATACAGTCTTAGCAAGGGAACTTGGATTGTGACGATAGACGGGTAGTGGCAAAGATAAATTATGGATTAAAACAGAATCGCGGCTAAGCTCACTTTGTTATGAAAACCTATACAATGTATAGGTTTTTTTATTTTTAACTGGATATTTATAATAAAATTAAATATTATGGCGAGAGCAACAAAAAGACCAGCGGCTAAACCTAACAGAGGTAATGTGGTTAAAAGAAGAAATTTGGTTAAACAAAACGAAGAAATCATCAACAGATTAAAGAACGCATAAACTTATATGAAAAGGTTAATCAAACATCTACTTAGAGAAGATATGAATACACACGTCGAATTGCAAAATTTGGCTGATAGTGTATTTATGACTAGTATTAGGTATTTTGTAAGTGAAACGATTGATAAAAAATCTACATTAAATATCCTTGATAGAATTCAAGATATGTTTAGCAAAATAAACAGAAACAAATACTTAAATTTAAGTGATTTTGTCAACGAATATGATTTAGGTTTTAGATATAGTGGTAGTTTGAGTTCTTTGGGTGATTTTGTCGCACATAATGAAATTAGTGGTGATATCATTGTTAGGTATGAATTGTCTAAACTACAAAAATCCATAGAAGATATAGTTTTCCCTATATTAAAATCAGGTAAACAAATCAACCAAGAAATATACAACCAGATGTGCAACCAAGTACATGGTCGTTTGTATGATAGAAAAGTTCTATCAACAATTTTACACGAATTACAACATGCTTATGACTCTTGGAGAAGTCAAGGTATGTTCATGGCCAGCAAAAGAGGTTATGACTACGACAAAGAATACGGTAACTTACCAAAAGGTACACCTATCACACAAAAACAACGCGATGACTACGATAAACTTGAATACGAAATTAACGCTAGGTTTACCCAAGCTATAAAAGAAATTCAGTTCTATATTACTAACAACGGAATGGATAAAAACAAACCTAATGGTTTTTTAACACCAGTTCCTTTTAGTAGTATTAAAACTCAATTTGAGAATAACTTTGGTGCCTATGAGAAAATGACACCAAACTTCAAAAAAAGACTTATGAGAAGGTTATCTCAAGCTTATCATCAAATATTAGATAGAGTTATTGAACACAACAAAAAATTGTCTAGTGGTGAAATCAATGAAGATACGCCTTTGATAACGGAAAATGCTGTCGGTAGACATTTGATAGTTGTTGACGTTCAACCAGAATACGCTTCATGGATGGGTGGTATACAAACTGAATTATTCGAATACATCAACACGCATATACACGAATTATCTGATTTAACGTTTTTATACAATGGTGAAGACACTATGGGTATGGTTTCAGAACATGAATATAGAGATTGGTTGGTAGAAAACGGGTTGGATGAAGATATAGCTTATGGTGCTAGATTATACGACAAAGGTTACGCGTTCTTTAGAAACTGTATGGACCGTGGTGGGGATGATGAAGAATTGGTAAATCTGGTTAAGTTTATGCGAGATAACGATATAAACGATTCTAGAGAATTGGATAAAAAATTCTGGAAAGCATTTGTTAAACAATACGGTTCTAAAAACATCAGAGAATTGATGGAAGATTCTGAGGATTGTATTAATATTCCAGACTTAATGGACTTTTTGGGTTCTTATAACAACGTGGTGCTAGTTGGTGGTGGTATCAACGAATGTTTAAAAGAAGTTGAACTGGCTATGGATGCTTTAGATAAAAATTATGATACTTGGCATAAATTTACATATTAAAAAAGAGGGGTGATACCCCTCTTTTTATTTTACCTAGCTCCTTGTCCAACTTTCTTTTTCAAATAATTCTTTGATTTCTTCAATTTTGAAGATTTGCATTTAGAGTGAACACCTGGTCTTTTCTTTTTAGGTTTCTCGATTCTTACGGAAACACTTGCTGATTTTGTTTGTGTTTTTGCCATAGTTAAAAAATTTTATTATAAATACTTGTAAAATTAGATTTATTGGAGTATATTTGTAAAAAAATTATACAAAATGAAAACTTCATTAATTATAACGGTAGATACCGATAATCAAATTCCAATTTACATAACAAAGCCAGCTGATACAGAACCAGCACCAACCAATCCAGAAGAAGCTAAAGCTATGATAAACAAAGATATACTTTGTTTACAAGAAGCGTTGTGTTTTATGATTGATGCAGCACATGATAATGGTTATGCTGATAGAAATGATTTGGTTAATCATTCAGTAATTCGTTTAAACAAAACATTAAAAGACTAATCATGGAAAAATTTGTTGGTGACAGACTTAAAGCCACACATTCATTTACAGTATTCCCACAAGACCTTAACTATGCCGACACGTTGTTTGGTGGTTGTGTTATGAGCCATATGGATGTTGCTGGTGTTAAGGTGGTAAGACGTGCATTGTACGGTACAGATTGTGATGGGGCAGTTACTGCCAGTGTTGATAAGATTGATTTCAAGAAACCAGCTTTCTTGGGTGATTTGATTACTATGACAGCTGAAATAAAGGCAATAGGGCGCTCTTCTTTACAAATTAAGATTAGTGTGTCTAGAGAGAGTCAAAAAGGTGATATAGAAGATATATGTGCGGCAAATTTTACGTTTGTATCAATGAAGAATAAAAAACCACACCCACATGGTTTAAGTTTTGAAAAACTATTAATTAAAAAAGAAGAAGAAATATAATGGATAATGTTACCAAACAAATAAAAAACAATATTTTTTATTTATTATTTTCAAAACCAAACCTTTATTTAAAAGTTTTGTTATACAGAACAATAGGGATGGGGTTATTTACTTTTTTAATCTGGTTTTCAATAAAATTCTTTGAAATAACATCATTTACTATACCATCATCGACACATAGTCTAATCGGTATTGTTATTGGTTTATTACTAGTTTTTAGAACCAACACTGCTTATGACCGCTGGTGGGATGGTAGAAAGATTATTGCTAGTTTATCCAGCGAAGTTTCGATAGTTACGGCTAGGTTAGATAGTTTAAATAAATCACAGTTTGACAGATTTGATACTAATTACGAAACAGCTATCAAACAGAATTTAACTACTTTTTTAACCTCACTTAGAAATTATCTGACTAAAGGGCAAGACAATGAACCATCAAGTGTTTTTCATTTAACACAAACACAATACCTTAGGGAAATGTTCAAAAGCGTTTCATACCTTAAACAAGATGATAACGTTAAATCAATGTTAAACGGTTCCTTTTTGAAAATGATGGAATATTCAAATCAATTGGAACGTATCAAAAATACACCAATACCGTTATCCTACGTATTCCATATAAAAATTAGTATGATGATTTATTTGTTGACATTGCCATTTGGTATGTTTCATGACTTAGATATATGGTCAGTACCTTTAGTGATGTTAATTTATTATATAATTGCTGGTGTTGAAATTATTAGTAGTGAAATTGAAAATCCTTTTGCTGGTGACCCTAACGATTTACCAACACACAAATTATTTAAGACAATGTTGGAATCTTTAAAAAATTAATTATGGAAGGAACTTTTAGAAAAGAAATACACGGAAATGAGTTGTATTTGTTCAACGGACAAGGTGAACTAATATTTAAGCGTTGGTTAGACCAAAATAGGTCAGTGGTATTTGATGTAATGACATACGACAAACATACTTTAGTATCAATAACAGAAGAAACTTTAAAACAACAAAAAGATGATAAACATAATAGTAGCAACATCAACTAATTTAGTTATCGGTAAAGATAACGACTTGCCTTGGCATTTGCCAACCGACATGAAATATTTCAAAGACACAACCAAAGGTCACGTTGTGGTGATGGGTAGAAAGTGTTGGGAAAGTATACCAGAGAAATATAGACCATTACTTAACAGAACGAATATCGTTATGAGTCGAGATAAAAACTACGTAGCTAATGGTGCTTCTGTTACTTTTGATTTAGAAAACCTTTTAAAGGTACATGAAAATAGTGATAAAGAAGTTTTTATCATCGGTGGTGCTGGTTTGTACAAGGAAGCTTTTAAATACGCTCATAGATTGTATTTAACACAGATTTATAGTGAGGTTGAAGGTGATATATATTTGGAAGGTTTAGACCATAAAGATTGGTGTTTGATTGAAGGTAGTGAGATACACGAAGAAAACGGATATAAGTTTAGGTTTGAATTATATAAAAAAAACAACAATAAAGATTGCATCTAATAAATTAAATTAGTATATTTGTAAAAATGGCTGAGAGAATAAAACCAAGTGGAACCAAACTAGAACCCAAGAAAAGAGAAGTGCCTATACCACTTCCAGTTATTGAACCAGTGGTTAAGGTTAAAGAGACACCAAAAGAAACTAAACCCAAACGTGTTGACAAATATATTAGAATCGCTCAAGATGCTAGTATGGATGAAAGAAAACAATTTAGTAGTAGAGTAGAAAAAGGTGAAATAACGTTAGCGTATTACGCTATAGATAATGATAAAGGTTATCATTATTACATTGTAAACAAAAATTAATTATAAAAATGACACTTAAAGAAAGAATTCACACAGATTTCATGGAAGCTTTTAAAACCAAAGACATGGTTAGAAAGAACTTTTTAGGTATTTTAAAAGGAGAAATCCAAAATGAAGAAGGTAGAGGAACTGTAGCGACAGATGCTGTTGTTATGTCAATCTTAAAGAAAATGGAAAAATCTTTGAAATTGACAAATTCAGAAGAAGCTTTAACTGAATTAGGTTTCTTGGGACCATACTTACCAACCATGATGACAGAAGAGCAAATTGCTACTGTAATAAAAGACTTAGTTGCTGGTGGTGCAAACAACATTGGTTTGATTATGGGTACTTTTAACAAGACCTATGTTGGTCAAGCTGACAATTCGATAGTATCACGTTTGGCTAAAGAAGCTTTAGGATAATATGTAATTTTACAAAATTAAAATATGAGTCAAGAACAAATTTTTGCAAGTTTAGATGAAATGCTTGCGAACCCAAAGAGTAAAAACTTTTTAAACCATTTGGTTAGGTCTTATGTGCCTTTCACAAAAGTTCAGAAAGTTTGGGACAGACCAAAAGGTGATTTCAAATGTGTTATCACCAGAGAATCTTTATTGTCTACGCAAGATATCTTAGAAGGTATCCAATCCGAAGACTTTAAAAAGAATTTTATGGAAAGCTTGAAAATAGCTTTTGACGAAAGTACAGACAAAACATCAGCAGTTGCAAAATTGTTTGGTGATAAAAAAATGGGTGTTTCTGGGGAAGGGACAACAACCTATATGTCTTACGAAAACTTCCAACACTTTTATGATTGGGTTATTACCAAGTCATTAAAAGGTGACAAACACATTAATTGGCTATTGTCTAGTCTTAGACGTGATGTTTTTGTAAACAGAGCTAAGTCTATCAACGACTCAGACGTGCAAAAACAAGTTAACAAAATGGCGCCAGCTTTAAAGAAACAAGCGACATACACGTTAGGTGATGCCAGCAGTGCTCTGTTGAAACTAAAAGAACAATTAGAAAAGAATGAGGATTAACATTGACCACCAACGGATTTGGTTTGCATCAGATTATCACTTTTGTCATGCGAACGTGATAAAATATGATGGCCGTCCGTTTAACAATGTCGAGGAAATGAATCAAACATTAATCGACAATTGGAATGAAGTGGTTGGCGATGATGATGTTGTGTTTTATCTTGGGGATTTATCCTTTGAGAAAAACGGTGTAACAACACAACACATTGTTGACCAACTAAAAGGTAAGATACATTTTATTCTAGGCAACCATGACCGTGAGAAAGACATTCGTAGTTTAAAACGCTTTGAAACAATAAGCGACTATGTAAGTCTTTCAGTAACGGACCATGATAACCCAAGAAAAAAACAAGGTATCGTAATGATGCACTATCCAATACTATCTTGGGATAAACACCACCACGGTGAATATATGTTACATGGACACTGTCACCAGAGTCTAGTAACGCTGCTTCCAGATTACTATAAACGTAAAGTATTGGATTTAGGATGTAATGGTTGGGGTTATGCTCCCATAAGTTACAATGAAATTAAAAGCATAATGAACAGTAAAGTAATCGAATTAATTGACCACCATGGCTAAAAAGAAAACAGAAAAAAACACAGAAAACAGTCTAAACGCTGAAAATCATCTACCAGATAATCTTAAAAGACTAATGAGAGAAGTGGGTGGTGATAATGGACCAATGATTAAAACTATATCCATAAGTTCTGAGGAATTTAATGATATGATGGGTGAAGAACATCCATACGATTTCCCAAGTGATTTTGGTGAAGATGAGGATAATGATATCGGAGAATATGGTTCCAACGGTTATACTATCGAAATCAGTTTCGTAGAATTTGCAATCATAAACGGCTTCCTATTCGACCAATACAAACGTAAAGATGAAACTTACGTAACAGTAAGCTCTTATTGTAATGTTGACCAATTGGGTAGAGTTAACTTTGGAGGTGAATTTGAAATCACTGGTTCATACGTATTTAATTGTAAGTTACCAGACAACAATAACGATTACATCGTTCAAACCAAAATGTTCTTGGACCAAAGAGGTGACTTGTGTATTCAATTACACTTAAGTTCAAAAGAAAGATTAGTTAATGATAAATTTAACACCTTTGTTAAGAAAATCAAAGAACTATCCTTTAACCACTCTGAGTACAAAGGTAAAGTAATCAAGGTTAAAATGAAAGAAGGTAGATTCAGAGGAATCGAAAAGGTAGATATTGAAGAAGCTGGTAACGAGCTTATATTAAATGACCTTCAAAACAGACACATCCAACATATCATTTCTCGTATTTCCAGAGGTGGTAGCGCAAGGTATCTTCTTAACGGAGAACCAGGAACTGGTAAAACCGAAAGTATTCGTGAGATTTGTCGTAAATTAGTACCAAACGTTACATTCATCATCCCAGAGTTTGAATATACTTCGGATTTAACAACAATCATGGAAGCTTGCGAGATTTTTGATAACGCAGTTATTATCATGGACGACATCGACTTGTTCTTGGGTTCACGTGATAACGGTAGCTATACCAAATTGTTAGGTCAGTTCTTATCGTTCTTTGACGGTGTTAAGAAACGTAAAATAAGTTTATTAGCCTCTACGAACGATAAAGGTTTGGTGGATAAGGCGGCTGAGAGACCTGGACGTTTTAACTTTACGTTGGATTATACATTCTTGAACGATGACCAAATCATCAGAGTTTGTCAAATTCACTTACCAGAGAAATGGCAAATTCAAGAAGTGTACGATGCGCTTACTGGAACAATTAACGGTAAAAAAGCTAACATTACTGGTGCATTTATTGCGAATTTGGCTGATAACATTGTAGAGATGTCAGAAGATGACCCAGAATGGTCAGTAACTGATACTGTAAGTCTTATAACTGAGTCATACAAAGGTTTCTACGCTAGCCAAGTAGAGAAAGAAAAAACCTCAATGGGGTTTCATTTAAAATAAAATAAAAAAGTCCCAATTAATTTGTTAGTTGGGATTTTTATGTATCTTTGCAACATAAAATCAAGAAAATGAAAAATTTAAACACTGTAGGTGTAGTTATTGGAAGATTCCAAACACCTGAATTACATGAAGGTCACACAGGTCTGTTGGACTATGTAACTGAAAACCATAGAAATGTTGTTGTGTTTTTAGGTATCCCTAGAATACAAAACTCAAAAAGAAATCCTTTGGATTTTGCAACCAGATGTAAAATGGTTCAAAACGTTTATCCAAATGTCATTTTATTGCCGTTAGACGACAACAGAAGTGACCATAAATGGTCAACACAGATTGACAACGCTATTAGAAGTATGTTCCCAGAAACCGATGCGGTATTATATGGTAGTCGCGATTCATTCATTCCTCATTATCATGGAAATCATTCTACAGAAGAATACCCACAAGTCGATTCACACAACGCTACTGACCTTAGAGCAGAAGCTGCTAATACACCGTTGGATTCAGATGAATTTAGAAGTGGTGTTATCTATGGTATTCACAGACAAAGACCAGTAACATACCCAACAGTTGATGTTGTGGTTGTTGATGGTGATAAAATCCTATTGGCTAGAAAACCATCTGAAACGCTTTTTAGATTTGTTGGTGGGTTTGTTGACCGTACTGATGAAAATTGGGAAATGGCTGCTCGTAGAGAACTTTACGAAGAAACAAAACTATCTGCGTTGAAAATGCATTATGTGTGCAGTCAAGCTGTAGAAGATTGGCGTTATGCTAGAGAAGAAAACGGTATTATGACAACTTTGTTCATGACACACGCTTGGGACCAAATGGGTAGACCAGAAGCTTCTGACGATATCGCGGAAGTAAAATGGTTTAACATCAAAGATTTGTTTAGTGTGATAACAGACCCAAGTCAAGGTAGTGGTCACACCCAGAATAAAAACTATATGTTCGATATAGAGGATAAAATTGTCCCAGAACACATTAAATTGATGGAAACATTCATCAAAAAAGTAGTAGAAGAAAACTTAATTACATTAAAATAATCATGAGTAATTTAACTAGAGACAAAATTTTATTGATATTTACATGCTTGGCAATAATTCTTACGTTATTTGCTTCGTTGTTTCCTAGTCTATTGTTAACACTATTGGCTTTGACCAGTGTGGTTTGTTTAGTTACAGTTATTAAAGACATCAACCAAACCAAACATGCGTTGTTAAGAAATTATCCTCTAATCGGTAGACTTAGATGGGTGTTTGAACACGAGCGTTCAAAAATTCAACAATATTTTATCGAGGATAACACTAACGGAACACCTTATAATCGTGAAAAACGTTCTGACGTGTACCAAAAATCCAAAGGTGAGGTTAACACGACACCATTTGGTACACAAGATGATGTATATGCAAAAGGATATGAATTTCTGAAACATTCGATGTACCCAAAAGATTTGTCACTAGTTAAAGAACCTCGTGTTACCATTGGTTCAAAATTCTGCAAGAAACCTTATTCTGCAAGTATTCTTAACATTAGTGCTATGAGCTACGGTGCGTTGTCAAATGCTGCTGTGCGTTCGTTAAATGGTGGTGCTAAGTTGGGTAACTTTTATCACAACACTGGTGAAGGTGGTGTAAGTCCATATCATACAGAGAATGGTGGTGATTTGTGTTTCCAAATAGGTACTGGTTATTTTGGTGCGGGTAAAACCATAGCTGGTAAACGTCATTTTTCTGATATGGAATTTGTAAAAACTTTGAAAAGTGGGAACATCAAGATGATTGAAATCAAGTTGTCTCAAGGGGCAAAACCTGGTCATGGTGGAATTTTACCAGCTTCTAAAAACACACCTGAAATAGCCGCTATACGTGGTGTTGAGGCCAATATAGATGTGATGAGTCCACCATATCATTCAGCATTTTCTGATTCTGTTGGGTTATTAAAGTTCGTGGCTAAACTTAGAAAGTTGTCTGGTGGATTACCAATCGGCATTAAATTATGTATTGGTGATGATTTGGAGTTCCAAGAGTTATGTCAAACGATGAAAGAAAACAAAAACTACCCAGACTTTATAACTGTTGATGGTGGTGAGGGTGGTACTGGTGCGGCTCCTTTGGTGTTCACTAACAGTATTGGTATGCCCCTTATGGATGCTTTGAAAATTGTTAACCATAACTTGAATAAAGCTGGGTTAAAAGATGATATTAAAGTAATTGCATCAGGTAAAGCTAGTACTTCATTCGATATTATCAAACTATTGGCTATGGGTGCTGATACTGTGAACGCAGCTAGAGCATTTATGTTAAGTCTTGGGTGTATTCAAGCTAGAGAGTGCAACATGAACACTTGTCCAGTTGGAATTGCCACGCAAAACAAAACACTTATTGGCGCGTTAAACCCAGCAGAAAAGAAAGTACGTGTGTATAACTACCATAAAGCTGTGATACATGAAGTGAGAGAAGTATTGGGCGCTATGGGCTTGACAGATGTTACTCAATTAACGTCTGAGCACATCATGCACAGAGACGAAAATGGCAAACTAAAAAATTACTAAAATAATTGCAGATATAATAAAATAGTAGTATATTTGCACAACTAAATGTTTAAAAATTATGAGCATACAAAGAAATTTAGTCAGACGACTAGAGAGAGCGTTAGCCAACGCTGATTTGGATGATATTAAATCAATCCAAAAAGTATTATCAAAAGTGCTTGTTAAACCAGATAACCTTATCTTGTGTAGCGACGCTTACAAATATTCACACCACAGATTCTACGGTGTTGAAATGACCAAAATGATTTCTTATTTGGAATCTAGAGGTGGTAAATTTGATACCACATTGTTCTACGGTCTACAAATTATCCTTAAACAATACCTTGAAGGTATTGCAATCGTTAAAGAAGAAGTTGATGAAGCTTACGAATACTTAGGTACCAAGTTAGGTGTCTTTGGTCGTGATGATGTCTTCGATAGAAGCAAATTTGACTATATCGTTGATAAATACGATGGTAAACTACCAATAAGTATCAAAGCGGTTCCAGAGGGTTAACAAAAGTAGCCATTCATACTAGTAATAGTATGTCTAAAGAAATCTAATTGCTGGGAACCCCTTAGAGCCTATAACACTACAACGTAAATAGTAATATTAAGCGTGAATGTTTGAAAAGATATAGGATTGGGAAATCAGCAGCGAAGTTTCTAAATTTATTTTCATTTTATTAGTGCGTTTTTAAAAGTTCGTGATATTTATTAATAAACGCATTAATTATGAGAGAGTATAAAAAAGGAAAAGAATCACCATTGTTTAAAGATTTAACTGGTGAGAAGTTTGGTAAGTTAATTGCTAAAGATTACATTTTAGATGAAACTAAAAAATATGAACAATACCTTTGGGTTTGTGAGTGTGAATGTGGTGGAGAAGCAAAAGTAAGACCAAATGAATTAAATAATGGAAAAAGAACACAATGTAAACAATGTTCAATCAAAGAAATTTCCAAAACTAGAATAAAACCAGAAAATGGCGCATTACTTAGTAGAGTTTTAAAACAATATAAAAGTGGTGCAAAAAATAGAGGTTATGAATTCTTACTTACCGATGAAAAGGTAAAAGAATTAATTTTTTCAAATTGTTATTATTGCGGTGAGGAACCAAAAGTAAATAAAGGTGAGGAAAGATATAATCGAAGTGGTTTAGAGTTTAAAAGAAACGGAATTGATAGATTGAATAATGAAATTGGATACACCAACGAAAATGTTGTTACTTGTTGTGAAACATGTAATAGAGCTAAAATGTGTTTAGACCATGATGATTTTTTAAACCTTGTTAATAAAATATACTTAAATTTAGAAAAACGTTCAACGACTATCCCGCAAGGGAGTACAGAACAAGCTAATGGTTCTGGAAATGGTTTTGACCCTAGTAAATAGGGTTTTGATATAGTCTAGTCTTTATCGAGAGATAAAGCAGTTCCTTAGAGAACGCATTCAACTGTTGCGAGTTGAGTGGAATATAAACGTCCGTTGTAAACACCAAGAACGTGCTATTCACGATTGAAAGTCTCGACCCAGAATGTGCTTGGTTGACAAACTTCTTAGAATCAATTTTGCTTCAAGTATGGTACCCAATCACTGTTGCTACTCTTTCTAGAGAAGTAAGAAAAATTGTAGATGCCGCATTCCAAAAATGTACATCTTACGACCCAGCGTTACGAGAGTTCCTTGTGGATTTTGTATTGAATGACTTCGGTTTCCGTGGTGTATCAAGTGTACAATCAGCTAAAATTGGTGGTTCAGCGCATTTGGTTAACTTCAAAGGTTCTGATACTGTAATTGCTTCTAAAATGATTAGAGACCTTTACAACACAGAAACTATCTACGGATTGTCTATTCCAGCTACTGAACACTCTATCATGACCCTTAACGGTGAAGAAGGTGAGTTAGAAATGATGAGAAGAGTATTGACTATGTTCCCTACTGGTTTGGTAGCATGTGTATCTGACTCTTACAACATTTTCAGAGCGTGTGCACAATATTGGGGTCAAGACCTTATAGACCTTATCTTATCACGTCCAGCAGAGCCAGGAAATCAGCTTGTAATCCGTCCAGATTCTGGTCACGTAATCAACTCATTACGAGAAATTTTCCACATATTGTTCGATAAATTTGGATACACTGTGAACGATAAAGGTTACAAAGTGTTGCCACCACAAGTTCGTGTTATCCAAGGTGACGGTGTTAACTTGGAGTCAATTAAAGAAATCTACGCAATGTTAGAAGATGAAAAAATATCTCCAGAGAATTTAGCGTTGGGTATGGGTGGTAAATTACTTCAAGACTGTAATCGAGATACTTTGAACTTTGCCACGAAAGCATGCTTTGCCGTAGTTGACGGAGAAGAAAGAAACGTGGTTAAATCACCAACTGAAATGGACGCTGATGGTAACATCACCAAATCATTTAAAAAATCAAAACAAGGTAAACTTAAATTGGTTAAAAATGATGATGGTACATACAGAACCGTTACATCAATGGATGCTGATTTTGACACTGTTAAAGACGAGTTGGTTGAAGTGTTTAGAATGGGTGAAATCCTTGTGGAATACACATTCGAAGAAATTAGAGAAAGAGCAAAAGTAACAAACTAAAAAAAAGAAATTATGTTAGAATTTTTAAGTAACATCTACGTTATACTAGGAGTTAGTATTGTAGGGGCAATAGCGGTAATGGTATCGCTAGAAAATGAAGAAGAAGGTTGGGCAAGTGGTATAATATCATTTGTGTTGGCACTTTTATTGTGGAACTATGGAAAAGATTTATGGGCTTTTGTATCGACAAACATCGCTACAACCATTTATTTTTCACTAGGTTATATTATATTAGGTATGGGTTGGTCTATACTTAAATGGAATGAATTTGTTAAGAAAAAAGTCAATTTGTTCAAAACAAAACGAGCAGAATACTTAGAACAAAACAAAAAGTTTGATGAAAAAGACCAAATACACTTGCGTGGGTTATGTGATTTTTTAAGACAGTTTGGTTTCAAGTTATACGGTAGTGATGTTAACAATATGAAAGATGTTGTTGTTAAGATTATGCCTAACGGTACTGATAACAAATCTTCAATTATAGCTTGGATTTCATATTGGCCGCTATCTTTGGTAGCAACGTTATTGAATAACCCATTTAGAAGACTTTGGTTATACGTTTATAGCCTTTGTTCAGGTGTCTATGACAAAATAAGCATGCAACATGCAAAAGATTTAGTTTAATTATGAAAACTGATAAATACATATTCTTTTGGGGTGGGACGTTTTCCCAGTGGGCTCCTAGTGAGTTTGAAATTGACGGAGTAAAATATGTAACGGCTGAGCAATACATGATGGCTAAAAAAGCCATACTGTTCAAAGACTATACATCATGGGCTGAAATTATGATGGCTAAGGGACCTAAAGAGCAAAAAGCTATTGGTCGCAAAGTTAAAAACTTTAACAAAGACAAATGGGAAGCTGTATGTCGTGAAATCGTATATGAAGCTAATTACGCTAAGTTTAGTCAAAATTCTGTGATGAAATCAGAGTTAATGAGAACTGGCAAGTTGGAAATTGTTGAAGCCAGTCCAGAAGACACTATTTGGGGTATAGGGATGCATGAATCTCACCCAGACATCAACGACAAAACAAAATGGAAAGGTACCAATTGGTTAGGTGAAGCTATTATGCGTGTTAGAGATGAGTTTGATAAAGAAGCTCTAACCAAACACAATGTAACGGTTCACCGTTATCATACACCTCAAGAAGTTATCAGGTTGATTGAAAAACCATCAATATTTTTGGCTGGTCCAACGGTTAGAGGTCACCAACCACATTTAACATCATGGCGTTATGAAGCTATAGAAGAGTTTAAACGTCAAGGTTTCAATGGTGATATAATAGTACCAGAGTTCACGTCTAAGACAGAATCTGACCAAAACAAAGCATGGGTTCCTAGATGGGAATACAATGGCTTAAAAGCCGCTGATTGTATTATGTTCTGGATTCCAAGAACCAAAGAGTTGATTGCGTTGACAACCAACATGGAATTTGGGTATTGGCAAGGTAGAGAACCACAAAAAATGGTTTATGGTAGACCAGATGATGCTTATCGTATGAGTTACTTAGACATCATGTGGGGTGAAGTATTTGAAGAAACATTGAACTACGAAGCTAACATATATAACACGTTAGAAGACACAGTAGCTGCTTCTATCAAACTAGCAAACAAAAGGTTTAACGAAAACGACAACGAGTAAAATGGCATTAAAAGACAATTACCAAAAAAATGATTTCCTAATCAAAAAGACTGGGAAATTCAAAACGCTTAGAAGCGGAATAGTAAAACACATTCTTAAAATCGGAAAACATCGATTGAAAACAATCGACACGGTTTTAAATCCAACAATTATAAATGGTAGAAGAAGATACAACGTTGAAACTGTATTCTTGTATCGTAAATTTACAACACCAATATTAACTATGATAAAATACATTGATGGCGACCTAGTTAGGGATGCCGATAATTATGACGTAATTGCACATTGTTGCAATTGTTTCTGCACTATGGGTGCAGGTATAGCCCCACAGATTAAACACAAGTTTCCAGAAGCGTATGCTGCTGATTGCGAAACTACATCTGGGGACCAATCAAAATTGGGTACAATAACTTACACTGAAACCACAACACCTATCATTGTTAACTTGTATGGTCAATTTGACTATAAAGGTAGACAACATGGTAGAATGGATTTGGATTACTCTGCATTGCGTTTGGCGTTGAGAGCTATGAAAGAGAAGTTTTCAGGCAAGACATTTGGTTTACCAATGATTGGCAGCGGTTTAGCTGGGGGGTCGTGGGATATCATCGAAGGCATTATCCAAGAAGAATTAAACGGTGAAGACGTAACCGTTGTAAAATATGTTCCATAATATTTGATTTTTCGAAAATAATTCGTATCTTTGCAATATGAAAATAATATTCTTAGACCATGATGGGGTTATTTGTTTGGGTAGTGAATTTGGAAGCAGATTCAAGAAACAAAACAGAAGTGTTGGACAAACAATAGCCGACGGGTCTATCCCAGTTATAGAACGATTCGACAATTTCAACAAAAAAGCAATCAATGTATTGAACCAAATACTTGAAGAAACTGGTGCTGAAATTGTTGTTTCGTCTGATTGGAAAAGATGGGCAAATTTGGAAGAATTAGGTGAGTTTTATGAGTTGCAAGGTATCATAAAAAAACCAATAGCTCTTACGCCAAACCTTAAAGATTTTGACGAATATAGTGAGGCTTTATTCCACTACAAAGGATGGTATGAACGTGCTAGAATACTTGAAATTAACCATTGGTTAAAGAGTAACCCAGTTGATACGTGGGTAGCTGTTGATGACATGCAACTAGGTGAATACATAAACATAGACGGTGAAACAAACGGTGGTTTAACGAATTTTGTTCACACACCAAGACTATATGAAGGTATCAAACAGTCTGGTGTTAAAGAAAAAATAATAAGCTTTTTAAATAGTTAGAATGGCAGAAGAATTAATCAAAGTTGGTGTTGCCAACGAAGGTGAGTTAAACTTACCAGTTAGTTTATTAACGGAATGGAAACCGTCAAACGTAAATCAATTTGGTGATACAGTTTTCTTTAAACAAGGGGATATGTATTATTCAATGAAAACAGTTGACTTTAAAAAATTATATATACCATGAGTATAACAAGAGCGATAGAAATAAATCATTTCGAACTTAAAGAAAAAAGAAATTGGGATAGAACGTTTTGGTTTTAGAATTTTACGTGAATAACTTTATCTTTTTGTGTTTTTTATTATATTTATAATAAAACAAAAATATGAAACACAAATGGAGTGAAAACGAAATAAATTTTTTAATTAAAGAATACCCTTTAACTGATAGATTTCATTGTTCTGATGTTTTAGGTATACCAGTTGAACAAGTGGTTTATAAAATAAGAGTTTTAAACTTAAAAAAAGAAAAAAGTTTAAAATTTTCAGAATTTGAAGAAATCACGAATTCATATACAGCATATGTTTTAGGTTTTATATGGGCTGATGGTCATGTAAGGGCTGATGGTAGACATTTTAATGTTGGTGGTGTGAAAAAAGATATTGATGAAATAGAATCATTATTTTTCAAATTAGGTAATTGGGGTAAATCAATCCAAGATAGAAGTAAAAATGGTTGGAAAACGGCTGTATATTTAATAGGTTCAAATAGAAATATAAATAATTTTTTAATTGAAAATGATTATGATAAAAAATCATATAAATCAGCTGATAAAATATTATCTAAAATACCTGATGAATTAAAACATTATTTTTTTAGAGGATTAATAGATGGTGATGGGTCTTTTTATTATAAAAATAATGGTAGACAATTTGCGATAACTTCATCTTATGAACAGGATTGGTCTTATTTTGAAGATTTATGTGATGAATTAGAAATTAAATATAAAGTTAGACGTGTTATTAATTTAAATAAAAAAACAAACAAAGAAAACAAAAGTTCTGTTTTACGTATTTTGGGTAAAAATATAATAAAATTAGGTGAATACATTTACAAAGGTGATAATTTTGGGTTATCACGAAAATTAATTAAATACAAACAAATAAAAGAAAGTTATGGTAAGTACAGCAATTAAAAATTTTTTTAGAAATAAAGAAAAAAGAGGATGGGATAAAGGTTATTTCGCCTTTGATATTCACGGGACAATCCTTAAACCTAACTATCAATATGGTAACACACCTGATGAGTTTTACCCAATGGCTAAAGAAACACTTAAATTGTTAAGTACAATACCAGAAGTGGTTATGTTCTTGTATACGTGTTCTCACCCACATGAAGTAATTGAATATCAAAGATTGTTCCTTGAGAACGATATTCATTTTAAATACGTGAATGAGAACCCAGAGATTCCTACTGACCCTAAAGGTTATGGGAATTACGATAAAAAACCTTATATGAATGTTTTGTTTGAGGACAAAGCAGGTTTCAGCCCAGAAACGGATTGGCAAGAGGTTTACGAGTTAATGTTGAACCATTATGGCGAGAATAAGTGATTTAAACGCATATAACGATTTTAGAAGGCTTGACTCATTAAGTGGTTCGATACAAATTTCAGATAATGATTTTGTTAAATTCACAAACAGTTATGGGGATGATATGGTGATTACACCTAAAGAATTAAGGGAAGAATTACATAAGTTTATCGACCAAGAATTACTATCACAAACACAAGAAGATATAGAACGAAAGAGAGAATATCTTAAGAGAGAAATTGATAAACGGTTAGCCGAATTTGAAACATCATTGAAACGACACATTGATGATAAAATAGATAAGATAACTGAAACTATTATTGAATCTGTGTTGAGTAGAGTGGTAGAAGAAAGAGTTAACCAAAGAGTTAACGAAAAAATAAAACAAATAAAAAAATTATTAGAATGAAAAAAATGTTTATCTTTGTGGCGTTAGCGTTGTTAATGTTCGCTACATCATGTGCAGATGTTGCACAAGTTCAATTTCCAAATCCTAACGAACACATATATGGTTTCTGGGGTGGAACATGGCATGGTATGATTATGATGCCATCTTTTATTGGTAGTCTTATCTGGGACGATGTTGCTGTGTATGCTGTACATAATAACGGTGCTTGGTACGATTTTGGTTTTGTTGGTGGGTTTTTCATCACAATTAGAGTCCTAGGTGCGCTATTTAGATTAATCTTTAATCGATAATGGGTAAAATAGTAGTTTTTACTGGTGCTGGTATCAGCAAAGAATCTGGAATTGAAACCTTTAGAGATTCCAAGGATGGTTTGTGGGAAAATTTTAAGATTGATGAGGTTGCCACACCAGAAGGTTGGGCTAAAGACCGTTCTAAAGTGTTGGATTTTTACAATGCTAGACGTAAACAATTACCTACAGTAGAACCAAACAATGCCCATACAGCGTTGGCTGCGTTAGAATCTAAGCACGAGGTTACAATCGTAACACAAAATGTTGATGATTTGCATGAAAGAGGTGGTTCTACCAATATAATTCACTTGCATGGTGAATTGACCAAAGCTAGAACTTGTTTTGGAATGAACAACCAAACACTTGTTGCGACACAAAAGGTTTATGACATCGGTTATTGTGATATAAACATGGGTGATAAAGATGAAGAATATAATGCACAATTAAGACCACATATTGTTTGGTTTGGTGAATATCCTTTCTTCTTCTATGAAGCGTTAGAAGCGTTTATTGAAGCAGATATTATCATTGTTGTTGGTACTAGCATGAACATAGGTTACACATACAATTTCTTTGAAAAATGTAAACGTGATGTACCAATCTATTTCGTGGACCCAGCACCTACCAAATCATTGGGGTTGGAGTATCCAGAATTAGACATCACATACATTGAGAAAGGTGCTGTGGAAGGTGTGTCAGAACTAGTAAATAATCTAATGGTTCAGGCTGTTGGAGACGATAAAAACGACAAATAATGAGCGTATTAAAATTTGAGTTAAAAGAAGAACACGTTAAATTGATTAAACAGTTGCGTTGGTCTTTTAACAGCGAAAATCAAATTGTGGCGTTAGGTCATGATGGGGTAGAGAACCTTCCACCGTTTGGTGAGGATGATTTATACGAAGCTATAGATTTAATTCTAAATGGTTTTGATAAAGACATGGACCCTTTTGCTGTTGAAGGTCCTAAAACATACTCTGACGAACAAAAAGCAGAGTGGGATAAATTGTACGATGAATTACCAACAGCCATAGACATTGTGTTGTATAACGGTAGTTACGAATTAGGAAAATATAAAACCAAATACAACATAAGAGAATGGAAAAAATTAAAGTAAGTTTATTGTTGTTTTTCGCAACAATATCTATGGTTGCTCAAACGGTAACTGTAAAAGGTGTAACATTATCATACGATAAAAACACAGACACTATGACGCTAACGGTACCAGAATCGTTAGTAACCAGCGAAGACCCTAATTTCAAAAAAGAAATTGAAATTTTTAGAGACGCTATAGTAACGATGGAGGTTAATGGTAAAAAACAAATTGTGTCTAAACCATTTTACACGATATCTGGAAGAAGTTATGAAGGTGGTTCTGAATTTGTGTATTCTTTTTCAGTTAAATCAAGTACAATTTATGAATCTTTGGGTGGGTCGAGTTGTAAATTTATTTACCCACCAAAAGGAGAATTCATCCTTAACGTAAAAGATGTTGGTGATAACAAAATCATCACCAATGCTGGAACTGGTTCAATAATTATAAATTAATAAAAAATGAGAAGAATAAAATTTCTTTTGATATTCCTAGCTGTTTTGCTAGTAATAATTATCCTTAAATCTGTTTGGATTGGGATAATGGTATTTGCCTACTTGGTTAAATACTTAGCGATAGCAGGAGTTATATCGTGGGTTATATTTTTAATCGCAAAAAACACTAAAAAAAATGAATAACCGTTTGGTTATTCATTTTTTATTTAGTATCTTTGCTAAAAATTATAACTTATGTTAGAATCAGTCCTTATATCAATTGATGGTCGAGAAGATTTGACCAATGGTGTTATCAAAGCAATCAAAAAAATATCCAAAGACCCTATCGTTGTTGATAAGGTTAATTCACAAAAGTTCTCAGACGGAGAATTATGTGTGGATTTCTGTAATTCTATTAGAGGTAAACGAGTTTATCTTTTGACAAGCCCTAACAACTCCGACGAGATTATCAAGCTAAATTTAGCGATAGATGCGGCCAAACGTGCTGCTGCTAAAGAAATCATCCCTATTTTACCATTTTTTCCTTATCAGAGAAGTGACAAGAAAGACCAATCACGCGGACCAATTGGTGCCAAAGTGATGGTTGAAATGATTGAAAATCGTGGAGCGACTGGTGTAATCACATTTGATTTACATGCAGACCAAATTCAAGGTTTTTTCAATATTCCAGTAACACACTTGGAAGGTAAAAACGTGTTTAGTGAATACATCGCTAGTATCTATAACGAGAACACAATATTGTGCGGACCTGACGCTGGCTCTGGAAAAAGAGTTAAACGTATGAAAGACCAATTAGCTAAATATCACAACATTGCCATTAACTATGTTATGTTGGATAAGACTCGTAGCCAAGCCAATGTCATTGATGAAATGATTATCATTGGTGATGTAACTGGTAAAGACGTTATTATCTTAGATGATATGGTTGATACCGCTGGTACACTATGCAAAGCAGCTGAAGTTATCATGGAAGCTGGTGCTAACAGTGTAAGAGCGATTATTAGCCATGGTGTGTTGTCTGGTCCAGCGTTAGGTCGTATTGAAAAATCGGTCCTTAAAGAATTGATTATAAGTGATTCCTTGGATAAGGGTGCTGGTCCAATTGGTTTTGGTGTAACTAAAATCAAATCAATCTCAGTTGCAACGCAAATAGCTTACGCGGTTATTGCAATCAACAGTCAATCAAGTTATGAAGGTCTTAAAAAAGCACGTTTTTAATCAAAATATAAAAAATAAAATAGGAAAAACAAATTTAAAACAATGGGAAAAAACACAAGCTTTAGCGACCGTATGAAGGAATACGAAAGTTGCTATAATTTTAAAATACCTAATAGGTCTTATGTTATCATAAGACTTGATGGTAAGGGGTTTAGCAAATATACAAAAATGTTTGAGAAACCATTTGACGACATTCTATCCAATGTGATGGATGCCGCTACTATTGAACTATGCAAATATTTGAATCCGTTGTTTGCTTATACGCAATCAGATGAAGTTAGTCTTGTTTTTTCAACAATCGACAACATTGATGCTGAATTACCATTTGATGGAAAACTACAAAAATTATGTAGCATTTCAGCTTCAAAGATGACAGCTGCGTTTAATAAAACCATGCTAAGAATGCTTGCTGCATTTAAACCAGAGGAATTTAATTTAATGGAAAAAATCATTAGTGGTGAATTTCCAGAAATTGATGCTGTTTTTGATTCTAGAGTATTTGTGATACCAGATATTAGAGAGGTAGCTAACTATATTATATGGAGACAACAAGACTGCACTAGAAACAGTATTAGTATGGCCGCTCACGCTTTGTTAGGTCACTCAGCTACTATGAATAAGTCTGGTGAAGAAAAACAAGAAATGCTTTTCAAAGAGAAAGGTGTAAATTGGAATGATTACAAAGTTAAATACAAAAGAGGTGTTGTTGTAAAAAAACAAACCATTTGGGTTGACGGTCAAAATGGTGAGCCAGTTCAAAGAAGCAAATGGTTGCCAGACTACAACATACCAATTTTTACGCAAGAAAAAGAATACTTGTATAAACTTATTCCGACTATTCAAATAGCTGAGGATAATATTGCATAATTCATTTTTTTTATGTATATTTGTTAAAAACATAACAAGAGATAAATAAGTTTAAATGAAATTTAATGAATTAACGGATGAACGTATTCAAGAAGCTAGAGAAATCTACTTAAACAAAGACATGTCTTGGGATGACCGAATGAAAATGTTAGTAAACCTTTTCGGTAAGTCTGAACGTACTGTCAGAAAATGGTTTAAACTTTGTCTTTTTGGTTTTATTTAGATATTTATTATAAAAGAATATTATGATAGATAAAAATTTAAAATTTATTGAGAAAGCTAAGTTAATTCATGGTGATAAGTTTGATTATTCATTAGTTGAATATACTGAAAGTAAGTTTAAAGTAAAAATAATCTGTCCAATTCATGGTGAGTTTGAACAAAGAGCTAGTGGTCATTTAAGTGGTTATGGGTGTTCTAAATGCTCACAAGATAAACAAAAAATATCCATAGATGATTTTATTGGGAAAAGCAAATCAATACATGGTGACAAGTTTAATTACTCTAATGTTGAATACATTAATTATGATACTAAAGTAAAAATAATTTGTCCGATACATGGTGAATTTGAACAAACACCATCTAATCATTTAAAGGGTAGAGATTGTGAACTGTGTAGTTTTATCAAAAGAAAAACTAAAGTTTTAAAATTTATTGAAAAAGCAAAATTAGTTCATAATGATAAATATGATTATTCGTTGGTTGAATATTTAGGTTTTGGTGAAAAAGTAAAAATGATTTGTTCAAATCATGGTAACTTCGAGCAAACACCACAAAATCACTTAAAAGGACAAGGATGTCCTTTTTGTAAAGAATCTAAAGGTGAAAATAAGATTAGAGAATTACTAGATAAATTTTCGATTAAATTTATCCCACAACATAAGTTTGATGAATGTAAAAATAAAAATGTTTTACCTTTTGATTTCTATCTACCAGAATATAATACATGTATTGAATTTAATGGTATACAACATTATAAACCTATCGATTATTTTGGTGGTGAAAAACGTTTTAAGGAGCAACAAAAAACTGATGCTATAAAAAAAGATTATTGTGAAAAAAATAAAATTAAATTAATAGTAATAAAATATAATGAAAATGTGAATAAAATAACAAAGATATTAAAATTAAAAATGAATGAACAAAATTAAATTTAAAGATTTAACTGATGAAATAATTACACGTTTTAAATCAGAATATGATAATAGGTTAGATAATAATTTAACAGTTGAGCGATTAGCTATAAAATTAGGTGATGAATTTAATCTTTCAGAAAGAACAGTAAGAAAATGGTTTAAAAAACTTGGGTTCAAAGAAAAACAAGAAGTTGAACCAGAGCAGTACATCAAAGCCAAGACCAAACAACATAGTGATGAGAAAAAAAGATTCATTATTAGTTGGGCACAAAACAACACACCAGTCCATAAGAAACTGTTGCGAAACATGGAAGCTTATGCTGAATTTATTGATGCTGAAATCTTGGTAATCGCTGGGCGTTACAAAAACCCTACGAGTATCTGGACCAACAACAATAAAAATGAAGAACATTGGAAAAAAGAGGTTGAACCTTACTTAGATGCAAACAGACATGACATACACAAGTATGTTTCTATTTTGTCAGACATCAAAGTACAACCAACAGCTGTAAACCCAATGACTGGTATGCAAGCCCTTAGCGGGGTTAACTCATGTATCTTTGGTAGTCCGAAGGTACAACTAGAGATGATTCCTGTGTTGGAAGGAAACAAACCTAAAATCATGCTTACCACTGGTGCTGTTACTATGAAGAACTACACTGATGCTAAAGCTGGTAAAGTAGGAGAGTTTCACCATACTTTTGGATTTGCAATTGTCGAAATTAAAGATGATGAAACATTTTTTGTTAGACAAGTAACGTCCGATGATAAATCAGGTAATTTTACCGATTTAATCTATCGTGTTGAAGATGGTGGTATAAGTCAAATAAACTCAATAGCTGCTGCTGTATTGGGTGACATTCACTACGGTCACCATGACCAAGAAGTGTTAGACACAACGCTATCATTTTTGGACAAAATAAAACCAGAACATGTTGTGTTACATGATGTGTTTGATGGTGATTCAATTAGTCATCACCAGATGAAAGACCCGTTTATCCAATACGGTAAAGAGATGACTGGTACTAACGACTTGGAAAAAGAAGTTAATGCTATGATGGCTGGTCTTGAGTCTTTTGAGAAATTTAAAAATGTGGTAATCGTAAGAAGTAATCACGATGATTTCTTGGATAGATGGTTAAAGAATGAAGATTGGAAGAAACAACCTACGTATAAGAACTCTAGATTGTACATGAAGTATTCTGACATTTTGTTAGAACAGTACGGTAAAGACCCTTACAACGTTAAAGGTGTTATCCCTAGTCTTATCAATGAAAAATTCCCTAAATTTAAAACACTTGGAAGAGCAGCATCTTACAAAGTTAAAGGTTGGGAGTTAGGACAACATGGTGATATAGGTTCTAACGGTAGTAGAGGTTCTTTGCTACAGTTTAGAAAATTGAACACTAAGATTGTCGTGGGACATTACCATAGTCCTGGAAGAAAAGATGGTGCTGTGGCGGTTGGTACAACAACTAGACTACGAGTTGGATATAATCAAGGACCAAGTTCATGGTTACAATCACATGTTATTATCCATAACGATGGTAGGGCTCAGCATTTGAACTTTATCGATGGTGAGTTTACAACGTTTGAAATTTAAAATAAAAGGTGTGAAAGCACCTTTTATTTTCTAGTATTAAAAATAATAAGTTTATATAATAAAAATAAATATGAGTATCATTTTAGCAAAAAGTTCTGGTCAAAGTTTGGAAGACCACTCTATTTTGGTTTCAAAGTTTGCAGAAGAAATTGCGAGACAAACGATTTTAGAAATTAATGACGAAACGTTATTAGTAATAAAAGTTTCATCACTGTTGCACGATATCGGTAAATGCACTGAATTCTTTCAAAAAAAGTTAAATAAAGGTTTATCTGAGGACCAAATTGAAGAAAAATTACCTACCGACAAAAAGTTTAGGCATAATGAAATAGGTTGGGCTTTTTTAAGTAGATATTTAAACGGTATAAATAAAGAAACATTAGAAAAAATTCTAAACGTTATTTATTGGCATCACGGTATTAGTAATGAATTTGGTAAATATAAAGACACGGATATTGAGAAAAATATTACAGAAGAAGAGTTTAAAATTATGATGGGTTTTGCTAATGATATCATAAAGAAAAACGTTTCTAACGATAGAATTTATTTTGAGGAAAAAGACTACGTCCCTAAAAATACTCCAATGTTTTATATGGTTGGTGATGATTGTTATCAAAAAAATGCTGAAAATCTTTTAATTAGGTCTTGTGTGATTTCTGCTGATAGGTTAGCCTCAAAATATGAAACGGCAACTGATGAAGAAATTAAAGATTTGATTTCAAACTACAATACTGTAGAATATGGTATCGACATTAAAAAACATAAATTTTTTGGTAATGAACGTTTTACTAACCAACTTTCAATTGTTGAATCAACAGAAAAAACAACACAAATTAACGCACCAGCTGGTTTCGGTAAAACTTTGTTAGGGATGTTGTTTGCAATAACAAGGAATAAAAGAGTTATTTGGGTTTGCCCAACTAACGTAATTGCTCAATCTGTATATAAAACAATAAACGAAGAGTTAAAATTGTTTGGGGATAATAATATTTCAGTTGAGTTGTTTTACTCTAGCGAAGTTAAAAAAAGTACACATAATTCAAAGGGGTTCGATTCAAATATAATAGTAACTAATATAGATAATTATCTAACACCTAGTATCAACAATAACGTAGCATCTAGGTTATACACCATTATAAACTCTGATGTTATATTTGATGAATTTCATGAATTAATTGGTAAAGAAACTGCTTTGTTTTCAAGTTTTATAAACATAATGACAACTAGAAACCGTTTCACCAGAGCTAACACTCTTTTACTATCAGCAACACCAACAAACATGTGCGCGTTATGGGATTCTATAGGTGCTAAAACTTTGATTTTACCAGAAAAACACAGACATTTCAATGCACCACATAGTGTTGAATTTTTGTTCAATACGATAGATGGAGAAGCAATCGTAGAACCAAATTCATCTTCTTTGGTAGTTATGAACGCGATAAAAACATCGCAGTTAAACAAAAACAAATTTTCATGTGCTTCTCTGTTCCATTCTGATTTTGTAAAATCAGATAGGGAGAAAAATTTTGCTAAATTATATGAAGACTATGGTAAAACTTCCGATAGAAGTTTAACTAAACCAAATGTTATGGGTACACCTATAATACAGTCTAGTTTAGACATATCATTCAATAAATTATATGAATCAGTGTTATCACCAGAAACAACTTTACAACGTATTGGTAGATGTAACAGATGGGGTTATTATTTGAGCCCAGAGGTTTATGTTATGCTATTTGATAATAGAAGTGAAACCAAAATGAGAGAAATTTTGTATACTAACAATTTATCTAATTCTTGGTTTGCACATTTAAAACAATATAGTGGTGAAAATTTATCTATTGATAGATTTTATGTTATCTATAATGAATTTCAAGCGATGTATGAAAAAATATTGGTTAGAGAGTTAAGAGAAACCTTGGCTAAGAGTTTGGATTGTTTAACTAAAATCTATCCTGTTATGTATTTTTCTAAATCAAAAACAAAAACAATAACAGCTGGTGGTAACAAATTAAGGTCTAATGGTAACAGTGTATTTGTTATAGCACAATATCACGATGACCCAAATAATTTTACTGACACTTTTTCTGTTACAATAAGAAAAACTTTTAGTGAAGAATTTGATGAAAACTCTAACACGTTTAAAAAGGTAAAACAAACTTGGGAATTATTGCGTAATAACAATGATGGTAGATTTGATTATAATGATATGATTAATTCTAAAAAATACTTATCCGAAGAAGGTGTTTATGTTAATGCTAGAAAAATAGAAACACCGTATATTAGGTTTGATAAAGTTTATCACCCTAGTTTTGGTTTAATAAAAAAATCTGATTTAGAAGTGCTTATATAAAATTTGAAAAAATATTTCATAGTATACTTGACAAATTAAAATTAATTAAGTATACTTGTATCATAAAATAACAATTATTTAAAATAAAAAAAAATGAGTAAAGTAAAAAACATTCTTTTTAGAATGAAACTAAACGGTAATGGTATCGTAAATTATGACAGCAGCGAACAAAAATGGGTGTTCAATAATTTACCTACCGAAAATTTTAACCACATGAAAACAAGACATGACAACGTGTCTTATGCTAAAAAAAGATTTTTTGGTGCTGGAAATGATGCTAACTATAAAATTGTAATTAGTTCAGATTGTTTGCGTCATAACATTTTCATCAAAGAATCGCAAACACAATCACCTAATTTAATCCATAACGAAGCGTTGTTGTATTCTTTTATCGCATCACCAACATCTTTGCTTAGAGGGTATTTATTCGCCAAAGATGAGACGTTAAAACGTTCTGGTGCGTTATCAATAACTGATGCAGTTCAAATCAATGATTCAGTATCTACATTAGAGACATTTAGTAGAAGTGGTGCCAAAAACACAGATGTTGATAAAGAAGGTTCGGATAACTCTTTCTACAAAAAAGAAGTTATTGGTGATATTACTTATCAAACCAGCGGTGTGATTGATTTAATGCAGTTACAATTTGTGTCATGTGACCAAATATTTGACCGTTATGCGTTTAATTCAGATTTATTCCCATTCTACAAACAATTGATGAGTTCTAAATTACCTAATTTTAATTCAGAATTAGGGTATTACCAACAAATTGGTTCAGACGTTAAAATTCCAGAATATGGATTTACGTTGACAAACGAAAATGTTTTGTTTATTGTTAAAGATTTGTTTAAAAAGTTACTAACTTTAGACATTCACAAAAAGAATGCTTTTGCCAATATGGGTGTTTTGGAATATAAATTGGTTATGGACCCTATTGAAGACACAATGTATTCAGAGGATAATTGGGTTTCAATCAAAACATTATCAGACGTGGAAGCAATTAATTTTGAAGCTGAAACGTATTACCAACTTGAAGATAAAGAAGAATCTGAAAAAACTCGTCAATCATTAATTGACAATTATGAGGCCGTTAAATTAGCTAAAAAAGCTAAAAAAGCCGAGGTTTCTAAATCTAAAAAAATTAAAAAAGTAGAAGAAGATGTTGAATAAATATCTAATTCTAGAGTTCAGAAATGCGGGTTTGTTTAGAAAAAATAGAAAAACAAAAGACATCAGTTTTAATGATGGTGAACGTATTAAAAGAACAGATATCCCTGAGTTTGTTGAGCCAATAACGGCTCAACAAATTTCAAATATGCTCCATGTTTTATTTGGTGAAAGACCAGTACCAATGAATCGCACTGTTTTTTATGAACAAAATCAATACCTAGTAAAAAAAGCCAAAGAATCTTATTTGAACATTACCAGTTTAAAAGATAAAAACGGAAAACTCATTGGTGAAAAGATACAATTAAAAAAAGCTGTTCATAATGGTTGGAATCCAGTTGCTTATGTTAATTGGGAGCGTGTATCAAGACTATTGGAAATTGACTTGTTCAATGAGTTCATTGCAAACATGAATAAAATATTTAACATCGATTGTTTATCAATCTCATTCAATGAGTTTAAAAAAATGGTGTTAAATTCAAAAGATGAAAGAATTAAAAACATATTTATTGAGTTAAACAAAAAAGCTAAAAAACCGCTGTATGACTCTATATATGGTGTTGATTCAGAATTAACTAATATTAATAAAAACAATAGAACGGTTTTAACAGTTTTTAAAGGTCTTGATAATATTCATCGTTTGAACGGTGAGATATATGTCCCAGTATCAGAAGATGATATTGAAAAAATAAAAAAAAATAAAGGGTTTGCAAAGCTGTTAGATGGTGGTTTAGTTTTTATTAATAAAGTCTTAACAGCAAACCAAATTGAAATTAATGACAACCATGTTTTGGTTGGTGAAATAAGTTTAGAAAAACAATAATTATGAGAGTAAAATTTAATTTTAGCAAGAATACAACGCCAGTCCCAGTGAACAACCAATCATTATTAAATGGTTACGTTCATAAGTGTTTAGGGAAAGATAACAAATATCACGATACCAAATCAGATTACTCTATTTCTATTTTGCAAGGTGGTAGAATAAACTTAGAAGATAAAACGCTTAATTTTGAAAAAGGAGCTTATTTTACGGTAACATCTAATGATAATGAATTTATTCAAAAATTGTTAATGGGTGTGTTAACCAATCCAGAACTTTTTTTTGGTATGCGTTTTTCTGGGGTGGATTACGTCGAAGAAACGTTCCATAATGGTTGGAACTATTTTATTACGTTGTCACCGTTTATAGTTAAAGAATATACGGATATGAAAACCTATCAGTATTTAACGTTAAATGATGTCGAATTCAATTCAAAATTGAAAACCTATTTAGTTAATAAATTAAGCAAGATTGATTCTACTTTGGATTTGAAAGATTTTGATGTTGTTGTTGAAAATAGACCATTTAACAAAGTTAAAACAATAATGGTTAAGAATGTTGCCAACAAAGCCAATCATTGTCAGTTGAATATCAATTGCAGTAAGAAAGTTGCTAAATTGTTATACACAATAGGTATCGGTCAGTCAACTGGAAGTGGGTTTGGTACAATATATAAAACAGAGAATCATAAGATTTACAATTAAAAAATGGGGTTATTTATGGATTATATGGTAATTTTAAACCATTTTTTATTATGAAAAGTGCAAAAAACCCTTTGTTTACAAGTCTTTACAAAGGGTCTATTGTACTTATACCCATTCTGTAGGGGAATCACAACTATATGTATACACCCAACTAGTAAAAGTGCATTGTACTTATACCCATTCTGTAGGGGAATCACAACGTGAAACATTTAACAAAACCTGGTGTTAATATTGTACTTATACCCATTCTGTAGGGGAATCACAACAATAAAGTAAAAAGGGTATCTCCGAATCCTATTGTACTTATACCCATTCTGTAGGTGAATCACAACGTATCAGGTTCCAACTGGGTAGCTCCCAGTACAGTACTTGTACCCATTCTGTAGGGGAATCACAACCTTGACAATTTGCCTTGTTTTTTTATATTAACTGTACTTATACCTATTCTATAACGGAATCACAATGCAATTAGCATTCGGCCCGTTACTCTGGAATCACAACGCTAGGTTGCATTCATTTTGAAGGTTTTGATTGTACCTATACATAATCTTTAGGGAATCAAAACGGTAGTGACAAGTATATTCGTGACGGTGGGAGCTGTACTTATACTCATTCTGTATAAGAATCAAAAGTAGTAGACTTGACGAACTTAACTAACATCCGTAAGGGAATTACGTTCATTGAAATTCTGTAGGGAATCAAAACTGTTCTGCCAGTGCAGTAAAAATATGGATTATTGTACTTACACCCATTCTGTAGGGGAATCACAACATACAGAAACTACAGAAGAATGATTACACCACTGTACTTATACCCATTCTGTACGGGAATCACAACACGCTAAACAAAGCGATGAAAATCATTAAAACTGTACTTATACCCATTCTGTATGGGAATCACAACCGCTAAATTCAAAATCATAATCTACTGTACTTATACTCATTCTGTAATGGAATCACAATTGTCTAATACCAAGGTACCTTCTGGTGATATTATACTTATATCCATTCTGTGTGGGAATCAAAATTCTTGGTGATTTAGGCTAAACCCATTATAAAATATATTTATACTTAATCCAAAAAGGAATCATAACGTTATATCAATCCAAAACACCCTTTTTACATTTATACTTATCCTGTAAGGGAATCACAACGTAATATAATGTTTATGGAAGTAGGTGTACTGTACTTATATTCATTCTGTATGGAATCACAACGGTGTTGCCAAGGCTACAGTTGAAAAACATATTGTTCTTATACCCATTCTGTAGGGAATCACAAGATTGAGCAACCATTAGTGTTAAGAATACCTAACGTACTTATATTTATTCTGTAGTGAATCACAATCTTGTACTTATTGTATCAAATTGACAACATCGTATATATAATTAATCTGTGAGGAATCGAAAAACAGTCATTGCTAATCCAATTGCTTTACTTATTGTACTTATAATTAACCCATAAGGAATCACAATTCGGGCTGCGGCTTTGCAAGGTGACTTAATAATACTTTTAATAATTCTGTAGGGAATCACAATATTGATGAGGCGTTTATATGGTTCGATGGATGTACTTACACATATTCTGTACAAGAATCAAAACAACAATATTTTGTTGCGCACTGTTGTAAACAATAACACTAATACCTAATCTGTAAAGGAATCACAACTATCAAGAATACTGCTCAGTATTGTAATAAATTATATTTAAACTTATTCTGTAATGGAATCACAAACCTTGTTGCACCTATGCAAGCGTGTTATAAAAAAAAACCTATACCAATTATATATTAGAATCACAAAGCCACATTTCCTAGTACGGTTACTATCATACTTATACTTATACTTATTCAGTAAGGGAATCGAAACAGTTGATGCGTTATTGTTATTCTTGTTTTATTTTACATATACATAAACTTATGGGAATCGCAAGATACAAGGTGGTTACTCCAGCATCCTGTACAATTTACATATATTAATTCTATTTAGGAATCAAAACTGCTTAGTCAGACAGAACTGCTTTTGCTTATTATCTTATATTCAATCTTTTAAGGAATCACAAAAGGGATGTCATACAAATGTTTTATATTTGTTTGTATTTATATTTCATCCATATAGGAATAATTTTTAAAATAACTTGCAAAATTAAAATAATAGTAGTATCTTTGTATTATGAAAGAAATATTAGTAGATTTTGATGGCACGTGTGTGACGCATGATTTTCCGTTTGTTGGAAAAGATATAGGTTCAGTTTTTGTATTAAAGAAATTGGTTCAAAAAGGACATAAACTTATATTGTTTACAATGCGTAGTCACAGACCTTACATTCATCCAGATGGTAAAACAAGAGATTGTCTTCAAGAAGCGATTGATTGGTTCGCTGAAAATGATATTCCGTTGTATGGGGTAAATACAAACCCAACACAACATGAATGGACAGATAGCCCAAAAGCTTATGGTCAACTTATGATTGATGATATAGCGATAGGTGTTCCTTTAAAAATTGATAAAGAACTATCACCAAGACCATTTGTTGATTGGTTTCATTTAGAAATGATGTTAAACGTAAATAATTTAATATAATGTACAAAGTACCTTTACACGTTTTAGAAGGGTTGTTAAACTCTCTAGAAAAATCAAATGCGGTTTTAAAAAAACTAGCTGAACGAGATGATTCTCTAGCGATACAAGAAGCTATAAGAGAAAATGATAAACAAATACAAATTATAAATGTTAATTATAGTTTCAATGGTAACTAAAGAACAAATAGAATTTACAGAATTCTTAGAAATAGAGAAAAAATTAGATATTCGTATAGGTCAAGTATTAGCCGCTGAGCGTGTACCTAAAAGTGATAAACTTTTGAAGTTATCAGTTAAATTTGATTTTGAGTCAGAGCAACTGCTAACTGTGGTTACGAATATCGGTGCAACCATAGTTCCAGAATCATTGATTGGTTTAACAATGCCGTTTATTGTAAACCTTAAACCGTCAAAGATGATGGGTATTACCAGTGAAGCTATGATAGTAGTTGGTACCAATTTACAAGGTCAAATGGAAGTTGGGTTAGACTACATGAGTATCGGAACAAAACTATTGTAATTATGGCTAAAACAATTGCATCAGGTTTATTTATTGTCAGAAAGGACAAGAAAGTTTTGATTTGTCACCCGACAAATCATCCAGCAAACTTTTACAGCATCCCAAAGGGTAAAGTAGAAGATGATGAAATTTTCTTAGAAGCTGCAATACGTGAAACCTACGAGGAAACCAATTTGGATTTGTCCAACACAACAGACTTCACAATATATCCGTTGAAAGCTGTTAACTACAAACACAAGAAGAAAATCTTATACCCTTTCTTATATTTAGAGAATAAGAAGTCTTCATTTGATTGGGATAGTGTTGAATTTAAGTGTAACTCAAACGTTCCAGAGGACCGTGGTGGTTTTCCAGAAATGGATGGTTACAAATGGGTTAGTCTTGATGAAGCTTCTAAGGTTTTACATGATACACAAGTTGCGTGTATTGATAAGATTAAAGAGATTATTGAAGGATGAGATTAGATTTACATGGTGTTAGACACAAAGAAGTTCAGGACGTATTAGATTCGTTCATTTGGGATTGTATAAAACTTGAAATCCCACAAGCAGAAATTATAACGGGTAATTCAACCGAAATGAAAACCATAGTCAAAAATATACTAATGGACTATGGTTTGGAACCTTGTAATTTCTTTAATTTAGGCGGCTGTATGACCGTTGATTTCGTAACAATTTAAAATTAATATATGGCAGAAGTGAAAAAAGTCTGGAATGCCGAGGGTAATAAGTTATACTTAGGGTACCCGTCAGAAGAGTTTGAAAAACTCGAAAACGCAATTTATAAAGTAGGTGTAGACCCATTTGGTCGTTTGTATCTATCTAAAAATAGCGACAAGTTTACGTTTGATTACAAGTTATACGGTCTTGAGACATCACTTGTAAACAGAGTAATCAAAACATACAACGCAACACCACATGGAAATTTGGGTGTATTGTTGAATGGTTTGAAAGGAACTGGAAAAACTGTTAGTTCAAAAATCATGGCTAACAGCCTAAATCAGCCGATTATTTTGGTTGAACAAAGATTAGATGGAATTCATCAATTTTTAAACTCAATTCCGCAAAATATCACGATATTTATTGATGAGTATGAGAAAGTATTTGGTGAGTCATCAGAGATGTTGACAATCATGGATGGAGCGTCAAATTCAACGTTTAGAAGAGTGTTCTTGTTTACTACGAACAACTTGTATGTTGACCAAAACCTTATCCAGAGACCTGGTAGGATTCGTTACATGAAGAAATTTGAAGACCTTAAACCAGCAGTGGTTGAAGAAATCATCGACGACGTGTTAGAATACCCAGAGTTCAAACAAGCTTGTATTGACTTCATCTGTAACTTGGAAACAATTACAGTTGACATCGTAAAAGCAATCTTAGCGGAGGTTAACATTCACCAAGAAGCACCAAGTGAGTTCGAAGCAATTTTCAACGTTAAGAAAATCAAAGGTAAGTTCAACATTAAAATGAGAGACGAAGACGGTAGACTTGTGGAATTGGCAAGTAACGTAAAAGTTTATCCAAAACCAATGTACAACGAAAGTCGTGTTGGTTATCGTTTTGAAATTGATAATCAAACTATTGGTCATGTTTCAAGAGTTATCAATTTCTCAACTATTGAGGTTGAACCTTTTGAAGGTGACAAAGGTAAAAAATTAGGTTTTGACGAGCCAATTTTAATTAAAGTTGAAGACGCTGACACTATCAACTATACTTATGCTTATGACGATGATTTCGGAGTAGGTTTTGGTACTGGTGGTATGAAGAAAAGCTCTAAAGAAATGTCTGATTTCGCTAAAAACATCATCAAACAGATTAATCGAGATGAATATGGTGATGATGAATGTGAAGACACTGCTGAGGTTAAGTTACAGTCAAAAAGTATTGTTAGGAACCAATAGCTTACGATATGCCAGATTTTAAAGTTGGGTATTTATCGTCAAATGAATCAACTGGTGAGTTGTCAGGTAGTTAAAAAAGAAAAATAGTCTAATATAAGTATGTATAACGAAATTAAACACATTAACGAGGGAAAGTTCGAAGTTATTATGGATGATGGAACCGCCAAAGACGCTGGTCCAAACATCTGTGGGATGATACGTTATACATACTTTGAAGATTATGGTTTACCGCCAGAAGGTTGGAGTGTAACAAGGGAAAAATTGTTGAACGATTACCAAGAAAAGGTAATACCAGATATTATTTCTGGAAAAATAACACCGAACACAATGAACTATTAAAAATGTTAATCAAAAAAACCGTTGATTTGGGCGAGTATATCGTAAAAATAGAATACGATAATGAAACTGGCGCAATTGAAGTGTCAGTATTGGATGAATTACAAGATGTAATTGAAACAATTATTATTACAAACGTCATTGATGATGACAAAGATGATGATGATGATATAGATATCGAAGGTTTTGATGACTACAATATTAGTTTGAATTAAAAAGTTTTTATGCAACAAAAAGCAATTGAAGTACAAGCGCCTAATGAAGTTACAATAGACCAAGACTACCTAAATGTATTCTTGGCTGGAAGTATCGAAAATATTTTTTAACTTTTGGCAATTTTGTTATATTTATAATAAAAGAAAATTATGTGGACAAAAGAAAAGTTAGAAATGTTGGTTAGCTTATACCCAGAAACTGATAATGTTATTATTTCAGAAAAATTACAAGTTAAAAAAGGTGCTTTAATTAGAAAAGCTAATAGTTTAGGGTTTAAAAAAAGTATTTCATATATAAGCGAAATGCGTAAAAAAAATAATTCAAAAAATTATTGGTCTGACGATGAAGTTAAAAGATTAATCGAACTATATAAAATTAACACCAATAACGAACTATCTGTTTTATTCAATAAGACAAAAAAAATTGTTGGTAAGAAACTAAAAGAATTAAATTTGTATAGAACTAAAACTGAAAAAGATTTTGTCACAGCTAAAATTTCCAAAATAAATGGACGTGATTTGAAATACGAATTGGTTGAAGCTATTGCTAAAAAATACGTAACTAGACACGAGTTTTATCTTAAAGATAAAGGTGCTTACTCAAAAGCTGTTAAAATGGGTTGGTTAGACTCAATTTGTGGTCATATGATTAGCGGTGGTTTTAGTATACCACAATTAATATTAAAAGATATTTTAGAGTTTATTTTAAAAGAAAAATGTGATTATGAAAATAGAACTGTAATTAAACCACTTGAAATAGATTGTTATTTTGATAAATGGAAAATAGGTTGGGAATACGATGGAAGATATTTTCATAATTCAGTTGATGATAAGAATAAAAAAGAATTATGTTCTAAAGTTGGTGTCGAGTTGTTTACTGTACATGAATTTACTGATAACTATAGAGATTATGAAAAAAACATTAAAAACCAACTGATTTTACAAATAGAAAAAGTGAATTTAATAACTGGTTTAAGTATAACCAAAGAAGATATTTTAAATTATTTACCTAAAATAGTTTTCCCTAATTTGTTAACACCAGATGAAAAATTACTTGTTGTGGGTAAAAAAATGACAGAAATAAAAAAATACCCAGATTTATTTAAGAAAATTAAAAAATATAAACTTTTTCAAAACGATGAATTAGGGTTGATAAATGATTTACCTAAAAATAAATCGTTTAAAACTTATACTGAATATGAAGAATATCTCAAATCATGTAATTACTCTAATTTTAAAGAATTATGCAAATTTGAACACCCGCATAGACTCATGAAGAGATTTAATTTACCGATAAGTTTAATACATAATTTATATAAATGAACAAAAAAAATAAGCAAAAAGAAAGACAACACAAACTAAATTTTGAAATTAAACACCCAAGTGTTCGTGTTGCAGAGTATGGTATTATAACGTTAAAAGAAGCACAAGATTTAGCTAACAAACAAGAGTTAGATTTAGTTTTAATTAATGAAAATGCACAACCACCAGTTTGTAAGATAATAAATTATGAAAAATATGTTTACAACCAAAATAAAGCGACAAAACAAAAATCACTAGATATTAAGGAAATCAAACTTTCTTATAATATTGGGCAGAATGATTTAGATTATCGACTTAAACATGCTGAAAATTTTCTTAAGGTTGGGCATAAGATAAAACTTTCAATGCAATTTAGAGGGCGTGAAATGTTGTTTACCGATAAAGGTATGGAAGTTATCCTTAAATTTATATTAGATTTAGATAAATTTGGTACTAGTGAAGGATTACCTAAACTTGAAGGTAAAAAAATGATGTGTACTTTAAAACCTAAAACTAAAAAATAAGGTTTACATAATGTAGCGTTTTGAGTATAATTGTACATGAAGAAATTATTGTACAAATACTTAAGCGCTTTTTATGTTTTAGGTAAAAATGGTAGAGGTAATTACGTTATATTCAAATATGAAGGTGACGGGTTAGTTAAATATGACGATGAAAAGCTAGTCAAAGAACTAGTTGAAATTTTTGGGTATGGATACACCAGAACCAAATGGGCTATCAATTCTTGGGCTAATACTATTATCCCACATGTTGATTTATCAAATTATTGGAGAAATAGATATACTATTGATTTCCCAATAGCTAGAAGTATATCATCATCGTTGATTGGTGGAGATTTAATTTCAATTGAATCTATGAGCGCGCCAACTGGTCAATTGTTTTACATGGACTATCAATATGGTCAATTAGACCATCCAACACCAGATTATGAAATAGGTGTCCCAAAACCTAGAAATCCAGATAGAAACGAAATCATAAGAATCTAACAACCCAGTGGGTTGTTAGATTCTTATGACGGTAGTAAACAAAGTCTAGCCGCGTTGTATGAAAGCCAAGCTAGACAATTTTTAGAATAATTAAAATATTTATTAAAAGAGTTTGGTAGCTCCAAATTAAGTATTATATTTGCAAAGAATTTAAGATGAAGTTTAACATATTAAAGACCAGAAATGGTAGATTGAGACAAAAATTGGTGAACCAATTGCTCAACAAAACAATAACACAAAAGGATATTGATTTCATCTTAGATGTAGTAAGCGATTACGAACAAAATAATCTGGACGCAATTGAAAAGTTGAAGAAAGAGAAAATAAATGAGACCAAAAGAATCAGTGGTGCACTAAAACAAACAATACACGCACACGGGCCGATTACAAGTGATTTCATTGGAAGCGCAACCAAAAGAATTTATGGTGCGTTATTAAGTAACGAGAAAAAAGAAAGTTTTATAATCAAATTAAAGAAGTTTTTTACTAAATGGATAAATTAAAAGTAATGTTTCAGATGAATTGGAAATCAATATTGTTTTCTTATTCTTTATTTGCAATCAACGCGACATTGATGGTAATATACCCTAAAGTTTTGGGTAATTCTATTGACCACTTAATCGCAAAAGATTATTCATACATTTGGTATTTAATATTTACGTTTGTATATATAATGGTTTTTGGTTATCTTAGTAGAATTTACGATACCAAAGTTTTCTCTAGTATTTATAGACGATTTGCATCAAAAGAAACACAAAACCAAATTTATAATAATGTTGAAACTACTAAAATTAATGGTAGGTTAACTTTGATGCATTACATTGTTAGTTTCTTTGAAAGAGATATGTTAGTGGTTTTACAAACAATTATCGGAATTGTTGGTGCTATTTATTTCTTAGCGTTGGTTAGTTTACCGATTGTTGGGTTTTTAATCATCACCACAATTTTAATCTTGGGTGTTACGGTATATTATTCACCTAAAATTGCTAAAATCACTAGTCATTATAATGACTTGTCTGAAGAACAAACAGATATTGTTGGGACAAGAAATATATCATCAATTAATAATTTATTAAGGCGAAGTCAAAAATTATCTTTAAAGTTATCATCAATTGACGCTAAATTCTCGCTATGGATTCAAACAATTGTTTACGGTAGTGTTACAGCTTTGTTAACATATTACGTTATGTATAACAAAGTAACCGTAGGTAGTGTATTTTCAACATATAGATATATGTTTGATTTTTGTAACGCGTTATTGGGTTTGCCAACAATATTAACATCATACATTAACATTAAAGACGTTGTAAGACGTTTAGAAACAGAAGAATAAAAATGGAAATAAAAAAATTGACAATCTGGGATTTTGACGGAACTCTTGTAGACACACCGTTACCAGAAGAAGGTAAAAAAATATATAAAGAAAAGACTGGTAAAGATTGGCCACATGCTGGTTGGTGGGGACAACCACTCTCGTTAGATATGAGTGTGTTTGATATGCCAACAGTACCATCAGTGATAGCTGATTATGAAAAAGAAAAAACTGACCCAAGTACCATGACAGTAATGCTTACTGGTCGTATGGTCAAACTAGGTGACTTGGTTAGGAAGATACTTGCTGATAAACACTTGACGTTTGACGAGTATCATTTCAACAGAGGTGGTTCTACCGATACAGCCAAGATTAAAACCATGGAAGATATTCTACGTAGAGTAAACACCATTAGAGAAATTTCTATATATGATGATAGGTCTGAACACATAGATATATTTAAAAAATGGTGTGAAAATCAAGTTGAAACTGGTAGGTTACAAAGTTTCAAAATATTTCATGTAATAAATGGTATACCTACATTGGTATAATGTTTTTTAATATCTCTATTAACTTTGCTACATAATGGTTTAAGATTTGTGTAATGGTTTAATTTAATAACATCTTCTTCTGTTATTGCTGATGAAGTTGGAATTATATGGTCTATATCCCACCCATAGTTTAATTCACCATTATATTTACCATAATTATTCCAAGACATCCATGATTCCCATTGTGACTCAACGTGTTCTTTAAATTTTTCATAAGTACAACCAAGTATTTCATGTGTTTTAGATTTTTTACTAAAACCATTCTTTTTTAATGACTGTCTTATTGCACAACTAATGTTATGTTTTAATTTATATAAATAATCAGTAGCTAATCTATTTTTTTCATATTTTAATTTTGCTTGTCTAACTTTATCTATGTTAGCTTTAGCCCAATTTGTTTTTTTTATGTTTAATTTTGTTTTATTTTTTTCAGCATATTTTTTATCTGATATTTTTTTATTTTCTTTATGTTTTTGTTTGTAACTTGATATTTTTTCTTTGTTGTTTTCAACCCATTCTTTTTTTTGATTACAAAGTTTTTCTTTATTTTTTTTACGATATTCTATATCATATAATCTCTTTTTTTCTTTTTTTTCTTCTGTTGTCATAATCTTTTTATATATAAATATTTAAAAAAATTTAAAAGTACGACCGATAAGAACATTTTTATTAAAATTATTTTGATATTTATAAAAATAATAGTATATTTGCATTATGAATTTTAAAGTAGAAAAGTTGGATAAAGGGGAAAGCTTCATAACCAGTGAAAAAGGGAACTCAATGGTCCCACTTATCAAGTCTGGTCAGAAACACAAACTTGAACCAGCAACGTGGGAGAATGTAGAGGTTGGTGATATAGTATATTGCAAAGTGAAAGGTAATTTCTACACACATCTGGTCAAAGCCAAGAACGAAAAGAAAGGTTGTCAAATAGGAAACAACAAAGGACACATCAACGGTTGGACCAAAAGCGTGTTCGGAAAAGTGACTGAGGTAATATGATAGACCAAAAGATAATAGAGTTTTTAAGAAAAAAACACGGTAAATACGATTTCAATAAACTTATTGAGTTTATTCAATGTACTGGATTCGTCTACAAAGCTAGGAAAATTAATGGTGCACCAATAGCAATAGCAACCATTGAAGGTGTTTACGTTGATGTTGACAAAGTTGATTACTATAATGACAAGTTGGTTTATTTCATAATTTTGCACGAAACATGCCACATGAAACGAATCACCAAATTTGGGGGTGATTGGATTTTACACAATTTGTCGTTAGAAGATTTTGGAGAGTTTACAAAACACATTTTTATAGAAGAAATCCTAGCTGATAGATATGCATGTTTGATGTTCTATAATTTTAACAAAGTAATTTACCCATGGTATCAAACACAACAGTTGGACCAAAAACATAAACAAGAAGATTATGCACCAATGGCAAGATTGTACTTTGGTGAAATACAAAATGATATTAACAAATATAACGAACTTATAATAAAGTTCATAGGAAAAGATGATTAAATAAATTTATTTGATTTTATGAACCTATTATGATAACTACACATTGGTTGAAGATTTGTATGGTGGTTAAGTTTAATTAGTTCTTCTTCAGTCGTTGCCGAATCTGTCGGTATCATATGGTCAATATCCCAAGTCTTATTAGGTTCATAAACCCCATCTTTTGGATTACCGTAGTTATCCCAAGTCATCCAAGATTCCCAAAGTGATTCTATATAGGTTCTGAATTCATCAAAAGTGCAACCTAATATTATTTCAGATTTATTATTTTTAACAAAACCATTGTTTTTTAGTCTATAATATAACATACTTCTATAGTTAGAGATTAATTTAAACATAGGGTCGTTTATTCTTTTTTCTTTGTTATAATTATTTATATGTGACTTATTTTTGTTTTTCCATTTTTTCCTAGATTCTTTTACTTTTTCATTGTTATTTTTTCGATATTCTATAGCGTATAATTTGTTTCGTTCTTTTTCATCATCAGTTAAAGAAGGTTTTGTTAAATTTTTTTGATACTCTAATTCTTTTTCTCTATTTTTAAGGTAATAAGCTTTGCGATATTGTTTTATTTTTTCTTTATTATCTTCTCTATATTTTTTACGTTTATCATCCATTGTTAATTGTTATTTTATTTTCAATATCCATTTTTATTAGATATTTTATTCTAGCTGATATTTTCATATGGTTATCATCACATTTTTTTGTGAACAACGTTTTTAACTCTTCATCAATATTTAAAAGAATTCGTTTATCTTGTTTTTTCATTTCTATATAGTTTCTATATATAAATATGTTGAAAAATTTTAAAATCAATTTTTTTTTATGAAAATAGTTTCGTATTTATAAAAAAAATAGTATATTTGCATTATGAGAGAAGAAAAAATAAAAATTGATGATATATTAGAAGGTAGACTAAGCATGAATGCTAGTGGCTCAGCGTATTTGACTGACCCAAACCTACCAAAAGACATTTACATCCACAAGAGCAACACTAACCAAGCGTTGCATTTGGATAAAGTCAAAGTTAAAGTGGTCGAAGGTATTGGCCGCTCAATGGAAGGACATGTAGTTGAAATCGTAGAACGATTCAGAACGGAGTTTGTTGGTACAATACAAATAAGCCCAAAATTCGCGTTCTTTATTCCAGATAGTAACAAACTACCAATTGACTTTTATATTCCATCAGACAAGCTCTGTGGAGCTACAGATGGACAAAAGGTTATTGTGAAGCTAACTGAATGGAGAGACAACGCTAAAAACCCTAACGGGAAAGTCCTTAGAGTTTTAGGTGATGCTGGTGAACATGAAACTGAGATACACAGTATCCTTGAAGAATATGGTTTACCATACGACTTCGACGAAGATGTGTTGGCAGAAGCTAGAGCAATCCCAATAGACATACCACAATCAGAGATTGACAAACGTAGAGATATGCGTGACGTATTGACGTTCACCATTGACCCAGCGGATGCCAAAGATTTTGATGATGCGTTGAGTGTTGAATGGGTTGATGGTGAGTTGTTTGTTGGTATTCACATTGCTGACGTATCACACTATTTGCGTCCAGACACACAATTGGATAAAGAAGCGTTTGCCAGAGGTACCAGTGTGTATCTAGTTGACAGATGTGTTCCAATGCTTCCTGAGAACTTGTCTAACGGATTGTGTAGTCTTAGACCTAACGAGGACAAATTGTGTTTCTCAGCGGTGTTTAAGATTGACCAAAACGGTCATGTGCTTGAAGAATGGTTCGGTAGAACTGTGATTAACTCTGATTGTAGACTTACATATGAAGAAGCACAAATAATTATTGAATCAGAAGGTAAAGGAGAAACCGACATATCTGATTTTGAATTTATGAAAAACATGAATATTGACAGTAGCATGAGATACGCTACGGAAGTAAAGAAAATGTTTGATGCAGTTAGATTGTTAAATAAGATAGCACAGAGAATGCGTAAGACTCGTTCAAAGAAAGGTTCAATATCCTTTGATAAACAAGAGGTTAAATTCAAGTTGGATGAAAACAACAAGCCAATTGGTATCCACTTCAAGGTAGCCAAAGACTCAAACAAGTTGATTGAGGAATTTATGTTGTTGGCAAACAGACATGTTGCTCAATACATAAACAAACGAGAGTTGCCTAATGTAAACAGAGCACATGATAAACCTAACGATGATAAATTAAATAACTTAAAGGAATTTATTTCACAGTTTGGTTATGAGATTCGTATTGACACACCAGAGGAAACCACAAGAACTCTTAACCAGTTGTTGTTGGATGTTAGAGGTACTGCTGAGGAAGATATGATTAACAACTTGGTTGTGAGAACAATGCAGAAAGCAAACTACACAACTAAAAACATTGGTCACTATGGTCTTGGTTTTAAAGACTACAGCCACTTCACCAGTCCGATTAGACGTTATCCAGACGTTATAACACACAGACTGTTAGGGTTGTACTTGGAGAACAAACCAACGCTACCTAAAATTGAGAAGCTTGAAACCAGATGCCAACATTTATCTGAAAGAGAGAAGAAGGCGCAGAAAGCAGAACGTGATTCAATCAAATACATGCAATGTGTTTATATGAGTGAAAACATTGGCAAAGTATTCAAAGGTATTGTGAGTTCTGTAACTGATTACGGTTTGTTTGTAGAGATACTAGAGAACAAATGTGATGGGTTCATAAAACTATCAGACATCAACGGTGATACTTATCAAGCTGATACCAACAATCATTGCGTAAAAGGTTATAACACAGGTCACAAGATTAGACTTGGGGACATGGTTCATGTGATTGTATCCAGTGTAGATGTTGAGAAAAAGAACATAAATTTGTCGTTAATTAATCTTTAAACCTTGATTTTATCAAGGTTTTTTGTTATATTTAAGTCAAAAGATTATAAAAATGACAGACGAAAAGTTTATAGTAAAATTCTTAAATAGAAACTATACCGTAATGCTAGACAACATAGATGTTATGGTAGTTGAGAAAGATACCAAACAAAAAATAAAATTTGATTATTTTATCACACATCGTTTCAATGTAATAATTGGCAACTATTACATAGATGATAAAACTTCATCTTTTGACATAGTAAAAGGGTGGTATTTAAAATTTAAAGAAAAACTAACTCAAGATTTGTACGATTATCTAAATAGTGTTGGTGATAAATACGGTGCGACTAATGGGTTACAAGTTATGTTAAAACATTTTAATAGAAAGAAAGAATACAGCCCAGATTTTATCACAGCTTATTTTCATTCATATTATAACGAATACATAATTAGACCTAGAGTTGAAAGGTATATCAAAAATTATCAATCTGGTGTTAAATATAAAGAGCTTTCTGAAAAATTTGATACTCAGTTATCTTTGGATACATATAAACAAGTTGAACACGCCAAAACTTTATTGTATGAGTGGTATAGCAAGAACGTAATACAAAACAAAATACAAGAATTTTTCCAAGAGTTGGTTATAACTATGGGGACAAGGAATTGGGTTGTAACATGGATTGGCCGAGGACCTTTGACCAAAGAAAAAATGCAAAATTATTTTATTGGTGAGACTGAAATTATATATGAATTCATAGAAAAAGCTTATGATGATTGGTATTCAGAAGCTGTGGTTGCGGCTTCTGAACGTTATATTAGTAAAAATAGCGGTCTTTAAGTTGCAGATTAATAAAAGTTTTAGTATATTTGTAAAAAATAAAAGATAATGAAAATAACTTGCATAATTTTTTCAAAAAATTTTTATTCGGGGAAACAAACACAGGATATGTGAACCACCCAGAAGCGGTAATCATCGCTTGTTATTTTAACCCTGAGAATAACCCTTATAGGTTAATCGCTTTCAACAAATTTTACGAATCAATAAAACATTTAAACCATAGAATTGTGGAATGTGTTATTGGTGATTCAAAACCAGAATTAAACCATGACAACTTAAATTTTAGCTTGGTACACACACAAACAACTCTTTGGCACAAAGAAACGCTATTGAACGGTTTGATTAAAAAATTACCTTATTCTTTTAAATATGTTATGTGGGTTGATGCTGATGTGTTATTCACAAACAAAAATTGGTTGGTAGATGCCGTTGACGAATTACAGAAAAAACAAATTGTTCAATTGTTTGAATATTGTGTTCATTTGGAAAAAGACCAATACGAACCAGACTTTAACTTACATGAAGCTAAAGACCATATGAGATGTGAACCACCAGTTAGACATCCTAGATTGTGGAGAAGCTTCGCTGCCAACTATGTTACAACTGATTATTCAGATGACCACAACTATGATAAACACGGTCACGTTGGTTTTGCATGGGGTGCTCAAAGAAGTCTTTTAGATAAAATACCTTTGTATGACAAAGCTTTGGTAGGTGGTGCTGACCATATTATGGCACATGCTGCTGCTGGTCATATTTGTCATAAGTGTATCGCTAAATCGTTTACAGAAGATATTGATGCTGTAACCAAATGGTCTAAAAAATTCTTTAAGAAAACAAAAGGTAAATTAGGTTATGTTAAAGGTGATTTGTATCACATTTGGCATGGGTCTTTAGAAAGTAGACAATACTTAAAACGAATTACTGAATTCACACCAATCGCAAAAACCATTAATAAAAAAGACAAAAATGGTTTATATATAACCAAAGACGACACCTATGTTAAAAATTATTTTAAACATAGAGAAAATACTGGTCAAACCAAAACAACAAACGTTACTGTTGATAATGATAATTCTTTTGTTGAATCAGCGATGATTGGTTATATAACCGATTCAGCGTTAATCGGAACTGTTGTTGGTGGTAATTTGATTGGTGGTATTATCGGTGAATCAATGAATAATAATAATGAATCATTCGAAGGAGGATTTGGGGGTGGAGACTTCTCAGGCTCTGGAGCTGGTGGTTCATTTGAAAATGATAATGAAAATTTTTCATAATGAAAATAACATGCATAAGTGATACACACAATAAAATTTGACTTTTAAATATTTTTAGATATTTATTAGTATGAAACATAAAGAAGCAAATGAATCTTTTATTAATAAATTTAATGAAAAATTCCCAAATTTTAAAATAGTAAAATTTACTAATGTTACCTCTGAAATAATAGTTGAAGATAGTGATGGTTGGCTTTATCGAAAAAGTAATGGTTATAATTTATTAAAATCATCTTTTAATATTCAATCAGTTGTTGATAAAGAAAAATACATCGAATCAAAGATAAAATTGTTACACCCAACATTAAAATTGTTAGACTATAATGGAATGAAAGAATCTTTATTAGTTGAAGACGTAAACGGTTTTAAATATACACCACAATGTTACGATTTACTTAAAGGTTCTAAAATAAGTATTGAGACGTGTACTGAAAAATATAAACTGTTCGTATTTAAAGCTAATAAAGTACATAATAATTTTTATTCTTATAAAACTTTTGATTATACTAATGGTAAGGTTAAAATAAAAATTAATTGTCCAATACATGGTGAATTTGACCAATTAATTGAATCACATTTATGTGGTCATGGTTGTAAAAAATGTGGAAGTGTTGGTTTTAGTAAAGAATCATGGTTAAAAAAAACCAAAGGTAAAACAGCTTTTTTTTATATTTTAAGGGTTTTTAATAAAAACGAAGAATTTATAAAATTTGGTATTACATCTAATACTGTAAAAGAACGTTATAGAAGTTTAAAAAATTACCAGTTTGAAATAATAAAATTAATCGAGGATAACCCATCTAAAATTTATGATATGGAGAAAAGATTAATTAAAGAATATAAAAATTATAAAGTGATGCCTAAATTACCATTTGAAGGATGGAGTGAATGTTTAAGTATCACATGTTTAGAAAAAATAAATGAAATATGACTATTACATGTATAAGTGACACCCATTCAATACATCACCGCATACCGCCAGATTGGTTAGATAATAAAGATGGTTCTATTGACATGATAATACACGCTGGTGATATATCTGGAAGAGGAAGTCTAAGAGAGGTTGAAGATTTCTTAAGTTGGTATAATGCTTTAAATTATAAATACAAAATTTTTATTCCAGGTAATCATGATTTTTGGTTTGAAAAAGTTAGTACTTTTGCTGTCAACGAAATGTTACAAGAAAAATACCCAACAATAATTTATTTACATGATACTAATGTAGAAATTGAAGGGTTAAAATTTCATGGTAGTGGAGTCACCCCATGGTTTTATGATTGGGCGTTTAATAGAATGGGTACTGATATATGTCAACATTGGGATATGATACCGTTGGATACCGATGTGCTTATAACACATGGTCCAATGAAAGGTTTCTTGGATATGACAACTAGAGGTGTATCTACTGGCTGTCCTTATTTATTGGAGAAGTCTGCTGAAATGACCAACCTAAAGCTATTTGTGTGTGGTCATATCCACGAAGCATACGGTAAGTTTGAGTTTCCAGATGGTGGGGTGTTTGTAAACGCATCAATACTTAACTTCAACTACCAAGTGCAAAACAAACCAATTGTGGTAGAAATAAAAAAATAGTACTATGAGCAACAAATATCCAGCGTATAACGAAGATGACACGTTTTGGGATGACCATCACAGAAAACAAGGTTTAATGACCAACAGAGAATTCTTTTCATCAAATACCAAAGGTGGTTTTTATGAAGGAATGGAGTACAATGAAGAAATCGGTGAATGGGTTCCAGACGCTGAAACCAGACGTAAAGAACACGAAAGAGAAAGCGCCAACAAATGCCCTAGTTGTGGGTATGATAGAAATAATTGTTGGTGTGAATAAAAAAAGTTTAAAAAAAATTTGCAAGTATAAAAACTAAGTAGTATATTTGCAATGTAAAAAAAAATCTGTTCTGATTCAACAGTAGTGTAACCACCATTTATGCCAGTAAGGTCTGGCACGCGACATCAGGCTTAGCGGCTAGGAGATGTAATCAAAACCAATTAGACTTGGTATGTCTATACACTATAGCCAAACATGGATGGCATTGTTGATAGGAAGTGACAGAGGTCGCTTACCCAATCTATGTAGGGTACAGATAGGAGACAAGTGGTGGAAAAGTCAAGCTGACCTCATTGGGGGTGGTTGTTCTAGGTGAACATTAAATTGATAGACACATTCGGCTCGGAGCAAAGGGGAAAGCTCATTAAAAACCTTTTCCAAGCGTGGCTAGTTTGGGTATGCTGATTCGAACTCAGCCTTGTCTACAAAATTGTTAAGGTACATTTCCTAGCCTCGCAGTAGCGGTGTTAGGGTTGCAAATGTATCAGAATAGTTTAGCAAAAAGTAGTCGACGACTTAGTAGCGATTCCTTGCAAGGTCTTATGGTGCGTAGTTTAACAGAAAACACTTCGTTTCAAGGGGAGAACTGGTGGCAGTGGCCAGAGCATCGACAAATCGGTTAACAAGCCGCAAAAGGTGGTGGAAACTCAAGTGGTTTCCGAGAACATGAGTCTCTTTTTAGGTGTGAACCCTATTCTTAACCAAAAACAAAAAGACTGTCAAGGTAGGACGTCAGTTATAGAGGGGTGAGCCATACCTAATCCTCTCAAAATGGAGAAGCTTTGGAAGAAGTCTGGTTCGAGTCCAGAGGAAGGTCATGGATGGCAGCTTAGCGGCTTGTAAAGGTTCGAACCCTTTCTTCTCCACAAGAAATCCAACGGTTAAGCCCCTAACAAGATTTATATGTTAGGTAATTGGCAAGTGTTCTAGAGCACTTACTGCAATGGTTGAAAACACTGGGAAAGACTAGAAAATGATTACTGTGTGAGTGCATGAGGCGTTAGCGACACCGATAGTTGGGTAACAAGAAGAATCGTTCTATCTGATGCTAATAAATGATAGATAAGTGTTATTCATTGCCTACAGTAATCAAATGGGAGTATAGTACAATAGGATAGTATAAAGCGGCTGATGTTGCGAGAACACGGGTTCGAGTCCCGTTACTTCCACCTTAAACTTTTTTGTACTTTTTATAATTTCTAGATATTTATTTAGAAAGAAGTAAAATGGCAAGAAAAGAAAGAAACATACATTACATATATAAAACAACATGTAATGTAACTGGACGATGGTATGTAGGGATGCATAGCACAAGTAACCTAGATGATGGTTATATGGGGAGTGGTAAAATACTCAGATATTCAATTAGAAAATATGGTGTAGAAAACCATACCAAAGAAATACTTGAGTTCTTACCGACAAGAGAAGAATTAGTTCTTAGAGAGATTGAGTTAGTTACCAAAGAATTAATTTCTGATGGTAAATGTATGAACCTTAAGGAAGGTGGTCAAGGTGGGTTTTCAAGTGAAGAACATATGATTAAATGTTCAAGTTCTGGTGGTAAAGGTTTAGCTAAAAAAAGAGAAAATGATTTAGAATTTAAAATAAATTATAAACAAAATCATTCTAACGGTTTAAAAAGAGCATATAAAGAAGGTAAACGTGAAAAAAAATATTTTCACGATTGGGATGGTAAAAAACATTCAGAGGAATCTAAGATATTAATATCAGAAAAAATGAAAAACACTGGTATTGGCGAATTAAACAGTCAATATGGTACATGTTGGATAACCAAAGATGGTACCAACAAAAAAATTAAAAAAGAAGACCTTGAAACCTACTTAAACGAAGGTTGGGTTCAAGGAAGAAAATAATTACATTGTGATTAATTGCCTTACCCTAACAGGAACAAAAACCTAGAGGCTTATAAGTGGGTGACACTGGGAAAGACTAGAAACTGCGAGAGTGGCGAAGTTGGTAAACGCTAAGGTTTTTAGCCCGAAGTACAAGGGAACAACTAGGGACTAGGTGTCGGTGGTTCGAATCCATCCTCTCGCACAAAATAGTACAAAATTAACACAAAAAAAATATTATTTCTAGGTCGTTTACTATATTTATTATTAAACGACAAAATGAACGAAATCACCCCAAAAAAACGTATACAATTTATAACTTGCGACAGAGTAAAAGACTACTATGGTGTCACATCTGGATTATTTAATTCAGCTAGTTTTGTTGTTAATTATCTAAATGAAAACGACTTTGATGCTAAAATTACACCAGTACCTGACTCAAATTCTATTGATAGAGTAGTGACTGAATTTAACCCAGATGTGGTTATAATTGAAGCTATTTGGGTTCCACCAGCAAAGTTCAAAGAATTGTTCCAAATCCAAAGACATCTAAATAGAAGATGGATTGTGAGATTACATTCAAAAGCACCATTTTTGGCCAACGAAGGTATCGCAACTAGATGGATAAAACAATATGCTTCTATCGATGAGTTAAAAATTGAAATTGCTCCTAACACAACGGAACTTACTGAACAATTAACTTACTGTTTCCCAGAAGGTAATTTTATCTTTTTACCAAATATTTATAAAGCGAAACCATTCACACCTAAAAAACATGTGAAAAGCAAAGAGTTTGTTGATATTGGTTCTTTTGGTGCGATTAGACCAATGAAAAACACATACCAACAAGCGATGGCTGCGATAGAGTTTGCTGAAAAAATAGGTAAAACTTTAAGATTTCATATCAACGGAACCAGAACTGAACAATCTGGTGACAATGCGTTAAAAAACATTCAAGCGTTGTTTGAACATTCTAGACACGAGTTGGTTGAACATAGATGGTATAAACATGCTGAATTTTTGGAAGCGGCATCTAAAATGGATATAGGTATGCAAGTATCTTTTTCTGAATCGTTCAACATTGTTACAGCTGATTTCGTAACAGCTAAAGTTCCAATAGTTGCTTCTGATGATATAAGTTGGATGCCATGGATTATGAAGGTATCGCCTACCGAACATAAGGGTATTGTTAAAAAATTAAAATTAGCGTACAAATATAGAGGTTTTATAACATGGTTACAAAGTTTTAGTTTAAAAATATATAACATAAAAGCCAAATTACAATGGTTATTAAAATTAAAAAATTAAAATTATGAAAAAATTTGTAAACATAATAGTAAAATCTACTCAGATTAAAAAAAGATTGTCTAATATTATGAAAGGTCATAAACATAAAAATAAAGAAAAACATGACCACGAAGAACATGAATTAGATGACCACAATGACCCATCTAATTGGTCTTACTGTTAAAAAAAACGTAAAAAAAACTTGCATTTTAGCGTTTTATGTAGTATATTTGTAAACGTTAAAAAGTATATATGAAAATAATAGCATTACTATTTTGTGTTAGTCTTTTATCATGGTTTTGTATATTTATAATAAAACATACAAATGAAAGAACAAATTTTATTAGGAACGATTTTAGGTGATGCAATAGTACCTAAACTATGTAATAGACGAAAATCTTATAGTGTTAGATGGGAACATTCATTAGCTCAAAAAGACTATGCTATATGGAAAGCTGAAAATTCTTTAAATAATTATTCAATTTATGAACGAAAAAGATTTGATAAAAGGACTAATAAATTTTATCATTCAATAACATGCTATTCTATAATTGATGATTATGTTAAATATAGAGAATTATTTTATAACGATAGAAAAGTAATCACAGAAGAAATTTTAGAAATGTTAGAACCTATGGCTATCGCTGTATGGTATATGGATGATGGTTGTCTTTATTATAACGGTAATATTTGTCATTTAATTTTAGCTGTTGATAATTTTAATGATGAGGAAATACAATTAATAATAAATTATTTTAAAACAAAATTCGATATTAATTTTAAACAGTCAAGAAAACAAATTAGATTAACATCAATAAAAGAAGTTGTTAAATTCGAATCTTTTTTTAAAGAGTCATATCATCATAGTATGTTATACAAAACGTTAGATTTCAAAAAACTAGAACATAAACAAAACAAAACAAAATGAAAATAGTATGTCTTGGCGACACTCATGGTCGCATCCACTGGAAAAATATCGTGGCTAAAGAAACTGATGCTGATAAAATAGTCTTTATAGGAGATTATTTCGACACGCATTACGATGTTTCAGTAGACCAACAAATACAGAACTTTATAGACATTCTAAATTTTAAAAAAGAAAATGTGGATAAGGTTATTTTGCTTATTGGTAATCACGACTTTCATTATCTTAAAGGAGCTCAAGAAACTTATTCTGGGTATCAGAAGTTTAAAGCTATTGATATTAATGAAGTCTTGGAACCAGCCGTATCAACTGGTTTGTTACAGATGTGTTATGTTTATGAAGATTTTGTGTTCACACACGCTGGGTTAACCAAAACATGGTGTGAAAATAATGACATAAACTTATCCGAGTTGGAAGATTCAGTAAACAGAAGGTTCATGTCAAACATTGAATCGTTTAGGTTTACTTACGGTGATAACTTTAGTAATAGTGGTAATGATGTTACACAACCCCCAATATGGGTTAGAATACCATCACTATTAAAAAACAAGTTAGATGGTTATCGATTTGTTGTGGGTCACACCACAATCGAAGAACTAACGATAACTGATAGTTTGATTGGTATCGACACCATAGGAACAACTGGTGAATATTTAGTAATCATTGATGGGGAACCATCAGCAGCAAAAGTTTAAATGGCAGAACAAGAAGAAGACTTAAGTAAAGTCGAAGTAATGGCCGCCACATGTTCAAAATGTGGCGGGGTTGTTCATCTTGCAGTGAAACATAAAATGGATAGAGCAGCGTGTAGAGAATACGCCAAACACTTGGAAGATGGTTGTAACATCCATACCATTAACGTAATCGTTGCCAGAACCGCCAGATGGTGTCAAGAACCATGTGAAGGTATGTGGCCAAAGAAAACTAAAAAGAAGAAAAATGAATAATAAAGAATTTATAATCGGTAAATTAAAAGAAGATGATTTTTCTGCGTTATTCACCAATGTTACACCTTCTACAAAAGAAGAAGATATGTACGAACATTGGGATTTGAAAATAGAAGCTAAAATAGATGTTAAAAGTTTGAAAAAAGAATCTAGGTCAGATTTATTTTACAATGAAAATTTTCATTGGGTCGAACTTAAAAATGTTAGAGGCAAATTATCTTGGTTATATGGTGATGCTGATTTTTTTGCTTTTGAAACTGAAGACTATTGGATTATTGTTGACAAAATTATATTACAAGAATTTATTGCCAATAAAACCAAAGGTAAAGAAATAGGTACATCAAAAGATACGTATGAACTTTATCGTAGAGAAAATAGAAAAGACGTTATAGTAAAAGTCAAAACGATTGATTTATGTTATTTAGCAACTAAACTAATAAATAAAAATGAAAACAATAGTAAGCAATAAGAAAGGTTTTTTCGAATACAACATACTCGATAAACACACAGCTGGTATTCAGCTTAAAGGTTCCGAGGTTAAATCAATCAAAGGTGGCAAAACTTCCATATCGGAAGCGTATTGTTTCATCCAAGATGATGAAATATACATCAAAGGTATGCACGTGGCCGAACACAAAGAAGGTGGCAAATACAACAATCACCAACCTTTGAGAGATAGAAAACTTCTAATGAAGAAGAAAGAAATCCTAAAGTTGAAAGAAAAGGTTTCTGAGAAGGGTCTGACAATCATACCTTTAGCAATCAAATTAACGAACGAAGGGTTAATCAAACTAGAAATTGGGTTAGCCAGAGGTAAGAACCTACACGACAAGAGAGAAACAATCAAGGATAGAGACTTGAAAAAAGATTTACAAAGAAGTTTAAATGATTAAAAACTTTGTATTACATTTGCAAATAATAATAGTAACACCCAAATAAACATATACGATGAAAAAATTTAAAATTACCTCCAAACTTACTAACAGAGATATAGCATCTTTCAAACAATATTTGAGAGAGGTTAATGATATACCTATGCTAACACCTGATGAAGAAGCTAAGTTGACTGAAAAAGTCTTAAATGGTGACAAAGCTGCTGCTGATGAATTGGTTGAAAGAAACTTACGTTTTGTGATTTCTGTGGCTAAAAAATATGCAACAGACAAGATTCCATTGGAAGACTTAGTAAACGAAGGTAACATTGGACTTATTTTGGCTGTGAAGAAGTTTCAACCAAGTATGGGTTATAAATTTATATCGTTTGCCGTATGGTCAATTAGAAAAATTATTTTAGAACACATTTCTAAACACGGTAAAATAGTTAGACTTCCAGCCAATAAAATCAACAACTTGTCAAAGTTGGATAAATTGGTTAGTGAGTTGGAGCAAAAGAACAACCACAGAGTCGATATTCAAGAAGTTATTAGTGCATTCGGTAACGAAATGACTACTGATGAATTTGAATTCTTAGATTCCTTGTCTACATTTAATGTGGACTCTTTGGATAGAGAAATCAACAATGATGAAGGTAACAGTTCAACATTGGGTGATTTGATTTCTGATGATACAGATAAATCAACAGACTATTTGTTAAACAATAGTGATGTTGTTGAAGAAATCAACGTGCTTCTTGAAACTCTTAAACCGAGAGACAAGTATATTATGGAATCTTTGTTTGGTTTAAATGGTCATGCAGCTAGAACACTTGAAGAAGTAGGTAAAGACGTTAACTTAACACGTGAAATGGTTCGTCAAGTTAGAGAAAAAACACTTAAAAAATTCAAAAACAGTGTTAGAATGAAATCTGCCTACGAAAACTTTGCGTAATGGAACAAATGATTACGAAATATCTAGAAAACAACTATATATTCACCTTATCAACTTTGGTGTCGTATAAGTTAGTGGATAACTTCGATGGTTCAGAAGTTGGCCTCAGAAGTGTGATGCAAACGATTATGAGCATTTTTAATATTGATGAAGATACTTTGTTCCCAATATGGGAAAAGTGGTCAGAAAATAAAGCTATTGAGGTCAACAACCGAATCACTGATTTCCGTTACAAAATTTATGAAGCCACTGGTTATAATGTTGAATTGAGTCTTGAAGATATGAATAAGATATTGTATGAATCACCAGATGATGTGTTTGATTCGACTCAATATGATTATTCGATACCTAAAAGAGCTATCACCAGTAAAAGTTATGGTAAAAAAATGCAGTAGTTAGTTGATTTTTATCATGTTTCATGATATTTATAATAAAATAAAATACGATGAGCAAGATATTAATACAACAATTGGTTAGAGAAGGTTTATTGGGTAATATGTTAGAAGCTGGCAAGAACAGCGAAGAGACTAAAAAACCATTAAACAAGAAAAACCCAGCCAATGACTATCCAGATGATAACGAGGATAAACCTTCTAGTCAAAAAGATTATGAAGATTTAAATGCTGGTGAAAAAAAGAAAGTAAAAACTCTTACGGCTAAAGTTAAAAATGCGACACAAGGTCCTAATAGAATTCTTAAGCTATCTCAAGTAATGGATGCATCAGGTGCTATGTGTGGTGACCATAAGTGTGACGCTGACAACGCATCAGATAGGTCAATTACAACCAAAGAAATGTCTGGTAAGCCAGATGCCGACGGTAAAGTAAGGCATCCTAAGTTAAGCAAGGTAACTGCAATGGGTAAAGTTGTTGATAACCCACAAGCTTACAACTAATAAAATCAAGTCCTAACGAGAGTTAGGATTTTTTTTTTGAAAAAAAGTGAAAAAAAATTTGCGTATATAAAATATAGTCGTATCTTTGTACTCTAATATTTAAACGAATTAGTTATGTCAAAAGATTCATTAGAAAAATTAAGAGATTTCGTAAAGCATTACGATACAATTGAGCAAATAGCACAAAATGCTTTTCAAACACAATCTGATTTAGATAAAGAACTATCAGTATGGTACCACAAAGTAGAAGGGACCAAACCTAGTCACGTATCAGAGTCACACCGTTTAATCAATGAAGTTAAAGATATCTTGGACAAACGCAGAGCCAACAAGTTAGAGGTTGTTGTTTATAGAACAACATGTGACAGTCTTGGTAAACACGTTAAAGATTTGAAAGCCAAGTTGGGTAACCAAGTTTCACAACACAATAAAATTTTAACTGAATTAAAAACCAAAGCTGCAAAATAATGGAATCATTTTTCACAAAAATAGCTGAGTTGAAGTTTGATAGACTTACAACTCTAAGATTAATCGAAAAAATAGAAGACTTGAATGCAATCTTTACAGAAGATGTTAAATTGCCATTTAGTGTTTTATATCGTTTAACCAAAGAAGGTAAGTTACCTGAAAGAACCGAAGAAATGATAACTAGTATCTTCGAAGAACTTATCTCTACCAAAGAAGAATACGCTATTAGATACAATCAATTGTTGAATACTGGTGAGGATATACAACCTGAACCAATCGTTGAAACTGTAGTTGAACCAGTTATTGAAGCTGTAGTTGAGCCAATCGTTGAGGTTAAACCAAAAGCTGTTAAGGTTGTAAAAGTTGTGAAAGAGAAATCTGTTCCTCGTAGATATGGTAAAGAGAATGTCGAAAGAGATATCACCATTCAAGGTGGTGTAGCCACACCATTACAACGCGCCATGTTAAGCACCAACAACTTAAAAAACTTGTATGTTAATATGAGTAACAAGTTGATTAGAGAGTATTTTGGTGATGCTGTATTAACTGATGAAGATTACAGAAAAATTCAATCAGTTGTAACTACTGTTGAACGACAATTCAAAGAAATTCTTAAAAAGAAATAACCATGGACGTACTATTTGTAATACCAGCGATTGTATTAGCATTCGCATTTTTAGTTAACGGATTCCCAAATATCCACATTGGTAGTAAAAATTACTATGACAAGGATAATAAAAAGAAAGACTAGTATGAACGATGAGTTAAATACCAGATTGTTTACTTTTGATGAACTTGTTAACTACAGTTACATCAAACTATTAACCTTTTCAGAAGGGTTGCAAGAGTTGATTGATGAGTTAGAAGATGTCAGATTAGACTTGGAGTGTGAAGAATACAACACACCAGAAGAAATACAAGATTTAGTGTTTATAGATACTCAATTAAGATATATCTATAACAACTTATACACTTCTATTGATGCGTTGAAGTATCACGAAGCCAAATCTTTCTGTAAAATAAATGATTCGTTAATCTGTTTAAATTAAAAAATATGAAAGAAAGTATTAAAAATCTAGAAAAAGAAAAACAAAATTTGGTCAATCGACTAGACGATGTTAGCACACCATTAGAAGCGCTTAAACAATTTTATAGCAAAATAGAAGTACCTACATGCGCCCAAGAAACTATTGATAAATTACAATATCAATACGATGAGTTGAAACACCAAATCAAAGGTTTCAACAAAGCCATAGAAGGGTTTCAATCAGTTTGTACACACAAACACGAAGATGGTTCTAGCGCAATGATTTATTCAGGACGTGATAGCCACAAAACATATCACGAATGTTCAATCTGTGGTTACGAAGACGACTATTAAAAATGAAAAGTTTTATAACTTATCTAGTTAGGTGGATTTCAAACAATTTATCAATACCTTTTTGGATGGTTGGTCATATACATTTATCTTTAAACGTTTATAAAGATTTATATGAGATAATAGCTTCCGTTGGGATGAATATTATAGTCGGAATTGGTTTTTGGCTAGATTGGAAAGAATATAAAAAATAAAAAATATGTCAAAAGAAATAAAAAAACTAACAGAAGAAGAATTCGATGCACAATACGAATTGATTGATAACCACATTGATACCAATGCTGGGTTTGATGGTAAAATGTTTGAGACCTTTGGTGAAGAAATAGAATTTGTTCGCGAAATGTCTAAACAAAATCGCGTAATCACAATAATTGAATCAGATGATGACTGTGAAGATTGTGATGAAGATGATGATGAATGCGTTCCAGATATGTATTATATCAGCGGAATGCGATTGGTAAACAGAATAGGGTTTTTGATAACAACAGAACCCATAGTAGAAGAATTTGAAGTTAAAATTGAATGGTAATGGCTAAAGAACAAAAAAAATATGTTGTACTGTCAGACGGTCAACATGAATACGACATCGTTGATTCACACAACAATAAAGGTCATAGAATATTAAAATTATTCTATTCACAAGAAGAATTTTGGAACGCTAACAATCGAGGCAAAATGGTTCTTAAAATGGTTGACACTGGCAACGGTGTTAGATTCAGCAAGAACGCTAAATCCTTAGACTATGGTGAACTAGCTGAAATGCGTTTGCTGATGAACTTTGCCAAGTCTACTGACGAAAACCCAGCTGAACGTAACGGTAAGTATGAGGTCTACGGTAGAGTTGAGAACAGCGTTGACGGAATTGCAATAACAATTTAAAAAAAATAAATAAAAATAACGAATAAAAAAATTGTATGTTAATAATATTATTCGTATATTTGCTATCTAAATTAAAAACATTAAAATTTAAACAAAATGGAAAACAAATTCAGTAACGGTACGTTAATTAAATTCGGTTTAATCGGATTAGGTGTAATCATGTTCTTAGTCTTCATCGGCAACTTCATTTCATTCTCGAACAACGAGATTGATTTAAGAAACACCTTTGAGCAAAAGATTGATGAGAGAACGTCATTCTACGACAAGATGTTCAAAGTGATTAGCCAGAAATCGCAAATTGCTGTGAAGAACGATGAATCATTCCGTAAAAACATAAACATTATCATGGAAGGTCGTAAGGACGCTGAGGGTGTGTTTATGAAATGGATTACAGAATCTAACCCTAACGCAAACTATGCCGAAGTAAGCGCTTTGTATAAAGACTTATCAAGAGCGGTTGAAGCGCAACGTGAGGGCTTCTTCAACCAAGAAAAAGTTTTGCAAGATGTTGTTAGACAACACAAGAACTTGATTCAGAAATTCCCAGGTTCCTTCTACAACATCTTCTACGGACGTACCAAGTTGGAGTACACGCCAATCAAATCTTCTCTAACCGAAGAAGTTATGAGAACAGGAAAAGACGATTCAAATTCTGTCTTTTAATAACTTTCCATATATTTATAATTAAAAAGAATATATGGAAAAATTAACAAAAGAAAAGTTCATCGAAAAGAGTAAATTGGTTCATGGTGATAAATATAATTATGAAAACATAAGTGATTACGACTCAAAAACTAAAATACCTATAATTTGTAGTATACACGGTGAATTTTATCAATTGCCTCATAGTCATTTAAGTGGTCGTGGTTGTCCTAAATGTGCTGGTAAAGAAAAAAAAGATATTGATAGCGTTTTGAAATCTTTTAATGAAGCACATGGGGATAAATATGATTATTCGATGGTTGATTATGTAAACACAAAAACAAAAGTTAAAATAATATGTGATAACCATGGTATGTTTGAACAAACACCAGCTATGCACTTAAAAGGTCAAGGGTGTCCAATATGTAAAATTGGAAAAATAAGGGAAACTAAAATTATAAATAATAGGTTTATAGAAAAAGCTAGTAAAAAACATAACTTTTTTTACAATTATGATAAAGTTAATTATATAAACAATAAAAGTTCAGTCATAATTAACTGCCCTATTCACGGTGATTTTAATCAAATCCCTTTTATACATTTAGACGGTAGTGGTTGTCCTAAATGTGTCGGTAGAGTTTCTACTAACACAGAAGAGTTTAAAAAAATCGCTTTATTAATACATGGTGATAGGTATGATTACAGTAAAAGTATATATAAAGGTTCAAAAACTAAATTAACAATAACATGTAGTATTCATGGTGATTTTGAACAAATACCTAACACGCATTTAAAAGGCTGTGGTTGCCCAAAATGTAATTTATTTGGTACTGTTTCTGAAAATAAACTTTTTGAAAACTTAAAAAAAGAATTTAAAACTTTAGAAGTTTTAAATAAATTTTCACCAAAGTGGCTTGGTAAACAACATTTTGATATATTCATTCCTAAATTAAAAATAGCTATTGAATATCAAGGTGGTCAACATTTTAAACCAATTAAATTTTTTGGTGGCGAAAAAGAATTTGAGAAAATTGTAAAAAGAGATGAAAATAAACGAAAAAAATGTGAAATGAAAAAAATAAAACTACTATATTTTAGTTATGATAATAGTTATGTACCTAATGATTACCCTCATAAAGTGTATAATAACGAAAATGAATTGTTTAACATTATAAAACTTGACCTCTAATGATTTGGTATGCACTTATAATCCCCATCCTAGCCGCTGTGATAGGGTGGGTTTTATTTAAAAACAAAATTGTTTGGTGGGAAATTCTTATCCCAGTTGCTGGTAGCGCATTGTTTATATTGATTTCATATTACACTATGAAATCAGTAACCCTTTCAGACGTTGAATACAACGGTTATATTGTAACAGAAGCTAGATACTATGAAGCATGGGAAACATGGAAAAAGAAAACATGTAGCCGCACATATAGTACTGGTTCTGGAAAAAATAGAACAACACACACGGTTTATTATGACTGTTCCTATTGTGACTATAACTCAGAACGTTATGTTATGATTGACTCAGATGGTGATGAAATATCAATAAGTCGAGACAAATATTTATCTTTGGTCAAACTTTGGAAAGAAACGCCTAAATTTGTTGAGTTAAATCGTGATATAAATTATCGTGGTTCTTGTGGTAAGGATGGTGATATGTACCGTATTATCTGGAATCGTGACATCAATACATCGATAACCACAACACATACCAAATCGTTCACAAATATTCTTAAAAGTAACCATTCGGCCTTTAACTATCCAAATATTGAAAAAGATAAAGCAAGGACTAGTGGATTGTATGAGTATCCTGAATTACAACAATATAATTACCAATCTAGTGTCATAGGTATAGAAGATTTTAACTCTAGGTCAAGACTTAAAATTATTAAAACGTTAGATTATATCAACGGAGCATATGGTCGTAAATATAAGGTTAAAATTTTTACTTTGTTCTTTAAGAACAGAGATATCAGCACAGCATTCCAACAAGAAGCTTATTGGGATGGTGGTAATCAGAATGAAATAGTTGTTTGCATCGGGCTTGACAACTTGGGTAACATTGAATGGGTTAAACCATTTTCATGGTGCGATAATAAACGTGTTTTGATAGATATCAGAGAAGATTTAATGGAAGCACCAGTCAAAGATGATAAAGCATTTTATAATATATATATGAAGGCTATAAACTCACATTGGCATTATAAATCGTTCAAAGATTTCAACTATTTGTCATTTGAACCAACCTCTGGACAATTATGGTTTGTTTACATTATGACATTGATTATATCGATTGGTTGTGTATATTGGGCTGTTGTTAATGAAGAAACCCCTGAAAAATAATTTTTAAGATAAAAATTTTGATGGTTAAAAAAATAACTTATATATTTGCAATATGAATATATTTGTACTGGACACAAACACAAAAAAATGTGCACAATATCACAATGATAAACATGTTGTTAAGATGATACTTGAAACTTTTTCAAAGTTCCGTATATTTATAAATAAAAAGATATGGAAACTTGTAAAATTTGTAATGAAGAATTCAAAAACTTAAAAGCTTTAACAACACATGTTAATTTTAAACACAATCTAAATGGTAGAGAATACTATGACAAATATTTAAAAATTAAAGGTGACGGTGAATGTTGTGTTTGTGGTAAAGAAACTACATACAGAAATGTAGGTGTTGGTTATTTAAAAAATTGTTCTATTGAATGTAGGAACAAAAACAAAACAATTAAAAGAGATTATTGGTTAGGTAAAACTCAATCTAAAGATATGGTTGATAAAAGGGTTTCTAACACTAACCAAAAAATTAAACAAAAAAATTGGGAAATTTCTAATTTACAAAAATATGGTGTTAATAACCCAATGAAAGTAGATGAAATAAAAAATAAAGTTATTGACAAATTAACTGGTTCTAAACTTGAAAGAACGAATGAGTGGCAAAAAAATATTATTGAATCAAAAAGGAAAAATAACACTTTAAAACATAATAACGAGACTAAAAATAAAATTAGTGAATCTCTAAATAAGTTCTATACTGAAAATTTAGATAGAGAAAAATACATAACAACATCAAATAATGTTAAACATGTTAGTGGTTGGTATAACAATCTTTATTTTAGAAGTTCACTAGAATTATCTTTTTTAATTAATAATAGTGATAAAATATTTACTAGTTGTGAAATAAAAAAATACGCTGTTAAATATTTTTATAAAGATAAAATAAAAACATATTTCCCAGATTTCACTGATGGTGATTTCATTTATGAAATAAAACCAACTAGTCTGTTAGAATACGGTGTAAACCCGATAAAAATACAAAAAGGTAAAGAAATTTTTGGTGAAAATTATTCAATTATAACTGAAATAGAATCACCATATGTTACAAAACAAAAAATAATTGAATTAATTTCATCTGGTATTGTGAAATTAACAAAAAATTCTGAAAATATTTTTAAAAAATATAGATATTAATTTTGTAATTTAAAATAAAATAGTATCTTTGTATAATAAAAATTAAAATTATGAACATATTCGTTTTAGATTTAGATGTTAAAAAATGTGCAAAATACCATGTAAATCGCCATTGTACCAAGATGATAGTTGAATATGCACAATTGTTGTGTGGCGTTCATCACGTAGTAGAATCTGGGTATGATATACCATACAAGTTATCCCATAAAAATCATCCAAGTGCAATATGGGCCAGAGAATGTATGGAAAACTACATTTGGCTTTGTGATTTGGGACTTGAATTGTGCAAAGAATACACATATCGTTACGAAAAAAGACATAAGTCACAAGCGGTAATTGAATGGTGTTTAATACATAAACCTAAATTGAAATACAATAGTGATATAACACCATTTGCTTTGGCTATGCCAGACGAATGCAAGGTTGGTGATGCTGTGGATAGCTACAGAGAATATTATAGAACAGAGAAAAGGAAATTAGCCAAATGGAAAGGTAGAGAATTACCAGAATGGTTTTCATAACGGTTTCGGGCTTGGCGTTAGTGCCACCTTGCACGAACTTTAAATTTAGCCTAAACTATCTGGTGGCATTACGTCAAACCCGTGTTATAGGATAGTTTTATTTTTTTGTGGGTTGGCAATAAACAAATTTAAAAATATGACAAGTAGAGATTTTGCCTATTGGCTACAAGGTTTTTTTGAAGTAAGCAACGCTGAAACAATAACCAAAGAACAAACGACAATGATTAAGAAGCATCTTAATTTAGTTTTTAAACACGAAATTGACCCAAGTATGGGTGATGAAAAGCACCAACAAGAACTAAATGTTATTCATAATCAATTTCCGTTTCCAAAAACAGAAGAAGAAGCAGTTGCTAAATGGGGTAAAAAACCTTCGCCAAAGCACGAATTTAATATTCACGGATGGTATGACCCAGCAGAAGGTGTTCCAAGATGCTAACGGTGCGGTGAGAAAAAAAATAAAATTTCCTATAACGGTTGGGTGTATAAGAAGGTTTGCTTAGATGAACTTTAAAATTACCACAAATGCTGATAGCAAACTTTCTTATACACCTTGTTATACACAGTATTTTTGTGGGAGGGTTGATAAATTAGAAATAAATTAGTATATTTGTAAAAAATAGAATTATGGAAAAACACGAACAATTAAGAAATGAGATATTAAATAATGATAATATCCCACAAGATTTAAAAGACCGAATGAATAATTTAAAAACAGAATTTGAAACAAAGTGGTCTGAAGAAGATAAATGGATAAACGATAATATAAAAAACGGTAAAAAGATTATTGGTTATGATAACGAAACTTTTTTACCTATTTTCGAGTAATTTTAATAAATAATAAATAAGAAATGAAAACACTATTAGTAAGACTACAATTTAAGTTAGCGAGTTGGTTATATAATCAAGGTATTATTGCACCACAATTATTAGAACATAAAATAATTAGAGTTATGAATGATGAAGAAATGGAAGACAGACAAAAATCATTAAATTTTTGGAACTCGTTATCCAAAGATATGAAATTAGAATATATAACATATATGAAAAAATATGGTGAATATGATATAACACCAGAAAATATTACTGACGAACAAATAACTCAATTATGGATTTATGCGGTGTGATTGGTAAAAATATTGTGTATAACGTTTTGCGTATTGCTGACGTTGCCAATTTAGAAGCACAAATGTTTAATTTAAAATAAAAGGTTGATATGGAATACAAAGTTCAAATTACCGATGAAGCTGGCAATGTTCAGCAATACGTTGTTAGCCGTAGTTCTTCTTCCGAAGATAAAAGTTTGAATGACTTCATTTTAGAAGCATTACGAATTTCAGAAGATAAACGAAAGCTACCATTAAAAACACAATGTCCAAATGGATTGGAAGTTTATCCTTCAATTAAAATGAAGTTTGAAAACTATGGCAGTCCGATACTTGGGGATAAGTTAGAAGCAATGCACATCACTTGGCGTGATTAGAATTACGGCTAACGTTTTGCAGCTATGCCCAGTTGGGCGATTTGAAACACAAAATTATCAACTTAAAATAAAGTAAATATGGAACACGAAAATTTGAATAACCAAGAAACTACCCAATTGGGTATAGGTGCTGTTAGTAGCCGTTTTGTTAATGTTAAAATAAGACGAGATACAGCAGAAGGAATGATAAGTACTTATGAGTTTCTTGTTTGGAATAATGTTGGTGAAGAAAAGAAAGAGTGCCAAAGAATATTGAAAGCGTTGAAAAAAGCACTTTCTTAAATGGCTACTAACGTCCTGTGGCTTTGTCGTCGTTGTGGCGATTAAAGACCAAACTTAACAAAAATAAAACAATAATTAAATTAAAAACTATGAATACAGAAAAAGACCAAGTGCCACAATGCGACAAAACCGCTGTTATAAGCCGTTTTTCTCTTCATGTACACGATGATATTGAAGATGGTGCGAAATGGTTTAAAATACCACTTGCTTTATGGAATAGAGAATGTGTTTATATTATGCAAGAGGATAGATGTGTTTTTGTAGGAACTCGTGAAGATGCAAGAAGTTTTTACGAAAAAAATGATGGAGAATATTGTCGTAGTAGGTTTCCGCTTTAAATGGCTTATAACGGAAAAGCTATACGATGGTTGGGAAAGGTACAGACCCAAACTTCGATTAAAGACTGATTAAAAAAGTACAAACTGAACTTTAAATTTAAAAATTAACCCAACTATTGTATAGCGAATGTTAGCAGTAGTTATAATACCAAATATTATGGCTTTAGAAAAATTAATCGATTCGCTTTATTTGAAAGGAGCAATCAAAGAATGTGCTGAAAAATTAGCAGAAAACCAAGAAAACTATGCTTTTTCAACCTCTTGTGGAAGTTTAGTTATAAATGAAAATGAAGAAATACAAGTTCAAGTTATCGTGACAAGAAAGAAAGAAGATTTTTTAGGCGACTTCGATGTAGTGGCTTTTTCTATGTACAACGGTTAGCAATAATTACTGCTAACGGCTGAGTGTTGCCGAAGTAGGGGATTTATAGTACAAAAGCCCATTAAAAGCACTACTGCTGAATACAGTACAAATGTTCATTAAATGCACGTCTGCCCCCATTTTGGCAACACTATGTTAGCAGTTCGTTGCGGATTATTAACAACAAAACTCAATTTAAAAATGGATGTATTCCCAAAATTTATAATCGAAACAGATGACCAAGAAGGCGACTGCTTAATAGTGGCAAAATGTACTTATCATAAACAACTTGCAACCGATATTTCAAAGGTTAAAGGCGGTGGATGGTGGACACTTGATAGAGATAATTCAATATTTACTTTGCACGGTGATAGCTACGATTTTGGTAGAGCAAAGATTGAAGATATTGCAAGTTGTGTTCAAAATAAAAAAGTATTTTCAAGTGCATCATTGACACGAAATTTAACAGACAATTTTAAATTTCAATATAGAAATGAAGTTGGCGAAATTTTCGATTTGGAAACGTATGGTAGCAATGACTGCTAACGTTTTCACGCTTGGCGAGGTTAGTGATAAATAAGCGTAAAACTATCATTTTATCACTTAAATAACAAATACAAGACAATTATAAATTAAGCCCTAAAGCACTAATCTTGCCAAACGGCTGTTAAATGCAGGTTAAATATGAGATTATCCGATTTTGAAAAAGACAAAGTAAAAGATAAAATTGAAATCACTAAACAGCAACAAGCAGAAATTCAAAAAGTTTTTGATTCAAGAATTATACCACACGAAAATCACATTTTGTTTGAGTTTGATTTAAATAAAAGAACTATTGAATTAGCCGTTTTCGAGCTTGAAATAAAAGAGATTCATTGGAACGATGCTGTTAATGGTAATTTTAAAAAGAAAAATAAAAAAGTTATTAAAAAAGAAAATTGCATTTATATTTCATCACTTAATAAGGAAAATTGTATCAAAATTCTTAAACGTGATTTTGGGATAACTTGCATTTAACGTTGGATTATTGTCGTCAGGTGGCGACAAACACAAAACAAACTATTGATTAATCACTAAAAATAAAAGTAATGACAAAACATTCAGAGAGTACCAAAACCGCCAATTGCGACAATAATGTGTTAGCAGTAGTCTTTTCGGATTTATTTTTAAAAGAAATAGATTTAATTAAAAAAAATATTTTTTACAACACTTTTGATAAATCTAAAGAGCCAATTAAAATATTACGAATTGATATTTCAGGTAAAATTCCAATAGCAGAATTTATTAATGCAGAACAAGTTAGTTTATTAACTTGTATTGGTAAGCCAAAAATTCATTCTATTTACTTACATTATTTAGCAGTTCATCCTGATTACTGCTAACGGATTGTAGCTATGCCCAGTTGGGCAATAAATAGCACAAATTTTCAATAACAGATAAAACTTAATAAAATGGAAGAAACTTCAAAAAACAACGAAACTGCCCAATTGGGTATAGGTGCTGTTAGCACCAGTACGGTTTTGAAACGACTAATTGATATTACTGACGAAGATGTAATTTCAGTTATTAACAGAATACACCCTTTGACAGTTAACACTATAATTTCAAGAAACGGAATACTTGGGCTTGATTTTTATGAATCATTTAGAAAGTATGGGGATTGTTCAATTGATGTAGAGCTACTTAGCCAAGATACCGTAAGTGATGGTTATTTTACTACTATATCAAAGTGTAGAATGCAGTTTCACCATAAATCTGTTTGGTTTACTGAATATAGTTCAGATGACGAAATATCAGGATATAATAAAAATCACTTTTTCGGATACCTGAAATTACAAGAACTTGGATATGAAATGCCTGATTCTCCGCAATGGACGTAGTATTGGTGCTAACGGTTGGGTGTATGAGAAGGTTTGCTTAGACGAACTTTCAATTTTACCACCAAACTTTACAGCAAACTTTCTTATACACCTTGTTATGTGTAGGTGTGATTATTAAGCGATGAACTTCAATTGAAGCACTAAAAGAAAATTTTAGAAAAAAAGAAGGGGAAATATTTTTTTATTTAAGAAATTATACTTACCTTTGTAAAACAAAAACAGGGAAACCGAAAACTGATTTAGAGTAGGTAAATTAAAAAAACAAATAAAATGAAAAAAGTAAAATTAATTTTAATGGGATTATTGGCTGTTTTTATGATGTCTTGTAATGGTGTTGGTGATAAAGTGAAAAACATTATAGAACCAAACACAGAGTTGTATCAAATAACTGATGAGTTTGTTGAATCTTTACAAACCACATACCAAAGTTATGGGATGTTAGGTGGTCAGGAATATACAAAATACACAAAGGATGGTTCATATAAAGTAATGCCAACTGGTAGATTAATTAATGTTAGAATTGAAAAAGTTGTAAATGGTAATGAATATGAGACATTAAAAAGTGATTTAAAAGAACATTATAAAAATAACACTCACGTTAATGATGTGTATATTTGTGGTGGTGGAACTGTAATGATTGATTGTAGAAATTAAAAAATAATTAACTTAAAATAAATAAAAATGAAAAATTTAAAAGTAATGATGATGACACTAATGATGTGTTTAATGACAATAGTATCTTTTGGACAAACATCAAAAGACAGTGTTTATGTAGTAAAGGAAACTGATGTTATGAGTGGGGAAACATATGTATATGGAAGTAGAGATTTTATCTGTGCTAACGATGTTGGAAAAATTGGATTCAGAATATCAACACACATAAACTCTGATAAACTATCATTTTCAATGATTACTACTACAATGGTAGGTATTGGTGGATGTAATGAAAATGATGAGATTATTATTCTTTTTGAAAATGGTGAAAAGATTACTAAAAAATCTTGGAAAAAATTTAACTGTGATGGTGAATCATACTTTAATATGAATGAAAAAGACATTCAATTATTAAGAACTCAACCATTATCGAAAATAAGAATGACAAACGGTAGAACATATGATAGTTATACTGGAGATGTGAAATTAAAAGATAAAAGATACTTTATACAATTATTTTATGCTTTAGATAATAATTTAATAACTGAAAAAAAATAAAAAATATGTGCGGTGGGTTCTTTTTTCTAAAATTTTCTAACACAAAAGTTAATTCGGAGAGGGAACTCACACTTACACATAACGATTGGGTGTATGAGAAGGTTTGCTTAGATGAACTTTCAAATTACAACTAAACTTAATAGCAAACTTTCTTATACACCTTGTTATAACCAGTACGGTGAATTTAAGATAAAACTTGACTAATTGAATAATTATTAGTATATTTGTAAAAAAAATAAATTATGAAAAAAAGCATATATAATATAAATAATTTGATTGATGTGATTAAAAGTTATTCTTTAGCATTACATAAAACGACTTTTAGATATGGTATTGACTACGTAAAATGTGACTCATATTTAAAAGAAAGGTATCCAGAAATATTTAAAGAATTGGAAGAATATTTTATTCCAAGGAAAGTTAATTTTATTTATAAAACTGATACAAAAACAAGTTATCCAAATAAATCGTTAATAGAATGTGGTAATAAATATGAACAAGAAACAATGATTGGCGTTCCGAAAGCTAAGTTAACACCCATTGATGGTAATGAAACATTTATTGAAGATTTAACGTGGGTTATGGTCGGAGAACTTTCAAAAACTGAAGTTGATGAATATCGTGATAAATTAAAACTAATAATTTCGATTAAAAAGTATGATTGGTTGAATAAAGATACTGATTTTGAATTTTTTAGTTTAGTTACTAAAAATGAACCATCTTTAAAGCACTTAAAAATGTGTGATTTTATAAATGAAATCACAAAAACCACGAACCAATATCAAAGTATTGGTTTAAACGTTATTAAAACTAATTTAGAATTAGAAAATAGATTGGTTTTATCAGACAATTTCAACACAATAATAAGAACGGACTGCTTAAACACCATTAGAGAAGATATATATTTGGAGAAAACAGAAACTGAAAGACATAATTGGTTAGATACATTATCTGTTATACCTAGAGAATTATTATTAATAACTTATAAAGAAAATAAATATAAAATATACGTTTAATCATGAATAACATAAAAAAAATAATTGAATATGGAAATAGTATTCACCAAAAACATGAACAAATCAGACAAGAAATTTTAGCTGATGAGTCTCTTTTACCAAAAGAACTAAAGGATGAGTTAATAAAACTTAAAGAAAAATTTGACCAACAAAAAATAGCTAATGATAAATATATCGAAGAGAATAAACATAGGAAAATAGTTGGTTATTCTGAAAACTTTATGCCGATTTACGAAGACGAAAAGTAGTATTGGTTATAACATTTGTTATAACCAGTACGGTGATTTTAAGATAAAACTTGATTAATTGAATAATAATTAGTATATTTGTAAAAAAAATAAATTATGGAAAATAAAATGGAGATTATTATTACAGATAAAGAAGGTCTTAGACAAGTATCTTCTTTTTCAGAAAACAAAATTAAACATATAACTGAAACCAATCAATGGGTAGATGTTATTAAAGAAATACTAAAACATATAAATAATAATGACTGATATTAATACTTTCATACCATCATTTGGTGATTTTATGAGTTATTGTAGTGAAAGTGATATTGAAAAAGATTTATTTAAAGAAATTCTTTTTGAGTTTTTGGATAACCCAAAAAAATACAATAATTCAGAAATAATAAAAAAATATTTATCTGAAAAATTACCTATTAACTCATATATCCAATTAATCAATAAAATAAATTTATAAAATATGGAAAAAAATTTTAAAATACCAGAAAATGGTTTAATACCATTTGCCTATCGTGGAGAAACTAAAATAAACGATGACACTTCAGTAGAAACAGAACTTATTGATATTGATATTAAATGGGTTGAAGATTGTTCAGATGAAGAAGTTGAAGAATTTAAAAATAAAGGATTTGTTGCGAAGACAAATACCAACTACGATAAAAAGTTAGAAAAACTTAAACTAAAACTTCGTAATTCATTATATGAATCTAATGTCAATTATGAAAAAAAACCTTATTTTATTAAGAGTTTAAATTTACCATATAAAAATAAAATTGGTGGGTATGAGCCTCACGTATATAATCATCATTTTAATGATTTATCTTTTTGTAGGGAATTAGTGGATGAAGTAGATAGTAGAAATCCAGATGATTGGGTTTACTACCCTATTGGGATGTTTTTAGACCATAAAATATTTATGGATATTGAAAGTGAATATTCATACCAAGATATTGTTATTTTTTTACATTGGTTTGAAAATTATCTTATTTCTAAATACGAGTTTATTGGTGATAAAGTTTTATTTGGTAATAAAATAGTTAAAATTGAAGAAATTTTTAAAATATATGAAAATTAAAAATATGGAACATTTTGATGATTTAAAATATATTGATTATGTGATTAAATTCACCAACCAAACAGATAGAACAAATGAGCTAATGTTAATTTGTTTAAATATTATGAAAGATGAACCAACATTAACAATACGTGAAGTGATTGAAAAATCATTATTTGGTTTAGATATAGAATTGAATGATTTATTGTTAAAATATTAAAATATGGAAGAAATATTAAAAAGACTTGAATATAAAACATTTAAGGAATATGAAAAAAATGTTGATAAAGTAAAAGATTATGTTTGGGATTATAAAAAACCAAATAATGATATTACACAACTTGAACATAACGAAAGTTTAAATAGTTTCGTTAGGTATTATATGAAAGAATTTGATTTAGATGTTGTTATAGCATCTGGACAGATTTGTGTTATATTTGATAATTTTAAAGATTTTCATATTATAGGTGAACATGATGTTTATAATTATAAAAGATACAAAGCTGATGTTAGTAAAAGTTTTGAACCATTTTTTCTTATTAGAGAAAACGATAAAAACCTTGGTATTTGTATAAGAACAGATTTCAAAATTGAACCGAATAATATCATACTAACAAATACTGATGGTTCAGATTATAAAATAATTGATGTTTGGAATTTACCAAGTATTAAACTAATTGAATGTTTTAAAAATTAAAAATATGGAGAATAAAATAGAAAAAATAATTGAACATGGGAATAATATTCACCAAAAACACGAACAAATCAGACAAGAAATTTTAGCTGATGAATCTCTTTTGCCAAAAGAACTAAGAGATGGGTTAATCAAACTTAAAGAAGAGTTTGACCAACAAAAAAATGCTGATGATAAATACATTGATGATAATAAACATAGAAAAATCGTTGGTTACGATGAAAGATATATGCCAATTTACGGAGACGAAAAGTAGTATTGGTTATAACGGTTTGCGTATAAAAAATCGTTTTAATGTTTTTTATACGCTGTTAGTAGCTGATTGTAAAACTTTTTTGAGCGTAGGAAAACGATAAACTAAAATATAAATGGAAACAAAGGAAACACAAAACAAAAAGACCGAAGTTATTACAGATGTGATTTGTGATTGCTGTGGCAAAAGTTGTAAGGTTGATGAAGGTGAAATAGATAATAATGTTAGAGTTGATAACGGTGAGCCATATTACAGTTTTGAATTTATGAAGTTAGAAACACATTGGGGCTACCATAGCGGAAAAGATACGCAGAAATGGACTGCACAAATTTGTGAGAAATGTGTTGACGAAAAACTATCATTCATAAATTTCAAAAAGGAACAATATATGTAATTGGTGCGGTGGCAAGTTTTACAATTTGCTACTAACGTCTGATGATAAACAATCGTTTTAATGTTGTTTATCATTTGTTATATTTAGTATCAAAAAATTTATACATATGAAAAAAGAAATTGAATGGTTTGAAGAAGATGGTTGTCTTGGCGGACAACGTGGTTTAGTTTTTGATTTAGAAACAAAACTCATTACTAAATGGAATGGAGTTGTTGAAGAATTATCTAAACATAATATAGATGATGTTAGATGGGTTATTGATATGAATGTTAAATCAATAAATGAGAGGATTGGTAATATTCATTCCAAACTAAATCAAAAAGAAACTAAACATATAAAGATTGATGGTGGTTATAAAATATCCGAACCATTGAACGAAAATAAAATAGTTAAATACGAAGGTAAGTTGAATGAATTAACATCTGAACTCAAGTGGTTTAATTCAATTTCTATAAAACCATAAAATTTTTGATATTGAATATAACGATTGGGTGTATGAGAAGGTTTGCTTATAGGAACTTTCAAATTTACCACTGAACTTGATAGCAAACTTTCTTATACACCTTGTTAGCACCATTACGGTTTATTTGGTAGAATTTTAAATTTGGAATATTTATAAGTAAAAATATGGAAATAAGAGAATTAATAGATAAAGTTAAAAACTTTGGTAAAACCACAGTGTATAAATGTGTTGATGGTGTTTATGATAAAAACCGAAGTGGTGCTGATTATTTAGCGGTTAACTTAGATTACGCTAAAAAATTCGGTGATAATTGTTATAAAATAACCATAGATACAACAAATTATAATATTCTAAAATTAGATAAATGGAATAAAATTTATAGTGAAAAAACTGGTAAAAACGGAAATAGATTTAATAGACAACAAGGATTATTCGTAATCGGTGATATAGCAATTACATCAAATTACAAAGAAGAACTTGATTTATTTTCAAATGTTTTAGGAGAAGACTTATCAAGCAAATTTCTAACTGAATTGAATAGTTGCGATGCTATTTACGGAGAAGACGCAGGATATGTAGGTGAATTTGTTTTTTCTGTAAAAAATAAAGATATGATACTTGAAATCGAAGCACTATCGTAGTATTGGTGCTAACTATAATATATGTAAAAACATCTCAAACCATTAATAAAATCAGTATGTTAAACGAAAAAATTATAAAGATTTGTGAACAAAAGTTTATATATCTTAACTACTCGCCACGAACAAAAGAAAATTATATGTATCACATTATCTCTTTCATTAAAAATGTAGGGGACAAACAAGTCGCTCACTTAAATTCTAAAGATTTTCAGAATTACTTAGATAATTACAAATTCACGTCTGTTTCACAACAAAATCAAGTTATAAACGCAATAAGGTTTTTATATAAATACGGATTAGAAAGAAAATACGATAAGGTTTCGTTTAAAAGACCACGAAAAGAGAAAAAATTACCAAAAATAATCGAAAAGGAGTTTCTGCTCGAAAAATTATCTAAAATCGAAAACATTAAACACAAAGCTATACTTACATTAGCGTATTCAACAGGAATGCGAGTTTCTGAATTGTGTAATTTAAAAATTGAAGATATTGATAGTAAACGAATGTTAATACACATTAAAAACAGTAAAGGAAGAAAAGATAGATTCGTTCCCTTGTCACCAATTGTTTTAAATCTTTTGCGTGAATATTTTAAAGTGTATAAACCTAAAGAATATTTGTTTAATGGTCAAGGTAACAATTTACAATATTCTCATAGAAGTTGTAATGAAATAGTTAAAAAATATATTGGTGAAGAATATCATTTTCATTTGTTAAGACATTCACAAGCCACCGCTCTGTTGGAAGCTGGTACTGATTTAAGAATTATACAAAAATGTTTAGGTCATGCTAACGTAAAAACCACTGAAATATATACACACGTATCAAATCAAATTTTAAGTAAAATTAATTTACCGATTTAATTTCGTTATATTATTTTTATTTAGTATATTTGCATAAATTAATAACATAAACATGAACAAAGTAAACGGACAGTACATCTTCAACAAGGGGACTTGGGAAGTACGTTACAAAGTAGAGGATGCAGATGAACAACATTATGAACAAATTATGTTACACCCAAATTGTACTCAATACGCTAGGGAAAACAAAATGGGTTGGTTCAATATCAAAGATTGTCCTAACTTACACAATGGTGGTGAATTTGAACCAATGGCTATTGTGGTACAAAGCGACAAATTAGAAGAAGTGGCTGATAAGATAAAAGGACAAGAGATGTTCAAAAAATTAAACGACCACGCCAAGGCAGCACTACAAGAGTTTGGTGGTATTCCAGACCCTGACAACATACCAGTAATCAAAACACTTAACTTTAGTGATGAAGCCATGCTAAGCAATGGTCTAAGATTTGCTTTTGGTATTGTGTCAGAGAAAGGTAGTCTTACCGATGAACAGTTCACCAAAGCCAAAGCTGGTTTTATTCATGTGGCCAAATGGATTAGAGATAATTGGAAAGAAGTTGATAAAGATTTTTTAACCGCTAATGAAATTACCAATGAATAAGTTTATTTTAGTTATGTTGGGCGTAATTGTAATGTCTTGTAAATCTAACCAGAACATTTGCAAAGAATCAATTCGAATCAACGGAGAAGTGTTGTATGCAGAACCAACACGTAAACACACCAGAACGGTAACCATGCAAACTGATAATGGTATCGTGGTGATATATAAAGTTCCTATAGAACAACCTCTATCTAACATACCAGTATGTTGGGACCAAGGAAAATTATTTTGGGTTATGCCCTAATAAAAAGTTGCAGAATTAAAAAATTAATTGTATATTTGTAAAAATAATTTATATGTGGACAGAAACATTTCCGAGAGAAGGTGATACCGTAAAAGTAAATTTTAGAGAAGAAGGTTCAAAAGTTGGTGTAGTGATATCTTTCTTTAGTGAGTTTATCATTATAGATTTCGGCAACTGTCGAAGATACATTGACCGATTAGCAACCATACACGTTAAAAAAAATTAATCATGAAACAAATAAGTTTAAAACTATTAGCAGCGTTTTTGGTATGTTGTGCACTCGGTATGATATATACTACATTAAGGTCGATGCCAACACATAAATATAGAATTGTATCTGATAATCAAGGGTATAGTACTAATAAGTATGAAGTTCTTGACTATAACTGTATAGTGTTCATAGACGCTTATGGTCGAGAAATTACAGTTTGTGGTCACTACGAAATAATTAAAAACAAATAACTATGGAACAAAAAGTAATAATTACAGAATCAGAGAAAACCATTAATGATTGGTTGGAAAAAGGTTGGTCAATAGTATCAGTAACTGCACAACATGTGGCTGGTTATGCTGGTGGAAACACTTACAGCGCTAACAGTGTAACTGGTAAATTTTGTTTTGTGATACAAAAAACTAAATAAAGATGATTTGGTTAGTTATATTATTAGTGCTATTGTTAATAGCCCCAGAGGTTATTATCTTGATAGGTGCCATGATAATGATGGTTATCATTGGTGTTTTTGAATTATTAATGCATGTTCTGGGTATAGAACATGACAGAGAAGACGAAGAAAGAAAGAAAAAACAATAAATTATGGATGCAGTTGTATATGGGTCTGACGCCCAAAAAGTAAAATGTAAACATATCGTTGAGAATACGGTACGTGAGTGCAACAGAGTGTTGGAATCATGGAAAGCTAACAAACACAAAATCACAACCTACGATGATATTATTTCTTTGGTAAATTCTTATATGACTAAGTTTATACGTAAAGAATTCGACATCAAGAATGGTTTTAAGGTTTCAGATTACTCACCGTTATGCACAATTGATGGTTGTAAAATCATAAAGATAAGTTTATCTGATTTGACTAGGTATTATAGATACGTACCTTCTATGACTTATCTTGCTAAGTATCTAGAAACGTTTGATTTTGAAGCGTTCAACAAAACGCTTGAATTAGAAAAATTTATTGAGACAAATCAACCTAAACCTATTGAGTCGTTGTCCGATATAAACTTTGACGACATAAGAAATATTAAATTTTAATCATATGAGTGAAGAAAAACAAGGTGGGAATGACAATCAAAAAGTCCAAAAAGCCTACGAAAAGAACCTCAAAAAATTAGTAGCTATCGTTGGTGGTGAAAATAATTTGAGACAAGTAACAACAGTAAAGAAAGACACGTTAGGTGACATCGTTACAGAGTTGTTCAAGGAAGAAACTGAATCTGTTGAGAAAGCAACGAAAGAAGCTTTGAAAACTCTTCTTAAAAACCGTATCGAGATGCAACGTTCTCTTGATGCTAAGAAAAAAGAATTGGCTCAATTGGAAACAACAAAAATGAAAGAGTTTAACGAAGCAGCTGTTAAGTTGTTCAAACAAATCAGTGGTTTAGACGACCTAGAGAAAGAGTACTACGGTGCCTTGACCGATGCGGCTAACGCAACTACTGACGTTGAAGAAACTCAAGAAGACGAAGATGATGAATAATCTTCTTTAACCATAAGCGCACCATTAACTTGGTGCGTTTGTGCTAGAAAAAATATTATGAATTTAGAAAAAGCTAGAATTAAAAAGGTTGACCACTACGATGAATACGGTAAGTTTTCACATAGTCACTACTTAGTTGAATACGAAGCCAAGTTTTTATGGTTTTTCCGTTATTGGAGAACGGTACAAGATTATTATGGCTCCATAGCTGGAACCTTTGCGGAGAACAAAATATTTAAAACAATTTTTGATGCCGAAGAATATATCGCGGACGAACGCAAAAAGGTTAAACCTAAAACAGAAACTGAGGTAATCATACCTAAAACCCTAGATGATTTATATCATGCTTATCTTAGAACAGTTAAGTTTGATTCGTCAGGCAAGTGGTGTAAAAACGTTAAGAACGAACACAACGAATGGTATCACCCAGAGAACTACACCAGAGAAGAGTTTGTAGAAATGCTAACTCTAAACGATGAGTTCTACAAAAAGTGGGGTCAAGACTGTTGTGTGACGTTATCATACAGAGAACAATACAATATATGGTTCGCGAACAACTATGAAACTGGGTTTGAACATAACCCAGAAATCGTGATTGATTTTGAAAACACATATTGGACAGCAACACCAAAAAGAAAATTAAAGAAAAGTTTTGAATATGTCTAAGAAAGATTTTAAATTCACAATAAGAAGCAATTCAGGTAAAGTTATTGCACAACAAATAGTAACCTTTGGTTCAAAATCTAAACCTTTTCCAGAAGATTGGAGAAACAGTGGCACTGCTCTTAAAGCGCTACACGATTATGAACGTGAGTTCCAACAAAAATTTGCACCAATAACCTACGAAGAAGGTTCTGAGTTGGACCCAGAAGAAATTGTTGAAACCAAACCTGACTTGTCATTTTTGGATAAATGGTTTGAAAAATGGGAAGATATCGAAGAGCAATCAATGATTGAGATTGTATTAAATGAAGCCAAAAAGATGGAACCAATTCATTCCGCCAATAGTTTACACCTTTATGAAGAGCAATATAACATTGATGGTGAAACGTATAAACTTATTTACGCTATTGGTGACGATAGTGAACCGACAGTACAAATAAAAAAAAGTTAAAAAAAGTTGATAACATAAAAATAATTAGTATATTTGTACTTTAATTTAATAACAAAAGTTAGATAACATGAAAAAAATATTATTACTTATTATTGCGATGTTTACGTTAGCGTCTTGTGTTGAAAATTCAGACACAGTAGAGATATCAAAAGAAGAATATAAACAACTTAAGGGTGATACAATCAAACCCAAATACCCTAAACCATTCAAGTTATACGCTGAGGGTTTAAATAATTTTGAAGAAGGTATTGTGTTGGGTTCTGACCAACATGAATACTTGGTGATTGATTATAATAATAGTTCAGAAAATGTTGAACATTACGTTGACTGTGAGTTATGTGTTGCTAGAAAAGAATCAGAACGAGCTAGATTGATTATGGATATAACTTTACCAAAAAAAACAAATGAACAGCAATAAACCATTAGCATTGATGGGTGGTGAGTCGATGGCTTACGATGCGTCAGCATATTATAAACTAACTAGAAACGGTATGAAAAAATTAGAACTTAGACTTGTGTTGATACAAGATGTCATCTTTGGGTGTTCTTATCAGTTACAATATGTCGAAATCGATTAATTATGAAAAGAACATTTTACAGAGTGTGTCACAAAGACACGTTACAAGGACTTTGGTACGATTACCAAGGTCAATTCACTGGGTTAATCCACAACGATTTTAACTTCTGTGCAAATAATGAATTGGAAATGGATTTCGACCCAGAGATTGTTGGGTGGTTATCAGCTACTGAAAGCCTTGAACAACTATTTCGATGGTTCACAAAAGACGATATCCAAAAGCTACAAGACCATGGGTGGTTTATCCATGAGTTCGAAGCTGTTGATTACAAAGTATACGAACGTTTTCAACACATCGTTATCAAACAAGATTCGTCAACGGTAACAAAGTTAATTACGCTTAACGATTTTAATAGTGTTAATTTTCTATTAGAGTTTCCTAATTTATAAAAAAGTTATGAGAATAATATCTTTTGTATATAACCTACCAATATTACCAATTTTGTTGGCGTATCAATTCTATGTGACTTACAGACTAATAAAAGACAACGACGAGTTCAAATTAGAAGAGGTTGATAGCGAAGAAAAGCTATGGGCTGAGGTAAAACCATATGTGGATAAAATGTATGAAACTTACAAATACCCATTTCATTTGTTCTGCATACTTTTTTGGATAACTATTTTCAGAATTATTTGGTAGTATAAAATCTTTGTTATATATTTGCAAATAACTTATTAAAATATTAAAATTATGTTTTCAAAAACCGAAGATGAAATTGCTGAATTTATTTCAACTATAATTACCAATATTAAATCAGAAACCAAAGTTGATTTTACAATAGATATTTCTGACGGAAACCCTAATATGTTTCCAGAAGTGTATAAGTTTACGTATAGATATGTTCCTTATACGTTTATAGTGATATTACCTAAATATTCCAATGGAATACCATGGACTGAGATATACGATGCCGCCATTGCAAAAATTATTGAAATGGAAGAATTAGAAGTAACTAAACAGTATTTTTTTGTGGGTGGTGATAGTGTTCGTTCAACAACGGATTATTATAACATATCAAAAAGAGAAAATTTAGAAGATTTCGAGGTAAACGAAATAGTAGGTACTGGCGGTTTCAGTAGAACCTATTACATTACACATAATTTAAACGATATTGATTATGATACAATATTGGAAGGTTATGATGAAAAAGACCATGATGATTGGTACAAAGCAAATAATTTAAAGATGCTCAAAGACGCAGTAACAGTGTTTGATAACCCTAAAACTAAATATGCTAACAAACTTGAAGTTTTAAAATCAGAATTTCAATCAGCAATTCAACCAATCGTACATGAATACGGTGAGAAATTTGATAAAGTTTTAAATGATTTTATTGGTAGTAAAGGATATAAAGTTGGTGATATTATCAAAACAACACATAACGACTTTTATGTTATTAAAAACGTTAGCTATTCTTTTTTTGAAAGAGAAAAACTATCATTTAACCATAGTTTCCCAGATATGTATTTTAGTTTCAATAGTAGTAAAAAAATAACGAATAAAGATTTTTCTTCTATTACATATTACGCTAACAAGATAAACAAAACTGGTGTGTTATCTGTTAAAGAAAATTGGCTGTATAACCCTTACATCAAATGTAAAGTTGGTGATATACAAGATTTTAAAACACCTAAAGAACTTAAAAAATTAATGATAACGTAATGAAACTAACGATTATATTTCTTCTGTTATCAACACTGGCGTTCGGTCAGACGGTTGAATATTATGAACGTGGCTACGAAGGTATCGTTGGAACTGGTAAGATTGTAGATTCCACACTTATATTTTCCAATCACAAAGCCAAAGGAACTATACGTATCGAAGTATGTGATACAATCGTCAGACGATATTTAAACAAGAAAATGTCAACCAAGAAATTGGTTCTCAACATAAGTAAAGCCAAAGTTACTGGTACGTTGGTAGTAACCAGAAAAAATAAATTAATAGCTCTGGACTTTTACTATGAAATGGTTGAATGGAAAGACAGCATCATAGAGAAACCAAAAGAGAAACCAAAACCAATAATAAAAAACAAGAAAAAAGTTACTAGGTAAAAATAAAACTAAATATGACAGAAAACACAAAATGTACTTGCGGTGATTATAACGAATTACACACATGTCCTTACGCAGAGGATATACATAATGACAGCGAAAGCTTATGTAACTGTTGTGATTATTGTACCCATGAATGCGCTATGGATATTTAATAAATTTAAAAATACTTTAACAAATAAACTTATGTCAAATAAAATTTTATCAATCAAAGAGAAAGTACCACAAGTAACAACACTTCCTGATGGTTCGTATCAAGGACTTTGGGGTGGTTATGTAATTGAAATAAATTACAAAGGTAAGACCTATGAACTAACAACCGAAGAAGGTGTTAGAGGTATTGGGTTTAGAGTAGTTGTAACTATCAAAGATGGTGTGGCTACTTTCGATGAATTAAATAACTAGTCAGTATGGGTAGAACAACACATACATATTGCTACTACAACCCAACTACCAATAGGTTAATTACAAACAGAATACTAGCCCCAGAAGGGTTTGAGTGTCTTGGGTGTAGAAAAGTTGCTGAGGCATTTACCACAACAACCAAAAAAGAATGGCCGCTGTTATGGGAAAATAGACTAGGTGGTATGATACGAATGAAAAATTTGCCTTCAAGGCTTAAACACAAGCTAAGAAAGGTCGGCATAACATACGAAGGCTACGATTGGTAAAATAAATTTATATGGAAGTCAAATCAACAACATGGCCAAAAAGCTACAAAGATAGCAAAAAATCTGGTAGAGAAAGAAACGACTGCGTGGTGAGAGCCATTACAGAAACGTTTGGGGTACCTTATGATGATGCGCATGCTATAGCTGCCGATAAATTCAAAAGAAAACCACAACGTGGAACTATGTCCGTTTATCCAATATTTCTAGACCTAAATAAAGCTGGGTATAAGATTGGCGAATATGAAATAGATTATATCCCTCATTGGGACCTAACCTACAAGGGTTCAAAAAGTCGTATAGGTTTATATGATAACAAAGATGATAAGAACTACAAGATAACTGTTGGTATGTTTCTAAAACAACGACCAATTGGTAGATACTTGGTTATCGTAAGCGGTCACGCGTTTTCAATAGTAAACGGTGTTATCATCGGGAACAAACGAGATGCTGAAAGACTCAAAGTAAGAATAGAAAATGTAATAATAGCACAAAAACCATGAAAAAAATAACAATAAAAGGTAGAGAATATCTATACGAAATTAATCGTTATTCAGGTGACCACGACGTTAGCGGATGGGAAGAAACAATTTTCTACAATTCAACACCTATAATTAAAACTAAAAAAAAATACTTGTTGTGGGGACCAACCATTGAATATTTTGAATTTGATGAAATATTCAAATTATCAATCGATATTGAATCACCAACATTCACAAAGAAATTTGTCACAAGCAAAGTCATGGAAAAAATTGATTTGTTAAATCGAAAAGAAGAAATCGAACGTGGTGAAATACTAGAAGAACAACCATGTGACCATGAGTTTGTCGCCAAAGAATATATAACAAACCACACGGAACATGTATGAGCTGTGGTAAAACAATAATCGAATAACTATGAAAGAACTTAAAACATTTGCAATCGTATTCTTATTCTCGTTAGGTATGATAATAGGGATGGTAAATTGCAATGGTCCAAAAGACAAAAATGATATGGGGTTGGTTGAAAAACTACCCAAAGGAAACTACACCATATGGAACTCAGGTTCCAGACACATAGTAAAATGTGTTAAAGACAATGGACATGTTTATTGGCTTAACGATGCTGATTTTGAACAAAACGGAATCGATGGTTATGATGCACACCAATACAGTGACAAAACACAAATAACCATAGAATAAAAAAAAAATCAAAAAATATTTGCAAGTATAAAAACAATATAGTATATTTGCACTGTAATTAAATAACAATAACATATGAAAATCATTTTCACAGCATTCAATGGTGTCTACTTCGAAACTGACACAGAACAAATGGTAGGTTGTACCCCAACTGAATTGGTAAAATACCTTAAAGGTGTTCATACAAACTATGAGCGATTTATGAATCGTTTCATCAACGTAAAGAAAAACATTTTCCTTAACGGATACCCAGAACATCAAATCGCTGGGCTTAAAGAAGTATCAGAAATCGATTACGACAAAACTGTAAAATTCTTCGACAGTCTTGCTGAAATGTACGACACAGTAGAACCGTTTACATTCAAAGAATCGTTTGAGTTAGAGGGTAGAGAGTTCCAAGCATTGGTGTTCTCGTCAATTGATATCCCTCAAATGATTAACGAGTTGGGTGCCAAAAGAATCAAAACTGATGGTGTCAAAGTTAATCATAGACAATATGATGCTGAGGGTAATTTCACTGGCGTTGAAGAATATGACAACATCTACGAAACTCACGAAATAGAAGGCAAGAAGTTAGGTCTTGAAGAATCACTATACGCAGTAAAATGCTGGTGTACGTCAACCAACAAAGAACATTGGTTATGGATTGACGACCAATACAAAGACGACCCACTTACAGCGATTGCATCAACGTTTGTTGTTCACAAAAACATTATCCCTTATATCAAAGCATTGAAACGCCAAGGCGACATCTTGCTTACTGAAATGGACGAAGATGTTAAACCAGAAGGAGAAATGGTGTCTCTTACCAAAGAACAATACTTTGGTTTGTTGGTAGCACAATCATAACACATTTTTATTCCCACGAAAAACCACACGCTCGTAATAGGTGTGTGATTTTTTTTACTAATGTATGATAAAACAAAACGACAAATAAAAGTTATTATGCCAGTTAATCAAGAGCCACGTAACGAACAAGGACAACCACATGGTCAATGGATATGTTATTTAGGTAATGGTACTATATGGTTTATGGACCACAACATTAACGGTGTTGAATATGGTTATTCCATATATTATGAAAATGAGGAAGATGGTGAATCATTTTATGTAAAAGAGTATTATGCAAGATAAAAAACCACTTAACGATAAATACCAACGTCACGGACGTTGGGAAGATTATTGGTCCAACGGTGTTGCTTTCTGTATAGGTCATTATTTTAATGATGATGGATACGGTTATTTTATTTGGAGAAACAAATCCAACAATATAGAAAGTGAGGAATACTATGCGAGATAAATCACCAAGAAACGAAAAAGGAGAACTACACGGTCCATTTCAAGACTATCGGGTTGATGGGCGACCATGGGAAACTTCACACTATGTTAACGGAGTAGCATATGGGTATACTGAAGTAACTCGCTCATTTAAAGAATTACCAAGTAATAAATTTTATTTTTGTCGATAAAAATTTGCACAATTAAAAATTAAGTAGTATATTTGTACTGTAATTATAACAAACCATTTAAAAATAAAAAAACATGGGAAATCAGAAGACTATCGTGCTAGAACCTAGCACAAACACGCACACAATGACTAACGTTGTAGAAGTTGAGAAAATCGATGAGAACATTCTTAAAATCAAAGCTGGAAAAAACAGCCAAGTTTTGCACGGAGAGCATGGAACAATCGCTATCGAATCACCTAACGTTATCAAGTACGTTCAACAAGAGTTGAACCCAGTAACCAAAAAGCTACAAAACGCTTGGGACTAATCAAATAAGGGTAGCGTTTAGCTACCCTTTTTTATTATGGAAAATAAAGAAACAAACAAAAGAAACGAAAGAGGTGCAGCCTATGGGCTATGGATATATCGTTGGGCTAACGGTAATATGTCCAACACCTATAACTATATCAATGGTAGAATGTTTGGACACAGCGCCCACTATGGAGTCAAAGAAGAATTAATAACAAGTTTTTACTATGCAAGATAAAGAACCAACTAACTTATTAGGATAAGCCCATGGATTTTGGGATACCAGCTGGAACCCAACATACCGTGTATGTGGTAACGTTGTCAATGGTGAAGTTCTAGGTGGTTGGATATGGTACCGAGTAGCTGATAACTATATAAACGAAAGAACGTACTATGCAAGATAAGACACCCCATAACGAAAAAAAAGAACCCCATGGTTATTGGGTGGTACATCATGATAACAATAACTTATGGTACAAAGGTCACTACATAAACGGAGAAGAATTTGGGTACTTTGAACATTGGAGTTATTATAATAGTTCAGGAATAATAGAATACTATGCAAGATAACAAACCATTTAACAATCAAAATCAAGCCCATGGGTATTGGGAAGTATATTATTCCAATGGAACGCTACATTTTAAAGGGTTATTTGTTAACAGTGATGTTGTTGGACCCTATGAATCATATTCAGAAGATGGTAGTTTAACGTTGAAATGCAATATGTTAAATAGGACAATATATGGGTTTTGTGAACACATAGGAAATGAATTATACTATGCAAGATAAAGACATCACACCAAGAAACAAACAAAAACAAAGACACGGTTATTGGGAAAGATATCATGATAACGGTCAGTTACACGATAAAGGCTCATACGCAAACGGTAATCAAATTGGTCAACATGTTATATATTGGTCAAATGGAAAACTATTAAGTATATCGCACTACATCTACGGAAAATTGCATGGGTATTATGAATTTAATTGTGGCAAATATTCAGAAACAGTATATCATGCAATATAAAATAAACCAAAAAAACGAACACAAAAATCGCAACGGAAAATGGATGGTATATCACGATAATGGAGGACTATACTATATAAAAAACTATATAGATGGTGTAAGTGTTGGATATAAAGAATTCCATTGGCACACTGGAAAAATAAGTTATGAATACTATGCAAGATAACGATATTACACCAAGAAACAAACAAGGTGAACGTCACGGATATTGGCGATGGCATGCAGCAAACACTGGTGACATATTCCTTCAAACTCATTTCATAAATGATGAACCTTACGGATATCTATACTATAGACCGTTGCTTAGATACAACAGAGAAATAAGAGAACAACATGAATACCATGCAAGATAAAAAACCATATAGAAGAAGCCAACGCCACGGATTGTGGGAATGGTATTGGACAAATGGAAATCTATGCAATATAGGGAATTATATCAATGGTGAACAATTTGGTTTATGGATAAGCTATTATTATGAAAGTAATTTAAAAGACCAAATATATTATGCAAGATAAATTAGGATATCATCAATACAACGGTTATCAGTACAACGTTCTGGTATACATTGAAAAAGTATATATTGCAAGATAAATTTGCATATATAAAAACAATGTAGTATATTTGCATCATAATACTATAAACCATGGCAAAACAACCACAAAGACATTGGTGCGAAGACGCATCAACAACCCTCAAAGAAATAACCAAGTCAAAAAAACATGGCAAAACCTTTGAGAAGAACGGAACACTATACGAACACATAGGAGACGACTTGTTGTTCAATCACAAAACCAATCAAATAGAAAAAGTACAAACATCATGAAAACAAATCACATATTCGGAGCAATCGCTATAGCAATGCTAGTAATAGGAAACATCGTATGCTACGCATATAACGATAGACTACTTAACCCAATAACAAACATCCTAATGTTGGGTCTAACCTATCTTAATTTCAGAAATAAGTAACATGGGAATACTAATAACAATACTAGTCGTTTTTATAATATGTATTCTTTGGGTTAAAGGAATTACTGATATGCATGAAAAACATCCAGACTATAAAGGTGATGATTTATTTGGAGAAGATAAAGAACAAGAAGAAGAAACACTAAGAAAAAAAAAATGAAATATATAATACTATTAACACTATTATCATTATCATCGTTTGGACAAACCTTAGAAGGAACATATGAATTTCACTACATAGAAATAAAAACACCACAAGGATGGAACGAAATAAATACCATAGGAAAAGTTGTGTTCGATAAATATGAAGTAAACATAACAACCCCATACAAAGAACAAAATCTTTATGTAGTGTCAAAACAATTTTTTATTAAAAAAAATACCTTCTTTTATAGACTCGTTGATGATGACTATGAAGAAATAAAAATTGTCATAATAGTCAAAGATACATTGGATACCATAGACCTACACTATTACCCAGATAATGTAAATGATAAAAACTATAAACTGAAATTGTTAAAATGCTGGTAACATATATGTACACTTTTGTGTACATGGAATGCGTATATACATACATTCATAATACATATGAAAATATATATGTATAGTATTTTAATACGTTCCTAAATGTACCCACACGCACAAGCAGCAATTCCCGTGGGAGTTTGTGGTAAAATGTGGAAAAAAATGGTAAAAACGAATAAAAATACTTGAAAACACACCCATAAAAATGGAAATGATGATTATGAGGTAGTTATGGGCGTAAAAGATATATGGAAGAAAGCTTTATCCCCTTCAAAAACACACGCCACTTTTTCAGCCAAAATTTTAAACTACTATGCATTGCAAGGTACCCTGTATGTGCCGCTAGGCCATGATGGCCATCGGACATGAATGTACACTTTTGTGTCTAGCCCACGCGGGTGATGGGATTATGGCGCCATGGAGAATTCTGGGCGCATCTTGAGCAGCGGGCGCTGCATGGCCTGAGATGGTAAAACAAATAAACTTATTTGCATATAGGCAAAAGAAATCTGGTCCCGCAATGCGGGATGTATTGTGCAGCTGTTGCACAGTGCTGATATTTTCATGGGACAAATGTGCTATGGAGATTTTTCATATGCAAGTAACATGCATACTTTTTTTCAATTATTTTTGCAGGGACCTGAAGAGGTAAAGCTTAACCCGCATATTTGCTGGCGCTGGCGTCATCACATGTATGTATGTGTGAAGGTTCTGGCCTGAAGGATGCAGCGGGCTGCTGGGGCCATGGCCGTATATCCTGTTTGCGGAATGCTACAGAATGTGTAGCAATGCGCAAATGAAATATATACGTATAAGCTTATATGTATGGTCCTGAAAAAAAAATAAAAATTTCCAGGTAAAAGTTTGCATATTAAAAATCTATTCATATATTTGCACTCGAATTAATCAATTAAACATTTTTATTATGGAATTTACAAAACCGTTATTGAGTACAAACAATGCAAAAACAATCAAAGGTGAAAAGCTTGGCTATATGACTTTCATATTGTATATGTCACCGTTCACTGCAAACAGCAAAGGTATAAACGTATGTAGTCACGCCTCTAAGGGGTGTGCAGATAGTTGTCTTGTTGGTAGTGGCTTTGGTGGTATGTATACTAGTGTTATGCAGGGTCGATTAAACAAAACAGAATTTTTTCTCAAAGATAGGGTTTCTTTTTTGAATAAGCTTAAAGGTGAAGTTCAAAAAGCTATCGATAAAAACAAAGATAAAGCAATTGTTACATTTCGTTTAAATGGTACTAGTGATTTACCTTATGAGAAGTATAAAATCTTCGACGGTAAAAATATCTTCGAATTGTTTCCTGATGTACAATTTTACGATTACACTAAAAACTATTTGCGTTTTGACAAAGTGTTACCTAGTAATTATCATTTAACATTTTCACGTTCTGAAACTAATGATACTATAGCAATGGGTTTATTGGAGCGTGGGTTTAATGTTGCAATGGTATTTGACAAATTACCTGAAACGTACAAAGGTTTCAAAGTTATAAACGGTGATTTGGATGATTTGCGTTTTTTAGATGAAAAAAACGTTATTGTCGGTTTGAAGTATAAAAAGAATACTGGCAAAGGTGGTCGTGAAAAAAACTTATTGGCTTTTGCTAGTGGGTTTGCAATCAAAACCAAATAAACTTATTTGTTTTATGGGGCCTGCAATATGGCCCTATAAAAAAATATTAAAAAAGTTTAAAAAAAGTTTGCAGGTTAAAAATCTTTGTATATATTTGGTTATGTAAAATTTTATTCATACATTTGCATTCAATTAACAATTAAAATAATATTCATTATGGGAACACGTTCATTAACAAGAGTTATCGAAGTATGGAACGACGATAACGGCAAACAAAAACAGGAGAAACTTTTAACTATGTATCGTCAATTTGACGGATACCCAAGCGGTCACGGACAGGAACTGGCAGATTTCATCAAGTCAGGTATTGTGGTTAATGGTATCAGCTGTAACGAAACAAGCAAAGTGTTTAATGGTGCTGGATGTTTCGCAGCGCAAATGATATCACATTTCAAGGGTGATAGTGCAGGTGGTTTTTATATCTATTCAAACAACGCCAAAGATGTTGGTGAAGAGTATGAGTACCATGTATTGGTTGACTTTGATACCAAACAAATAACGTTGAAGTGTTATGAGATTGGATATATAAAAAGAGACGGTTCATATAGCAACAAACGTAGACTTTTGTTTGACGGCAACGCTGTAGACTTTGAGGCTTTCGTAACCAAACAGGAACATGAAAACGCATAAACTTATGTCAGATACACGTAAAGTAACAGTAACCGTAACACGTTACTACAGCAAACAGGTAGCATTTGAGGTAGATGTACCCAACTCAATTGGCGATGACGATATTCAAGATTACTTGATAGAGAATGAAGACTTGAACGAGCGTGTTGGATACGCGTTGGATAAAGCTATCTTATACGACGATGAGGACGAATGGGGATTCAGTGACCCTGAAAACCAAAATGGAGGTCACCTATAAAAACTAAATAAACTTATGTCATACAAAAATAACTATATGAAGACTGGTTTGCCAGAGTGCGCCAGTCTTCCAATCGAAACAAAACAATTGATTCATAGTCATATCGTTTATGAAAAAAATGATAGAGAAGGAATTATAAAATATTTCGGTCTCAAGACTGAAAAGGAACTTAGGTTCTTAGATGAATCTCTTAAGATAACGGATAAGCTTATGGAGAAGTGGGGTTTGTTTGAGCCACAGGAAATTGGTTCAGGATTTTAATTAAAAATAATTTGCATATTTAAAATATATGTTTTATATTTGCATTCTAATTTAAACACTATAACAATGGCAAAAGTTTATACATTACCAGAAGGATTCGAAGCACCTGAATTTAATTGGGAAAATATCGAACAATACAAAAAAGATTGTGCTGATTTAACAGCAAGATTAAAAGATTGGTGCATTAAGCGTAACCCTGACCAAGAATGTGTTGGAGAAGTTATTCATTTTCCAGTTGCTGACGGTAGTGCTGAATACATGGTGGCAGCTATTAAACCAGTACAATTAATCCATTTACCTTATTGGGATGGATATCAAAGTGAAACAGCTCATCTTATGACAGCCAAAGCTGTCAAAGTAAAGATTAAACAAATCAAAGCGTTAGCTGATTTATTTGCAGCTAAAGACTAACAATATTATTAGAGTTCATAATGCTAATATGTTTTAATTCGAATAAAAAGGGATAAGTTTATTTATCCCTTTTTATATGTCTATTAAATTTACTACATAATGGTTTAAGATTAGTATAATGATTTAATTTAATTAGTTCTTCCTCTGTTATTGCTGATGATGTTGGTGTAATATGGTCTATATCCCATGTTTTATTATATTCTAACATACCATCTTTTGGGTTTCCATAGTTATCCCAATTCATCCAAGGTTGCCAAAGTGATTCTATATGAATTCTGAACTCATCAAAAGTACAACCAAGTATCGTTATTGTTTTATCAGTTTTCTTATAACCATTATTTTTAATCAAATGAGATATATGTGAGCGTATATTCAGTGTTAATCTATAAAGAATATCATTTTCCCTTCTATTTTTATGATATTCAGTTTGGTACGTTTTTTGATATTCTTTCAAATAGTCTTTTCGTTTTTCTGTTATCAAATTCCTATTAATTTTATTATAATTTTGTTGATATTCTTTTATTTTTTCTTTATTAGCTTGATAGTATTCTTTAGCTTTTTCTTTATATTTTAAATTATATAATCTCTTTTTTTCTTTTTTCTCTTCTGGTGTCATTATAAAGGCATTTCGTTAATGTTATTGTTTTTTAGTAAATCTTGATAAATTAACCACTCAACGTGTTTTGATACGTTATTATGTAACGTATTAATTTTATCATGTAACGCTGGATTAATTGTCACAGTTAGTTTTTTCTTTTTTTCTGATTCATTTAATTTTTTTCTCATATAAATTTAGTTTATAATAAATATAGTGTAATAAGATAAAAAGTAAAGTTTTTATCTTATTTATTAAAAATATTTTGCGGGGACCCTCTTTCTTATGTGCCGCTAGGTCATCGGACACGCATGTACACATTTGTGTAACCCCGCGTAGCGCAGGCACCAGTAAAAAATATTTAAAAAATATTTGCATATATAAAAAAGATTTTATATGTTTGCATTCTAATTTAAAACATATCATTATGGGAAGGTATTATTCAGGAGACATTGAGGGCAAATTCTGGTTTGCTGTTCAAAGCTCCACAGCAGCAGAAAGATTTGGTGGTCAAGCTTACGAGCCAAACTACATTAACTATTCTTTTTAGGAGGAAGACTTGGAAAGTGTAGAAGAAGAAATTGCAAACATCGAAGAAAAGTTAGGTGACAAGAAACAAAAGTTGGATGAATTCTTTGCCAGCGTAAATGGTTATACTGATAAAGATATCGAAGCTTTGGGTGTTACCAAAGATGAGTTGGCAGACTATGCCGACTTGGGGTTAGGTATCAAGATACGTGACTGCATCAAAGAAAATGGCAGTTGTGATTTTGATGCTGAATTATAGTTTGCAAACGTAAGAATTAATTTTTAAAAAAAAAAGTGGTAAGAAGTTTTTTTTTATCACTTTTTTGTTTTTATATTTGTACCGAATTTAAAATTAAAAAATTATGGGAAGTTTTAGTTGGAATAAAGCAGATGATTTAACAAACGTTGAAAATATAGCTTATGGTAAGTCGTTTAAATTTTTGATACCACAAGAATTTGGTGGTGGGTTTATAAAAGATACTTATCAAGATTATGGTTATTTGGGAACCAAAGAAGATGGTGAACCTAAGTATGATATGTATGAACTATTGGCTTTTTGGAATAAGCTAGAGGGGTTGAAGTTTGACGGTGATTATCCTCTTATGAAAGAGATTGATGAAGATACAGACCACAACCGAGGGTTGGGTATTGATGTTGGTTGCTATGATGCGGATATATTGAAACTAAAGTATCCGTTAAAATTAGTTTCACTATCTTTCAAAGGAACTTATGAAGATTTGGACAAACCAAGTTTTGGTGACCCTGACCAAGGGTGGGGTGAAAGAAAACGACGTTAATCAAATAAACTTATATAGAAAAAAAAATCGGCATCATTTTTTGCGGGTGTCGATTTTAATTCTTACATTTGCAAACATAATCAATTAAACCTTATAATATGGAAAATGTATTAAAAACAGGAGACACTGTCATTTGGCGTGGTGCTTGGGGCATTGACGAACCAAAAGAGGCAAAAGTAAAAGAAATAACCTTATGCGAGGCAGAGGGGGTTAAACATGGTCGTCTCGTAAACGAGGTGTTATGGGATAAAGTTACGAGTGGTCGTAAAATAATTGTGGATTTGGATAACGGGCATTGGGCTTGGGGATTTCAGATTTCACCTAAATAAGTTTTTTTTAATTTTTTATTCATAATGTGTGAAGAGTGGGGTAGTGCAAGCTATCTCACTTTTTTTTTTAAATTATTTGCATATTAAAAATCTTTGTATATCTTTGCACCGAACAATTAAAAACTATATTATGAAATCATTTATTAAAAAAGCATTTTTAATTACTATTGCATTAAAAAACAAAGCCACTAAAAAGTTGGATAAACTTATGGAACAAGAACCACAAATTAAAGACGAATATGTTAATAAAGTAGTTTATCTATTAAGACGTGATTTTTCTATTGAAGAACAAAACGAAATTATGTTATCTATAACTAAAAAGTTAAATGAATTACGTTCGGTAGATATAGACAAAATGGCTCGTGAAATAGAGCATACTCAAAAACATACGTTATCGTTTAAGTCAAGTTTAACTGCTTTATAAATAAACTTATATGGGATTAGATATGTACTTTTTGATTCGTAGCGTATATTTATAATAAAATATATGTTATGAAAAAATTAGATACAATTGAACTATTAAAACGAGCTAAACTTATTCATGGTGATAAGTACGACTATTCTAAAACCGAATACGTTAATAAACGTGTTAATATTATAGTAACGTGCAAATTGCATGGTGATTTTACTATATCACCAAAAAACCATTGGGAGGGACAAGGTTGCAAACAATGTGGTTACATTAATAGAGATAATCGCAGAAGTGAAACAAATAAGTTTATCCAACAAGCTAAAGATGTTCATGGTGATAAATACGATTATACCAAAACTGAATACACTACCGCTAGAAACAAAGTTAAAATTGTTTGTCCTATTCATGGTGAGTTTGATATTAAAGCTGCTTCACACACAACAAATAAACAAGGTTGTAGGGAATGCGGATATATGTATAGCACACTTAAAAAAAATGATTGGATTGCTAAAGCCAAAGGTAGGCAAGGTGTTTTTTACATTATCAAATGTTACAACGATACGGAAGAGTTTTATAAGTTTGGGATAACTTCTACAACAACAAAGAAACGTTATTCACATAAAGAACATATGCCGTATAAATTTGAGATAATAAAAGAAGTTGTATCAAACGACTTAGCTTATATATGGGATTTAGAAAAAAGATTTAAAAGATTAAAAAGCAAAAATAGGTACGTACCGCTATTAAAATTTAATGGTAGTTCAACAGAATGTTTTAAATAAATTTGGTAGTTTAAAATTAATATTATATATTTGCATCGTAAAACAATTAAAATTATTATATTATGGGTCTTGACCAATATTTATACCGCTCTAAAAAAGTCAAAGGACTTACTGCTGACGATTATAGCAAAGTGGATAACACTATTAGCGACGTACCTAAAGAAGCTTTTAAGTCAGTTCGTAAAAGTATCAAAGGTAGAAGTAAACAAGCTTATTCACAATTAGATGAAGTGGTCAAAGAACGTGGCAAATATTCCACTTGGTTATCAATCTTTGAGGATATTGGATATTGGCGTAAAGCCAATCAAATACACACGTACTTTGTACAAGAATGTCAAGGTGGTATAGACGAATGTCAGTTAACAAAAGTTAGCCAAGAAAAACTAAATAAACTTATGTCGTTATGCAAACAAGCATTGGCACTCAAAGAAGTTTATTTGAATGACGGAATTATACAAGGCAAAGGTTGTGAAGAAATTTTGCCAACGACAAGTGGTTTCTTTTTTGGTGGAACTGAATTTAACGAATGGTATTTTCAAGATATTGAAGAAACCATTGAGATAATATCTAAAGTCCTAAACGAAACGGACTTTAAAACCCAAACAATTTTCTATCGTTCAAGTTGGTAGTGATTGGTTTAATTGGTTGAACAAGGGCAAAGATGAAAATTTTTGTCCTTTTTCTTTTTTTATTCAAAATGTTTTCTTATATTTGCACCAACAATTAAACTTATTTAAAGTATTTACTATGGAATGGATTGATATTACTATTGAGAAACCTAGCGTTGCAGGAAAATATCTTGTAAGAACCAAAACAAGTATGGGGTACGTACATAGACTTGATGCTACATTTTCTATCACCAAAGACAAACAGACTGGTAAAGAAAAAAGTAGTTTCAATGTAAGCAATCAAATTGTAACGCATTGGTTAAAAGAATAAACTTATATGGATTTTGTTATTATAAAGAGAGATAGTCAAGAATGGATAAACTTATGGGATAAGTTATCCAATCACCCAATCAATGAAAACATTGAAGAACCTAACGTAGCACTTAACAATGGTGAAAGTTGGCAGTATCTTGGAACGTACAAGAGTGGGGATAAACTTATTTCGGAATTTAGGCATCGTAATCACCCAGCTTATAACAATATTCAAAAAGTTGTGTTTGAACACGACAAAGATTTTGATATGAGTTGTATTGAAGTTTCAAAAAAAGTTAAATAAAAATTTGGTAGATATAAATTAATATCGTACATTTGCAAAATAATAATCAATTAAACAATAATCTTATGTTACAAACAAGAAAAACAATTTTGTTGGGCGAGGGAGTTCACCAACATACGTTAGAGGGTAAATTTGAAATGGAAAACGATACAATGTTATGTTGCGATGATTGTGGCGCTGACTTTACGATTGATGGCGAAGTGTTGTTAGACCCTACTAAAATCAAATAAACTTATATGGTAAATAATGAAATAGATATGCTATTTAGTTTAGCATTTAGAAAACTTTTTAAATTTATAATAAATTTTTTGATTATTTTTATGATTATTTTTGGTATTGTGGTTTATTTGTTTTACATTTGCAACTGAAACCAATTAAACTTATATCACAATGAAAGTAAATTTAGTAGAAGTACCAACACCAATGGTTAGCAGTTTCACAATGTTTGCTGAACCTGACCTTAAACTATTAAAAGAAACCAAAACGTTAAGAGTTTCTTTTCATCACAACACCAAAACAAGAATAAGCACGAGTATTCATATAGGGCAATACAAAGTGAAAGTAAATAACCTTATGCAAGGTTATAAACAACACGAAGAAACTAACCATAGCTATTTTAGTGGCAACTATGAAACGAGTTACTATTTTGTAAAAAGCAAAGCACAAAATTATGAAGTTTACAAACAATTTCTAACTAAACTTATTCCACATATCTTAACTGACTTTTTCAGATTGGAGTTAGATGAGATAACAATAGAATTAGAACAACGTGAATTTTAAATAAGTTTATACGCTTTAAATAATAAGGTACTGACTAAAAAAATTAGTACCTTATTTTTTTTGTTAAAATGTTTGCATATTAAAAATCTTTGTATATCTTTGCACTCGGAAACAATTAATACATTATTCTTATGAACTCACAATTTACCAAAGATTGCCTTGAAATAAACTTAGGCAGAAATTCCGATAATACCATTTCAATAGAAGTTAGTAGCGATTATGCTTATAGTAGTAGAAAATCACAACTATATGTTAACGAAGATAAACTTAGAAACGAAGTTGAGCAGTTTTGGAAATCCATAAGAACCAAGAAACTACTTTCAATGCGTGTTTACTTTGATGAAATCGATTGGTACGATGATGAAGTTGATGTGTATCAAACACCAATAATTGCTATTGAACGTGGCTTAAAAAGAGCCAAAGTTAGTGAACGTAATCACGGCAGTATTCCAAAAGATTGGAGTATCAATGTTAGAATGAAATTTGATGATACAACAACCAACACACCTATTTTAGAGGTAATTGAAAAATTGTTGGTACATAAATTTCCAACAAACGCAAAGGTTGAAATCATTAAAAAGATGAAACCATTTTTGCGTAAAGAGGAAAATTATGTTGGTTACTATAATTCTGATAATGAATAAACTTATTTGTTATCATTCAACATACATTTCTTTGTATATGTGTATTTTTATGTTTAAAGCCAAAGCCTATTTTTGAATCCTTGCTTGTCTAAATATTATCTTTTTTAATATCACGATTATAATAACTACACAATGGTTGTAAATTTGTGTAATGGTTTAATTTCATAATTTCAATTTCAGTCGTTGCAGTTGATGTTGGGATAATATGGTCAATATCCCAACCATAATTTGGGGTGCCGTTGTACAACCCTTTATTATCCCACGTCATCCACGATTCAAATTTAGATTCTAAATAAGTGTAAAAATCTTCATAAGAACAACCTAAAATTTGTTCAGTGCGAGACATTTTTTTAAAACCATTTTTTTTGGTAGAAACTCTAATTAAATTTCGTATGGTTTGTTTGAAGTTAAAAAGTGGGTCGTTCTTCATTCGCTCGTTGTATCGATTATTTCTAGTTTCTTTATAACCTTGGGAATAGTTTTTATTGTATTCTTGTTTTTTAGACTTATCTCGTTCTTTATTTTTTTCACGATACATTTTATTGTATTCATTGATTTTATCACGATTTAATTTGCGATATTCGGCTTTGTATTGTTTTTTTTCTTCTGGAGTCATAATATTGTTTATATATAAATATATCGAAATATTAAAAAATCCTATCTTTACAAAAAAAAATTAACAAGATAGGATTTAATGTAGGCCTTGTTAATGCAACCCGAATAAGTTTATTCAATGGTTGTTAAGTAGAGAAAACCTTTAGGTAGCTTTAAGCTTTTTTTATTCATGCTTTACAAATTAACATAAGACTGACTCAGATAATTTCTGAAAACAATAGCTAGCCAAAAAGAGAGTGTGTGCATACACTCTCTTTTTTTTTGCAAAATAATTAAAGTTTTTCTTTGTAGTTAATAAAATTGTTTATATCTTTGCATCGTTAATCAATTAAACTTATATCAAAATGAAAAAATTATTAATTATCAAAGCAATCTTATTAGCAGTAGCACTTATTCTAATTAGTTTATTTGCATCGTGCAGTTCAGAAGAAACACCAAACACCCAAGAAGAAACCAAAAGACTTGAAGTTTTCATTGAGGGTAATTCGCCCGAATTTTGGTATTACAATGCTAAAGAAAACACAACTACTTATTTACAACAATCACACATAAGTTTAGACGTAAATAAGGGTGATTCAATAACCGCAATCGGTTATGGTTATACCATAGACAATTCAAACAATTATGGTGCGCCTAACGTGGTTGTAGTGGGTTACATTACATTCAAAGTAAACGGAGTTGTTGTTGCAAGTGGAATAGATACATTAATACATTTAATTAAATAAACTTATACGTTATGAATACAGAACAAGAAAACCAAAGACCAACACCCGAAGAAACCAAAAAAGTTGTTGGTGCGTTAATGGAAGCAATGGGTAAAAACTTTGAAGAAAACCAACAAAAACCATTTCAATACGTTGTTGCTTACAAACGTGTTGCAGATGAAAGCGTTATAGGTTATCACGCATCAACGTTTTGCAATACCGCAAAAAACATCGAGAACGGAAAACGTTACAATGGCGAAAACCCTTATGGGCAGTTGCAGACCATTGACAAGAACTTTAAGCATATGATGAATGTAAAAGAGGGTACAGATAGTTTGTTTGCACCAATTCATTTGGAAACGCAAAAAAATTGTTATGCTGGATTGACTTACGAACAAGTTTATTTGGAAGCAGTTTATTTAGATGAAGATACACCACCACAAAGGTTTGTCTTTAAAGAAATAACTGAATAAACTTATATGAAAAAAAAATCCACATTATTTTTGGTAGTGTGGATTTTTTGTTTATATTTGCATCGTTAAACCAATTAAATATATTATGAATATTCAAACAAGAAAACAAATATCTGTACAAGATTGGGATAATTTAGTACAAAAAACTTATGGTAAAGTTTATTCTTTTCAACAACAAGATGATTGTAAACAAAGAGGGGTTGAAACCATATCAACCGAGGAAAAGTCATTAAATGATTATGAGAATGATACCATACCCGAAGTAATCAATGGGGTTGAAATGGGGGTTAGTTTCAAAGCGTGGCTTGAAAGAGACCCTAAAGCAACATTAAACGCAAGTAGTGAAGAACTAAAAGAATGTGGTTACTATTGGGGTAAAACCGATAAGGATGAAAAAGAATGGAAAGAAGATAAATCACATATCAATATGTTTTGGGAAAGAAATTTTTATCCTCACGCTTCAATGATAGCTAACGACCTTTGTAAAAAAGGGTTGCTTGAACAAGGCGAATATGATATTAAAATTGATTGGTAAAAGTTTGGCAGTTTAAAATTAATTTATTATATTTGCACTCGTTAACCAATTAAACTTATATCATTATGCCACAATTTGATGTTTTTAGTCCCGATGGCTTTGCTATCAGTAGAGAAGAAATTTATCCAAGTCGAGAAGTAGCAGAACAAAAGCTACAAGAGTGGGTAAAGCGTTATGAATTTCAAGGTTACTATTCAACAAGCAACCGAGAAAGAATACCACTTGATGAACTTGCAAGTTGTTGTAATATAGTAGAAGTAATTGAATAAACTTATACGTTATGAGTTATCCAATGTATTTAGATGCTACACCAATCGTAGCAGAGAAAAAAGTTAGAAACGGAGTTACGGCTTATAAGTTTCGTAGTGGCGTTGTTGAAATCAAAGGTATGCGATATATCTTTTATTCAATGACCGATGCAATTAGAAAGTGGCGTAGAGATAACCCAATCAAATAAACTTATATGGATTTGACTGACGAAAAAGTTATTTCATTAACCGACGATTATGGTTTTGAATTTGGAAAACCATATAAGGTTATGTATGATGATAGTCGTGAAATAACCTTAGAAAACGGACAACGTTTTTTTAAAGATACGTTTCATTTGTATTTTGCTAATGGTTATTCAGAACTATTTGCAAGGGTAAAAAGTCTTGTCGATAGTAAACACGAAGAAAATCATAAATTGTGTATCGAGAACATAAAGTTAGATGTCAAGATTGACGAGAATAAAAAGAAGTATGTTGAGAATAACAAGTATATTAACCGACTTGTAAAACTTTTATAAAATAAATTTGTTATATATAGAATAAATGTTGTACATTTGCAACCTTAAAGAAATCACATTTTGTAAGTGATAATTGGTTAAACATTAATGTTGGAAAGCGTGGACTTGATAAACCCACGCTTTTTTTTGTTAAAATGTTTGGTAGAATGATTTATTCTTTTTATATTTGCAACGTTAAATCAATTAAACTTATATCATTATGAGCAAAAAATTAAAAAATGCTTTTCTAAAAAAAATTGAAAGAACCAACGAACTTTTTAACAATAGCAGTAATGCTGAAAAAAGAGTTATGGTTGCCCAAGATTGTATTGATAGAATCAAAGCAGAGTTATTAGAACCGAAAAAAGATAGAATTATTAAATTGCCTCAAAATGCATATGTAAACAAAGAAAATGTTAATAGCATTACTTGTGAGGTTTGTGCCAAAGGTGGATTGTTAGCTTCTTATGTCGGTAGAGTAAATAACTATAACGAATCTTGTTATTTAGGCACTTACGAGGATAATGTAGCACACAAAAAATTGCTTGAAATATTTACGCTTAAGCAATTAGCAATTATCGAATATGCGTTTGAAGGAAAGCAATATATTCGTTCTGTTGATATATCAAGTATTTTGTGTTCAAAATTAGATGTATTTTATATTGTCTATGAAACCGATGAAGAACGTTTGATTGCTATTTGTGAAAACATTATCAGAAATAATGGCGATTTTGTTTTGTAATTGTAAATAAACTTATCTAAAAATAATTTAAAAATAACCTATCAAAAGTTTGGTAGGTTATTTTATTTGTCTATCTTTGTCCTCGGAAACCAATTAAACTTATATCAAAATGGAAGTTACATTAAATTACTTTGCACCCGCAAACAAATCAGTTGTTACTGAAAGTGGTTTTAGATATTTAGATACTAAACCCGAATTTAAACGTAATGAAACACTTGTTGCTGAAAACGACATAGACTTATTTGAACAATTCTACAAAAAGAATAATCAGTTACGTTATTGCAACGGACACTATTACGATTTTGCTGACGAACAAATAAAAACAAAATACAAAGAATGGTTGCAGTCTGACGATTACAAAGCCAAGTCTTTCAACTTGTATTATGGTAATGGTATTGTAGACTAAATAAACTTATATGGAATTAGAATTTAGAACCAAAGAGGGTGTGTTGGTTGCCAAACTTAAAGGCAAATCAGCGTTGTATCAGTACCAAAAAGTTGTTGAAAGCTATAACTTTAGTATTGAACGCAAAAGCCTTAAAAAAAGCAAAGAACCCGAATATAAATCATATTTGGTTATGACTTGCAAAGTGGAAAGTATCTTAACTTATGGCGAAATGGAAATATGGTTAGCCAAAGGCGACTATATTAAAATCACATAAACTTATATGGAAAATGTATTATATATAACACTCGAGCAAGACTTAATTCGATTGGAAAACCAATTGAAAAGTTTGGATAGCCTTATTGATATGGATAAGTTTAAAGCGTATGGTAGATATGCACACGTTTACGAAAGAAACTATGTTGGTTTCGATAAGAAACGTAGCCGTACCATAGCAAGAAAAACTATGCGAAATGTAGTTAGAAGCATTAAATCAATCAATAAGAAAATCAAACTTAATAAAGATATTACAACGTTACAACGAACGTTGGAGTTAGGGTTTAGAGCAGTTGAAATGCAAATGCTATTCACATAACCTTATGTACACATTTGCGTCTATGCGCGAAATAAATTTGTATATGTCAAATATTGTTGTATCTTTGCACTCAATAATCAATTAAACTTATATCACAATGGCAAAATTAAAAAAATTTACTTATCACAAATCACATTCATTTGTTGACGTTGAAACTGGGCAAAAAATTACATTTGCAACACAATTATACCAAATAGGTGTTTATGGTATAATGAATAACAATTCATCAATGCAAGGCAACTATGAACCTAAAGATATTGTGAAAGCAGAAAAAAACTTTGTTAAATTACAAGAGCAAGATATCATCAAAGATTTAGTTTTTGGTACACCTATTACGGTTGCACAAATTGATGGTTTTTGGAAAGAAGTATAACCCTATGTACACATTTGTGTCATGCGCTCCCGAGGGAGCGCATATCAAACCAAATAAACTTATATGAAACTATTAGTAAACCTTACAAACGTACATCGAGATGAACAAGCGATTTTAAAGAACTATCTTGAAGATAATTGTTGGCAAGTAGAAGAACTTACCCAAGAAGAATTAAAAGGTGTTACGTTGCTTTTAAATCACGATATGGATAAATTGCCAATAGATAGATTTAGTGAACTATCTTATGACCAACTATCTGAAGTAAAACGTAAACTAAACAAATAAACTTATCCGTTTGGTCCGCGCGATATAGGTATTGCACATGCGCGTATGTGTGTAAACGCGTGGGCGCGTATGTATGCGCGTTATGTGTGGGTGCGCGTGTAGTATAATAAATTTATTTTATATATGCAAACATTTATACAAAAAAAGTTATTAACACTACAAAACAAAATTGTTAATAACTTTTCAGATAAGTTTATGTAAAAAAATTTTGTGGATAAACTTATTTGACTAAATTTGCAGTGTTCAAAGTGAACAAAGAAAATCAATTTTAACGTAAAATTCTTACAAAAATGGAAAACACAAAAACAACTTTACAAAACGCATTACTTTTGGTAACAGCTAAAAAAATTAAAAATAATCATTTTGTTGGTGTTCGTGATTATGTAAACAAGCAAGGCGAAAAAAGTAACTATCTTATCAATTCAGGTGTTAGTTATTTAAAAATCTTAAACGATGATTTACAAAGTTTAACCGAGAACAAAAAAGATATTATTGAAACTTTGCAAAAGTCTTATCCTATCGAGTTAATAAATACCGCTTTTGATAATGTTTTAACATCATTAAACAAGCGTTTAAGCGATGAAACGACAAAAGAACAATTAAGAGCCGAAGGAGATAAAACCATAGCTCAAAGTGATGCTCAAATTGATGCTTATATCAATTTAGCAACAGGTGTTAAATTACACAAAGATAGCTTGAAAATTCACGTTTACGGCTTAGTAGTTAGAAAAACTATCTTACAAGCTATCGAGTACAAAAAAGTTAATTCACGTGATTTAACAATTGTACAAAACAAAATTAAAAAGTTAGCCGAATTTAAACAAGATAGCTATCGAACTTTTATATTTGATAAAGCCGAAGTAAAAATGCAAGGTATTACAATTTAATACTAACAAAAAATAAGCTACTTAAAAGTAGCTTTTTTTATATCAAATAAGTTTATGTAAAACGATTATAAATTAACAAATGTTAATAACTTTTTTTGTTTTTGTCAAATGTTAATAACTATGTAAATTGTTAATAACTTTATTTGCATATATCATTTATTTGACTTGACCGCAAATAAGACGTTTTAAACCACGTTTGTTGTATATGGATATAAGATACTTAAAGCTGGAGATAGTCCTGCATACCCCTCCCTGGACGTATATCCTGGCGTTACCCCCCTCCCTCCGTACCCCCATTTTTGGGCTGACCACGGGGCATGATGCTGTGTGCGAAATTTTTCCTGGAAATTTTTTTGGGTTTTAAAAGTAGACCCTTGTTACCGAAAAAATTTTTCTGGGGAATTTTTCGGTTAAAATATTATAAAGCGATTATAGATGCCATAACTGATGACACAAAAAAACAAAACCTTATTGAAAGTATTATGTATGGTAATATGTTACCATATTTTGTTAGAGATGGTGTTATAACTATAGATACACCTGAAAAATTTAAAAATTTTAAATATAGTTTATTTGAAAGGGGGAATGGTAAATCTTTTGTTTATAAACCTGAGTTATTAAAATTTGTTGATTCTCAAGGTTATGAAATATCTGATTTATTAACTAAACAACCAACTTTGTTTAAATATCTAGGTGATAAATTATATGAACTTAGTAACTATGATATGTCTGATATTATTTCAAGAAATCCTAAAGTGTTAAATTACATTCCTGAAGAACGTATTGATAAAATGAATGAATATAATATTTACTCAACAATTTACAAAAACCCAAAATTAGCACCGTTGTTGGCAAATAGAATCAATATAACTTATATAATTGATTTGTTTAAAAATGTACCTAAAGCCATTCCACAAATGCCTGACAATATTGTTAAACAGTTAGACAAATATGATATGATTAGTATCCTTTCTTACGACCAAAGAAACAAAAAAGAACAATTCAAATACTTGGAACCTATAATTGACGCTAACATGCCAGAAGATAAGGAATATATTTTATCTCGTATATAAATTTGCATGATAAGATTTTTATTGGTATATTTGTATTCTAAAAATCTATAATATGGCAAAAAAAGTAAAAGAACCCGTTTTTTCTGACCGTGGTGAACCTACGTGGCGATTGTTATCTGAATATTTTTCACCACAACTTAAAGGGTTGATTGAAGATTATCAAAAGGACAAATACAAAGCTAGGGTGTTGTTTTTTAACAGAGGTGGTAACACCAACAACCACACACAAAATAGAGAGGTTTTGTTTGAATACCCTAACGGTGATTTCAAAATTTGCAAGTTTACAAAGAAGTATGGTATTTCCAAAACTGGGATAATGTACAATCATGAAACCATGACCAATCAATTTTTATATGTCAAGAAAAAGTTTTACATAAAAAATGGTAGCAGCTTTACAGTTCCGACTCATTCATATTTAAAATACAATCATAATCAGTATTCTAGTGAAGCTTTTGTTTTTCTTAAAGAAAGATTTGGATGGGTACGAAATATCCTAGAATCCACCAACGGTTACAGTATTTCATTGAACACCATAGTGACTGATAAGTTATTTAACGAAAAGAAAATACTTAAAAAAATCTTTAAAGCGCCATGGCCCGTTATTGAGCTTATTACCAAACCCAACCCTCAAGAATATTCTTTTTATGACAAAGTAAAAATTTGGAAGGAGATGCGTCAGTATCTTATAAACCTTGACAATTTAAAATCTGAAATGTATAACAGTCATTATTTTATCGATACATGCAAAATGGCCAAGACGTTAAATAAAAGAGTTAACTGTTCTTGGAGTCTTAGACGATTAAAAGAAGAACACGATGAATGGGCCAAAGAGATTTCTTATATTGTATTGGAGTCACAACCTTTGACGAATTTAAAAGTTAAACAAATATATTTGGATTTTGCTAGCTACAGTGGGTATGAAATTCTTACAACCAACCACGATATCGTTCGTGAAGGTATTAAACAACATCATTGTGTTGCTACATACATAAGCACCGTAGACAATGGTCGTTGTGGGATATACAGAGTTGGTGACTATACTTTGGAGTTGGTACATGGAAACGATTGGAGAATACCTGCAAAAGATAAACCCAAATACCAAACATTGTATGTTGGTCAATTAAGAGGTGTATGTAATCATGACGCTCCTAAAGAATTAAAAGCTGAAGTTGATGGGTGGATTCAAAAATTTATGATTGATAAAGACATGGAAGGTTATGATATAGAAATTGAAGAGGATGTAACAGATATTTTTAAATTTGACCCTCTATTACCATTCTAAAACAAACAAAGGGACTTATGGTCCCTTTTTTATAGCATCATATCTTCTTCTAGTGATTGTTCAGCGTCATATGCTTTGGCTTTATAGTCGTTAAGTATTTCCATAAACGGACTTCTTCTCAATACTTTAAACACTAGGTTTTCCATTGAGTATTCTCCACCACCTTCTAGACCACTGGTTCTATAGTTTTTAATTTTTTTACCTAGAGCTTCTGCTTTTTCGATAGCTGCTGCATAATCTTGATTGTTGTAATCTTTTCTGATTTCTTTTAGCTTTGCAACAAACTTTAGCGCTTTGTTTCTAATAACGTTTTTATTGATTCTAAGCTCTTCTTTTGATGGTTTTAATATCCACTTGTCATTTTTAATACTATAGACTGCTGTAGCGTGTAATTTGCTTTTAGAGTCTTGTGCGTATATCTCCACTGGGAATTTATGGATTATGATATTGTGTTTAAGATTCCATAGGTTTTTTTGAGCGTCGAAGAATTTTTGTATTAATTCATCATTACCTTCTATTTGTCCGAAATCTAGTACTATGTGTAAATCCACGTCAGAGAATTTTGACCAATTGTAGTTGGCTAGGCTGCCAGTAAAGACTATGTCTTTGATTTTTACGTTTGATGGTAACTCAAGACCTTCAAAGAAGTCTGTCGCTATTGTCAATAGGGTTTCTCTGATGTCTGGGTTTAATTTTTCATCGGTCCAGAATTCAGAGTTTAGTGTAGATTTAATTTCAAAACTGTTGATTACATCTTGTGGTATTTTGATTTCGCTGTTGATAGTTGCTGGAAGAGCTTTGGCTATTTCATCGATTTCATCCAATTGAGTTGTAGCTGGTTTTGAATAATTTTCTATAATGATATTTTTGCGCAAAAATAATTTCATTCTTAATTTTTATTATAAATATTTGCTTTTTTGATTAAAATTTGTATATTTGACAAAAAGCAATATATGAAAGAAAATTATTTGATTGACAAAACAAATTTTTGTGGCAAGTGTCCTGAGTGTGACCATGATTGGGATGGTGGTTTAAATAGAGATAACAACCCAACTAGTAAACTAGTACGACTTGAAAGTTCCGATGGTGATTCATGGAGTTTTGGTCAAAAGGTTCATTATCAATGTCCTAACTGCAATGTTGCGTGGGATTCTGAAACTGGTGACCGTACTGAAAAATTCAAAGGTATGTTAGCTGATGATGTCAAGATGAAAGAGCTTATTGAAAAATTAAGAAAAGGGACTAATAATTAGTCCGTTTTTTTTGGTGGTCTTTTGTTGGTGGGTTTCTTGGGTTTAAGAATCGCAGCTATTTTGGCTTTTGGGTGTATTTTCTTTGGTGCGTTTGGGTCCTTTTTCTTTTTTACTTTTTTGTATTTTTTAACTTCGAAGATTCTTTCCCCAGTTTCTTTTAATTTGATGTTATAGGGCTCTTCTGATAGCAAACTAAGGTCTAACCCCCATTTATATTTTGAGCGCGTCTTATGTAGTTTAAATGACTCTACGATGTGTTCTTGGATTTGTTCTGGGGTCCATTTGTTAACTTTTGCCAATTGTGCAAAACAAATTTTTTCTTTTCCGATGGCTATTGCTCGGCCGATGTGTTTCACACTATGACATGTTGGACATAAGCTAATAAGACCAGCAAGTTTTTGAATATGATTTTCGTCATCGTATTCCCATATTTCGTGACATTCTACGTTGTGTCTGTATCCTTGTTTCTTACCAGTGTCACCACATATTTCACACACATTACCAGCGGCCTCGTATGATAATTTTCTAATCTTGTCCCATTGTTCGGTTGTTAGGGTACTTCTTACGTTGCTATAGTGGCAAGTTGTCGGAACTAGTTCTACTAGTAATTTTGGTTTAGATTTTGCACACATGAAAGTATTGTTTGTAATCTTTTCTTTTTATTAGGTAACCGTGTGTTTCGCTTCCAATATCTCCAGCGTTATAAAACTTTGGGAAATCGTTGGTTTCGATAAGATTTTTAAGTATGTCTGATTTGATGAACCATAGTTCATCCAAGTACAGGAAATAAGTTACAAACCATTCGGCTTGTGTAACGCTTATACCTGATGCTTTACCTCTTGATTCGAATTCAACAAATATGTTTCCAGTGTCGAATAGTGGTGCACATTTTACGTCAGTTTTAACTTCGTAGGTTACTTCTTTATTATTTTTTAACATTTTAATGTCGTAACGATTATCATCGTTGGAATCAACAAAAGATAATCCTTTGGTAGTCAGGTATTCAACAAGACTTTGTTCGCCTTCGTTACCTAAAATTAGGTCTGTTTTAAAGTTTAAATTTGCCATGTATAAATATACTAAATTAAACTCAAACAGTCAAGTGGTTACAACCCAAAATATTCATCCAAAAGATTTTCAGCGGTTTGATATTCCATATCGAAAACAATTTTTAATGAATAGTTAAGATGTACTTTAATTTTTTTGTAGACGTTTTTATCGTTAAGATAGAATATAAAACCACCATCAGTAACGATTGCGCGTTTAAATCTATCTCTATCTTTCATTCTCATAACTGGATAATTTGTTTTGAGAAAGTTTAGCGCCATGTCTTTATCTTTTTGTGTTAACATATTTTTTTTACTATAAATATTTGTAGATTGGATAATTATTCGTATCTTTGCAAAAAATAAATTGAAGTGAGATTGGATAATTATATTTATTTGACCATATGTGAAGAATCGATTAAGTTATTTAAAAAAAGTAATTTCTCAACATATACGAACTATTGTAGAACATTTCATTTATCTATGACCAGTGGTGATTTAAGTAGTCGTGAGAATGGTGATTTGTTGAAACTGTTAGATATTTTAGATTTGATATATGGGTTGGATGACAACACTGGTTTTAGGTACATAAATGAATTTTTTGGTTCGGATAGAATTATGGATTTTGAGTTGTATGTTAAGCAGATGTTAGAGTATTTTCCTATGGCGTTCAATTAGTACAATGGTTTAACTTGTATAATACCTTTTTTATATTCTTCTTTTTTAATATCTAGATATTCAATTAGAAGTTCTTTTAGGTAAACAACGGTATAAGGTGGGCAGAAAATATCTTTCAATAGTGCTAAACCTTTGTTAGTGGCAGCTGTTTGGCTTCGTTCTTGACCACATACATAGAGATAAACAATTGGATGGTCGTTTGGAAACTCGTTGGTTAAAAATCTATAAATAATTCTGGTATCAGACATTGATATTTTGGGTTATGTTTAGTATATTTATAATTATAACAATAAAAAAAAATTAAGTAAATGGCATTAGAAGTAAATGGCACAAACATCGAAGATGTTTTAAAGGAAAAATCAGTAACAGTATTAGATTTCTGGGCACCATGGTGTGGTCCGTGTAGAATGTTGGTACCAGTAATAGATACATTAGCTAAAGAATATGAAGGTAAAGATGTTACGATAGCAAAAGTTAACGTTGAAGAAAATCAGGAATTGGCGGTAAAATATGCTGTTAGAGGTATTCCAACGGTTCTTATTTTCAAAAACGGAGAAGTAGTGGAAAGAAAAGTGGGTGTGGAACCTAAAGGAAATTATGAAACAGCAATTAATGCTTTGTTAAATTAAGTATTATTTTAGGTTTTTAGAAAGAAAAGGTCCACATTGTGGGCCTTTTTTTATTAGTTAGATATTTATAGTTATGAGTACAAAATTAATTATAACAGAAGCACAATACAACAGACTACAGCAACGTTTGGTGGAAACCGCGTTCACTAGTATGGTTAGAAGGATGAAAGAAGATTTGGACGCAAACTACACGCCAACTGAAAACTATGTTCGCGAAGGTGGTGAATACGATGCTATGCCAATGTTTAAACTAAATTTAGATGAAGAGCTTATATCTCCAAGAGCATTGTATGAGTATATGAAAAACAAATACAATATGGGTGAAGAATTCACTCAACAAGTAATCAGAGATTGGGTTGATGGGACAATAACCGACAACTTTATGTTATCTAAAAACGTACCGCTTAAATAAATGCTGTATGGACCTGAAGAAAAAAATACGTAAAGTTCTAAGAGAAAACTATGGGAACTTTGATTCGTACTTAGAACATAAGTATGAAGACGTATTGATTGAAAATTTGGTTTCAGGAACGACTAAAATAAGACAAGCTTGGGTAACTTATAACCAAGTCATTTTAGAACTTAAAAACAGCTTAAAAAACATGCTTAAGGTTAAAGAATTACAATATAAACTAACCGATAATTCTAACCCTAACGATGTCTGTATTGAAGTCATATCTGACATCAAAGATAAATCACCTGAGCTTCAAAGACTTTATGAAAAGATAAAAAATTTGTAAATATTTTTTTATCGTTATATATCTGATTACCAGTAAATCAAACACTTGTTAGTTAAAATTTAATGTCCAATCTGACGATTCGCGATATTTATCATTAAATAACGATTGATTAAAATTTACTGATTATGGATGTTAAAAAATTTCTTTTAAAAGATAATAAAACAAGAAAAACAACCTTAGATAAAGCGTATTACAAACACATAAATTGCATGTTAGATACGTTAAATGAGGATGAAGAAATGAGATGGGATACATATAATTTAATAGTAGAAAATTTAGTCAAGCAAGGTGGGAAAAACGTTTTACAAGAAATTAAATATAGGATTACAGATGGTGAGAATCCAAATGAAGTGATTTTAGATATAGCTAACAGAGAGTCAGACAATTTAGATGGGGTTGTTTGGTTTTTAAAAAAAAGACTTGAAGAGTACTTAGAAGAAGATTTTTTTAAAAGATTCTTATAAAACCTATTGCCTTATTCATTTTATTTTTGTATCTTTGTCCATAAAACAAGTTTATGAAAAAAAACAGTATTACAGATAGAATTGTATTTTTAGCGGAACTATTCGATGTGTTCGAATCTACTGAAGAAGTATTAGTAGATGCAAAACTTGCAGCGATTAACTCTGAAGGTTATGATGCTGACATTGTATCAAACGGTTATGGATTATTAGCAATTGTTTCTAGCAAAGGTAACGAAAAAGAAAGAACTCTTAAAAAAATTAGTGTTTGTTCTAAAGTATTTAGTGAAATGATAGCTGCTGACCCAACTGAAAATAAAATCTATTTGCAATGGATGTTGAATTTATTTTCTCGTTTGTTAAAGAGCGATAAACCTAATTCAAGAGATATGGCGGTTCGTTTTGTAAGTGAAGATTTACCACAAGCCAACAAATATTTGACTTTGTTTGAGGATAACAAAAGAAAACGAAAATTCAAAGATTTATGTTTGGCCAGTTATAGCCTTAAAGGAATAACAGACCCAACAAATATTAATCAATATAAATCTTTGTCTCAGTTGTTTGACGCTGTTGACCCGTTTATTGAAAAAGATAGTTCAGCGATTGAGCGAACGTTACAAAAATTTGTTGACGCTGGTCAAGCTGTTATTCCAGTTAGAGATAGAAAGTTTACGCTGTATATCCCTAAAACAACTGAAGCTAGTGTAGTGTTTGCGAATTTCGCAAACTGGTGTACCGCCAGAGAAGGAAATGGTATGTTTAAATCATATACTAACGGACATAGAAAACCTAACGGGAAGAAATCAGATATTTATATCATAATTCCTAATCAGTTTTTTGAGGGTAAAACCAAGGAGTTATTTCAGATTCATTTTGAAACCAATCAGTTAAAAGACAGACAAAATGGACAGAACGTTAGCATTTTTGAAAATGTGATTAGTGAGAGTGAAGGTATCACTAACTATTTCCATGACGAGTTGTTGGAAATGGCCAAGGGATATAAAGGTGGTATTGATTCGAACAAATACTTAGATTACTTGATGCAATTTGGTTTTGCAGAGAGTTTATTTGAGTTGTTGGATGATAAGTTGCCTACGATTAGGTTTATGAACAAAGAGATTAGAAAGTTACCTAATATTTCTAAGTTTAAAAAACTAGACCAACTTATAATCACCAACGCAAAATTGGGTGAAATACATCCGTCTATAGGTAATTTAGCTACGTTGAATATGTTGGCATTGACCAACAACCAACTTAAAGTGTTACCTAAAGAAATAGGTTATTTAAAAAATTTAGAGTTTTTAAACATCAAAGGCAACAAAGATATTGAGATTCCAGAAGAAATAACCATGCTTGATAAAAGTAATGGTGGGTCGTTATTTAGAATTGTCGTTAATGTAGAAGATATAGGAGAAACAAAGTATAACAAATTAAAGGAGTTGTTACCAACAACCAATTTTAATTAAAAATATAAGGCTCCTGTTGTGGGAGCCTTTTTTATTACATATAACACAAAAAAACAAATGTTATGAAATGGATTAGAAACAACAAGGTAATTGAAGAAGATTTAGTGGATTATTTACAAAATTTGTTCGATGAACAAATGGAAAAAAACCGTACACTTAAAGTATCTATTGGTACTGACTCACAAAAAATCAAAGGCACGCTTTATAAGTTTGCTACGGTAATTCTTATTACCGCAACTGAAGATTTGGGTGGTGGCGTTATTTGGGGTCGTGGTGGTATGATAGTATCAGCTACTTACAACCATGATTTCATGAAAAAAGATTCTGACGGTAGAAAAAGAGACAAGGAATTGGTTAACGAGAGAATGGTATTCGAGGTAGGTAAATCTATCGAGGTTGCCACTAAAATCGCTGAGTTGTTAGATGTATATGAAATTCCATTGGAGATTCACGCGGATATCAACCCAGACCCAAGACACGATTCTAATAAAGCGTTACAATCTGCTGTTGGTTACATTTTAGGTATGGGTTACGATTTCAAAATAAAACCTGAAGCATGGGCTGCTTCAACGGCTGCTGATAGAAAATGTTAACATATGAGTAATAATTTTAAAGTAAGTTATTTAACCACCCTACCAAAAGTTGTAAACGCTCTAGGGTCATAATCCAAGGGAATGATATAAAAACCTATAAGTGTTAAATAAAATAAAAGGTTTGATAAATTAAAATTTTTATTGCTTTTTTAAATATTTATAAGTATATTTGTAAAAAATTAACCTATGAAAAAATTTGCATTAAAAACAAAAGATGGTGAGACAATTAATACGGTTTCAGCCAAAACTTTGATTGAGGCCGCTGAATTATTTGCTAAAATTAAAAATTTAAAAACTGAAGCGTTATTAGAAATTTACGATGTAGATATTTTTATTAGATAAAAATTGGTTTTTTTGGTATGTTTGATATATTTATTTATAAATAAGATTTTAATAAAAACTTAAAGACATGTCAAACTTAACTAAAAAAACAGTTAAAATCAAAGAATCTCACCTTGTTGATTTAATCGACAACATTGTAAATGAAGCAGTTGCAGTAAAAAAACAAGAATGGCTTAATGAGCAAGCTCAGAAAAGTAAAAAAGCTAACTCTCTATTTGAAAACAGAATTGCTGCATTAGAGAAAAAATTGGTACAATTAACTGAAGGTAGAAAGTAATTTCGAACTAGAAAATATTAAAGACTAAGGTGATTGAATAATCACCTTAGTCTTTTATTTTTTTATGATAACGAGATATTTATTTATAAATGTTTCAAATCATGGAAAAATTAATACAAAAATTAAAAAGAGAAACCACACCTCTTACTTCAAGTGTGGACCGTGACGAATATATTGAAGCCAGTGAAACAGCGTTTGATTGTAAATTCGATGGAATCTCAAAATTTTACCCGTGGAAAGTTCCAACCAAATTACCAACAAAATTCAAGTTGGGTGTAATCGTTGGTTCCAGTGGTTCTGGTAAATCAACACTTCTTAAAAATTTTGGTGTTGAAGAAACACCAACATGGGACCCAAACAAATCCATAGTATCGCATTTTGAATCACCAGATGATGGTATAAATAAACTAACCGCTGTTGGTTTAAACACAATACCTTCTTGGTATAAACCTTACCATGTGTTGTCTAACGGTGAGAAGTTTAGAGCTGATTTAGCTCGTAAATTAAAATCCAATTGTGTTATTGATGAATACACCAGTGTGGTTGATAGAAACGTGGCTAAAGCGGCCAGTGTTGCTTTGTCAAGATATATAGATAAAAACGGTTTGGAGAATGTGGTTATATCCACATGTCATTCTGATATTATAGATTGGTTAGAACCAGATTGGGTTATCAATACAGATACAGGTGAATTACTTCACGGTTTTTTTTTGTCCGACCAGAAATCACTCTCAAAATATATCGCACAACAAATGATAGTTGGCGAATGTTTAAAGACCATCACTATTTAGACGGAAACGTAAACAAAGCTTCTAGATGCTACATTGGTGTTTGGGGTGACCAAGTAGTTAGTTTTTTCGCTAGTATATCAATGCCTAGCGGTACTTTAAAAAATGCATGGAGAGGACACAGGAATGTTGTATTACCAGATTTTCAAGGGATGGGTATTGGTGTTAGATTTTCTACTGCTATCGCACAGCATCATATTGACCAAGGTTACAGATATTTTTCAAGGACTGCTCACCCTAGATTGGGTGCTTTCTGGGAGAATTCACCACTTTGGAAACCTACCAGCAAAAATAAAAAATTAAGAAAAGATGTAAGTTCTGCCAACACATACAAAGACCATGTTTACGATAATAAAAGGTTGTGTTTTAGTTATGAATATATTGGTAAAAAAGATGACCCATTATAGGTTTTTTATTTGTTTAAATTCTCTTTTATGAGACGTTTAATTAATATTTTGTTGTTCTCGTTTATTTCAGTTGTTTTAAATTCTTTAGAAGGGTTATTTTCCATTTTTTCAAGTCTATCGTAGTAATCTGGAAATTCTGACAAATGGTCCATAGCTATTTCTCTAGCTTTTTCTTTATTATCAGTATGTTCTAACTCAACCTCAATACCTTTTTTTAATTGAGCTTCAATATCAGAAACTGATACTTTGAATTTATTTGCGATGTCTTGTGGTGTCATTTTATCTGCTTTACCACCTTTGATTGTATTTTTCATAATATATTTATTTTATTGTTTTCTCAAATCAAATTTGAAATTAATAACGGCTAACAAAGCTGTGCAAACGGTTGTTACTGCTACCATTATATCAAACGCTAAACTTAAATTTAATGATGCGGCTTCTTTACCTATGTTGGTTATCCAATTTATTATTTGTTTTATATCACCATTTTGAATTATTGTTTCTTTAAAATTTTTAAACAATTGAAGCAACCCTTGAACCCCTGTGAAAAGTACTGCACCATCTTTAATAAACTGAATACCTAATTTAAGTATTTTATCAAATACATTTATTTTAATGTAAGTCATTAAACATGCAAGACCAAATTTAGCTAGAAAACCTGTCCAACCGTTACCGTTTATTTCGTCAGTTACAATTCTTTTTAATTTGTTTAACATATTTACCATTCCTTCGGTAAAGTTAACTATATTAGGTAATTTTTCAGTTATATAGGTAATTACAGATTGAGCATCATTTGTTAAATCTGTACATATTTTATTTAACCCTCTATTGGCTTTAACCATATTTTCTGGTGATAAAATTAAATTTTTAAATAATATTACAATATCTTTAGTTGATTTAACGGTATCAATAGCTTTTACAACATATTCTTTACCTTTTTCAATCTGACCAACTAAATAGCTGTTAGCTGATTGTAAAACACCTTGTATTGATAAAGCTTCGTCAATTATTTGTTTTCTAAGTTCAAAAGAATAATACTCAAACAATGGTGTCTGAATACCCAAAACATGTTTTATATACTCGCTATTTTGTATCAATGACATAGAGTGCTCATTCAATAGCAATTTTCTATCGTTTAAGGCAATTTCTTCTCTTAGTAGTGTTCTTGTATTATTCATAAATTTCAGGATGTATACGACCCCATTTTCTTATTATAACTCCAGCAACTGAGTTAGCTTCATTTTCTATGTCACTACCGTCTTGACCATCTTTACTGGCATCTGTTATTCTTCCTTCTAGATTTTGTTTGTGGTGTGTTAATTCATGAGCAATTGAACGACATACGTCTATAATAGCTCTATTTTTAACATATATCTTCATACGTTTTTCACCGTTGTTGTAATATGCGGTTGTTCTAAGGTCTGGTGTTCTTTCAAAAGCCAATTCAACTTTAATATCATCATCAATATCTAAATATTTTTTAGCAAAATTAACAAAATCAGCAACATCCAAAATATCTTCTTTATGTTTGGTTAGCAAACGTTCGTTAATATTTTCTTTTTTTGGTGTGTTATCATGACCACATTTATGACAAACGTACAAATCTTTTTTGTCTGATTCAGACTCTTTCCAATGCCAATCACATTTTTTACATGTGATTGTTTTATCAATGGCTTCTCGCAATAATTGTTTTATCATTTGTTTCATAACAATAAATATTCTCTAAAACAAAAAAACCCACTTTCGTGGGTTTTATATTATTTTTTTGGTTTGGGTGTTTTTGGTTGTTTTACAATCAATGTATCGTTATCTTTATCATAAACGATATTGATGGTTTGTCCTTCGACAATATGGTCAGCCAAAATTTCATCAGCCACCGTATCTTCTACATAATGTTGAAGTGTTCTGGTAAGAGGTCTAGCTCCGTATTCTTCATCGTATCCATGTTCTGCCAAGAAATCTAACGCTGCTTGTTCAATGGTTAAATCGTAACCCATTTCAACAACTCTTTTTCTAAGTTTTTCAAACTCAACGTTGATGATTTCGTGGATGTCTTCGCGTTTAAGGCTGTTGAAGATAATTGCTTCATCGATACGGTTTAAGAACTCTGGTTTGAATTTCTTTTTAAGAGCTTTTTCGATAATAGCGCGCGCTTTGTTTTCTTCATTTAACATTCCGTTTGGTGTCTCAAGACCCATTGTCTTACCAAATGAGTTTGCTTCTTTAACACCAATGTTAGATGTCATGATAATAAGAGCATTTTTGAAATTAACTTTACGACCTAATCCGTCAGTCAAATGACCTTCATCTAGCATTTGTAATAACAAGTTGAATACATCTTCATGAGCTTTTTCAATCTCATCAAACAAAACAACACAGTGTGGTTTTCTACGAACTTTCTCAGTCAATTGACCACCTTGTTCATACCCAACATATCCAGGAGGTGGACCAACCAATCTCGACACAGAGAATTTCTCCATATACTCAGACATATCGATTCTAAACAATGAATCAGCATCACCAAATACTTCTTCTGCTAACAATTTAGCCAACATCGTATTATGTGATAAAATACCATTGGTATAATATCGTCTATTGGAACCTTCTTTTAGTTCAAGGTCATACATTACTTCTTCATAACCTAAATTCGTAAGTTCAACAACTTCAGATTCTGTTAGATTACCGTTATCATCAGACACCATAACAAACGAACCTATTTCTAAATTTTTAACAAATATTTCGGTTAAACCAATTGGTTCAAAAGTAGTTTCATGGTATTCACTAACGAATACAATATGATTATCAGCACATTTAAGTTCTTTACCGTCTTTTAATTTTAGATGATATACTTCATACGGTATTGTTTCGTGTAATGCCTCTATGTCAACAAAACCATCATCAGTTAAAACTTCATAATCAGATATTTTGGTTGTTTTAGTAATCTTTTTTAAAGACTCTAATTCGTGTTTATCAAATAATAAAACATTATCTGATTTATCAACTCTTTTTTTAATTTCTTCCATTCTATTTAATGGTTTATCTTTAACCAAAGAATATCTGTAATACACTTTTCCAGTATCAATTTTAGCAGAATATAAAACAATTGTTTTACCATCACTTAAATGTTTATCTAAGACAGCAAAGTCATCATCAGTTTCATTAACTGAAAAAACTTCTCCGTTTAGTTTACCGATAGAAAACATTGAAACATGACAATTATCGTAATTTAATAACAAACCAGCCTCATCAATAATTAATTTTATATCATTATTAGTTTTATTTTCAAAATTTAGCGTTCTGATTAGAACAGTAAATTTATATTCTGGTTTAGCAATACCACCATTTTTATCGTCATAACTAGCGTATTTTAGAATTTCACATTTAACAGTGTCATCCATGAATTTTTTTAAATCTTCCATATTTTTATTAATTAATTTTTTCGTATTTAGTTTCTACAGCTCTGAGAATATCTGAACTAACAAAACAATTATCTTTTATTGACCAGAACGATTCCATCTTTAAGAAGGGTTTATAACCACTAATTAAAACAATATATTCTTGTGTTTTCAAACCATTTGTGGTTTTTTTAGTTGTTGTTAATTTATAACAACCAGCATTAATTTCATTCATATTAATTTAATTTTTTTATTTTTAATAATTTTTTTATTTAAAAAAGCATTTAATCTTGCAAATGGTTCGTCAGAATGATAAAAATCAAAATCATTATGTTTCATTATTTTACTAGTTAAATGATAAATTTCGTGTGTTAGTGTGTTAATACATACCTTACCATTTTTAGATTGAATCAAAACATAAAGTAAATTATCATTTTCCATAAATTGACCAATAACACAACCATCTATTTTTTTTATTTCTTTATTCGATAATTTATATAGTTTTACTTTGTGGTTTTTCTTAATCTTGTCAGCCACACTAATTAAATCATCTGAAATATACAGTATAATTTTTATCTTATATAGTTTTATATTAAATTTTATTTTCATATACAAATATACTACTTTTTATTTAGAAAAGAAACACATTTATTTATTATTTCTTGTTTGTTTCCCCATCTATATTCTGAATCCCATATAACCAACACATCAAAACCTTCTTCTAAGGCAACATCTAATTTACTTTTATCCTTATTCCACATTTCTTGTGCGGTTATATTTTTCCTAAATGGGTGTGGATAATCACCAGCTTTATATTTATTTGGGTTTCCATGGAACATATCACCATGAAACTCAATTATTTTTTTATTTTTAATATCGGTAAAATCATATAACCAAACACCACCTTCTTTTTTACCTAATTTGAACTCACTATTGTGTGTTGCGAAATAAACCTTATCTTTATCACTAATATCATATATTTCTAAAATTTTATAGAACAAATCTTGAGATATTTTAGAATATCCAATAACCATATTACCATTAGTTAATAATGAATTTAACCATTTATTTTGTCTTTCAGTAAATCTTTTTTTACCTTCTTCTTCACCATATTTTTGAATACATATAGCTAAACTAAAAGTTGTTTGTTGTTCAGTTACTTTTAGTTTAGCTTGTTGATAATTAAAACCTTTCTCAACCCAATACTCAATATTTGATGGTATTAGTCTTTTTTCAAAATCAACTTGTTTCGCAGCTTCAGTTTGGTTTTTACTAATAATATCTTTTGCCTCATTTTCAGAATACCCCTTATTAACCCAGAATTCAGAATTTGTTGGTGTTAAACAAATACGTTTTATTTCTTCTTCGGTGTAACCTTTATCAGCTAACATTTTTTTAGATTTACCATGATAAGTTTTAACACATTTAGATGATTTTTGTTGTTGTTTAGAAATTTCGTTAATAGCTTCTTCTTTAGTGTAACCTTTATTAATCCAATACTCTTCACATAAACGGTTCCTTTGTTTTAATTCTTTATTACGTTTATCCAACTCAATCAAAGCGTCTTTATCATTCCAACCACGTTCAATGAAATACTCTATATTACCCCATTTCTTAGTTTTAAAACCGTAATTTTTCACCAACCAACCACGCATCAACGATAATGAAACAACACCTTCTTGTTCTTTTAATTTAACCATCAGTGATTCTATTTCTTTTTTAATTGTTTCGTTATCGTAGCGTATGTTTTTATCTAATTTTAAGACTTGGTTTTTTAAACTTTCCAAATCTGTAAAAACTTCATTTATTTCTTTAATACCTTTACTCGTTTTTATTTTCATAATATCTATTTTATAATAAATATCATGAAGTTTTAAAAAGTTCGGACTAATTGGTGTCGGGTACGATATTTTTTATGTTAATAATTTTAATCTCACCAGTTACTTTATTTCTGACTATTATTTCTGTATCACCACAAATACATTTACCAACTCCAGTAGGACCTAAGAAGATGAACGAACCAACTGGTTTGTTTTTATCTTTGATACCGATACGGTTACGTTTGATGGCTTTAACTACTTTAGATACAGCTACGTCTTGACCGATAACTTTACCCATAAGAGCTTTGTCCATGTTAAGTAATTTTTTGGTTTCTTGTGTTGAAATTTTATTAAGTGGGATTCCAGTCATCATAGAAACAACTTCTGAAATCAAGTCAACACCAACTTCCGTAATATTAGATTCTAATTCTTCTTGCCATTTAGCGTTGGCTTCTTTTAATTTGTCATCTAATTCTTTTTCTTTATCTCTTAACTTGGCCGCCTCTTCGTATTGTTGTTTTTTAACAACTTCATTTTTTTGAACTTGGATTTCACTAATTTGAGATTCTAAAGTCTTGACATTTTCTGGTTTTTCAACACTAACGTTTGTGGTGGCGCCAGCTTCATCCAATACATCGATGGCTTTGTCTGGCATAGCTCTATCCATTATGTATCTAGAAGATAGTTTAACACACTCGTCAATAGCTTCTTCAGTATATTTTACTCTGTGATGTTTTTCGTATTTTTCTTTGATATTCATCAAAATAGTTTTGGTTTGCTCTAGAGTAGGTTCCTCAACAAGAACTTGTTGGAAACGTCTAGTAAGCGCACCATCTTTTTCAATGTTTTCGCGGTATTCATCTAGTGTTGTTGCTCCGATGATTTGTATTTCACCTCTGGCCAAAGCTGGTTTAAAGATGTTACTAGCATCTAACGAACCTGAGGAATTCCCAGCACCAACAATTGTGTGTAACTCGTCAATAAATAACACAATATCTGGGTTGGCTTTACATTCTTCCAACACGGCTTTCATTCGTTCTTCAAACTGACCTCTATATTTTGTACCAGCAACGATACTAGCCAAATCCAAGGTAAATATTTTTTTACCAGTAAGTGTTCTAGGTGCGTTACCTTCATAGATAAGCTGTGCGAGTCCTTCTACGATGGCTGTTTTACCAACGCCTGGTTCTCCGATAAGTACTGGGTTATTTTTCTTTCTACGTGAAAGTATTTGTGAAACTCTTTTGATTTCAACTTCACGACCAACCACTGGGTCTATTTCTCCTTTTTCTACAGCTTTGGATACGTCTCTACAGAAGTTATCCAACACTGGTGTTTTTGATTTAGAGTCGTTTGGTCTGTTAGGTTTTTTTCTAAAACTGTCGTTTTCTTCGTGGTCATCACCACTAAATGCACTGTTTTTTACATCGTAATTTTCCATATCTTTTAATGTTTTTTTAAAACGGTTATACGTTATACCACTTTTAGATAACAATTCATTTATCGGTAGCTTTGCTGCTAAAATACCTAGCATAACATGTGTTGTATCAATCATATTATGATTTAACTTTTCACATTCTTTATCAAGGCTTTTGATAATTGCTTTTGTTTCATCTGAAAATGGTAACGTTTTTCTACTTGTGTTTGCAACTCTTGGGGTTAAATCGCTTTGTCTTAAATAATCAGAGACTTTATCATATAAGTCAAAGGTATCTACTTTCATTTGATTTAAAAGCCTAGTACATTCATTATCATTATCAATCATCATTGATAGGATAATATGTTCAGGTCTTATTTTAGTATCATCGAAACTTTTAGCTTCTTTGATAGCTTGATTCATAATTATTTTAACTTTAGGATAAATTTCTCTGTTCATAGTAAACGGGTTAATTTTATTTTTAGCAAAGATACTAATTTATTTTTAATAATGCAATATTGATTTATTAGATAAATATTCGTATATTTGTACAAACTATATAATGACATGACAAATACAGCACCTAAATTTAGCAAAGTTGAACTTCTGCTTAAAGATTCGGTAATTACCAAGGGTTTACCTTCAGTCACAAGATTAGAATATTTGGATTGTGGTCTTATGATTACTGGTGATTATATCATCGTAATAGTTGATGAACGAGATGACATCAACAATTCGCTAACTAGCACTGGGAAAATATATCCAATGAAAGATATTGTTTCCTATAAAACACACGCACAATAACATTTTATTAATACAAAAAGAATGATTTTAAAAAAACAAACAAAAGACAATTTGGTTAAAGCAATCTACGCATCTTCTAATATTTGCGCTTCAACCTACAACACTCAAACCAAAGATTTGGTTATTATTTTTAACAACGGTGGGCAGTACAAGTACCCTAATGTTTCTGAGACAGATTACACCAGATTTGAAATAGCAGACAGTCAAGGTGTTATTTTCAATTCTCATATCAAAAAATATGATTTTCAAAAATTAGACAAGGTTGACACAGCAGCTATCATCAAAGAAGTTAACGAGTTAAAAGACGCTGACAAACAAATCAAAGTAAATCATTACACCAAAGAAATGATTGCAAAGATGCAAGCTGTAATTGCTTACTATGAAACAACTGATAGTATAGACCCAGCATTGTACACCAAGCTAAAATCAACCATGGGTGATTACGAGAACATAACAGCTTCTGCTGGTGCCAGTGTGGTAACTGACTAATTATGTTAATTACAAATAAAACAACAGTAAAGGACGTCGAAGGATGTCCTTTTATTGGTGTTGTTGATATGCCAATGTTTATGCATATTGAAATGGATGAACATAAAATTTATAGTCCAATAGATTTTCATGAACACAGTAAAGTTGTAATGAATACTAAACCTATTAACACCAAAACATTTAGAGGTAACTATAGAGATTTGGTTGAAAACACTAGATGTAAAGGTGGTATGGTTTATTTTTACCCAACAATTGATGGTTATCTAGTGCATAGGGGTCCAGATGGTGAATATGTACGCATGGCTCAAGTAAAACTGACCAACTATCATTTTAACCAAAAGGTTTATGAGTCTGTTAGAAAAGTTTCTGAACCAGAAGTTGAAATACCACAAAAAAATTACAAATACATTTTAATTAGAAGATAATGAAAAACAAAGACTACAAACGATTAGGGTTGTTAAATTTTGAAGGTGATGTGCTTAAAGCGTATCATATTCCAACAGGTAACATTTTCCTAATTATTGATGACCAAGGACATGTTGTTGAGTCATGTACCAAAAAAGAACTTATTGAGTTTTTTGAAGGTACAAAAGAAATTACAACTAGCTACGGTAAAACCTACAACTTTACCAAAGAACACGAAAACGCTAAACCAAGTTTAGAACAAATAGACGAATATTTAAAATTACAAAAAGACGAATAAATTAAAAACATGGGAAAAACAAGAGTAATATCAGCATTAAAAGCGCAAGCGCTAGCTGATAAAGAAAAAGCATTAATGTCTTTAGACTTATTAGAAAACCAAGGTGTAGGTATTGGTGACCACACTGCTAACGATTTTTTAGCAGATGCTACAGAATCACTACGCCTTTTAGCTGACGCTGAAGATAGATTGGAAATTATTAACAAATATTTCAATGACGAAAAATAAAGTAAATCTTATTGATGATGGGTTATGGGACCATTATAGTGGATTACCAAACCCATTGTGGTATCAACACATTACAGAAATAAAAGATGAAGAAGAAGATACAAATGATAGCGCTGATACTACAGTTACTACTAGATAAAATAAAACGTAAAAGAAAAAGCCTATGGGATTTATAAACAAGTTAGACAAAGATTACACGGAACTTCTTCAAGACATTCTTGATAACGGCACCCCTAAATCTGACCGTACTGGTACAGGAACAATCTCAGTATTCGGAAGACAAATACGTCACGATATGAAAGATGGGTTTCCTTTACTTACAACCAAAAAGATGCCATTTAAAACAATCGTAACAGAACTTCTTTGGTTCTTACGAGGTGATACTTCAATAGAATATCTTTTAAAGAATGACTGTAACATTTGGAATGGAGATGCTTATAAAGCGTATCTAAAAGAATGTGAGAAATTAAATAACATAAATAAAAATAAAAAAGAATGAAAGTAAAAAAAGAAGATTTACATGAATCTGGTAGACCGTTGAGTCAGGAAGAATTTATTGAACGAATTAAAAACGATGAGGACTTTTCTAAACGTTTTGGTGATTTAGGACCTATTTATGGTTCTGGTTGGCGTAACTTTGAAGGTGTTGACCAAATAACTGAATTAATAGATGGGTTAAAAAATAACCCAGATTCTAGAAGACTTAGAGTTTCTGCTTGGCAACCACATAAACTTAAAGATATGGTGCTACCACCTTGTCACACAGATTTTCAAGTTTATACAAGAGAGTTGAGTCAAAAAGAAAGAGAAGATTTATATTGGAAAAAATATGGTTACGATTCAGTAAATATGGAAGGTAATGATTTAACTGGGATTCCAACCAGAACAATCTCTTTAATGTGGAGTCAACGTTCCGTAAACGAAAAATCTGCGGCTTAACATAGTAATATGTTTCGAAAAATTCATCTAAACGGGGAACACCTAAACAAGTTATGTTGTAGACAATCCCGTGCTAAAATTTATGATGATACCGTTTTAGGGTTACTTTTTAATTTATCTACATATTTATAATAAAAACATTATGGGATACATTTATAAAATTATTAATTTAGAAACGAACAAATACTATTTAGGTAGTACTAAAGAAATAAAAAAAAGAACTTTAAAACATTTTAACGAACTTAGAAAAAATAAACACCATTGTATTCATTTACAAAGAGCGTTTAATAAATACGGTGAAGATAATTTTAAATTAGAAATTATTTTAGAATGTGAAAATTATAAAGATAAAGAACAAGAATTATTAGATTCAATATCTTTTAATGAACTATACAATGTTTCGAAAAGTGCTAGTGGTGGTGATTTAATATCTAACCACCCAAATAAAGTTAATATAATCAAAAAAGCGATTGAAAACCTTAGAAAGGCACCTAAACAAGAACCAAGATTTAAAAGTGATAATCCTAATTGGAAAGGTGGTAAAACTTTTTGTGAATGTGGTTCTAGAATAGATAGTGTGACAAAAAAATGTATAAAATGTTTAGATAGAAGTGGTGAAAATAACCCATTTTTTAATAAACAACATTCACAAGAAACCAAAAAAATTTTAAGTGAGAAAAGAACTGGGAAATATAATGGTAACCAAGAAAAAATAGTAATCGTTAACGATGAAGAGTTTAAATCTTTATCAGAATGTGCTAGAGTTTTCAATGTTAAACCAGCAACAATTTTAAACAGAATTAAAAGTATTAATTACCCAGATTATCAATATAAATAAATGCCTAACGACTATCCCGACAGGGAGTACACTCAAGTGAGTGGAAAAGATGAAAACCCAAATATTTGGGTTGTGATATAGTCTAATCTTTATGGAAACATAAAGAAGTTCATAAGAGAACTGTGTAAGATTAACGACCTTATATGAATATAATGAGATACGTTTTTAGGGTTACCATTTAACATTGCTTCTTATGGATTGTTATTAGAAATAATAGCAAAATCAGTTAATATGGTTCCTGACCAATTGATTGGGAATTTGGGTGATGTTCATTTATATTCAAACCATATTGAACAAGCAAAAGAACAGATTGGTAGAGAATTAATATTAAATGAAAGATTTGAATTATGGGGTAATAAAGAAAATGAATATGCGATGGATACATATAATAAGTTAACATCTGATTCACATAAACATATATTTTTATCTGGTAGACACCAAGGAAGTGTTCCTGAAAGAACGAGAGAACCTTTTCCGTTACCAACACTTAAATTCAACCCTTGCCCTATAACAGGAATTGACATAGATTACCTGAGTATAGCTCAATTTGAACTAGAAAATTACCAATCACACTCAACAATTAAAGCACCTTTAAGCAACTAAATTATGTTAGAGTTCCAAAATCCAATACCAGTAATTGTAGAAGGTAACAAAGAAGGTTACGCAATATATGTGACCAACGGTGGTCAATTTGAAAATGACATTTGGTGTGTCGTCCTTTGTGATGGTGGTGATGTTAGACATTATCTTTCAGACCAACTAAAAATATATAAAAACGCAACCTTAGGTATAAAAAAAGATGAAGCATGATGAATATGGAAAATTACTAAAAGATTTAAAATATAGTGGTTGGGTATTGTTGGGTCAAGTCATAATCGCAATAGGTTTTGTCTTGTTAATGGTATTTAGTTTTAAAAATTAAATAAAAAGCTCTATTACAGAGCTTTTTTTGTTTTTATGAATATTTATTAAGAAACATAAGAATATGGCAAATTTTTCAAACATACATGACGTTATTGTGTCAGCACAAACAGCTAATTTAACAGCACACACATATACTGAAATATATGGTGGTAGCACTGGTTGTAATATAACCGTAAACGGTGTAAATATAAGCGTAGCTAGTTCATCAAATATAAGTGTTTGGGTTAAAACTGTTAGTGGTGGGTCTGGTTGTTGGTTATTAGGTACTAACCAAGATGTTTATCAAGGGTCGACTCAATTATAATAAAAACAAATAAAATTAAAAATATGAAAAAAGATTTTAAAATTAACCCAGTTGGTTTAAAAGGAAACGAAATCAATGAACGTATGAAGCAACTTATGGGTATTACACCTATCAACGAAAATGTTTCTCGTTCAGTTATTGAATTGACTAAAATGGGTCCTGACGGTAAAGCTTATGCTATTGTTAGAGAAAATCACGAATATTACATCAAAGTATCAGATAAAACTTCAAAACTTGTAACTGAAGATTTTAAATACATTGGTGGTTTGCAAAACAAAAAGAAAGAAGCTTATCCATCATACGCTAAAGCAACTAAACATTTAAACTTAACGTTTAAATCTTTGGCAGAAGCTTATGGTACAGATAGTAACATCAACGTATTTGAAGACGATGATTTGTTGAACGAAGAAAACTTTGCATCTAAACACATTGTAGACAAAAAAGGTTCTGAGTTAAAACAAGAAGCTAAAGAAGGTTCTGAGGAAGACGGATTTGGTGACAATGTTGCTAAAGGTAAAACAGCAAAAGAATTTGAAAAAGTTAAAAAAATTGATGAAGGTTGGGCTGGATTTGCTGAAATGTCAGGTAACGGATTTGTTGATGAAGGTATGTTTGGTGATGATATGGAAATGTCTGAAGAAGAACAATACATTGACAAAATGATAGAAGATAACGGTAATGATTTTTATAGAACCGATGCTGAAGACCAAATACCAAACCCACCAAGCGAATTGGAGATACCAGTTGATGAAGAATTGCGTGGAAACCAATATAAACTTGATATGAATCGTAACGGCAAACTTGATGGGGATGATTTTTCTAAATTAAGAAATGACGAAAGTTATATGGAAGAAGACATGTATGACGAAAGTTACATGGAAGAAGACATGTACGGAGAAGGTAACATGGTAAATGATGATAACATGTCGAATGATGAATTGATGAATAGATTAGACAATATGTCTGCTGCTGAATTACTTCAATTATTAGGTGATGCTGGTAGAGATTTTAAAAATGTTATTTCTCAAAAATTGTCTACTGGTATGGATAAAGCTAGAGATTATTTCAACAAACAATATCCAGATATTAATGAAGAAATGTCAGATGAAGATAAAGAATTTGCTGCTTTGGCTGAACCTAAAGATAAAATCACATACGCTGATAAAATCGCTGGTGCGACTAAAAATGACGCTATGGATGAAGCATTAACTCTTGAAGAAATAAAAGAAGCTATAGCTGATTTAAAAAAAAAACTTTAAACGAAGCTAAAAAATATACATTAAAGTTGGATAAACCTGCACCAGCAGCACCCGCTGCGCCTGCACCCGCTCCAGCTGAACCCATGACAGAACCAGCTGATGACGCTGGTTTTGGTGATTTTGGTGGTGAGGAAGAAGCTGCTCCAGCAGACGATGCACCATTTGACAAAGAACCATTTGATGCGGGTGTTGACGCTGATGAAGAAACAGACCCAAAGAAATTCATTGAACAATTGAGTGGTAAATTAGGTCAGTCATTAAGAAGCTATTCCGATGAATCTGGTCAACCAGATTTTGATTTAGAGAAGTTTGCAATAAACTCGGTGATATCTGCTACTCACACATCTGAAATGGATGAAAACGACAGAAAAGATATAATTAAGAAAATTAATAGCGCTGGTAAAGATGACGCACAAGATTCTGGTTCGGATAATCAGGATAGCACCGATTTTGGAGACGATACTCAAGGTGGACCCGATGACGGGGCTGCTGGTGATGATGATTTTGACTTTTCATCAGATGAAGAAGACCTTGGAGAAAACAGTTACCAAATTTATGAGAATGAAGATTTCTTTTTGGAAAACCCAAAAAGAATGAGCATTTTCGCACCTGAAGATAGTCCAGAGTTTATGGAAGAAAATAGACTAACTGAAGCTTGTTGGAAAGGATACAAACAAGTTGGGATGAAAGAAAAAAACGGTAAAGAAGTCCCTAATTGTGTTCCAGTTAATGAAGAATCAGAAGGTTTATGGGCCAACATTCGTGCTAAAAAAGAAAGAGGTGAGTCACCAGCAAAACCAGGCGATGAAGACTATCCAGATAAAAAACAATGGGATAAATTAACTGAAGAAAATGAAGGTGAGTCAAACAACTATATGTTTTGGTTAAACCTTAAAGGTATTCATGATGACGCTATAGAAATGTTGAATATGGATAAGTTAGGTGTTGATAATTTAATTGCTGATGGTCATCAATGGGCTCTAGAACACGTTATCACATCAAAAGATGATATTGAAGAAGTTTATCATTTCTTGGAAGGAAATATGGAAACTGGTAACATGATGGAAGGTGATATGGGTGAAACAAACAATTATATGTTTTGGTCTAGCCTTAAAACCATTGCACATGCATCTGGTGAATTGTTAGAAATGGATAACTCTATGGTAGATAGGATACTTTCAAACGGACACGGTTGGGCCTTGGACCACATCGCAACAGCTAATGATGATATGGAAGAAGTTTACCATTTCCTAGCTAACACATTAAACGCTTATGATGGTGATACTGAAGGTGGTTATGAAGATGAATATGGTAATGTTGAACGTATGGTGGCTGAAGGAAAATATGATGGGAAACCATTAGGTAAACCAATGAAAGGTGACGTTAAAAAATTTAAAGTTTATGTTAGAAACAAAAAAGGTAATATAGTCAAAGTTAATTTTGGTGACCCTAATATGGAAATTAAAAGAGATGACCCAAAAAGAAGAAAATCTTTTAGAGCTAGACATAAATGTGCTCAAGCTAAAGACAGAACAAAACCTAAATATTGGTCATGTAAAATGTGGTCTAAGAAACCAGTTTCTAAAATAGTTGAAGAAAACTTGATAAATCCAAATAAATTTAGTATATTTGACAAAACAACATTGTTAAATAAATTACACGAAAGTTTAAATCAAGATAATATGAACAACGCAGAACCACAAACATTACCAGCTGGTCCAAAAACAAAACCAGCGGAAACTCAACCAGTTCAACCGACAAGAAGACAAAAAACATTCTTGCCAGAAATTGAAACTCAACCAGACCCAAAAGCTAAAAAATAATGAATAAAATGTATTTGATATATGTAAACAGAGTAGGTAAAGATTACAAAGGTAACTTTATCTACGAGTTTATTTTTTCTGATACCACAAAAGACATTGACGGTGAAGAATGGGATACATTCCCAGCGTCTGGGAGACCAGAAGCACCACATGATAAATTCATAAAAAAAGTTGGAAGACTTGAATCAGATTTGAATTTGGATGTTGTTCAAAACAGTGATACGTTTGCTGTTTGGGACGCTGTTGACGGTGTTATAGCTTTGGCTTGGGAAAATATAAACGCATACGATGCTTACCCAGAGACAAGGCTATGTTTTAGATTTGGCGAACCTATAGGTGACGTTGAAGAAAAATTATATGAAAAAGACCTAATATTGAATTATAATATTAAAACACATGAGCAAAAATAAATTAAAAGAATACGACACTAGTTTAACTACATCTAGCACTTCTGGTGGTTCTGGTGCTAATCTAACCGTATCAGCTAAAGATTTACCAAAAGTTGGGCCGTCATTGTCTAAAATGAAAGGTGTTAATGTTAATGTAGTTGGTGAAGAAGCTGAAGCTGTCATTGAACCACAAGACCAAGCAACTATAAAATACTTGTCTAACGTTAAAGATGAAAAAAATAAAATTTCACAACCATTTAACATAGGTGGTAAACAATATCAAATGGTTAGAGGTATTACACCGCAGAAAAAAGTAGTTTTAGGTGTGTATTGTTTTGATGATTTAAATGAATCTGGTGAAAATATAATTCACCCAGTTGACCATTTTGAGAAAACTATTGCTAAGCCAATGCGTGAAACAATGGAAGCTTCTATAGCGGAAAAAAAAGAAGTTAAACCTGAAACTAAACCAAGTGAACAACCTAAAGGTGATAACCCAGATTCATTGAGATTGGGTGATTATAAACACTTCATAGTTGACGAGACAACTGGTAAATTTAAAAAATTCCAAAACATTCAAGACTTGGCAAAATACCCAATGTCTGACAATGAAAAATATATGGGTTTATCAGAGTTTAAAAAATTTTTTCATAGCAAAGTTTTTGGTGGTAGTCAAAAACAAGGATTAAATGAAGTAACACCTACTGGTCAAGAGACTGATGAGGATATGCATGCTAAAGCTAAAAAGCTTATGGTTATGATTTCTAAAAGAATTCCACCTATAGTTATAGATACGATAAAAAAGAACAAAGTAGCACAAAGAGAAGTTATTGCTGCATTTGCTGAACTTATTGGTGTTCCAAGAGCTGGTTTAGGTAATTTGGTTACTGGAATTAAAGATTTGGCTAAAACTAGTACACAACAGCAACAACAACCACAAACTGGTCAAGCACAAGGTAATCAAATGCCACCAGAACAAGATTTGGCGCCAATTAGTGAAAATAGAAAAGTAGTAAAAACAATAAAAATTAAAGATATTAAGTAATGAGCGATTACAGAAAAATAGCTGAAAAAGCATTGCAGAACTCCAAAATAATTGGAGAGAAGAAAGAAGTTAAACCAACCCTTAATGAAGGGTTAGTTTACTTAGACGGTATTTCCGAAAGAATGCATCCTCAACTAGAAAAAGACTTGGCTGAACGTAAACATTCATTGGGTGTACATCCAATAATCCCAGAAGGTGATGAAAACCATTTTGAACAAAAAATTATGGGTAAACGTTTTAGTGAAGTTGTTAATAGATACAAAAGAGCATTTGATTCGGATTCAATTGATAATCAAAGAGTAATGATGGAAATGATGCCATTGCTTCATGAAACAATGTCAATGGAATCAAAACACATCAAAGAGTTGGAGAAATTGGCTGAGGAAATGATTCGTGAAGAATATGACATGCCAGACGACATAGTAGAAATCAAAGCTACTATTACACCTAGGATAAACATGGAAGGTACTAAAAAGAATCCAACACCTAAATCGACTGATATGACATTTGAAAATCATGATGCGATAGTCAACGCTAAGGAAGAAGTTTACAAGCGTAGATTTCTTAACGCGATGATTCAAGGTGCTGCTAAAAAATGTAGTCACATGTTCCATAACGTTGATGATGAGTTAACTAACATGGACCCTAAATTGGTGAACAGATATACAAAGCTTATGGCCGCTGCTGATTACATGTACTACGTAATTCCTAATATGGAAAACGGTGTTAACGGTGGTGTTGTTAGAGTAACATTCCCAACCAAAGATAACCCTAAAGCTATTATTGAAGCTGAAGCTATGGTTTTCCCAGTTCTTATTCATGAATTGGTAAAAGGTGTTATGGAATTGTTATCTGGACATGGTTTACCAAAAGATAAAAAGATTGGTAAATATGTTGTTGATAAAGCTGATTTCTTGGCCGCTGAGCCATGGGATATGAGATTAGGACCAGCATTGTGGGAAAGATTTACAGACGCTATAGATTCTGAAGATTTTGGTAACAAGCATCATATATACACTGAATTAGTTTCGTTACCAGTTAGAGAATTTAACGTTAGAATGAGAGAGATAATGGCTGGTACTGAAGAAGGTAAAAAAGTTGTTAAAGAAATAGCCAAAAAAGTTAAAAGCGAATTAAACGAAGAAGAATTTAATGAAGCTATGACTGAAATTAATTCGACAGAAAAAGAAGTATTCGGTATTGACGAACTATTAGGTATGGGTGGTGAAGAAGATGACGACGACGATGTATTCGGAATAGACGAGATGTTCTAAAAATATACACATATTAATTTATAAAGGGCCTGTTTGGGCCCTTTATTATTTATAATAAGCTATTTTCCTTGATTTCAGCATATTTATTAGTAAATTAGAATATTATGTTGACAACACAAGAAATATTTAAAGAATATACAAAGTGTCTAATGAATCCAGTTTACGCCATTGAAACGTATTTGGAAACATTTGACAAAACGCAAGAAGGTTTTGTACCTTTCAAACTATTTCCTAGACAAAAGGAAATTATACAAGCATACGATAAACACAGGTTTAATTTAGTTACTAAACCTAGACAAGCTGGTGTGTCTACTACAACAGCAGCATATATGGCAATAAAAGTTGGGTGGGCCGATGAGGACAACCCAGAGGCGGTTCTTATCATCGCGAACAAACAAGAGTTAGCTTTTGAGTTCCTAGCAAAAATTAAAGATTTTTTGGGTCAATTACCTAGATGGGTATGGGGTGCCGAATACTATGGTAACGCTAAGGCTGAAGCTAAATCAATCTTTATTACTGACTCTAAAAAAGAAATCAGACTTCCTAACGGTAGCCGTGTTAAAGCGGTTGCAACATCTAAGGATGCATTGCGTGGTTTTACACCGACTTATCTTGTAATGGATGAGGCTGCGTATATTGACAATGGTGCCGAAGTATTTGGTGCTGCTCTTACAGCGTTAGGTACTGGGGGTAAAGCTACTCTTATTTCAACACCAAAAGGTATGGATGCGTTATACTACAAAACTTATGACCAAGCCAAAAAGAAAAAGAACAACTTCAATATTATTGAAATGAAATGGTATGAGGATTTGCGTTACAACAAAGACCTTAGGTGGTTAAAAGAAGACCATGTAGAAATTGAATATGAATTCACATATGAATCATATGAGAGAATGTTAAATGATGGTTGGAAACCAACATCATCATGGTATGAAGAAATGTGTTTGGGTATGAACAACGATGCCAAAATGATTGCGCAAGAGTTAGATGTATCGTTCATTGGGTCTGGTGGTAACGTTATTGCTGAAGAACATATTGATTTTCAAAATAAAAATAACGTTATGGAACCTAAATATACTTTGGGTGCTGAGAATGAAATTTGGATTTGGGAAGAACCACAAGAAGGTCATCAATACATTATGGGTTGTTTACCGCCAGACGAAAAAGTCTTGACTAATAGAGGTTTGATTAATATTCAAGATGTTTCAAGTAATGATAACTTAATATCTGAAAATGGTGATTACGTTAAAATAATCAATAAACAAATTTACCCTGTTGTTAATGAAGATATCTATGAAATTACTGTTGATAATACCTTTAGAAAAACCAAGTTTACTAAAGAACACCCTATTTTAGTTAGTGATTCTAAATTAATTAGAAACTATAATAAAAAACATAAAAAGTATAAATTTAATGAAAGATATTGGGATTTAGATTTTCAATACAAAAAAGTTAGTGATATTAAAATTGATGATTGGATTAAAGTTCCTAACATATATAAAAAAGAAATAGAAATTAAAGACGTATGGGGTGATAATTTTAATGGAAGAGAAGATTTTTGGTTAAAAAACCCTTTAAATGATAAAGATTTTTGGTGGTTTATTGGTATGTGGTTAGGAGATGGTTGGGTTGGTCATTATAATAACTATGATTATTCTATATCAGTATGTTTTAATAAAAATGAAACGTACTATGTTGATAAATTATATGAAATAGTTGGGCGATTATTTGAAAGAAAACCAACCATAATAGAAAAAGATACAACATATGAAATTGTTTTTAATTCAAAAGAGTTATATGGTTTTTTAATTGAAAATTTTGGTCAGTATTCTAATGGTAAAAAAATATCTGAATGGGTTAAATATATTTCTAAAGAAAATAAAATAGAATTAATAAAAGGTTATTTTGACAGTGATGGGTGTTGGGTTAAAACTATTAAAAAAAATAAAGTTAATTCTAAAATTTCTTTTGTTAGTGTTAATTTAGAATTATTAGAATCAATTCAAGATATCATTTTTTCACTTGGGGTTATATCGTGTTTGAATAAATTAAGAGACGCTAAAGAATCAATAATTTGTGGTAAAATAACTTACCAAAAAGAAACGTATAATTTAACACTAGCTAATCAGGATAGTTTAGATTTACTAAAATTATTAAATAATGATGCTTTAGACCCTAAACTTAATAAGTTTAATTTTAACCAATTTAGTGTAATTAATGATAGAACAATAAAATCATGTCATTTTGATGAAAATAAAGATTTTATTTATTTTAGGATTAAAAATATAGATAAATCAAAATATACTGGTAACGTTTACAATTTTGAATGTGAGACACATACATTTATGTGTCATCACATTACAACACATAATTGTGACGTATCTAGGGGTGATGGTGAAGATGCTTCTACAATCGTTGTAATCGATTTTACAACAATGGAAGAGGTGATGGAATACCAAGGTAAGATACAACCAGATTTATTGGCTCAAATCGTCGAAGAATACGGTAATTTATACAAAGCATATACCGTAGTCGATGTTACTGGTGGTATGGGTGTGTCTACAGTATTGAAATTGTTAGAATTTGATTACAAACGTTTGCATTACGATAATGCCAACGGTAAAATTCTTTCTGCTAGACAAAGAGAGTTGACACATTTCAACAAAGATAACAAAATCCCAGGATTTCACGCAACCAACGTTCGTCTACCTATGATTTCTAATTTAGAATATAAAATTAGAACCAACGGTGTTAAAATTCGTTCAAGCAGACTTACATCAGAAATGAAAACATTTGTTTATAAAAATGGTAGACCAGACCACATGGAAGGGTATCATGATGATTTGCTTATGTCGTTGGGTATGGCTTTGTGGGTTGTTGAACATTCGTTTAAAAATTTAGAAAGATTAGAAAAACAAAATAAAGCAATTTTAAATAGTTGGTTGGGTGGTTCATCAAATACTCAAACAACAACTAAAGTAACTAACCCAGCAACTGGTGAGGTAACAAAAAAAATAAATCCAGAACATAGAGCATATAGAAATGTTCAAGACCCTAGAGGTGAACATATGTGGCTGTTTGGAAACTTAAATAATAGAAGATAATCATGGGTTTAGGTAAAAAAGTATTTATACGTAAAGGTGTGGGACCTAATTTATATAAATGGTCGCCAACACCAAATAATTTCGAAAGAAAACCAGCTGTAAATAATAGACGAAATTATTTTTGTGATGCTCGTCCTAACACACAAGGTCAAGATTGGATATCGACATATTCGTATAACATTGTTTTGGCTAACAGCGAGCAACTACGTGTTGCTTATGTTGCTTGTGATTATGTAGAATAACTATTTAATTCCACAAAATTTTTATTATAATTAAAGAAAAAGATAATGCTATGGCAAAAGAAAATTTAACAATATTTCAAAGGTTAGGTAGAGTACTTGACCCTAATTACACACAACCAACTCAAAAACAACCAACACAACGTTATAATGTTGGCAATGGTGAGTTATTAAAAACAACAAGTAAAGAAGAATACGAAACAGCAAAACTTCAAGCTCAACAAAACAAATACTTAGGTCAAGTTTGGAAAAAAGTAGAAAATGGTATGTTTCAACAATCTATCAATTATGAAACAACGCGTGTTGGTTCATATTCAGATTTTGAAGCTATGGAGTTTTACCCAACTATCGCAGCCGCTTTGGATGTTATGATGGAAGAATCTACAACTGTAAATAACAACGGTAGAGTGCTTAACATTTATTCTGATAGTAAACGTGTTAAAGGTATTATAGAAGATTTATTCTTCAACCGTTTGGATTTACACACAACTTTACCAATGTGGACTAGAAACACTTGTAAATATGGAGATAATTTCATATACTTAAATATCAGCGATAAACAAGGTGTTCTTGGTGCCAAACAAATGCCTAACTACGAAATGGAACGTAGGGAAGCTGGATTGTATGATTTGGTTAGTGGTAGAGAGCAAGCATCTAGCGATGAAAACGATAAAGACAGAGTAAAGTTTTATTGGAGAGGTCGTGATATCGAATTCAACTCATGGCAAATTGCTCACTTCCGTTTGTTGGGTGATGATAGACGTTTACCTTACGGTACATCTGTACTAGAAAAAGCTAGACGTATTTGGAAACAACTTATCTTATCTGAAGATTCAATGCTTGTATATCGTGTTACAAGGGCGCCAGAAAGACGTGTTTATAAAATATATGTAGGTAACATTGACGACGCTGACGTTGCACAATACGTAAATGAAATCGCTGACAGGTTTAAACGTATGCCAATTGTTGACCCACAAACTGGTCAAATAGATTTAAGATACAATCAATTATCTAACGACCAAGATTTCTTTATCCCTGTTAGAAGTGAAGACGCACCTAATCCGATTGAGACTTTACCTGGTGCATCTAATTTGGACCAAATTGCTGATATTGAATATTTGCAAAGAAACTTATTTACTGCGTTACGTGTTCCAAAACCATTCTTAGGTTTTGAAGAAACTGCTGGTGATGGTAAAAACCTAGCACTACAAGATATTCGTTTTTCTAGAACGATTAACCGTATTCAACAATCAATGCTTCAAGAACTTAACAAGATTGCTATCATACACTTGTATATCTTAGGTTTTGAAGAAGATTTGGATAACTTTACACTTACACTTAACAACCCATCAACACAAGCTGAAATGCTTAAAGTTGAACATTTGGCTGCTAAAGTTGCTTTACTTAAAGATGCTACCTCAGACATTGGAAATGGATTGGCTGCTATGTCATGGACTAGAGCTCATAGAGAAATCATGGGTTGGGCTGATGATGAAATCAAACAAGATTTACTTGAACAACGTATGGAGAAAGCCGCTGCGGCTGAATTAGCTAATACTGCTAGTATTATTAAACATACTGGTATGTTTGACACAGTTGATAGAATCTATGGTGATTATCAAGCAGCGCTAGCTGGTGGTAGCGGTGGTGGAGCTGAAGGTGAAGGTGGTGCCGCTGGTGGCGGTGGCGGTGGAGGCGGCCTAGGTGGTTCATTCGGTGGCGGTGGTCTAGGCGGTGAAGACTTAGATTTCTCTGGAGAAGCTGGTGGTGCTGAAGCTGGCGCTGAAGCTGGAGCTGAAGCTGGTGCTGAAGCTGGAACTGAAGCTGGTGGTGAAACTGGAACTGAAGCTGGTGCTGAAGCTGGTGCTGAAGCTGGAACTGAAGCTGAAGCTGAGTTAACAGAGATGCTAAAGAAAGCTGATAACTTATTGACAGAACGTAAAACACAACTTGCTAAAAAATTAGAAGATAGAAGTACCAAATATCAAGGTAGATTTGTCAATAAATTAATTGAGTCAGTTAATAGTGATGCAAACGTTGTAGATGAAAACGTTAAAATTTACGACAAAACAATTAAAATAAATAACGATATCGATTCTATGATAAAAGACATAAATAAAATGTTAGATGAATAACGTTTTTTGTATCGATTAGTTATATTTATTAATAAAAATAAACCTATGCAAAATTTTGGTAAAATAAAAAACAAATTTAACGAATTAATGGTTGAAGGTATTGTTTCTAACAAAGAAGAAAACAAAAACCTTTTCAAACATTACGTTAAAACAATCAAAGAAAATGAGATATTAAAAACTCAATTTTTGGTTTATGACAACATAGAAAACAAGATTGAAGAAAATGAATTAAAAGCTAATTTATTCCTTCAAGAAAACATAGCTTTGTTACAAAAATTCTCTAAAAAAGATATTATGGAAGCTAATTTTAAATTGGCTGACCCAATTATTTTTGAAACAGAATCTACTGATGATAATATTGTGTTACATGAAAATATCACTAAGCTTATTTTTACAAAGAAAACAGCTAAAAATATTGACGCTATAGTAGAAGCAACTGCTTATATTATAAACCACATGAAAAACAAAAAAGAAAAAAATGTTAACGAATCGTTTGATTTACCTAACAGTATGTTATCAACAATCATGGTTGATAAGTATAATGAAAAATATGCTTCTCTAAGTGAGACTGAAAAAAAAGTATTAAAAGTTTTAATTGATTCGGATAACACTAAAAAGGAAGAGGTTTATACTGGTGTTGTAAGAGAATGTATCGATATGATTAATGTTAAATTAACGGATTCTAATTTAGAAACAAAAGATAGATTATTGCGAGTTAAAGATAAACTTTTAAATGACAAATTTGAAATCAATGAAAATTTTAACAAAAATATTTCTAAACTATTAGAATTAAAAAATAGTCTAATATAACATTGATTAATAAATAAAAATCATGAAAAGTGTTCCAAGTGAAAATATTTTAAAATTAAGAGAATTAACGGACCAAATATGTGGTCGTGAAGAATCAGAAGTAGAATATAAAAAAATAATTAAACATTTAAAAAATGTTGTAGAAAAAGGTGTTGTTGAGATTGAAGGTTCTAAAACCCCTAAATCAAAAATGAAATGTTACGAAAATATGTGTGCAACAATAAAGACAATATTAAATAATATTAAAATTTTATAAAAAAATGGCTGAAAGTAAAGATACATGGGGAGACTATAGTAAATTAGTTCTAAAAGAATTAGAACGTTTGGCTGAAACTCAAGAAAAAATGCGTACCGATATTGATAAAAAACTTAACGAAATGAATCTTAAGTTAAACGATGTAAAAAACATTGAAAGAAATGTTGAAGCTAACACAGGGTGGATAGCCAAAGTAAACGACGTTTGGTCACCTAGCCAAATGAAGGAGGCCAAAGATGAATTGTATCGTCAAAAAAATCGTTGGGTAGCTGCTATAGCTATTATGTCGTTTATCCAAATTATTGTCGGAATTGGTATTTCAATTTGGGGTAAAATGGGTCGTTAAATGTGTTGACTAATTCCTGGAAATTAATTATATTTGTATATTAAATTACCAGAATATGAAAACAGGAAAACAATTCAAAAATGACGACCATAATAACTACAATATAATTTATGGTTGTGTGGATAATAAACACCCAAAATCGTTTTATATAAACATTTCAGCGTGGGCTGAACCATTAACCCAAGATGAGGATGTTAATTACTCTAGAATAATTAAAGACATAAATAAAAAATTAAAACAAGATTTGTTTAATTATTTTAATTTAAACGAAAAATATGATTTTTTAAAAAACAACACAATTGTTGATTTGGATATCAGAGAATCTGGTATAAAATACGGAAAACGTAGTTTTATGAGTTGTGAAATAACATTGTTTCAAACTGAAGAGATTTCAATCATATCTGACAAAACAAAAACTTCGCTAAATGATGTTACATCGATGTTAATTAATAAAGTTTTTGAGTTAGATAAAAATTTTAAATATCATAAAAAGAAAATATAATTAAGCCCCAGTAGTAATACTGGGGTTTTTTTGTTATTGTAATATATTTATATCTATAAGCTAGCAAATTATGGATATAAATTATAAAGACTTCAAAGTATTAAAACGTGGAGAAACTGGTTGGGGTGGTCTAATTGAACAAGACGCTGGGTACATCAACCCTGATGAACCAAGAAACCAAGCATTCATAAACGAAATAAAGAAATTAGACACAGGCAGCAAACTAGCAATAGTTGAACCGTTAATTGTCTATGTGGTACTACAAAAATACGATGTACTTAATCGTAACGGTAGAATTTACCCAGAATCAATTTTAAAAAAACAAAATCAAATATATCAAGAAGCCATACGTGAGCGTAGAGCTGTGGGTGAATTAGACCACCCTGAGTCTTCTATTATTGCTGGTGATAGAATTTCCCACAACATTGTAGAAACATGGTGGGAAGGTAAAACACTTATGGGTAAGATGGAGATTCTAATGACACCTGGGTTTATTAATTTGGGAATTGTATCTACCAAAGGTGATGAAGTAGCTAATCTATTAAGAAACAGAATAAAAATTGGTGTGTCTTCCAGAGGAGTTGGTTCGTTAAAAGAAGGTAAAAATGGAGAACAAATTGTACAAGATGACTTCGAAATTATTTGTTGGGATGTTGTTACAGCACCTTCAACACCAGACGCTTGGATTTTTAAAAATCATGAAGAAGCGCGACCATATGTGGAAAATACCGAGATTAAGAAGCCACTTATGACTGAATCACTGAATGATAAATTGGATAATTTTTTAAATGGCTAAATAAAAATAATAATTTTTTATCAAAAAAGTGATTTTTGGTAAAACCACACATATTTATTAACAAATGAAAAACATCTTATTGTTTATCTAATAAAAAAAAAACATATAAAAAAAGATAAAATGGCAGATAAAAAATCTATACTTGAAGAAGCACTTTTGGATATTAACAATATTCAGAATGCTCTTAATGCCAATACCAAAGAAATACTTCGTTCGGTTGCGAAAGAAGAAATTAATGGTGTTGTGAAAGAATCTCTAAAAGAAGAGATTTACGACGAAGAAGATGTTGACACCGAAATGGGTGACGACGTTGAAACATTAGGTGGAGATGATATCGATAACCAAGACCTTGGTGGCGAAATGGGCGACGACATGGGTGATGTAGAAGGTGGTTTAGAACCTGATACTGACATGGGTGACGACATGGGTGACGACATGGGTGGTATAGGAATGGATGATATAGACGCATCAGATGAAATCGATATGGTTGGAGCACCAGACGATGAAGTAATCGCAATTTACAAAAAATTAAGTGGCGAAGACGAAATTGAAATTGTAGGTGATGAACTTCACTTAAACATTACAGAACCAGGAGAATATGTTGTTAAACTTGACGGTCAAGCTCCATCTTCAGAACCAGAAATGGGTGATGATGAAGAGTTAGATTTAGAACCAGCTGAAATGGGTGGTGAAGAAGAGTTAGATTTAGAACCAGCTGAAATGGGTGGTGAAGAAGAAGACGAAGAAGGTGAAGACATGGACTACGAAATCGAATTAGATGACGAAGAAGGTGATGATGTAGAAGGTGATGACGAAGACGAAGAAGGTGAAGAAACTGAAGAGGAATCTGATGAAGAAGAAAATTTGAACGAAGAGGAAGAATTGGACGAAGAAGAGGAAGAATTGGAAGAAAACATCGGTAACGTTAATGGTTATGCTGGTCATCAAGGTCAAAGAAGACACGGTTCTTCTCACTTAGGATACGGTAAAAAATCTGTAGACGGTAAAAAAATCGATGAAACAGTAAACAAAGCAAAACAGATAGTTTCTGAAACAGCTAAAAAATATAACAGTTTATTAACTGAAGCAACTAAACTTAAAGCTGAGAATCAAGAATTCAGAGTAGCTCTTAAAGAATTTAGAACAAAATTAGTAGAAACTGTAGTATTCAACAGCAATTTAACATATGTAACTAGATTGTTTATGGAACACTCTACAACAAAAGGTGAGAAACAAACTATCATCAAAAGATTTGATGAAGAAGTAACAAACCTTAAAGAGTCAAAAAGACTTTACAAAACTATTGCTAACGAATTGGAATCAAGAAAACCAATTTCAGAATCAGTAGAAAACAAAATTATAAAAGAGGCAACTACAAGTACTTCAAAACAATTGAACGAAAGCACTGCGTATGTTGACCCTTCAACTAAAAGAATTATGGATTTAATTCACAGAGTTGAAAAAAGATAACAATAACCCAATAAAAAAATAAAAAAACAAATTATGTCACATTTATTAACATCTGGACAAGTTGGTAACATCGGATTAAACCACATGAAGGCTATCCGTTTAGAGACTCAACAAAAATGGGATTCATTAGGATTCCTAGATGGTCTTAGAGGCCACGTTAAAGAAAACATCGCTCAATTATATGAAAACCAAGCGTCTTCATTATTGACTGAATCAACTACTGCTGGTAGCTCAGGTTCTTTTGAAACTGTAGTATTCCCAATTGTACGTAGAGTTTTCTCAAAATTATTAGCTAATGACGTTGTATCAGTACAAGCTATGAACATGCCAATCGGTAAATTGTTCTTCTTCGTACCTTTAACTTCAGAGCGTGTAAACGCTGCTGGTCAAGGTGGTGATTACTACAACGGTGATGGACCTACTTTCTCTGCTCACACTTCAATGGGGTATGATGGTATTCCTTCATGTGTTAAAACTGCTACTAGTACTTGTACAATGACTCCTTGGATGGCTAAAAACTTGTATGATATTTTCTACAATGATGGTTTATTCGATAACTCAAAAGGTACTCTTACAATTGTATCTTATAGTATTACTAACGCTAACGGTCAAACTTTAGGAACTAATGGTGAATTTACTACTGCAACTCCATCAAATAGTTACCCAACAGCTGCTGATGGTTCTGTAAGAAATGCTTTATTGTCTATTTCAGGTTTCACAGGTGGTGCTGGTTCTGCTGCTGGTAGAGAAGTATTAACTGGTCCTGATGGTAACAATATGGATACTGAGTCATTCTTGGCTTCGTTGAAAGTTGTTTCTACTAACGCTATTTTAGACCGTGATGGTAACCAAATTATCGCTGCTGGTGGTGAAGTTCCATTCCGTCTTGTAACTCAAAAATACGGTAGTGGTATTGTTCAAACTAAAAACACTAACGCTAGTGGTTACCCAATATTAACTACACCAAACGGTGTTATGTACATTGAGTTAGACTTGACTCACCCAGCTGGTTCAACTGCTGGTACAGGTGCTGCTGCTGTAGGTACTGCAACATACGATGGTTATGTAGGTGCTTCCGCTACTACTGTATCTGCTATCACTAGTACAAGTGCTTTAGGTGGTGCTGGTTTAGTTGTAACTTGGGCTGAATACGCTACATTAGAACTTGAAACTGAAATGGGAGAAGTATCTTTCAGATTAGATGAAGTTGTAGTATCAGTTGAAGAAAGAAAATTAAGAGCTACATGGTCTCCAGAGTTAGCGCAAGACGTTAGTGCATTCCACAACATCGACGCTGAAGCTGAATTAACTGCAATGCTTTCTGAGCAAGTTGCTGCTGAAATCGACCGTGAAATCCTTAGAGACTTACGTAAAGCTGCTGCATGGCAATTGCGTTGGGACTACAACGGATGGAGAAAAGCTACAGGTAATGCTGCTGCACCATACACACAAAAAGAGTGGAACCAAACTTTAATTACTAAATTAAACCAAATCTCTGCTCAAATCCATAAATCAACTCTTAGAGGTGGTGCTAACTTTATCGTAGTATCTTCAGAAATCTCAGCTATCTTTGATGACTTAGAATACTTCCACGTAAGTGACGCTAACCCAGAGCAAGACCAATACAACATGGGTATTGAAAGAATCGGTTCTTTAAGTGGACGTTACCAAGTGTACCGTGACCCTTATGCACCATCTTACTCTATCATCATTGGTCACAAAGGTAAATCATTGTTAGACACTGGATACATCTATGCTCCATACGTGCCATTACAATTGACACCTACAATGTATAACCCATTCAACTTTGCTCCAGTGAAAGGTATCATGACTCGTTACGCGAAAAAAACTGTTAACAACCGTTTCTACGGACATTTAAGAGTGGATGGTGTACAAACATTCAATATTAATGAGTTGAGATAATCACTCTTAATAATATAAACTTAAAAGGTGGATTTATTTCCACCTTTTTTGCGTTATATCCTTGACTTTATAATCTATTATTTATATATTTGTATAAATTATAAGAAAATGAGCAAAAAAATAGAATTAACACAAGAACAAATTTTAGAATGTTTAAAAATGTATAATGATGAATTATTAGGTTCTACAACTATTAGTGAACGTATGGGTTTTCATAAAACAATAATATTAAGAACACTTAAAGAAAATGGAGTGAACATCGGTCCATCTGGTAGGAGAAATATAGGTGGTAAATCCGTGGCTAACAAAAAATACATTAAAAAAAATAAAGAAAAAATAAGTGAATATAATAAAAAATGGTCTAAAAGTAATAGAGATGGTTTACGTGAATATCACACTAATTGGCGAGAAAATAATCGTGAACACGTAAATAAATACGCTAGAGACTATGAACGTAAAAGACGTGCTGAAGACCCTAAATACCGATTAGGTGTTAGAACTAGAACCGCTGTATGGCAATTATTAAAAGAACGTGGTGTTAAGAAAACCAATAAAACTTTTGATTTATTAGGTTATTCAATAGAAGAATTAATGATACATTTAGAAGCATTATTCGCTATTGGAATGACATGGGATAATTATGGTGAATGGCATGTTGACCATAAGATACCGATGAATAGTTTTCAATTTGAGAGTACTGATGATATTGGGTTTAAAGAGTGTTGGAAATTAAGCAATCTTCAACCGTTATGGGGTCCAGATAATTTAAGTAAAGGTACGAAACTTTTATAAGTTATAGGATATTTATAGATATGAAAGAATATATAAAAAAATTACTTAGAGAAGGGTTAGAAGGGTTAACACCTGAAGATTTGGACCAGATAAACCAAATTGTTAATCGAGAAATGATTCAAGCCAAAGAACAACAAGAAAAATTAAAAGATGAGTTAGAAACAACGCATAAAGTTTTGGATTCTATATTGACTGCAATGGCTAGTGGTAAACTTGAAGGTGTTCCAACGGATTATATTCTTAATATAAAGAAAGAAAAAGAAGATAGAATACATACATTAGAAAAATATGTTAAAAATTGGGAGAATATTAATAGAGAAGATATTTTTAATAGAGTTTCAACACAATATTTGAACAATAAAAAATACGAAGAAGAAAAACTTAAAGCTAGAGAATCTAGAACCTTTGGGAAAGAAGATATTATAAACCTATTTGTAGACGCGTTAGAGGGTGGTTCAAATTATTGGTACCACATAAAGCATTTACCAAAAGAAGTTCGTTATAAAGCCAAGGAAATGGGTCAGCCAGTATCTGAAGCCATTGGTGAATATATCCTTAAAGGTGGTTATGTTCAATTTTATGATGCTGAAGAAGAATATGATGAAGATGATTACACTGAAACACATTCTGATAAAGGATTGTTAGGTACTGTAGATATGAATTCAATTCTTGAAGCAATAACAATAGTTAAAAAAGATTACCCAGATGTTTGGGAAAATATACTTGACGAGCAATATGATGCTAACGATGCTGATATATTTTTACAATTGTGTGTTATGGGTGAAGTAGTATATGGATAATATGAAAAGATTGATAAAAAAATTACTTAGAGAAAATCTAACAAACGATAATGAAATTTTAAATGACCCGTTATATATTGAAGGTAAAAAAATATTTCCCTAATTTATCTGTAAGGAATGTTTCTACACACTATGATTTAACAGAAAAACCAAGATTTTTTATAAATTACAAAAAAAAAATAAAGGTTCATATAGTTATAATAGTTTTAAGAACATGTTAACTAATCATAAAATAAATAAAACAACAAAATGGTTAAATAATAAAGGTAAAATGGATGATTTTAACGCATCTATTTCAACAAATTCTATTTATTTTACATTTAATGGCATACCAGTACGTATATCTGACCATCCAAAAAAATCAAATGGTGTTGATATTATAATAAAATGGGATACCCAATCAAATGAAATAATAAACCAATTAAATAAATTAATAAAATAAAAAAAAACCCTAGAGAAATCTAGGGTTTTTATATACGTTAACATTAATTATTTTTTTTTTAAGCTTTTGTGCCGCAGTTAGCACAGAACTTTTGTCCTTTACTTAGTTTGGCACCACAGTTTGTACAATATCTTTTTACGTTGATATCTTCAGCTGTGTTTATTTTTTGAGATATTGGGAGTAATTTTGCTTCTACAGTATGGAATGCGAACCATTCAAAATCTTTATCAACAGTTTTGAATTTTTGGTCAGAATGTGAACCTTGTTCAACTCTACCAGTTTCAATTGATTTAGATTTTTTAGCTTTTAAACCTTTGCTTCTAGTTAAATCTTTAGGTGTTTCAACACTTTTTTCAGTCGACATACAATCCATTGTAACTTCACCGTTTAAGGTGTCGCTATAATTTACGTTTGAACTATAGAATGCGCTAGTTGAAACGGTGTTTGAAATATCACCACTTAACAAACCAGTTGTTGAATATAACCCACCAACAGCATTAGTAGACGTTGTGAATGTATTACACAACGGTGTGTTAGGTGCAGTGCCTGAATTGTAAACGTAACCACCAGTGTTTGTACTGTCGTAACGAATAATCCCTTGGTCATAATTTGGTCCACCAAAAACGCTTCTTTTGCCAAGACCACCAAGAGTTATTATTGGATTTCTAGGTCTTGGTTTTGATTCTCTATAGAATTCTACTTTGAAGTCACCGTTGTTTACAATAGCTTCTTTAACTTCTTGTGTGTTAGCTACTTCGTAAGTATCAAATAAGAATTTTTTGGCAACGTCTAAGTATCTGTCAAGGAATACTCTTTGGCCAGGATTTAAAACAAGACCACCTTGTGAGATAACATTTCCGTTAAGTGTAATTTTAGCAAGTACAGTGTCCGTAGTTGGATTGAAAAGTTCAATCTGGAACTCTTGCTTTTTTTGTAAGTAATAAGTTGGCAAATCGCCTTGCTTGTTGTAGAGCTTAACTCTACTTTTGTTTACAGCCAAATTAGCTGTTGGCATTTTTGGTACCACATAATTTAAGTTTTTCATGTTTAATTAACTTTTAATTTATTGTTATTATTGTACTAATTTCTTTGTTGCCTAGACAACTCTGAAGCCATTTCTGACTCAAAACCAATACGGAGTTAACGTATAATCATAAATATAATAAAAACTATTTTAAATGTAAATATTATTTAAAAATATTTTTATTGTTTGAGCTCCATTCACCTTTGTTGTTAATAGATTTTATTTGAGTTGGTTCAAAAATAATGTAATCATCATCTAATTTAACACCATCGTAACCTCTACCTTGTATTTGACCTAATCCTAGTTTTCCATATTCGCTCCATCCAGCTAAGTTTTTAGCTGATAAAAATACTGGGATAATCGCATCTCTAGATGCGGCACCAGCTTCTCCAGCGATTATTTTGTTTTTATCACTAGTAAACCAAAACACACCTTGTGCTGAATGTTTACGATTAAAAGTAGAAAAACTTTTACTGGTACCATGGTAACACACAAGTGGGTTACCATTGTCATCAACAACTTGACTACCATCAAACCATTGGTGAAAATTATCATTTAAGATAGGCTCCAACATCGCTTCTCGTAATAAATGTTTTATTAATCGTTTCATAGTTATTCAAAATCTGGTCCCAATTCACACAAAGTTGATTGAATCTGGTGCCAATAGGTGTCTACTTGGTCTGGCATTGAATCACCAGTCATGTGTTGTGATTTTTCTTCACGGTTTAATTTTTGTTCTTCTTGTTTAAGATTTTCCAACGGAACGTGAATTTTTTGCATAACTTGTTGTCTTGTTTCTGGACTAACACCTTTAAGCGATGCTTCTACCCTACTCAAAGCTTCATCGTAACTATTAATAGTCATTGTGTTGCAACTATTTTGCATAGTGCCATTCATGTTTTGTCCATCAATCATTTGCTCAGATAAATTGTTTTGTTTAAACTCATTTTTAATCATATCAATAGAACCAACGGTTTTAAAGTTATTACAAAATTCATCACCAGAACCACCAGCACAACCAACACCAATTTTATTCATTTTTTTAAGTTCTTCATAAGATTTATTTAACCCAATACCTTTAGTACTAGTTTCACCGTTTAACACAGCTTCTATTAGTCTATGGTAACCATCTAATAAATAATATTTGTTGTCATGGCTAACCGCTACTTGCATTGGTTTATTGGTGCTTCTGGATGGTCGTTTTTCTTTTATGTTTCTAATAGCCCATTCTAAATTTAATTTATCTAACACTAATTTGTTAAACGGAATATTAATTGTTATATTACCAATAAGTTCATTTGGCATACTCTCAACTAATTGTTCTCTGAGTCTTTGTTTTATAAAACTTTTCATATTACTGGCCTTTTCTTAATTCAACTTGGTTTACAATATCAAATTGAACCACGCTTTTAATTGTTGTAACCTCTAAATTTGATGTTGCAAGTACATCTAAATAATAAGTGTTAGGGATAAGGCTAGCTGTATCTAACAAGAAATAGTAGTAATTATTTGCCATTTCAACTGGTTGGAAATCAATCACTGTTAACTCTCTAACACCTTCTTTTACATATAGTCTATATTGAAGGTTGTCGATGGTTTGTGTTTGTTCTACAGTGTAAGGTATTCTAGCTGATACGATACCCTTACGAACATCCCCACGTTTTATCTTTTCTTGGTTTCTGATACCACCAATAGATACAGCAATTTTTTTAGGTAACATATCGTTGTTTCCAATATTGTAATATTCCATAGATGGTCTCATTACAAAATCTAAACTAATATTTGGTCTTGTAACACCGTTTATCACCACACCTTTCCAAACATCATTGTACATTGTATTTTCGTTTGACTCGGTTGTTGGTACTATGATATCTATAGAATAAACACCTAACGTAACGTGTGTTACATCTGAAGATGTATATGATGAAAATATAACACCATTTTCATCGTAAACGTCTACACTAGGTATAGAATCCAAATTAGATGGATTTCCCGCAAGATTTACGTAAAGATATAGTTTGTTATGTTTATCTAGGAAAAAGTTGTTCCTATCGTCTTTAATGTGGTTATCGTAGATTGTTTCAACAAACGGTTCGTAGAAAGTTTGTGTGTTGTTGGTAAAGAAGCCAACATATTGAAGAGCCGAAGTATTTAATTGTTCATAACCTCTAGCATATGCGATACCTAAACCATAGTTTGTATCCCCAGTTAACAATCCATTAACATAGTCGGTAATATCCATTTCTATGTTTTCATTACCTTTATCAAAATGTTGTGTTGTTATGGTAATACCTGAAGGTGAACCAGAGTAAACGCCTGTACCATTAGCCCAAGCTTCACCAGTTTTAGGTGCTGTCCAATTTGATGGGTCACTAGAATAAAAATAATCACCACTTACAATTATAGGAACTTCATAATCATAACCAACACCGTTATCCCAATCCTGATTTATTTCAAATAGAATCAAATCAAATGATGAAGCTCTATCCTTGGCTTCCATCGTGCCATTTAAAAGACCTTTATCGAATGATGCTGTGTTTGTTAGTCTAAGAGTGTGTTTTAGTTTAGTTAGGTCTGTATACGTGCCGCCAGTGTATAAATTCTTAATTCTAGTCTCATCAAAGTAAAATAAAAACCTACTATATTTTTCAGCACCGTCAGCACCACCATAAAATAACTCGGCCACTGGGTTTAGCCCAGTGTTGACAATTGAGTTACTAACTATTGTGTTGTTTTTATCGAAATATGTACGTATTACCATGGTTTTGTTTTTATTATAAATATCACAAAAACAGTAATAAGCTTAATTAATACGAATGTTTTTAGATAACATCGAATCTTCTAATTCTTTGGCTTTATCTAGGAAAACTTTTATTGCTTGTTTATTTCCTTCAATAGTTAAATCAGTAGCTTTATTACCATGTCCATTGTGTACGTGATTTAGAAAAGCTTCTTTTAACAATTTTAAATATTGTAGTAATATATCACCAAAAGGTAGTTGGTGAGCTTGAGAAAGAATTCTTGACATTTCTTTATCACTAATCAGGTTTTGTTGGTTAGTAACTTCGAAAGTTGGTGAACCACCATGTGTGATAAGATTTATTTTGTTTGACACTATATTGGTAATAGTCCCAATTTTATTGTTAACTAGTGTTTGGTCTACGTTTGTTGTTTCTAATACAGCATTATTTTTAATTTGAATAAATCCTTGCGTTGCGGTATTAAAAACAAAAGGGTATGGGTTTTCACTAGGGTTAAATATTGGTGCTTCAACAAATTTACCAGCTCTAAGAACTATTTCATTCTTTTTTTGTGTGATATCAGTATTGTACCTACCTTGAATTGATACATCTTCAGGATTAGGAAAAACACCAATTAATTCTGGTATTGCAATAGCACCACCTTTGTTTGTAATATTTATAGTTGGTTTTATTGGACCAAAATTATATCCAGATAACGCAGTTGTTTTAGCACTATCGAAATCTAGTTTATTTAATTGTGAAATGATAGGTCCGATAAACATTCTATCACCACTTTCCTTTTCTTTGCTAAAAACAAAAACCCAAACACCTTCACCAACTTTTGGTTGAATTGATAAATGTTTAGGTAATAAAGGATGGCACCATGGTAGTTTATCATAATTGACACCACTATTTACTATTTCATCATCACCACCATTACTTACAGAACCTTTAATCCATACTTTTATACGCCCCAAACTACTTGGGTCGTTAACGGACATTACTTCACCATATTTTAAATAATTAAATGTTTTATAAGTATCGTATTGGCTTTTTTCACCTCTAGTATGTTTGTTATTTAACATTATTGTTCTCCTTTAAGTCTTTTTACTATTAGTTTATTAGCTACGTCAAATCTTTTTTCAATTTCAACTAGTTTATCATAGTCTTGCAACATTTTAAGTTTTATAGCTTCGTGGTCGGCTTCATATTGTTTTATAAGAAATAATATTTCATTATTTGATTTTGATTCTAATTCTTCGTACATAATATTATTTTAATTATCTCATTATTCCATTACCAATACCCATAGTTGTTGTAAATCCTTGCACTACGATAGGTCCACCTAAGTTAGCACCTACCGCTGTTATCGCAATTCCAGGTGGTATAACAACGTTAACCACTGATTCAGTCAACAAAGTATTTATAATCTCATCAATTTGTATAGCTAACATAGCTTCGCTAGTATTATTTCCATCAGCAAAAACATCACCAACTGGCAAGCCAGCTTCGGATTGTCTACTTATAATTCTAGAAGCTACGGCTTTGGATGACATTCCTGGTCTTAGTGGTGCACCTATCATAATAAGTGGTGGTGGTAGTGGTTCTACAGGTGTATCTGGGATTTTAAACAAAGATAAAATTGTATTTAGAATTCCAGATATGTTTGAAAAATCAAACACGTTTTCAGTATTTTTTTTAAGTTCTGAAAATTTTTCTTTACTTTGGTTTAGTGTATTACCACCTTGACCCGCTAAGTTGTTTAATCCACTCATTATATTAACCCTTTAATTTTTCTAATAGCGTCTTGTGAGACCCCTAATAAGCTTATCAATTGTTGTTTTTTATTGTCAACCTTTTCTTTTGATTTAATAACAGCTGCATTACCAGCTAATTTACTTATTTCTTTCATAGCGATAGTCATAAGGTATTGAACGATAATGTTTGTAATTTCTTTAGTTACAACATTAAATAGTGCTCTATTTTTCTTTATAAAATCAATAGGGTCTTTAAATGTTGATGCAACCCCGAAAATTATTTTAAAATTAATTAAAAAAATAATTATAATTTTTGGTGATAATAAAACACTAGTAATTGATTTTATTAAATTTTTTATTAAATCTTTAAAAAAACTAATTTTAACAGTTTGACCATCTTGATTGTTAGGTATTTGACTACTTAGGTTATCAGCCATGTTATTTAGACTAGTATTTATAATGTCTCTTTTTTGTACTAACGTAATACTAGGTTCGTTTAAATCATTGGTCAATGTTTCTAAATAACTAATTGACATATTGGCTTTAGTTTCTACACTAGTTTTAACTCTAATAATACCATTTTTCCTATCGTTTGCTAAGTATTGTTGTTGAGCAATCTCTTCATTTGAAAACGCGAAATAATCATCAGTTATTTCTTTATTAATATCAGCGTTTGATAACCTATCGATAACGTCATTTATTTGAGCTTCCATCTCAAGTTGTTTATTAGTTTTGTTCAAATTAAAAGAAATTGAACCGAATAAAGCATCGATAATTTTGTTTATTATATTATTAGCTTCAAACAAATCCAAAGAATCAATAAAATTATCATTTAATTGGTTAAGTTTTTTATTGTCATATGTTTGGTTGCATTTGATAACTAGACAATTGTTTGGGTTTCCATTTGTACCTATAGAATAAAATGTAAAATCCAAAATATTCTGCCATGTACGTGTAGTACCTTCATCTCTAATAACACCATATAAAAAAGTATTCATATCACTACTAGTAACCAATGTTGGTGTTACGTCGTTGTACATTAGTTTACCAATAGGTGTTGTTGGGTCTGTTTTAAATTGTTCAAAAAAATCTATTTTACTAAGTTCTATAACAATGCCAGTAGTGTTTGGACCAGACCTCATAAATGCTGGTATGCTTGGGTCAACACCGCAAGTAACTATACCTCTTAATGTTTTTTTAAGAACTATTTTTAATTTTTGTTCAATAATGTCAAGTGTTGTCACCAACATTTTTGAAATTTTATTAACAAAATTTGACTGACCGATTAATGATTTAATTAAATCGACCAAAAAAACAATCGGGTCAGAACCATTATTAATCGACGGAAAGGATGAATCAAGTTTGAACTTAGGCATTCCTTCTGTCAATGTTCTAGCAGCAGCTATTTCACCAAAAACTTTTTTCTTTTTATCAACTAATGACATATTAATCTGTTTCTTCTTCCTCTTCTGGGTTATTACTGTTTTTAATCATTTGTCTAATAGACTTAAAATCATTAAGAGACGCTAAACCATTGCTTCTTTCAGAAACTGCGGTTTCAACATCTCCACGATTTTTAATGATATCACTTTGTAGTTTAGCCAATTCTAATTTAATTCTGATAGCAGAATCTTTGATTTTTAATAAACCACCTTTTTCTTTAGCTATTTTTGTTAAATCATCAACACCGTCTGGCGCTGCGCTAACTGTAAGCTCATTGATAGTTCTTTGAGCATCATTTATTTGTAAACATGCATCGTTATAAGTTTCTTGCATAAGACCCTCTAATGATTCGGTATTGTTTACTTTAACGTCTTGTTTTCTTTTTCTAGGCATGATAATTAGTTTTTATATATAAATATCTACAAACCGTGTTTTGTAAGCAATTCATACAAGTCTTTATACCTTTTCATAGCTATACGTATATCTTTGGTTGATAGTAAAGTATAGTTTCTCATAGTTTCCAAAACAGAGTTTTTATTGTATTTTGACCCACCTTCCATAGTTTCAAAAGCTGTTTCCCAATTTTCTAAAATATAAATCAGAGCAAAACCAACTTTTTTCTCGTTGTCATTTAATTTCTTTTTGGGTGGTAAATCTTCATCATTCATCTCTTCTTTTATACCTTCGATTAGTTTTACAATAAAATCATCCATAACAAATCCATCGTTATCAATAACATACGTTAAATCTTCTCTTTCTTCAAATTCATTAGCCATGTCTTCATATGATGAAGTTTGTCTAAGATATTTCTCATCTTTGATGAGTAAACCTAAGATATAGTTTTTACTAATGGTTCCAAAATATGAATAAGCTTTTTTACCTCGTCCAGCTTCAAACCTATGAACCTTTGTCATTAAAAAAGAAACGGTGTCACTATGAAGTTCTTCAAAAGTTTCACCCTTTCTATATAATTTGTACCTTCTTATAATTGATTCAATCATCTTATCCAACGGGGCTTTAAGCCACTCGTTGAATATGATGTTTCTTTCTGATTCGTCAGTTGACTCTAAAAATTTTACAACAGCTTCTTCTTCTTCTGGACCAAAATACATTTCGTTTGTTCTTTTGCGTCCTCGTTTCGTAGCCATTTATCCATTTTGAACTTCGTATGTTATTTTTCTATCATTTGCAAAATAGTATTCCTTTTTAGCTGCTGATAACCAATATCTAGCTTCAACTGGGTCGATAGTTTGTTTGTATGAAGAGAATAGAGAACCTTCTCTTTGGTTTACGTGTTTGTAACCAAATTTAGGTACAACCATAACTCTAACATCTTTAAATGTCATACGTAGTAAAAATTCATAAACGAATGTTAATTTTATATTACTTTTAAACCCACCTAAATCTTCATAGGTCGATTTTCTAATTACCATCCCATCAGTATTGAAATTTTGATATGTTAACAACGCGTTGTTATCTAAAATACCTAATTCATCTGAAAAACTGTTGGCCCAAACTGCTTCGTTTGTTAAACCAACAAAAGAACCTTTAGCGTCAACGTCCACGATGATTGGTAAGAATAAGTCAACGTTTGTATGCGCGTTTTTATATTCTACAACGTTTTTAAACCAAATCTTAGCGTATTCGTCATCGTATTCTAAAATACTAAACCATTCAGTTTTACATTGAGATACACCGTAATTAACTTGTGAACAAAAATCTGTTTCACCGTCATTTTCAACAACGGTAACTGAATTTGAGTAATTATCATAATCAAACTCTTTCACATATTTAACAACGTCACTACCTTTAGGTACTACGATGATTAAGCTATCAGGTCTAACTGTTTGGTCTGTAACACTTTTAACAGCGTTTGCAAATAATTGTTTTGTAATGTCATCCAATTCGTGTATTGGGATTATAACGCTTATGTTACTATCATTTTTTTTATTTGTTTTCATTTTTAATTTTTTTATATATTATTTTTATTATACCAATAATGGTTTTTATATTGTTTAAAATTTTTAATTGCTGATAAAATGCTAGATGCTGAATATTTTAATCCTTTAGCAGCTTCATTTATTGATTTCCATGTTTTAACAATATTCCCATTAACATCACACTGTAAAACTTCTATAGATGTTTTATATGGGTACTTTATTTTTATTTTTTGTTCTATTATACCTTTATTCGACGCCCAATAATAACCACCAGAAGTTTTTGAATTATCGTCAATAACTTTATAAATATTACCTCTGGTTAACCCTAAATTTTTCTCAGCTTTACTCATTGAAACCCAAGATTCGATAAAATCACCATTCATATCATATTGTAAAATACTAATTGATTTATTATCATTGTATTTATCTACCCCATTAGATTCGTATGACCATATGTAACCACCAGCACTTTTTAAAACACCTTTACAATTTTTTAATATTGCTGATGAATCAATACCTAATTTTTTTTCAACTAAGGAAGAAGAATCCCATTTTTTTAATAAATCACCATTTTTACCATATTGATAAATTGTTTTAAATTTTGTTTGACCCCCAGTACCACCTTCAGTTATATTATAACCAAGAGTTGTTGCTGATAATTTGTCAATCCAATATTTTTCTCTTTCCTCCAATTCGACTTTTGAGATACATGATTCAATAATTTCTTTTTTAAAATTTTCTTTTCCATATTTTTCAAAAGCTAATTTAAGTATTTTACCAGAACCTAAATATTTATTGTTATTGTTATTGTTTTCATCTTTACCTATATAAAATTTACCGTTTACTAAATTTGTTGTCTTATATATTACCATATTTTTCTTTCATAATAAATATCTTATTTTCGGTAAAAAGACAGAATTCTTATTTTTTATTTGGAAGAATGACAGAGATATTATTTATTTCTTTCATTTGTATTATGCGTTAGTTGTTTCTAATAGAGATTCTTCTAATTTCTCTAAAGTTATTTTAAGTTCGTTAGTTCTTGTATAAACTAAATTTTCGTAAACACTTTCCATTGTTGTTTTTTGGTTTTCAGGTGTATATTTACCTTGACTATCTTTAATACTATCCAATAAATCTTGTGGTACGGCATCTTCTAACCAAACTTTCATATAAGTTGCGATTAGTTCTGGAATGTTAAGTGTAGTGTTTGTCCAAACACCATTGTTCTTAATATATGAGTTTCCTTCTTCATCAATAGCCTCCATCCATTCTGGAATCATGTTAGGCATTTTTCCGATTACTGGAGTGTTACATTCAATGGCTTCCAACGGAAAAGTACCAAAACCAGCCACATCATCAATCCAAACAGCAACACATGATTCACTTAATTGAGCCGCAAATTTTTCTCTACTCAACCCTCTTAATTCTTTAAATGTAACCCATTTGTAAATTGGAAATTGAAGGTAGAATGATTTTGCTAATTTAGCCGCATCACCTTGGTTTCTAGTGTGAACAGCAACGATAGGTTTTTTAGGTTTATCACTATCTTTGAAATATGTTGGAATTGATACTGGAACAACGTGTGTTCTAATAGATGGAAATAATGATTTAACGTATTGTGATTGTTTTTCAGAAGTTGTTATCACATCAATAAAACCATAATCCATATCCCATCTTTTACCAACAGGTAGTAATTCTAATAAGTAATCGTAACTTTGTGACAATACGATTTTTTTACATGGAAAACCTTTAACTTGGTCCATGATGTTTGAGAAAATCTCAGGGATGATAATAAAATCAGCTGGGCTAATTTGTAATTCTTGTCCTTCAATAGAAATGTGTGGTAATTGTGCGTATTCTTCACCTAACCAATCAGCAACTCCGTTACCGTTTTCATCACCTCTAAGTTTATAATCGTTTTTTTCATGAAGGATAGCGGCTTTATAACCTAATTCGTTCAACACTTTAACGTGTTCGTAGATGTTGGCTATTCCAGCAGTAGGGTTACCTTTTGTATCCAATGTGAAAAAATACAAACTAAAATCTTTTGTTTCTAATTTATCAATCACAGATTTTAATTGATTGATTTGTTCATCCATTTGTTTTTTTTGTTCTTCCATTTGTTTTTTTATTTTAATTTTATTATTCAACTTCTACTAATATTCCGTAATGTAGTAGAGTATTAAATGCTAATTTGTAAGAGAATAAAGCTTTTGATAAAGCTCTTTCTGAACCTAACGAATCGTCAGCTTCTTCAATGTCATCTAAGATAATTTCTATCATTAATCTGAACATTTCATATTTGTTAGTATTGATGAAAACGTCTCTTTCTCTACATGTTGTTAATTCTTCAGTAGTAAGAAGTTTTCCTTTTTCATCTTTAAAATTTTTGATAACCGTTTCGTAAACTTTGTCATCTTGTTTGTCATCCATTTTGATAAGTTCTGTAAATCTATCAATATCTAGATAATAAATCGCTCCGCCAAAATCAATCATAATTTTTAAATTTCTTCGTAAGTTGTTATTATTGTATTTAAAATTCTATTTCTGAATTCTTCATCATTTATAAAATCTAAAAGTGTGTCAATTTCGTAATCAGCTTTTACATCTTTATTGTAAGGTGATTTAACTTTAATACTGATTTTACCCTGTGGTTTGTTTTCCAAAGCTATTACGTTAGCAGTTACCAAAACGTCAATTCCATCCCATTCATTTTCATTATTAGAACAGAACTGTATTTTATCGGCTTTACAACCAGTTTTAGAAAGGAAAAAATAAGTAGATGGGATACTTTTATCAACTTCACGACTAACCAAAAATACTTCGTGTTCTTCGTCGTCTTTAATGTTAACTAAAAAGTTATTAAAATGGTTCATTAAACCATCTGACATCAGGTCGGCATGACCAAAAATTTCTAGAGGTGCTTCTAAATATAGAAACGTATTGAATCTGTTGATGTCTTTAAATTCAAAATGGTCCATTAAATTGAAACTGGTTACATCTTCTATCTCTAAGTCTGGTACTGTTACCCCATTAGCTTCTAGCTCTGGAACAATATACTTGTCATAGGTGTAGATGAACTGTCCAATAAAATCCCTTAAAACCTCATTTATGCTTATTCCTATTTTCATATAACCAATTTACTGATTAAAAATTGATAAGTAAAGCAAAAATCACAATTTATCTAAATAAATCTAAAAGTTTTTCTAATAAAGTTTTCTTTTTGGTGACCACTCGAATATTTAGGTTATTTGGTTTGTTTTGTTTTTTATATTCTGGGTGTTCAAAAAGTTTTACAAAGAACTTTGTCAGTCTGTGTCTAACAATTTCGTTTTCGTTAAATTCAATAACACTAACACCCATTTCATCTGGTAACATTTTAATCATTTTAACCAACTCACCCAATGAACTATCTTCTTTCTTTTTAAGGTCTACTTGATTTGTATCACCTAAGATTACAACTTTGGTGTTTTCAGAAAATCTTGTAAGAAGTGTTTTTGCGTTACCGTCGTTTACGTTTTGAAATTCATCAAACAATAGAATACAATTTGGGATTGACCTACCTCTAACAGAACCAAAAACTTCCATTTTAATATACCCAACCTCTATAAGTTTATCTGTAAGTTCTTCACCGATTAATTGGTAGAAAGCATCAAGGAAAGACATCATGATGAATTTAAGTTTATCTTTTTCATCACCTGGCAAAGTACCTAGGTCTTCATCTTTAAGTTGGACTATAGACTTAACCAATTTTATGTCATGATATTTGTCTGGGTGTGTTTTTAGCAACAATAAAGCTTCAGCAACACTAAGAAGAGTTTTACCCGTACCAGCTGGGCCGATACATACGGTTACGTCGCCATTTTTAATAGAATTAGTTAGCTTTTTTTGAGTTTCGTTTTTATGTTTCAAATCTATTTTGATTTGAGACAATAAATCTTGTTTAAGGTTAATTGTCGATTCTTTTGGTAAAACTGATTTTTTAGCTCTAGTAGTTTTTGTGGTACCACTTTTTGGAACTGTTGTAGCTTTTCTAGTCATAAATTTAATGGATTATACTATAAATATAAATATCCTAATGCAAACACTAGGATATTTATAATTATTTTATTTTAATTTTTCTAACCAACCGTTAATCATATCATCCATCAAGGTTTCAAATGTATATTCTGGTTTCCAACCTAATGTTTCTCTAATTTTTGTAGAATCACCTTTTAAATATTTTAATTCTTCAGCTCTAAGAAACTTAGAATCTTGTGAAACATATTGTGTGTAATCTAAATCTAATTTTTTAAATACGTATTCAACCATTTCTCTAACTGAATGCGTTGTCATTGTAGATACAACAAAGTCATCTGGAGTGTGATGGTTAATAATCAAATGCATGGCTCTAACGTAGTCTTTTGAATGACCCCAATCTCTATACGAATCCATATTACCTAGTACCAATTTATCCGCTAAACCTAATTTAATTTCAACAGCAGTTTTAACAACTTTGTTGGTTACAAAATTTGAGGCCCTTCTTGGTGATTCATGGTTGAAAAGAATTCCGTTACATGTGTGTAATTTGTAAGCATTACGATAGTTTCTAGTAATATTATATCCAAATACCTTAGAACAACCATAAGGGCTAACTGGTGTCATTTGTGTTGTTTCTCTTTGGAACCCATCAGCATCTACTGAGTTACCGAACATTTCTGAAGAACTTGCTTGATAGAATTTAGCTGTTGGGCATGCGCGTCTATATGCCTCTAATATGTTTAACACACCTATTGCGTTTGTTTGTACTGTAAATTGTGGGATATCAAAACTAATTCTAACATGACTTTGAGCCGCCAAGTTATATATTTCATCTGGTTGTATTTGGTCTAACAATTTTTCTAAACCACCTTGGTCTAATAAGTCACCATAATGAATATTTACTTTATGTCTTAATTCTTCACTGAATCTACTTTGTTGTGATTCTACAGTTGAATTTCTTCTGATTATACCGTGAACTTCATAATCTAAGGATAATAAATATTCAGCCAAATATGAACCATCTTGACCGTTAATCCCAGTGATAAAAGCTTTTTTCTTTTTTTCCATTTTTTTATTTTAAATTTAGTTATTTTTTTTAATTTTGTCAATGGTTAAAAAAATATTATCAAATATTTTACTTACATCAACATATGTTGTATGGTTACCAGTGTCTTCATTATATTCTGGGACGCTATCCATAAGAATTATACCTCTAGCTGCATCCTCAGGTGTCATGTACATATGATATCCAAGCATTTGCACGTGATTTACGTCAGTATATTGTGTGTTTAGGTCTCTACCATCATATGAAGCCAATTTAAGCCATTTATAAGCTTCAAAATCGTCAGTAAGAATGATACCACCTTTTCCGATAGGTACCCTCTTTTTTATTTGAAAGGAAACCACTTGTAAAGCATTGTCACCAACATACATACCTTTGTTCCATCTAACAGCTGCATCCCAAATTCTAGTGCTTTTGAATTGGTATAAACCAGACCATTCTAAATCTTCAAATTTAACACCCAATCCAGCGTGTATAATTTGCATCGGAGCCGACACATACGTCATTTTTGGTATAGTTATTATATCATCTTTTTTAACTTCTTTAGTGTGTTTTAAATACTCTAAAGATAAGAACAAACCGTGTGAACAACAGTCAACAGATACCGCATATTTACTACCAGCAAAAGCAGCAACTTTTTCTTCAAACATTAACACAACATCTCTAGGGTCATCCCAATGATAACCTAATTCTTTTAACCTATCTAATTCAGGTCTTTGTAATTCTTTTGGCACCTTACCTATAGGCCATGGATTGTAATGTTGGGTTTTATTCATAATCATCTATTTTTTCCTTTGTGATTCGCGAATCGCAAATACCATTATTTTTTATTATTTCTATATAATTTTCATTATCTTTTGTGTTTAAAAAACGACCACCAGTAAAACTATTAGGTGAAATAGTTAATTCCCATAAATTATATTTTTCTTCATCATGAATTAATTTATATTCATTATTATTACCAAACTTTAATCTAATAAAACATATTTTAAAAGTTTTAAAACCATGAACGTTAATCATTGTCTCGACCATGGTTTCCATATCTTTTGTTGTTATGTTGTTTTCCCAACTATTAAAAGTATAATTAAACAATACGTTAAAATTTATTAAATTTTTAAATCTTTTGTAACATGTTTCAAAGTGTTTTCTATCTTTTTCAGAATTTAAATCATGGTGTGGAAAAATAGCGCTATGAACACCTGTGTAGTCTTCATTATAATATTTATTACTAGTTCTAACTGATGAATGTAAAGGTATACCAGTTTCTGGTTCATAAGTTGTTTGATTACAAATTATACTAAAATTATTTTCAGGTTTTAACAATTCCTTAAAATCATCTTTTAGTATATGTAAAATATTTTCTATTTTCGCAGTATTCATAAAATCAAAAAAACCAGAAAATTCTCTAAAACCATAATGTTTTAATATTTCTGAGTTTTGACATCTACTACCTAAACTATATATTGTTTCAAATTTCATTGGATAAAAAGTGTTTAAAGATGTAATCTTCGGCAACTAACATATTTTTTGCAATTTCAAAATTTTCAATTACCGCTTCTAATTTACTTAAATATAATGAAAATGTCAAGGTCTCTATGTTGAAAATTTCATCTAATATTATTATACCGTCCATGTTAAAAAAATCACCTATGTTAGGCATACCAAAATACACTGGAATCGTACCAGTCATAAAACAATCTGTTAGTTTTTCCGTGAACATATTTGAGTATGTTGCATTTTCCATAGTGATGGAAAAACAATAATCTTTTAAAGCAATTAATTTGTTTGGGGTAGGGTTAAAACCCCAACCATAATGGTCACATTTGGTTGAGAATTTTTGAATCATTTGTTGTCTATACCTATGCTCTTCACACATCTGTTTATTTGATGCTACCATGGATACTAGTTTTGTTTTGTTGTATATTTTACCTTCATTGATAAAAGATTTACCACTACATTGGACTAGTTGAAAAATATCGGAAGTTTTGCTTAATTCAGAATCATGTGTGAACACACGTTTGAATTTTTCTTTAAGGTATTCTGTGTTGTTTAAACAAAATTCATAAATACTTGGGTTTATTGTTCTAGATTCACATAACCAAGCGTAATTAGTGGTGTTTGGGTTTATGTTACCTTTTATTGCAAAATCAACATACATCGATACAGGTTCTGTTTGTAACCCTTTAACCCATTCAATATATAATGGTTCGTAACCAGAAGTTGAAGGGCTGTGTTGAAAACCACCACCAATTAAATTTATTTTAAATCTGTTTTGCATATTAAATCTTTAAATTCTTCTATTAAAAAAGGCATAGTTTCTTGTGAAAGATGTATATCATCCATAATATATTTTTGGTTTGTAGTACCATCATTGTTCATCATTTGTTTTGCGATACTTAAAACTTCAATGTCATGTTCTTTTAGTTTTTCTTTTAAATAATCAGTAAAATATAATGTCATTTTGTTTCTAGTAACAACATCGCCAAAATCTACAGCTAAATTATGAGCCCAACCCACTGATGATGCTGGCGGTCCATAAACATAGAGGTTTAATTTTTTTCCTTTATAATATAAAATAGTTTTAAGGTATTCGTCTACACAATTTTCAATCGCTTTTTCAATTGAAATGTTTTGTTTTTGGGCTTGAAAACCTACATGGTTTCTAATGTCAATTTCACCAAAACATAGAACAATATAATCTTTATCAGTGATATTATATTCTAAAATTACCCTATCTATCTTTTCTATTTTGTTAAATGAATTATAAGCTGTATGTGAACCTATTTTTATAGGACAAAAATATGGTATTTTTTGTTCAAATCGATTTATAACTGGTCTTAATTGACCTTTTTCTAACGTATAGCAAGTACCAAATTCTGGTTGAATGTGTCTAAGTCCATCATGTGTGGTATCTGTTCCAGAAAATACAGATACGTGGCTATCTCCAATAATGTAAATCATAATTTATATACTTGTTTTATATTTTCTGATAATATGCTAGCAATTATTGATACTGAGGAAACGTCAGCTTTTAATAGATAATCACATTTAGATAGTGTGAATATTTCTTGTATACATTCAATACCTAATTTATATCTATGTAATTCTCTTTTAGCTTTAAACCTGTCATAAGGGTGTAGATGAGGGTTTGCAGCATCTGCTCTAAACATATCTTTATAATAAATTACAGGTATATTAACATTTTCTTTAATTATGTTAATAACTTCACTATCATCAGTTGCTAAAAATATTTGTTCAATTTCTGGCCTTTCAGATAAAATTTCTTTTATTTTTGATATGTAATTAGATACTGGTGAAACATTATGATAATGTTTCATATCTGTTAGTCTAACTTGGACACCTAAGGTGATTTTTCCTTTTATATTTTCATCATAATAATCATCTAACAGTTTTACTAGATAAGGTTTTAACTTAAAAGAATTATAAAACTTATTTTTAAGTGAAATAAAATTATTCGGATACATGAAAGCGTCTCTATTCTCATAATGTATGTTAGCTGAAATAAGACTATTTATTGTTTTATATTCTTCTTCTGGTTCTATTTTTGTCTGTTCAAAATAATATTCCCACGAATTTTTAGTACCGTGTAATTCAACACCAACCTCAGTACACACACATTCGTTAGTTTCCATGTCGACAAATAACTTATCATCGTCACTTAAATGAGTTAAAGCGTTTAACGTAATAAAAATATTACCAGCAAACCCAACACCAGCAAATTCATGTTCTGGGCTTATTTTTACAAATTCTAATTTATATTTCATTATAACCTAATTTTTTAGCATTTTCTATTATTTTAGTTCCGTCTATTTTTTTTATTAAAACAGCTGGGTTACCTTTATATACACCCCATTCTTCTGTGTCACCAATCAATAAACTACCAGCGGTTAATAAGACCCCTTTTCTTAATGTAGAACCAGGTAGAACAATCGCATTAGTACCTATATTTGAAAATTCTTCCATAATTACAGGTTTGATAATTTGTTTACCTTTTAATTCTTGAGGTATCATGGCGCCAAATAAACCAGAATCATCAAATCTATCTGAACCACATATAATCCTAGCACCAGCCATTACGTTATTAAAACCTTTGGCGATAAAATTAGAATTTTTACCACCAATAACGGTAACGTATGGTCCAATATGTATATAATCACCAATTGATATGTTAGTCGTACAATAAAACCCTTTATCTATAGCTACGTGTGAACCTTCAATAGTATTGTCGTGTTTTATTACTACATCTGAATCCATATACACATCTTCACCAATAATATTAACCATGTATCTTTAAAAAATCTTCTGTTGTTATTAAATTAAGCAACTCTTTTCTATTGTTATCTAATAAATCCCAAGTTAATTCTTCATTAACAGTTATTAATTTTTGTTTACCCTTGGTTATAACACCGCAACCATAATCAGTGTCAATAACAGCCATGTTTAAATCACTTCGTTCACTTTTCAACCTTACCCACGCTTTCCAACAATCTCCAGTCCATTCTGATTCTCGAATAGCTTGTGGGTATCTTTGAATGAATTCGGAATGAGGGTTTATATCATGACATATAATATACCCATTGTCATTTAGTACGTTTAAAGAATTTACAATGTCTTTATAAACTTGTTCTGACCAATGTAACCCATCAATAAAGATAACATCAAAAGTTTCATTATTTTGGTTAAAAAATTCATCTGAGGTTATTGAATGTGTTACTGGAACTGTAGGGTTTGGGTCAACACTTATTTTATAGTCGCATTTAATAGTGTTGAAATTAAGACCTGGACCCATACCTATTTCTAGATATTTTTTACCACCTATTTTATCAATTAAAAATTGTATTATTTCTGTTCTATTCATTTGTTAAATTTTAAATATTTGTTTTAAGTTATCATTCCAAAGCACCGCTCCAGCTAAAACACCAGATAGTCTACCAAATAAATAATCACATTTACCCATTAATTTAGCTTGGATGATTACTTCTTCTCCTAATAATCTACAATGGTCTGGTCTTTTTTTACTAACATTTGGCCAACAATGTACGTGGTTTATATATTCCATCGTTTCGTCAGTTCGTCTAAATACGTCTGGCATGAAATAAGAATTAGGGAAGGCGTTGGCTAGGGCTGTTATATATTCCATATCTTCACTAACAATAAATAATTTTGTTATTTCTTTATGGTTTTCTAATATTTTACTAATTTCTTTTATATAATCTTCAACACCGAAAACGCCATACATTGGATGGTGTAGATTATATTCAGTACCTCTAGCCATCACAGCCAAGACAACATGTCCTTTAAATTCTTTTTCATATATTTCATCGATTTTATCTAAAATATATTGTTTTGGTTTAATGTATAACCTATCTATTGTTTGTTGTCTTTCTAATTCGATTTTATTATCAAAATAATGTTGTGCGTGGTCTATTATAGTACCATAATTACTAGGTGGGTAATTGTTTATAGTCACAATATCCTCAGGGTTTATTTTTGGTTGTTCAAACCAAAAATCAAATGGGTTTATATCTGAAGGTTCTACTTTATTTTCAAATGGGTTTATATCTTCAACCCATGTTGTGTTAGCCCATGAAATATAAGGTATTTCAGGTTTACCATTTTCATGGTGACTAATAAGTTCCTCTAAACATATTCTATAATTAGAAAAAAAACCATAACCATAATGCCACCCGTGTTTTGTAGGTGTGATAATAGAATATAATTTCATATTATAAAAAAGTTTTATCTAAGGCTTGTCCTTCATAAGGACCTGTTTTATATTCATAAACTATGGTATCTTCTTCTAAGATTTCATAAGTATGACCACCATATAAAGTAAAGCTTGCATCACCAGCTTTAAGAATTGGTGTCGCAATAATAGTATCATCGATGTCATAAAAAATACACTTAACACTGCCTTTAATCACAACCCAAGATTCTTGGGCGATTTGTTCTGGATGATGTCTATCTTTTGTGATGTGTTTGTGAGGTTTAAAAGTTTTACCCTTTTCCATTTTCAATGTCGCACATTGTATGAAATTATTTTCAGGTACTACTTCAGTACGACCATTTATTTCGTCTAATCTGTTTATAATGTGAAGCAATTTTCCTTCTTCAACTTTTGAATATATTTTTTCCATATTAAAAATTTATAGTTTTATCCAATTATCTGGAATTATATCTTTAGGGTCACTTTTTATTTGAGGACCAAACCATTTTTTTGGTCCAATTACTATTTTATTTTCATTTTTGTTTAACCAAGCTCCCCACCAAGAAAATGAAGAGTTTGCTATAACATTATTATCACACATTGACATCAAGTACAATTCAATATAATCTTTTTCATTTTCAATGTAAACAATATTATCTATATTTAAGTTTTCTTTACACCATGGAATATCATCACTAAAAACAACAAATAAATCTGTTTTTTCTTTAAGAATTTGAATTGCGTTGTTATAATATTCTAAACTTTGTAATGGGTGAAATTGTTCATGTTTAACATAATCACCTCTTCGAATATGCAAAGAACTAGTTCTTTTATTTTTAATAAATGGGTATTTTCCATCTATGATTTCTTTAATAAAACTAGGTGTTTCAAACATTTCTAAAATGTGTTGTCTGTTATGTTTGAAAAATTTTTCACTTTGAAAAAACCCATCAATATAAACATCATTTTGTGGTAATTTGATATCATGGTACTCGAAAGGAAAATTTATTATTTGAACGCCATGGTTTGGTCTATCAGTACAAAACACTGGAAAAATTAATCTATATTCATTTGCGTGTTTTAATGATGGATTATAAAGGTTATCACGGTTTAAATAATTTAATTGGTCATCAAAATTTGTAAAACAAAAACCTACATTATAATCAATTGAAAAAGATTTTGTAGCTGCGATTTGAAATAACATATTTCCTAACCCACCTTTTAAATTTGTATAAATCATTTCTAGTTATTTAGTTTGTTGTAAGGTGTTTTGTTTCTTAATTTTGTAACAATATCATTTACTGAACTCATATTGACTTTGTGGTCATTTAATGGGTTTTGTTCATTGTAAACATAATTTGTCTCTGACAAAAATTTATAATGTTCATCACCAGACATTTCTAGCATTGGGAACATAAAAGATAAATCACCAGCAACTCTCCAATATTCACCGTTTTCATCTTTTAAATCTTCCTGTTTTATTTTTCTCCATAAAAAAGCTTTCCATGTTCTAAGGTGTGACGCGGTAAAACTAATCGCCCTCAAATTATTTATTTGTTGTCTAGATGAAAAACCAGCTTGACCATTTGAGTAAACAAAACTACCATTTGTAATCCAAGTTTCACCATCTGAGTATGCTTCATAAATTCTATCTAAAACATGCTCATCTGGAAACCAATCATCGCCATCTAATTCGACTATAATATCATCATCTTTCAATCCGTAGTCACCATTGATTATTTGATTATAATTTCCTGGTTGATACATTTTCACTGAATTATTTATCAACATAAACCTATCATCACCCTTTATTAATTCTTCAGCTATATTTGCTGACATATCTGTGGATAAATCATTTAATATAAAACACTTATAATCGGTGTTTTTTTGTTTTTTTATTGATTTGATACATTTACCGATATAATCTTCAGCGTTATATAAAGTTGTTAATATCACTATCATTTTTTACTAGCTTTTTGTTCGTATTTTTTATCTAACTCATCTACTCTATGTTCTTCAAAAATATATTTACCGTTAGTCGTAACTTTGGCCACAAATTTTATAACATAGAATCCGTTAAATTCAATTATTTTATCAAAAGATTCTATATCGTATTTAAACTCTAAATAATCTTCAACACCTAAACTTTTGTAAGTAACAAATTCTACATCTTTAAGGTCTATAAAACTTTGTTTTTGTGCGTTACCGTTCATAACTTTTTTTATAGCGCTAATAAATAGTCTACTAGTTCTGTTGTCTTCGTTAACATATTTACTAACATAGAATTCTAAAAGTCTTTTATTTTTATTTATTTTTCTAACATTTAATTTTTTAGCAAAATTTTCTATGTAAAAATTTGGTACTGTGTCTCTACCAATTTTTATAGGTCGTTCAGTTTTACTCGTTATAAAATATTTGTCAGAATCAATACTACCATGAGTAGCTGTTTGACCCATCTCTCCATCGTTTAACATAACCTCATCTAACAAGCTAATATGTTCGTTATCCATCGCTTGACTTCCAGATAATACAATCTCACTATTGTCGACAACCATCTCTAACACATAATCATCAACAGTATCTAGTTTTACTTTTTTAAGACCTTTTTTCTTACTTTTTTTTTGAGTTTTAACAATAGGCATACCGTCTTCATCATAACCAACTATTTCAGCTGTAAGACCTTCAGTAGCTTTTAAAACTTTGTATGTTCTCCATTTTAGGTTTAAGACCTCTTGCGTCACCTCGCCATTTATCAACGAATCAGCAACTTGACCTTGACTAAGTCTTTGACTATGTGTTACATCGCTAGATAAACCTTCACCAGTCTGCGTCAACGCACCTTTTTCAACGTTGCTTAAAGCTAATGACACTACAGCAACTTTTCTTCTAAACCATTCTATTACATTCATTATAATATTTTTTTATATTCTTCAATTATTTGGGTTGTTATGTTTTTGCTGTTGAATTTATCGACGTCTGTAGGTACTTCATGTAATGCTTTTGACAATATAACCCCAGTAGAATCAACATTGTAAATCCAACCAGATTTTCCACACATCCAACCTTCAATAGTTGTTCTACCTAAAAGTATCCCAGCGGTTTCATCACATTGGTGAATGAATTTTTCAACATTAGATGTAGGTTCATGATATGTTACATGTGGTTCGTTGGTTATTATCTCATCTAAATACGTATCGTTTTTCTTCCCAAGAATCCAAAGTTCTTGGTTGTTTTCTCGAGTAACATTTATCAAATCTTGAATTGTGTTTCTTCTAAGATAATCAATGGTACCAACAAAAAGTATTCTTTTTTTATTTCGTTTTTCAGTTGTGTTAACTACTTTAAATTTATCAGCATCAATTGGGTTATAAATAACACTAACCAAATCTTTATCAACACCAAAAGTATCCACAATGTGTTTTTTAATCTCTGGTCTAATGGCGATGTATTGTTTTATTTGAGGTGAAATAACTGGCTCCTCCAAAGATATTACTTCTGAATGTATAGAACAAATTACTGGTGTTTCTGGATAGAATCTCAATAAATGTTCCGTAACTGGTTTGTGGTTTAAGTGAATCACATCAAAATTAACATCTTGTACTTTGTACAATGTGTTTGGTTGTGAGACTACATCACCTTGTGGTGATTTTAACATCCATTTACCATCACCTAACTTAAACCCAGGTGGTTCTTGTATACTATACATTTTAACCCCTAGTTTATTTGCCGCAGATAACAAAGGTTCTCCGATACTAGAACACACAGAAACCTCACAACCTTGTTTGATTAATTGTTTTGCCAATTCAAAAACATATAACTCAGAACCAGTATAATTTGAAAAACTTAAACAACCAATAAGTACTTTAAGTTTTTGCCCTTTTCGAAGTGTTTTCTTTACGTTTGCTGGTAAGAATGCTTGAAAAGCTTCAGCGAAATCGGCTCTGTTTTTTTCCCACGCTTCGTTGGTCATACCGATAGATTGGTGATTGATTCTAATAGCAGTTGTTACACCAACTTTAACACCTTGTAGGTAATTTTCAAAAGCAAAGGTTACATCATAAAAATGAAACCCTTCAACTTCTTCGTTAAATTCTTTTTTCAATCTTCTTTTATCAACAGAAAACCAAACACCATCACAAACAACAATTTCTTCAAGTTCTTGACCTAAGTCCTCAGAATAACTTGATAACCAAGTTTTGCCTTCGTGCGTGTGTTGAACGCGACCATACATTTTACTTCTATTTTCCCACCATTGACCAGACTCTGGCATGTTTTTGCTACCAGCAACACCGATGATACCATATTCAGGATTTTTTTCGAATAGTTTAACCAATTTATTACCCCATTGTTTTGTGTCAATAGTTAAATCAGAATGTGTAAACACTACATAATTATATTTCGCCTTATTTAAAATTTCATTATAACATTCAGTTAATGACCTATTACCAGTATTAACTATTTCAATAATTTCAACTTTTTTATTACCTAAACCACACGTTTTTATTAAATGTTTACCAAAATTTGGGTTACTAATTCTAGTACAATAACCTATTGTAATCATAATTTATTTTGTTTTTTCAATGTTCTTATTTTATTATAAACCGAACTTAATTTTTTATTTAAAATTTTAGCACACTAAATATAGCATAAAAACTAAAAGGTTTAATTTATTTAACCCCCGAACTACCAAACCCACCAGAACCACGTTCAGTGTTTTCTGATATTTCAGTAACTCTATTTAAGTTAATAATGTTTTTAGCTGTTACACTAGCAACAACTGCTTGGGCGATTCTATCACCATGAAATATTTCAAATGGTTGTTCACCTAAATTAATTAAGATAACTTTAATTTCACCGCGATAATCAGCATCAACCGTTCCAGGTGTATTCAAAACCGTAACACCATTCTTAGCAGCCAATCCACTTCTAGGTCTAACTTGAATCTCAAAGTTTTCTGGTAATTCAAAAAATAAACCAGTTGGGACCATAGCTCTTTCACCAGTATATAATTTCATAGGACCGTCTACTAGATTAGCTCTTAAATCAAAACCAGAAGACCCAGCAGTTGCATACTCTGGGTCTGGGTTTGTTGATTCGTTTTTAAAATTAACCTTGAATTTGAATTGCTCAGCAATAGTTAAAGGTGCTTGACCGCCGAATTCTTTGTTAAAATCATCCATGGTATAACCGCTATTAGAATCAAAAGTTTCTAATAACTTCTTTCTCATTTCTTCAACGTTGTAATTCATTAGTTTTTCTCGTGTTTAATTGCAAATAAGTTAGCTATTTTTAACAAATCACCCAATACTGAATTGTGGTATTCCGCTTGTTTGTCATCTGATTTATCTGACATAAGAATAGCACCAAACTCTTCTTCTGTGAAAGTAACTCCGTTAGATGTTGCGTAGTAAATACTTCTTTCACTAACTCTCATTGAAACCAACGCGTTGTTAAAGTCGTAATGTTTACCGTTTTTCTTAGCCCACTCTGGACCGTCAACATAGAGATTAGCTTTACCTATTTGGTGCAACAGACAAACTTTAAGAAGACTTTTTTGGTCTACTTTTTTATCGTCTGGTAATGAGTTATTGAATCTTACAGCGTAAAACGCAACTCTTAATAAATGGTCAATTAGACCACCTTCAAAAGCGTTATGTAAAGAATCCATTGTTGATGCTGGAGCTTTTATAAAACTTTCACCTAAGAAAGTCATAAGTTCGTCAGTCATGAAATCATTATTTTTTGCTGTCTCAAAATATTTTTTTGTGTTAGCAAGGATTTTTTCTTGTGTTAAAGACATTGTTTTTATATATTAGTATCTGTTATTTTTTACAAATATACGCATAAAAATACAAAAAATCAATGTTTTTGACTAATTTTTATTTATGTAAATTAGAAAAATCATTATTCAAAACAGATAAAGTCACACCACTTAATGACACTTCTTCTTCTTTTTTAGATTCTAAGATTTTTTCAATGGCGATTTCTTTTACTTTTTTAATTTCCTCTTGGAATTCTTTTCTTTGATTGGTTAATAAGCTTTTAGTTTTAGCTTCTTCTATTCTTTTTTCATCAATTCTATCCATAAGGTCTTTGATGTGTTCTGCCGTTACACTTAAATTATCTATTGGTGTTGTAAGTTTAGATATTACATCTTCTTTTTCTTCAACCAATAAAGTTTTTGTGTTTTTAATTTTTTTAGTTTTTTTAGTTTTTTTAGTTTTACCTTCTTTAAGGTAATCAGCTAAAAACGCTAACACTTTCTTTAAATCTTTTTTCTTCCCCATTTTATTTTTGTGTTAATTTTAAATATAATTCTTTTCTATCCTCAGTTACTTTGTTCATTGAATATGTGTCTTTAACAGTGTTATAAAGATTTTCTTGAAGGATTGGAATCATATTAGGGTTTGTTATTAATTTTTTCAACGAAGTATACCAATCTTTGTGATTCTTTTTAGAATCAATAAGGATACCGTTAGCTGTTTCATCAAAACCACCACCATATTGAATCGCGTTCTTTAAATCAATTTTATATGGTCCAAAGTCTTGAGCAATGATAGCTTTATGGTGGAAACCAGCTTCGATAACTTTTAACTGACTTTTAACTTTGTTAAATATATTTTCTTCTAACGGTGCCAAAGAGATGTCAAATAAATTATAGTTTGACGCGTAGGTTGATATTGGTTTTGTCCAAACTCTGCGATACGGTTCGTTAGCAACATTTGGGAATTCATCCAACGTAAATTTCATAAGATGAGATTTATACTCTGGACTAACGATTTGATAGTTGTCTGTAAATATTTTTTCATATCTAAACCAAACACTTTCCATAGGTGTAATTTGTCTTACTTTTTGCTCACCAGTTGCTTGGTCAATTTCTGTGTGTGTACCTCTTGTATCAAAACCACACAAAACAAATTGAACTTTGTCAATCAATCCATCAGTTCTTAATTTAGTGACAACGCCATTAAGAATCTCCAAATCTTTCAAGTGTGAGTTACCAATCCACATCGCTTTACCATTTCTCCTTACATAAATGATATGGTTTTTAACTTCAACACAATACACGTTACCTTTATAGTATCTATTATATTGGTCTTCACTTTTAACTAATGGCGTGTTTTTATTATGTTTACTAACGCTAGGGTGTTTAGTAAAATTAACAACTAACGAATCATATTGATTATTAATAGCTCTACCTTTAATTTCTGATGTTCGTTTACCCCTATTTGTTATAGTTGCTGATATACCTATTTTTAATGCAATTTCTTGTAAATTATTAGCTAATGAAGGTGAGCATGTAAACGCTCTAGTTCTATTATATTTATTTTTTTCAATATGACCATCACCTTTAATAAACCATTCTAAAAAAATAGTTAATTGTCTTCTAGATAACTCTAAAACTTCTTTTGGTACAAATTTATCGTAAGCATCTCCAAAATTTGATAAATATTCCCATAGTTGTTTATCAAAAACTCTAATTTGTTTTTTATCTTTAGTATATGTTGGTTTGAACCCAATTTCAATTAATAAATCATACATATGTGATAAATAATTATTATCTTTTGATTGAGCAATACCAACTTGATGTAATCCTTTTGTTTTACTAGTCCAACCTTCAGCTAACCAAAAACCGAAAAATTCTAACCACTTATCCATATCTATAAATTTATCTGAACTATATTTTCCAGATAACCCATTATAGCGTTTTTTAGATATTAACCTATCAATAAAATTTTCATTTTCCTCAATTTCATGATATTCGTTTAACATTGGTAAAATAAAGAACTCTTTTTCTTCACCCATCCAAATAGCATCTTTTTTAACATGAAAATTTTTACCATGTATTTTTTCAGATTGAATTAATTCTAGATTTAATTTTTTATGTGTCAATGATTTAGCAACAGAAGCATACATATTATGGTTTGGTGTAACTTCATATTCAATTAAACCATTTTTAGCACAATTCAATTCACCATCAAACGGTTCACATATATACCCAACTGGTTTATGATATTCCATTTGATTTGTTTTTGGGTTTAACGTTGCAACCAATTCTGTTTGGTCCAATTCATCAAATCGTTTCCAACCTTCATCGGTTAGAATTTCAGTATCTGGTGTCATACACGAACCACCTAACCATCCAATTCTAATTCTATCAGATTTTTCTAAGTTTGGAGTAAATTGTTTCTCAGTTGGTTCAACTGCGTTTGGAAGAACAAAAACATTTTTATTGTGTTTAGCTATTTCTTCTGCAAATAAACGTGTTGTTGTTGTTACGTTTCTAGCGCACTTAATGTTGTCTAATATCTTTTTATCTAACCCAGAAGATTTAATAATGTGATATGCTGGGTGGTGTGGGCCTGGAGCCCAATGGTCATCTAAATCCATAATGGTGATTATACCTAAATTATCTAGATGTTGTAATAATTGTGGCATTTGTTCGTAACTACCAAGTGTTCTATGGTAATGAATGATATCATATTGTTTTAACCACTCATCGTTATTTAATTGTGGTTCATAATCAATATCTACTGAAAACTCATCTGGGTAATTGTTTTCTAATGCGATGTGTGGGTTTGTTGAACGGAAGTAGCTTTCAGCTCACCCCAGTCCTGTCGCTAGGTACTACTAATACCTTGATTTTTCGACTAACTGGGGTGATGTTTAAATTAGTTTGTTTCATATTTTTTTAATATGTTTAATATTATGTTTTTATTTTTTTTGTAATCTGTTTCCCAAATTACTTCACAATTATAGTGATTTTTTTTGGCTAAGTAAAGTTTTTTAGCATCATACTCCCAAATTTCTTTAGCTGTTTTATTTTTTTTAGTGTTTAAATAATTAGATTCGTATTTTTGTGGGTTACAATGCCAATAATCTCCATTATATTCAATTAATAAATTAAATTTAGGTATATATAAATCAAATATTTTACCTTCTAATAGATAATTTGGTTCGACTAAAATATTTTTAGTTTCTAATGTTAATATTAATTCATCTTCTGCTTTAGACCTATTATAACTTTTTAATAAACCTGATGAAATTCTTTCTTTCATTAGATTACTTAATTTAATTCTTGTTTCTTCCATACTACCATTACCCCAACGTTCTTTAGCCATGTCACTAAACATTTTTCTATATTCAGATTTACTCATATGGTCGCTAGTTGTTATACCAATTTTACTTTTTGATATTTTAATTATTGATTCAATTGAATGTTTTTTATTAAAAAATGGGTTATTTTCACCTATTTGATTTTCTAGTGAACATTTTTTACATATTTTTTTTCTTTTTAAATTTCTATTTAATAAACTTTTTTCTTTAACTGAAAAATTAATTTTATTATTACATGATTCACAAACCCATAACCCACACCAATATTCACCATCAAACCAATAATCTTTATAAAATTCGTCACCTAATAATCGATTTCTTAATATGTTTTTTTCTTTTAATAATTTCAAAACATTTTTTTTTGTTATGTTTGGGATTAACTTTATTATTGTTGTCGAACCTACCCCACTTAAATAAAGGTTAATAATTTTATTTTCTGTTTCTTTTTCCATAAGTTATTTTATTATAAATATATAGAAAAACATAAAAAAAGTCAAAGTAGCTTACACCTGTACGGTCTGAAGGCACTACCAATACTTTTAATTTTTTCATGAAAATTTGTTTTAAAACATTTTATTGATTTTTAAATATATCGTTTTAAAAACAAATAGTAAATAAAAAAGGGGTTATTAAACCCCTTTTTTTTATATTTTTCTTTTAGTTTGTATTTTACCTTCTTTTATTAGTAGATTAATTGTCTTTTTTATTGTTTCTTCTGTAACAGTTTTATTGTACGTTTGTTTAAAAAAAGTGTTAATTGATTCATTAATCATATCTTGTAATTGAGTTTTGCTAATTGTTATCATATCATCACTCACTATACCTTCAGAAATAACTTGTCTTTGTTGTTTTTGTGGTGTTCTAATTTTAGCTCCAGTTATTCTAGCAATCTCTTCAGCGCTAACTTTTGAAGGTGGTCCACTCAATCTAGGGATTGGGTTTTTTAACATCGCTTCTTTTACTATTGGAGGTAAATTTGACGCCATAATTTGTTCTGGTGTGTAGTCATGGTTTTGAACAATACCTTGTGGTGCTGATTGTTGATAATTTTCATAAATAGGTTCTCTTTCGTCAGATTCGTTATATATTGGAGCGTTATCAAACATTGATTGATTGTATGAGTCTCTAGGGTCGAAATCTCGACCTCTTTCTTGTTTTTTTTCTGGAGCTCTAGATTCTACCACATTCATTACTTGTTTTGCTTTACCTAATAAAGCACTTAAAGCACCTATGTCTACTGGTTTTGGTACATCCATAATTTTAAAATTCTTCGTCTTCTTCGTTATCTTGTGTTAAGTTAGGGTTTTGATAGATATCACTTCTTTGTCTTGTGAACGTATCTGGGTTGACTTTATCATAAACTTGACTCATTGTTCTATCACCTAACTGATTATAAGCTGGAATACTAGCGTCATAATCAGATACAGGGTTTTGCCATTTCATGTTTGTTGGATACCAACCAACTATTTTATCTAACAAAAATATTTTCCAACTATTTGGTTTTTTAGTTTTTGAACCACCACTAATTTGATACGCTCTAATTGAGTCGTTGTTTACTTTAGTTGATGCGTAATTATATACTTGTATATATCGTTTACTAGGTGGTTGGTCAACATAATCTTGATAAAGTATGTTTACATTTACTTTATCCCTGATAACAGCTTTAACCGCATCAGAAGAAACACCCTCAGAAATTAACTGAGAATTTTTCTTGATTTCTTCTAATATAACTTCTTCAAAGATATTGTAAAGCTTCATAAAATATTTTTTTTTTAGATTATTACTTGACCAATGTTACTAGCTGTGTTAGGTATTACATAGTTACTACCAGCAATAGCTGATGGTCCGTAACCCCAAGTTGCAGCATTAAGTGTGACTTCTTGATTTCTACCAGAACCCGCATAAGAAGCAACACCGTTTATGTCTTCGATGTTACCACCAGCATAGTTAGTAATTGCTGCATATACACCGTTAGTTACACCGTCACCAGTACCTCTACCGTTGTATGGTGATAAGTTATCAGCCAATGCGTTTGTATTGGTAGCTCCGTAAACATCGTTTAAGTTACCTGTAATTTGTGGATTTTTATATGGACCTTGGAAATTATATTTACCAGTACCAATTCTAGTTTGTTGTATAATAGCTAATCTACCAGTCCCAGGATATATTGGGTTACCGTTAATTGCATAATTTTCTAATGGTGATTGACCACCGTTGTAAACTGTAGGCATGTTTTATAGTTTTTGTTTTTTGTTATTATTCATGTATTCTATTAAATATTTCATATTAGAAATTTCTTCAGATAATGCTTGTGAGTTAGAAAGAATTTTTTTAACTTCACCACCGCTATGGTCCGCTGATTTTGTCACTTTAGTAACACCAACGTCAGTTGGTTTTTTTTCATCTTGGTGCATGTTTTCAGGGTTTGTATCCATTTGAGTTTTTCTTCTCATTTCATCCCTTTTTCTTTCACTTTGAACTATTGATTCAAGTTCTATTTTTCTTTTTTGACCACCTAGTCTGTTGTATTCAAAACAATTTTTAGTTTCTTCACACATTTTTTTAGCTTCACCAATCCTAGATAGTTCCATAGCAAAAGCTTGATGGTTTTTAACTTGACCATCGGTGCTTTTAATTTGTTTATCATTGATGTTACTATTCATATTATAGGTTTTTAATTGGTTTGATGTTGTTCTTTTTATCTAATATTGCTTTTGATAATTCTTCTAATTGAGCATCAGTTAAATCAACATCACTAATAGTGTCAATTAATTTAGCAACTTTTGGGTTGTAATTTTTATCGGTAACATCTGAAGTTTTGCTTCTTTTTACCAAATCATCTATCTTTTCTTCAACAGTTTTCTTTTTGATAACCGTAGTATTTTCATTAAAACCTATTTTACTGATTGAACCATAGTTAAGTGCAAGACCACCAGTGTTTGAACCGCCAAAGCTATAAACAGCAAACCATGGTATGTCTTGTCTATAACGACCAAACACTTTATCGGTTGTTGTTGACATACCTTTTTCGTATTCAGAATCATCATTGTACGGTTTTTTAACTGGTCCTGTTTGTATTTGACTATCATTTGTTGCGATAAAATCACCACCAATTGAAGTGATATCTCCACCAACTAATTCCTGTAAACGTTCTTTTGATATAAATCTACTCATAAATTATGTTTTATTATAAATATATTCAAAACCTAGAATATTTATAATAAAACAATAAAATATGGCTTTTAGGACAAAATTAGATTATTCAGACAATAGACAAATAAAGCAATTTGAGAAAACTCACACAGTTTTATCTGGTGGTACTTCATTTGGATTAACATTCAGTGCATTGACTAGTGGTCCAAATTTGGAAACTAGCGGAGATACAGAAACATACACAATGCTAGCTAGTACATTTTCAGGTAACGGTACGACGACTATTTATAATTGGTATGACCCTATTATGGTAATTGGTGAACCTTATCTTTCAGCGATAACACCATCTTTATCCGCAACCACTCAACTTATTGAAGAACCAGTTTTTTCGGCTGAAACAACCACTGTTATTGACGGAAACACCGTTGCATTGTTTTATACTGGTGTTACTTTTGATATAACACCTATAGCTTTCTATGATTTAGGTGGTGGTAATTATAGTGGTACTGTTGAAACTTTGGATTTGACAACTTATTCAGCTACTAGTTTAGGTTACACTGGTAGAACAATTTGGGTTGATGTTTCTGGGATTACTAGAACCGAAAGGCTTATAGTTACAAATGAACCACAAATAGGTAGTGTATTAACATGTGTTGATGCTGAGGGTATGGCTGAATGGCAAGCGCCTGAGGGTCGTTTTAGTGGTGATTACGCAACATTAAATACGCTGGTAACAAACAATCAATTAGTTCCAGGTAATAAATACATATTAACCGACTATCAAACAGTTTACCAAATAAATGGTTCTGATTCTAGAAATAGAATTCAAGAACATGAAATTATAGGTTCTTCAGGTCTTTATAGCCAATTCAATAATGTACCTAGCAACATTGCGGCTAACGGTGATACGGTGGTATGTGTTTTTGCACCTTCAGGTGCATCTGTAACAACTGGTTCTACATTTACCATTATTGATTATTTTAACTCAGCTTATATCCGTTTTTCTCCATCAATAACTGGCGCTAATAATATTGGTGTTAAGATGAAATTTGAAAAACAAAGATATTCTAATGTACCGTCTGGTTCTACCATAAATGATATAAATGGAAAACCAGTCTTTAAATCTGGTGGTGTGTTAAACACTGAAGTACATGATGATGGACCATATATGTCTATGACTGGTGCTGAAAACCCTTCACCAATTGTAGAATCATTGGTGTTAACCGCTCTGGATAATTCTAGTTTCTCAATATTTGCAGAAAGTTTAACTTTTGCTGGTGATAAATTAGAATACGATTTTACAGATACAGACATTTATGATGACAACATACCAGCTAATTTAATTGGTACTAGAAAAGGTCTTATCATAAAAAGAGAAAACGCTGACGGGTCTATTTCTGCAAATGTGGATTGGAGAGTGCAGAGATACAGAAGATTTCAAATGGATAACACAAATTGGTTTAATTATTTATACAATAAGTTATCTGGTGGGACAAGTGCTACAACAGCCTCTACGATTTATAATAGAGGAACGGTAAATTATTGTACTAATAATAACCCTACTATAACTACAAACCATAGATATGTTATGTATGAACCGTATTACGATAATTTATACATAGATTTCGCAAAAACAGTAGCAGACCCATTTATATCTGGTGTAACCACAGGTACAGTACCATCGTTAGGGAATGGTGTTCGTTTACCAATTGCCCTAAATGAAACACCGTATTCTGTTGATGTAACGTTACCTTTATCTGGATTTAGTGGTACATCATTAATAAAAGATTTCAACATATTCCCTATTGTCGATTACGAACCAGATACAAATGTTGATGGTTTTGTTGTAAACAATCTTTATAATTCAGTATTTTTACCATACTCACAAAGATATGGTGATACATTCAATTTAAATATTAGTTCGGTTAATGGTAGTATCACTAATTCAACATTTATGAGCTTATTTATAATAACTAACACAGCTTCAATTGATAATGTTGTGGCTCTTGACGGTGTTGGGTTAGATAATAGGAATCAAATGTACCAACTTAACTTGTTAGCCAACGGAAATATTAAAAACAACGGTATCTTAAGAAACTGTTCGTTTGGTTTAGGGTATAGTGGGCCAGGTGTTAATGAACAATTTGATTATACAGTTTCTGATGACTCAATAATCGTTAATTCGGTATTTGGTGCAAACAGATTAGATAGTGTATTATTAAATGGTTTAATGATAAACAGTAGTTTAATTATACATAGGTTAATGGGTGTATCTAGTATGTCTGGTAGTATGTTTTTAACTAGGGTTAAAAACAGTGGTGATACATATGGTGTGTCTTATAATTTAAAAACATTCTCAGACAGGTTACCGTCTAAAACTGATTTTGGTTATATCTATGATTTTAATCAAAGTTTTAACGATAAATCAGTTTATAATGATACACAAGATAAGAGATTGGTTTATAATGTAATAACATCTGGTTTAACGTTTAGTGCTGTAACAGTTTCAACAGCACAATAAAAATGGGTAATATTAAAAACTTTAACTTTGACAAATTAAAACTACAAGTTTCAAACAGTGATTATTGGGACTTTTATTTGGCTACGGATGAAACATCTGGTGGGTGTGATTCTTTGTTGTCAGGTTCTTGTTTTGTTGTTTGGTACGATTTTAACAATCCAGATACTTTTTTAAGTGGTAATACAAATTCATTACATAGTCTTGTTAGCTGGACTGGTGCAACAAATTCTGGATACACATTAAACACAATTGGTCTTACTGGTATTGACAATGGTTTAATTACTTTTGATAAATCTAGTGGCGATACTACCAACCAAGCATTATTATCGGCCTTGACGCAAAGTCTTTATGTTATTCAATCTGGTAATACTGGGTTGATGATGCATGCCGTGACTGGTACAACATCTGGTTTAACATATCAGATAAGTTCAAGTTCTGGTACCACAGAAGGTAATTTTATGCAGTTTTTAGGTGGTTTTTATCAAGGATTTTATAAATTAGACGGTTATAGTTACCAAGTGTTACCAACTAGAGTAAATGATTCATGGAGTGCTGAATTTTGGATTAAACCAGAAGACATATTGACAACAGGTACAACACTTAATGATTTGTATCCAAATAACAAAGGGTTTTTCTTTTATATGGGTACTAGAGCCGAAAACAAGTTTTGGAACCAATTTGCTGGTGCTGATACTGGTTGTACAAGCGCATGTACAACAACAGCTTGTACTAGTGGTGAAACTGTTAGTGAGTGGTGTACAATACCAAAAGAAAGTGATGTTTATATAATTGGTGAGGATGGTTATGAAATACCGTTAACTGGTGAAGAAGTTGAATTTGATTTGATAACTAATAATTTTTTAATTTATGGTAGGGGTTCTGGTAGAACTAACATGGTTAGAGTTACAGGTGAAACTGATACTATTTTAATTGTTACTGGAAACACACAACACGATGATAGTAATGCTAATTGTAGTTGTTCTCGTTGTAGCGGACCTATGGATGGATTAGGCTCTAAGATGGTTTGTGATTATGATGGCGGTGGAATTTTAGTTGTTAGACCTAAAGAAGTTGTAACTAATACGACCAACCCATTTTTAATTTACGGTCGTGCAGATGACGGTGGTCGTTGTTGTGGTCCTAATGACGGTTACGGCAGGGAAACGGTAAGTTCTTTTTCTGGTTTTACTAGTCCATTAGGTGCTAATAATCTAGATTATAACATTGATATAATTGACAACGCGCTAGGGTTTAGAATAAAAGATGATGGTAGTATAGGTTATAGATTATTGACAGTAACTGGCAAATGTGAAACTATTAACAATGAAAGAATCAACATTACTGGTGTTACTATAGAAGAAAGATATTCACTTTCAGGAGTTGTTGATACGGATGTATGGTCTTATGTGGTTCTTAAATTTGTAACTGATTATAAATCAGAATGTGATTTAACTACTGCTCATCAAAGAAAAGGCAAACTTATGGTTTATGTCAATGGTAAACTTAAAAAAGTTTTTGATAACTTTAGTGAATTTATAGCTAGAAGACTTGATGAACACAAATCAAAACAAGTGGGTGTACCGTTTAACTTTAGTTTAGGTGGTGGTACTCAAGGTTTGTTAGAAAGCCAGACTTTTGATGGGTTAGACCCTAACGATAGAAATCTACCAATAGAAACAAATTTTGCGGGTAGTTTTATTGGTTCAATATCACAATTTAAGTTTAATATTTGCGAATTAAAATATTGCAATATCATACAGAATTTTAACGATGGAATCCCAACGTATAGACCTTTAGACACTAATTTATTATTACAAGAAGATGGTGATTTATTGTTACAAGAAGATGGATATGGTTTGTTATGGAATTAATTATTAGATTAAACCATTTTTTAACTTTAAATATAATATTTATAATAAAATAAAAACAAAATGTCTAATAAAAAAATAACACAATTAGTTATAAACAATAATCCAACTCTTTTGGATGTATTTCCTGTTGTTAATAATGGTATTACTAAACAGTTAAGTTTAACTGGTTTAACAGAATTTATTGGACCGTATATTGACAGTGTAAATCCAATGTTAACTGGTGGTACTTATAATGATAACACAGGTATTATTACATTTAACTATTCAAACGGTACCAGTTTTGAGGTTACTGGTTTTACAACAAATATGAGTCAATATAAGGTGTATACAGCTTTATTAACACAGAGTGGTGGAGATGACGTTCAAAGTTTAAGTTCAGGAGCTGTTACAAAAGGAGTTACATATCAAATATCTGGGATTGATGGAAATTTTTCAAATGTAGGTGCACCTAATAACAACGAGAGTACATTTTTTGTAGCAATTAATGATGAAATACCTAACAGTTATGGAACTTCTGAATTAAAATTTAATACAGGAGCTCCAGTAGTAACAGTGTTAGAAAACACCATTGGGAATATTTGGTTTACTTATGATGGTGTAGGTGGTTATCTTATTAATTCTGATGGCTTATTTGTAGATGATAAAACTTTTGTCATAATTGGAGATTCTTATGATGGAGGAGGTAATGGTGCTATTATTGCTTCATATTTTCAAGGTTTATATATTATTATAAGTACAGCTATTATTGATTTTAATAGTAGTGCGATGGTAACTCTTGATGAACTTTTGTTCAAAACCCCAATAGAAATTAGAGTGTATAATTAAAAAACATAAAAATAAATAACAGCAACACAATACACGTATGATTAATCTAATACTTAGAAATCTTATCAGTCCATATTCAGACACAACCAAAGGTAGTGTTTTATCACATCAAGAAGTTGACAACAACTTTATCCAATTAAAGGGTGAATTAATATATACAGCATCTACACTTGATAGTTTATTGACACTAACCAAAATAAACGGTGAAACCATAGATGTTTCACTTAACGGTGTTGGTGCTGGGGTAACTGGTGGTACTTATAACCCATCTACAGGTGTTGTAACGTTAGATAATGTTAATGGTGATACTGTTAGTATTACTGGGTTTTTTACATCATCTGATGATGTTTATGTTAGTGGTTTAACTTTTAATCAAGGAACTTATGATTTAACTGTTAATAGAAATGACGGTGTTAATTTCACACAAAGTCTTGGGGTACTTGCTGGTGACCTTAGAGTTACTGGTGGTACATATAATCCGTCTACTGGTATTGGTACTTTTACAAACAATAGTGGTGGTACGTTTAACGTAACTGGATTTTTAACTGGTTATACCGATACAGTTATTACCGCATTTACATACAACAACTCAAACACATTTACAATACAAGATTCATCTGGAGAAGTGTTTAACGTAAGTTTTAACGCAGTGTCTGGTCTAACAGTTAACGGAACATTGTCAGCAACTACTTTAGTTGGTGATGGTTCTGGAATCACAAATATTTTAGCTAACAGTCTTTGGACAACTGGTTCTACAGGTACCAATTCAATTAGAGCTAAAAACGGTAGTAGTGTTGACGCGACGGGTAATTATGCTGTGGCTAGTGGTTACGATACATTGGCTAGTGGTAATTGGAGCTTCGCTAGTGGTTTACAAACCAAGGCTACTGGTACCACATCATTTGCTGAGGGTTATTTAACAACTGCTGGTGGTATTAGAGGTGCACATGCTGAAGGTTGGAATACTAGGGCTATGGGTGATTCAGCACATGCTGAAGGTTATAACACATTAGCATCAGGTTTTGCTTCTCACGCTGAAGGTGGTGACACAATAGCTAGTGGTTATTCTAGTCACGCTGAAGGTAATAATACAATAGCTAGTGGTGATTATAGTCATGCTGAAGGTTATGGTACATTAGCATCTGGTCTTGGTTCTCACGCTGAAGGTGGGATTACAACAGCAAGTGGTAATGCTAGTCACGCTGAAGGTGGTAGTACAACAGCAAGTGGAGATTTTAGTCACTCTGAAGGTGGTGCCACTATAGCAAGTGGTGATTATAGTCACGCTGAAGGTATTTCCACAATAGCTAGTGGTTTATATAGTCACGCTGGTGGTCAAATAACAATAGCTAGTGGAGAAACATCATTTGTTCATGGTTATAATTCTATCGCTGGTGGTGATAACACAATAGTATTGGGTGCTAATATAACTGGTACAACAAACAACGTAACTTATGTTGATAGATTAAGCCTTAAAACTTATGGACCTTATTCTACTCATGATGATGCTGATTCTGACACTACTATGCCTAAAGGTGGTATTTATAGGTTGAATGAAAACAGAACCGCTTATATAAAACCATAACATAAACTAAATTAAAATATAAATGGAATTCTTTATTAACAAAAATTCAACATTACCAAAACTAAAACTTGAATTGATTCAGGACGGTAGAAACGATTTCAACCGTTTTCATGAACAAGTTCAAAATGCTGACATATTTTTTACTATGTCGGATGTGATTACTGGTGTGAAAAAAATAGCGAAAAAAAAGGCTGGGATAGAACAGGTAGAACCAGAGGATTGTGTTGGACCAGAATTCTATTTGGTATATCAATTTAGTGAAAGAGAAACTAGCGTTGCTGGTAGGTTTGTAGGTCAATTTGAAATCATATTTTTGGATGGTAGTGGAACACTTATAATACCAATCAGAGAAGAACTATTTATAAATGTGTTGGAAGGAACTATAAAAAAATAATTCTTAAATATTGCATTATTAGAAAAAAAATAGTAACTTTGTATATTACAAAGTTAAAAATATTTATAGGTCAAAACCTTGTAAAAACCAAAATTGTTTAGTATATTTGCATAAAATATATTTAACATGAGTCAAACAAAAACAAAAGTAAGTAACGAAATAATTGAATCGTTTTTGCAAGGTAGTGACCCTCAAGAATACATAGTAGCGGTAGAATCTAGTTATGATAAACCCATGGTAACATTGGTTATTAACGAACCAAATTGTGAAAAAAGATTAGAGGATTGCCCTTATAAACCATTCTTGTGGTTTAAAGAAGATATCACCAAAGAACTTTATGGTGGTAAAAAACTAAAACGTATTGAAGCTGGAAGACAATACGGTGTAAAAATCAAAACTCTTAGAACTTGGAACGACGAAGGTGTTTCACCTGACCGTTTAGCTTATGGATACAAATACATGGCAACGTGTGATAGGTCCTATAATTCACTTATTCAATTCTTCAAAGAAGGTGGTATCGATGTATTCCATAAAGACTACATGAAAAGTTTTGTTATGTTCAGTCCAACTGAACAATTCCTAATACAAAGTGGTAAACGATTATTTAGAGGTATGGACGATTACGATGATGTCCATAGATTTCAATTTGACTTGGAGACGGAAGGTTTATTCGCTAGTAAGAATGCAATTTTCCAAATCGGTGTTCGTGACAACAAAGGATTAGAAGGTGTTATGGAAACTCTTGGTGAAACTGCACAAGAAAGAAGAAAAAGCGAAAGAGAAAATATATCAAAATTTTTTAAGATTATTGATATGGTTAAACCAGATATAATTACTGGTTATAACTCTGAAAACTTTGACTGGCCTTATTTATTTGAGCGCGCTGAACGTTTAGGTGTGCCAATAACTGAATTAGCGATAACGCTTAATAGAATTTCTAAAATCAAAAGAAAACCAGCTACACTTAAGTTAGGTGGTGAAACAGAACATTACTTACAAACAAGTATGTATGGTTATAGCATTATCGATATCTCACACGCTGTTCGTAGAGCTATGGCGATTAACTCTGAAATTAAATCTTGGGGTTTGAAATATATTACACAATATTCTGAAATTGCAAAACCTAACCGTGTATACGTACCAGGTGATAAAATTAACACAACATGGTCTGACAAAAAAAACAAATACGCATTTAACAACGATAATGGTGATTGGTATAAAATAACAACTAAAAATCCGTTGAAAGAAGGTTACACAATTAAAAGTGGTGCATATATTGTTCAACGTTATTTATGTGATGACCTTTGGGAAACTGAGCAAATTGATTATATCTATAACCAAGCTAGTTTCCTTATTGCAAAAATGTTACCAACTACATTTCAACGTTCATCCACGATGGGTACCGCTGGTCAATGGAAACTTATCATGGCGGCATGGTCTTACGAAAACGGTTTGGCTATTCCAGAAACACAAACCAAAAGAGATTTTACAGGTGGTTTGTCACGTTTATTAGAAGTAGGGTTTGCCAAAAATGTTTACAAATTAGATTACGCAGCTTTGTACCCTAAAACACAGTTAACACACGGAATATTCCCAGATTTGGATATTAGCGGTGTAATGGCTGGAATGCTTACCTACGTTGTTGATAGTCGTGATGAATTCAAATTCAAAACTGGTATTGAAAAGAAAAAAGCTAAAAAGTTACAAGAGCAATTAGATGCTAATAAAGACAACATGTCTACAGCTGAAATAGAAGCTCTTAAAAAACAAATATCGGAGCACAAAGCTTTGGCTAGTTTATACGATAAAAAACAATTACCACTTAAAATACTTGCTAACTCATGGTTTGGTTCGTATGGTGCGCCATACATTTTTAACTGGGGTGATACTGATTCGGCCGAAGAAACAACATGTCGTGGCCGTCAATACTTACGTCTTATGGTTAGACACTTTACTGAAAAACATGGTTTCCGCGCGCTAGTAGGTGATTCAGTAACATTTGATACACCTGTTTATGTCAGATATAAATCACAAAAAAATTATATCGATGTTTTACCTATATGTGATTTGTTTAATGAAAATTCAGAATTTTTAGATGCAGATAAATTTAGAGATTTTGAAGAAAAACCATTTGAAGTTTTAACACGTAATGGTTGGAAGGATATAAAGTATGTCTATAGACATGGAACAGATAAAAACATTCATAGAATAACAACTAAAGATAGGTTAATAAATGTTACTGAAGACCATTCGTTATTTCAAAATGGTAAAGAAGTTAAACCATCAGAACTTAAAAGATTTGATAGTATAGACACATACGAAATACCGAAAAACAATGTTGCTACTGGTTTAAATGTTAATAAAGCTTATTTGTGTGGTTTTTTCTTAGGTGATGGTTCAGCTAATTGTTCAGGTAGAACACAAAAATATAAATCTATAAAAACTGGTGAAGTACATATAAATAAAGGTAAAAGAAGTGATTGGAAAATCTCTAATTCAAGAATTGATTTATTGGAAAAATTACAGACTATACTTAAAGATGAATACGCTATTGATGGGGTGATAAAAAATAATATGAAATCAAGTGGTGTTTATAATTTAATCGTCCATAATGTTGATTTTGCTAATAATTTTTGTGAACATTTTTACACATCATATAGAGAAAAGAAAATACCATATATGATATTAAACGCGTCTGAAGAAACTAAAAAAGCGTTTATTGAAGGTGTTTTTGCTTCAGATGGTTATGGTGATACTATAGAGGATTGTTCGGATATTGGTATGAAGTCACAAATAGCTATGGCTGGTATTGCTTTATTACTTAAAGAATTAAATATTGAATATAAGATTAAAACAAGGTCTGATAAACAAAATTTTATTTCATTTTCATTAAAAAATAGAAATAGAAATAACTCTTCATTTACAGATAAAACAAAAAAGAAAACTAATGAAGTTTGGAAAAACGAAATTATTTTGAATAAAGATAAAAATGATTTCGTTTATGATATTTCAACAGAAGATGGTACTTTTATTTGTGGGATAAACGGTATTATAGCTCATAATACCGATGGTTTCAACTTCGCAGCACCAGAAAACCTAAACGATATCAAGTATGTTGCTAAAGGTAGTCACTGGAAAACTAGTGATGATGGTGGTAAAGAACTTATTGGTATTGATGCTGTTCTGGCTGAGTTTAACGAAACTTACATGGAAGGTCGTATGGGGTTAGACCTAGATGATGTTTGTAGCTCTACAATAAACTTCGCTAGAAAGAACTACGCGAACGATATAGGTGGTAAAATTAAACTTGTGGGTAACTCAGTTAAATCTAAAAAGATGTCCGTTTATATCGAAGATTTTTTGGGTAAAGCGATTCGTATGTTATTGGATGGTGATGGTTATTCATTTATTAATTATTACTATGAATATGTTGATAAGATTTATAATTATCAAATTCCATTGGTTAAAATTGCATCAAAAGCTAAAGTTAAATTATCTATGCCAGAGTACAAGAAAAAAGCTACCATGAAGAACAAAGCTGGTAACCCTATGCCAAAACAAGCGCATATGGAATTAGCGATGAGAGAAGGGTTAGATTTGAATTTAGGTGATGTATTGTATTACATAAACACTGGTACTTCTAAATCTCAAGGTGATTTGAAAACTGTTTACCATAATAAAATGACAAATAAACAACTTGAAAAATGGTATAGTGCTAATGGTTTTGAAAATCATCCACCAGAGGTAACTAAAGAAGTTCAGTTAAACTGTAAACTTATAGACCCAGCAACTGTTGAGCGTGATTTTGAAGCTGTTAAAGAATTAGAGATGCTTAAAAAAGCCATAGCTTCATTAGAGAAAGGTGATTCAAATATTGCTGATATGGAAGAAAGAATATCTCAAATTGAAGAAGAGTTATTTACTGATGAATATAACGTTGCTAGATATTTGGAGGCGTTTAATAAAAAGGTTAGACCATTGTTGGTTTGTTTTGACCCTGAGATTCGATACAACATTCTTTTGGATATTGTTAAGGTTAAAGATAAAGAAACTAAAAAAACATACGAGAAATTAAAAGACAGAATGGTGTTTACAAAATCTCAATGCAGTTTAGTTTCTGGTAAACCATTTAAAGATACTGACCAAGACTCTTACAAAGACCTTATGATTATGGAAGACAAAGAAATTAAATTCTGGGAAAGAGTTGATAAATTACCAAACAACATGACACAAGAAGAATGGGACGTACTTAGAAGTGATTACCACGAGAGAATGCGTGTTGCAAAGGAAGAAGGTTTAAAAGATGAAAAAGAAAGGTTAGAACATGTTTTTAAACACTTAGAAGCTGATGATTATGAAAAACTACTTAAAGATGGTTTGATACCTATAGATGTTTTGGTTATTTGTAATATTGATGAAGAAACCGAAATGTTTTATTCTAGAAAATGGGATGAACCTTTACGACCAGTTAAAGATATCATGGATTATAGAAAACAAGCCATCGAAAGAGATTTATTCTACAAAGAAAAATCTTTGGAAAATGATGATGATAGATATGAATTATGGTTAGATTATTTAGCTGAACATAAACATCTTAGTGGTGATACATTTAATTATGGTGTAGAAAACACTACACCTGATATTAAAGATATGGCTGAGAAATTTAACGAAAAAGCTAAAGAGTTTTTGGTTGAAGTGAAAGAGGTTAAAAAGAAACGTGTTTATTCTGAAAATGAAGACGATGATGAAGAATTGGAAGAGGATGGAGATGGTAACATAATCAGAACTGATGAAGATTTATTGTTGGATGATGAATATGACGATACATATGGTGAAATGCCAGATGGTTATGTAATTAGTGACCCAATAAAGGTTAACGCTGACGAATTAGCTATTGTAAATGGTATGGATAAAGAAGCTGATTCACAAAAAAAAGAACCAGAAGAAGATTGGGGTTTCTAGAAATAAATAAGGGGCATTAGCCCCTTTTTATTTTAATATACCCAGAACCCTAATGGTCTGTATTTCATTGAAGTATTTAAATCTGTAGCTTCTTTGGCACCTCTTTCTAATTGTGATGTTGATGATAATCTAAGTAATCTAGCATCAAGTCTTTCCAAAACAGCTTTTCTTTCTTCATTACCTTCACTAATAAGGGTTTCGTAATCCATTGTTCTTTCAGCTTCAGGTGGACCTACTATACCACCAAATTTACCTCTTGTTCTTCCTAAAGCTCTTTTAGCTTCAGCGATAAATAACTGACGTATAAGGGTTTTTGTTGGTTCGTTAAAATCAGCATAATCTAATTTTGACAACGGAACTTGGTTTGGCATTTTAATGATGTCTGGGTTATCTTGAAGACATTGGTCAATATTTTCAGGTGTTGTATCATAATAGTGGTACCAAACTTGACAACCAGTCATGTTGATTGAACTACCGACACCACCAATACCTTGTCCAAATGATAATTTAGAACCAGGCGTACTCATCAAATGCAACAGCTTAGTTCCAGCTGGACCAGCAGTAATCTTATAAACCAACTCACTCCTAATTATACGATTTTTAAGATTCATATCAGCAGCTGTTAACAATATGTCAAATGCTGGTGCTACATAATAACCCATTCTACCATTAGGACCACCAGTACCTACGCCACCACCTACTTGTGAAAATCCACCACCAAAACCATAATCAATACCACCATAGTTAGCCAATAAAGCTTGGCTGGTTGCTGGTGGTGTTATCCAAAGAACTTCATTGATTTCACGACCAGCTGGAATTTGATAAACTTGTCTCCCAGATTCTATTAAAACGTAGTCTTTTTTAAGTTCCCATGGACCTCTAGTTTGTAAACCTACTTGTTTTGAATATGCGTATGTATATTGTGTTGCTAAATCTAAACTTCTAACACTCAAAGCAAAAGCCATATCAGTAGTATCAATACTTTGACCTAACAATGATTGCCATTGATGTTCGATAAGCCATTCTTGTACATACTGTGCGTAGTCTTCAATTGATATTTCTAGAAGAGTACAAAGTTGTTCATCTTCTAATTCAATCTTACGAATAGGCGCACCAACTGAATGTCTAAATTGTCTAAATAGTTTTTCTCTTTCTTCTGTACTTACTGACATTTTTTATCTTTTCTTATAAATATAAGAATTTTTTAAATTAACCAATAAATTTTTTAGTTAATAAAAAAAAAATATACTTAAGTTGTCTTTTTATTATATATTAGATATTTATATAAAAACACATTATGGAAAATAAAAATTTAAAATTTATCGAAAAAGCTAAAAAAATACATGAAAATAAGTATGATTATTCATTAGTTGATTATAAAGATGTTAGGACCAAAGTAAAAATAATTTGCCCTATTCACGGTATGTTTGAACAAACGCCACATCACCATATTTCTAGGGGACAAGGTTGTAATAAATGTGGTTATGATAAAATTAGTGAAAATACTAGGAAAAAGGATAATATATTTATTAATGAGGCTATTTTAATACACAATAATAAATATGATTATTCTTTAGTTAATTATAAAAATGCTAAAACTAAAGTTAAAATAATTTGCCCTATTCATGGTATGTTTGAACAAACACCAGATAATCATTTAAAAGGTCAAACATGTGGTAAGTGTAATGGGTTGTTTAAAACAACTAAAGATATTCTTTTAGAAGCTAAAAAAACACATGGTGATAAATATGATTATTCATCAATACAGTTTAAAAACGTTAAAACTAAAATGAAAATAATTTGCCCTGTTCATGGTGTGTTTGAACAATTACCAAGTGCTCACATTAAATTAAAACAAGGATGTCCAAAATGTGTTGGTAGGGATAAGACTAATAATGATTTTATTTTAGAAGCTAAAAAAATACATGGTAATAAATATGACTACTCTATGGTTGATTATTTAAAATCAAAAACTAAAGTTAAAATAATTTGCCCTGTTCATGGTATGTTTAACCAGACCCCTAATATGCACTTGAGGGGCAATGGTTGCCCTATTTGTAAAGAATCAAAAGGTGAAAAAAAGATTAGGGAATATCTAGTTGAAAATAATATTTTATTTAAGCAACAACACACGTTTGTAAATTGCAAAAACATTCAAGTACTACCGTTTGATTTTTATTTACCAAACCATAATATATGTATTGAATACGACGGAATCCAACATTATAAACCTATAAACAAATTTGGCGGTGAACTAGGTTTTTTAAAAATAAAACATAACGATTCTATCAAGACAAAATTTTGTCTTGATAATAATATTAGATTAATTAGAATACCTTATTATGAAGTTATATCGGAATCACTTAATATTTTTTTAACCAAATAGCAAGCTTCTGTAATACTTTTAAAAGAAACGTTAGGGATGAATAATTGTTTTTCAATCCTAACTATTGGAACTTCTTCAGCTTTTGACGCTTCCATTATTTCTCCAACTTCTTTTTCATGTTTTTTGTCAAAAATATCTATATCGTTAAATTCGATATTTTCAGTAGTTAGAAGTTCTTTTAATTCTGCACAATATGGGCAGTTTTGCATTGTGTAAATTGTTACCATAATTAATCTAATAATTGTTCTATTAATAATTCTGTTATTTCATCTTCTGTCATCACTTTTTCACCCATAATGGTTGATATGACATTTTTTTTATTTTTTAACATCTCCCACATTCTAGAAGAAATAGTACCATCAAATAATTGATAGTAAACGTTAACATCATTTTTTTGTCCGATACGAAACGCTCTATCTTCAGCTTGTTCGTTTGAACCTGGAACCCAATCGAATGAGTTAAAAATAACCACAGTACCTTCAGTAAGGGTAATTCCAACACCAGCCGATTTAATATTCCCAACAAAAACTTTAATTTTGTCATTGTTTTGAAACGCATCAACTGACTTTTGTTTGTTAGCGGTACTCATTGGTCCGTTGTGTTTTACAGCGGCTTTACCAAAATGATTTGTTATTGTTTCAAGTTCTTCAGTAAAGCTAGTAAATATAATTACTTTACGACCCATCTCTATCGCGTTCTCGGCCATTTCAATTGTATACGGAATAGCTTGCTGTGCTATAAATTGCCTAAGCAAAATAAGTTCAACCAAGTCTTTTTGTTCTTCTCTAACTTTTTTACCAGCTTCTATCTTGGCTAACATGTACTCATCCCATAAATATTCGTATTGTGATAATTGTTTAGAATCTAACACATGATGCATGGGTGTGATGACTTTGTCTGGCATATCCAACACTTCAGTTTTAAGTCTTCTTAAAAGTATATTTTTTGTTTTAGTAGCCAACTCTTCTAGATTGCTGGCACCATCAGTTAACCATATTTGTCTTTTCTGACCATTTTTAAGCGTTCTAAAGAACTTTCTACCTTCACAGTATCTCGTAGCATAGTGTTTCCAATTTTCTGCAATAGGAGACTTTATAATCTTTAATAAATTAAAGAAATCCATTGGTCTGTTTGCAACTGGTGTTCCAGTCAATAACCAAACTTTTTGAATATTAAACTTTGTGGATAACTCTACAATTATTTTACCGCGAATACTATCGTTATTTTTCAAATAGTGAGCTTCGTCAACAATACATAAATCATACCCAGCGTTGGCTAAGTTTCTGATTGGTTCTGGCTCAACCTCACCTTCTTTTAATCTTTTGGTTGGTTTAAGACTATGAAAGTTTTTAAGAATGTCAAAATTTATTATCGTAAATTTTGCATCTTTGAATTTTTTGCCATCAATAATTGTTGTTTCATCACAAAATACGTTTATTTCACGTTGCCAATTAATTTTGGTGGCTGATGGGCACACAATCAATATCTTTTTAGCACCACTTTCCAACGCAGCAATGATTGATTGCATCGATTTACCCAAACCCATGTCGTCAGCTAGAATACAGCCGTTTCTAGACAACAAAAATTTAATACCTTCTTCTTGGTGTTGATATAGTTTTTTACCCGTATTAGCCAATACATCGTTGTATTTGGTAAAATCAACATCTATTTTGATTGGTTCGAAATATGGGTCATCAATTACTTGTGTTTTTGGGATGAAATACATTTTGGATTGTTGTTTTGTTGAAAACTTTCCATAAATGTGGTATGATTTATCTGTTTCACCCAAAATAAATTCAATAAGAACTCTTTCTGGTGTAAACGATAATTCATGTTTTTTTTGTAGTTCTTCACCCAAGTAACTAGTTATGTTTACCACTCTATTTATATATAGCGGTTCTCTATCAATGTTATCTATAATATATTTGGATTGGTTATCCGTAAGGGCCAATTTGTTGTTTTTAAGGTACTGATTTTGTAACCCTTTAATGTAAGGGTTAATGCCGTCGTAATTCTCTAATAGAGATATTGCTGAGCGTCCTTTTATGTCGTCTAAATTTATCAAATAATTAGTGGTTTAATCCTGGTTATTATATACAAATATAAGGAAAATAAAAATAAAAATCAAGGGTTTGTGGAAGAATTATTAAAACATAAATATTTATAAAATAAAACCTATGGATAACAAAAAAGTAACACCGATAACTAGAGTTAATAAATGGTTTTCTGAAGACGATTTTAACCTTGAAATTGAAATGGGTAGAGAAGCTATCGAAGGTGATGGTAATTTTACTTTAATTCTATACAGAGTTGATAGACAACTAACTGAATCTGACGATTTATATGGTGAAGCATCAGCTAATAGTATCAGATATTTCCCACCAATTGAGTTAAAAGTGATTCCAATAATGGATGAAGCTGAGAATAAATCATACAATTCCAACGGTGGTTTAAGATATTTACAAGATGGACAATTAACTTTTGGGATTTATGATGCTCAATTAAAAGAACTAGATACTGAGATTAGCTACGGTGATTATATAGGTTATCCAGTTACTGAAACAGAAATCAGATATTTCAGCGTTGTTAATGATGGAGTTAAAAATTATAATAATAAACACACTATTATGGGTTACAAAGGTGCATTTAGAACAATTATTTGTACTACAATTGAAGACTTAGAATTCCAAGGTATGTAATTTAAAAACAGATAAGATATGGGAATGCCCAAAGGTTATATGACCAACATAGATATCACACCAAGTAAAATTGGGCCAGAAAGAAGACAAGAAATTCTAGATGGTATTACCGACAAAGGTACTTTTTTACCGAGAGGTGTTTTAGAAGAAGACATGGATGAAGCGGTTATTGAAACGTTAAAAAATGACGAAAGATTTTATATGAGTCTAGAAGGAGAAAGAATCCCAGTTATTTTTTTAACGATTCAAAGATGGACTGAGTTTACAAAAACTTGGGAGTTTACTGATGAATATAAAAACATAAGAATGCCATTTATAACTGTTGTAAGAAACCCAGATATTCAACAAGGTCAAAACCAAGCTGGATTATGGAACATACCAGGAAATCGTACCTACACAATGGTAAAAGTTCCAACATGGGATGGGGCAAGAAAAGGTGTAGATATGTACAAGATACCGCAACCTACCAGTGTAGATTTAACTTACGAAGTTAGAATATTTGCAACCAAACTAAGACAGTTAAACAAATTTAATAGGTTAATGCAAAGAGCTTTTCAATCTAAACAATGTTATATTGATGTTAAAGGTCATCCAATGCCGTTGCATTTAGAAAATATAGGTGATGAAAGTAATATTGATGATTTTGAAAATAAAAGATTTTACGTCCAACTATTTGAACTAAAATTATTGGGTTATTTGTTAGATGAAGAAGAGTATGAAGTGGTTCCGTCAATAAATAGAACCCTAATTGCTATGGAGATTGATGAAGCTAAACTATATAACGATATAATTTTTGATAGTAGCAACAAAAATAACGAAGCTAATTTTAGTTTTTTATTTAAACCTAGAGCAAAAAATGAATTTGAATTCATTCTTAAATATGATGTTAATTTTACAATATTAACAGAAATATTAAATATAAGTAGAATAGTTGTTAGCGCTAATGGTGTGGGTATTTTTGATGGAACAGTATTGTCATCACCTTTGATATTAAGCGCTAACGATGTGATAAAAATTAGAGTATATAAAAATAACCTTACACAAGGTTCTTTTAAATTATTAGGTACAACAACAACAACATAATGAACAATATAAACAAATCTTTAAGTATCAACGAAACTTATATTATCGATTCAGCAGATGGGAATGATATATTTAGTGCGTGTACTGCATTATATAGCAACAACATAATATCATGTAGTGGTAACACAACAATAAACTTAGGTGAAAACCTAATTGTGTTTAACGGAAATACCTTGGCAACGATTATTAGCGCAACAACGTATTATGGTGATGGTTCGAATCTTACAGGTGTTTCAACACAAGATACGTTTGTTACTGGTGGGACATATTCAAACGGAACAGCTGTATTTAGAAACAATACAGGTGGTACGTTTACCGTTTCTGGGTTTTATACTGGGTCGACAACACCTTTTGACGTGTTTGTTACTGGTGGTACTTATAATAACGGAACTGCTTTGTTTACAAACAATACTGGTGGTACATTTAGCGTAAGTGGGTTTAACACAACAACTCCGTTTACTGGTGGTACAGTTTCTGGGTCAACTATTTTCACTAATGGTTTATCTGCAACAACAATATCAGCAACAACATATTTAGGTTTACCAATCCCAACACTTCAACAAATCCAAGATAATAATCACGATTTAAATAATGGTGTTTTCAATGCTGGAACTGGTGCTGGTGATAATAATACTGGAATAGTAAATCAAAATGCATTAGGTTTTAATGCTGGTAAGAATAACAATGGTAGTAATCAAAATGCATTGGGTGGGTTAGCTGGTTTTCAAAATCAAGCTGATAATCAAAATGCATTTGGTTATGCTGCTGGTGTTAATAATTTTGGTGATAAACAAAATGCATTTGGTGAATCTGCTGGTGTTGATAATCAAGGTGATTATCAGAATGCTTTAGGTTTTTATGCTGGTAGAAACAACACTGGGATTAATCAAAATGCTTTAGGTTTTTATGCTGGTACAGACAACACTGGGATTAATCAAAATGCTTTAGGTTTTAGTGCTGGCCAAAATAACAATGGTAGTAATCAAAATGCATTTGGTGAATCTGCTGGTCTTGATAATCAAGGTGATTATCAGAATGCCTTTGGTCAATATGCTGGTCAAAACAATAGTGGTCAAAATCAAAATGCTATTGGGGAAGGTGCTGGAGCAAACAACCAAGCTGATAGTCAAAATGCATTGGGTTCAGGTGCTGGTCAAAACAACCAAGCTGGAAATCAAAATGCATTGGGTTCAAGTGCTGGTACAGACAATACAGGTCAAAATCAGAATGCTCTAGGACCTGGAGCAGGTTCTGTAAATACAGGTGATAATCAAAATGCTTTAGGTATAAAGGCTGGTCAAAACAATAGTGGTCAAAATCAAAATGCTATTGGGGAAGGTGCTGGTATTGGTAATAGTGGTAATGATGTAAATGCTTTTGGTAGAGAATCAGGTTTTGAAAACACTTTTAACAATGTAAATCTATTCGGTACAAATGCTAGTGCAGATGAAGATGGACAGACAGTATTATCTAAAGATGGTACTATTATGGCTCGTATTTCAACTGGATTACTTACTGATAGCCGTGCTTATAAATTACCAAATGCTGGTGGTACTATTGCACTTTTAAATGATATTCCTACCAACACTTCTCAACTAATAAATGATGGTGATGATGGAACTAGTCCTTTTGTAACAGCAGACCAATTACCTTCCAACTTAAACTTATTTGCAACTAATGTTTCAAGCGATATTGCAACTTACTTTAAATTAGTAACTTCTATTGATGACCCTGATTATAATACAACACCAGTTGATATACCAACAGGTGCAATTACAACAACAGGACAATTCATTGCTGCTTTATCAAGTGAAGCTGGTGTACTTATTGGTAACCCAGGGATTATCAATCTTTTAACAATAGGTAATGTAAGAAGAGTGAGTGGTAGTGGTACTGCTGAGTTCTACTATGAAGTTTATCATAGAAATTCAGTTGGTACTGAAACACTTATTTCTACTTCTAATAAAACAGCACCTGTGAACACAAATGTTTATACAGAGTTTTTAGCAGCTGCTTTATTGAATAACGGAACATTTTTAGTAACAGATAGAATAGTTGTTAAGTATTATGCTGACAGAATAGGTAGTGGTTCAAACCCAAGTTATGAATTTCAATTTGGTGGGACAAGTCCTGTAAGAACAACATTTCCTGTACCTGCAAGTAATTTACCATTTTCATTAGAAACATTGTCTGATGTAAGTATAAGTGGTGCAACAGCTGGTCAAGTTCTTGCATATACACCATCAACACAATTATGGGAGAATAAGACAATTCCAACTGTTTTAGGTTATATACCATCACAAACTTGGTCATCAGCATTAGATGGAACAAGTGTTGCTAACACTCTTATTATTACACCTACTTATGTGCAACTTATTCCAGCTGGAACATTTGCTGCTGGTGATGTTGTTGAAATATTTTTTAGATGGGTTGCTTTGCTAGCAAAAACAAGTATTACAAGTTCAATAATTTATGCTAATACAACAAATAATTTATCAACGGGAAGTCCTATACAAGTAGCTATAGGTAACTCTGGTACATCAACTAGAAGTTTTCAAATATCAAGAAATTTGGCAATCAAAGGAGCAAATACTAGAGTTATAAATTCAACTGTTTCATCAGCATCAGATATAGGTTCATTACCAACATCAAATAATGTATCTATAAACTGGAATGTGGACCAATTTATAATTTTTGCTATTTCACATTCAACAAATGACCAACCTGCAACATTTGGAGATTTTTATAGAATTACAAAAAATTAAAAATATGATTATGAATATAACAAAAGAATTATTAGAACACGGATACATCATTCACAATGATACACAAATTAGTGTAGAAATAGATGGTCAAGTAATATTATATACGGTTGAAAACACTGAGCAGTTTGTAAAAGATAATAACTTATGATAGATATTAAATTAAAATCATATAGTGATTACCCAGAAGCTGTTAAAGAAGCTGCTGCACGTGGAATAAGGTTAAATGAGGAAGTTAATAATAAGTGTGCAACAGCTGGTCAAGTTCTTGCATATACACCATCAACACAATTATGGGAGAATAAGACAATTCCAACTGTTTTAGGTTATACACCTTTACCAACAGCTGCATCAATTACTACAGGTGTTACTTTGTCTTTTACAACTGATAGAGTGTATGGTACACTTACTTCACCAGAAACAGCCACAGGTATCACGGCTAATGTTACAGGTGGTTTGTTAGGTGTTACAAATATATTAATACATAGTGGTGTTACAACACCTACGTTTAGTTCTGAATATAAAAAACTAAGTGGTAGTGGTAATTATACTACTGGTCAGGTAAATTACGTATTTGCAACATATATTGAACCAACAGAAATAATTTATTCAATAAATCAAAGAACGTAATATGAGTATAAGAAGAATGATGTTCTTTACATTAGGGGCAAAAATAAAGAATTTAATACAAGCATTTAAAGCAAGAGTTTTAACAGACTTTGGTCAATTTGAAGCAGAAAGTTGTTTAGAAGCACAACTAACTCAATTAGATAATCAAAGTTTATTAGACAATGCTTCTTTAATAGTAACACCAAATGCTTATAAAGAAACTTTGTTGTATAGTGTAGTACCAAGTGATGCAACTGGTGATATGAGTGTTACAAGAGCAACCAGAGCAACAAGGGTTAATTCAGATGGATTGATTGAAAATGTACCTTATAATTTATTTAATAGAAGTGAAGAGTTTGAAAATACTTATTGGACTAAGCAAAGAACTTCTATTACACCAAATGCTATTATGGCTCCAAATGGTACAATGAGTGCTGATAGTTTAGTAGGAGTGAGTGGTAATACTTATGCTTTTACTGGTACTTTAGGTGTGAATGTAGTTTCTACCTCATTTGTTGCAAGAAATGAATGTACAGTATTCTTTTACTTAAAATATAATGGGTTAAATAGAATTAGAGTTATGTATGGTGGTGCAACAAGTATGAGTGGTGGTAGATATGTTGAAGTTGATTTACAATTAGGTATAATAACTGATACAGGAGTAAATATTACAAATCCTTTTATTGAAGATGTTGGTGATGGTTGGTATAGTGTTGGATTTACGTCAAATATGGGTGTTTCAGCAACAAATAACAGATTTGGTGTTGGGTTAGGTGATACTGTAAAAACAATTGCTGATGGTGTTGATGGTGTTTATGTATGGGGTGCTCAGTTAGTCGATGGTGATTTAGCAAAAGAATATTTACCAGTTTCAACAGGATTTAATATACCAAGAATAGATTATTCAAATGCAAGTTGTCCAAGTATATTGGTTGAACCACAAAGAACTAATTTAGTATTACAAAGTGAGAACTTCTTAGCAACAAATTGGACAATTATTAATTCAAATGTAACTGCTACAGTAGAACTATCACCAAGTGGATTAGAGAATACCAATAAACTAACTGCTGATGGTACTTCAGGTTTTCATTATATTTTTCATTCTAACATATCTTTTACAATTGGTACAACATATACTTATACTGTTTTTGCAAAAAAAGACACTAATAATTTTATACAGTTATGGGTAAATGGTGCAATAGGTGGTATGTTTGCTAATTTTGATTTAAACAATGGAGTAACAGGTACTTTAGGTACTTTAACTGGTAATTTACCAACATCTAAAATTACTAATGTAGGGAATGGTTGGTATCGTTGTGAAATGGTATTTGTATCAACTACAACTAATAGCACTAATTTTTCAATTTTTATAGTAAATTCTGCAAATGCCACAAGAACCCAAAACAATACACTTACAACTTCAGTATTTTTGTGGGGTGCTCAATTAGAAGTAGGTACAAATGCAACTTCTTATATACCAACAACAACTGCTGCTGTTACAAGAAATGCTGATGTGATTAGAAATACAAATGCAAGTACATTGATTGGACAAAGTGAAGGAACTCTATTTGCAGATGTTTATATTACATCTTTCTCTAATACGGGAGTATTTTTGTCAACTGCTATAAATGAAACAACAGTCAGAATTGAACTTTACAAATTTACAAATGGAAAAATATATTTTGATATAGTCGGAAACACAGGTTCTTTAGCAGGTGTTGCTAGTACATCAACATTTACTAATAATGTTAGGTTAAAAATTGCATTAGCATACAAGTCAGGAGATACTGTTATGTTTATAAATGGTAATCAAGAAACAACTGTTATAACTAATACTTATAATATAACAGGTCAAAATAGAGTTGGGTTAGGACAAAATAGAAGTAATGGTAACTTTTTTAATGATTTTATAAACAATGTTGCACTATTTAAGACAAGGTTGACCAATACACAATTACAAAACTTAACAACTTTATAATATGAACATATCAAAACTAAAATACACAGACAAAGAAACAGCACTAACTGACTTAATTACAAAGAATGTAATTGATGTAGAAGGTAATTACCAACAAGGTATTCAAGCAGTTGTTGAAATAGGTGAAATCACATTAACTGATGGAACTTATGATAATGAAGGTAATGTAACAACAGAACCAATTTATGCAGATGGTTATCATTATGATGTAATGAGTGAACAGGATATTGATTTTGGTAATGCTAAAATTGAAGTAAATAACCCTAGACATACGTTTGCTGGGTATTAAAAAAAAAATAAATAAAAATGTCAGAAAAAATTAGTTCGTTTAAAATCGGTTCAATCTTTTATCAAAGTGGTAAAGGGTATCCAACACATATTTCCACTAGAGGTTGTACGTATATTGATATTGAAACAGGTATATTATACGTAAATAAAGACGGTATTTCAATGTGGTCACAAATATTAGATGATAACTACCCTATTACAGGAGATTATTTACCTTTAAGTGGTGGGACAGTAACAGGTTTTACTAACTTTACAAGTGGTTTAATGTCAAACACAATATCAGCAACAACATATAATGGTTATATTCCCTTATCAACAGAAGCGGAAAGTAGTAATGGTGTCGTTTTATCTTTTGTTACTGATACAGTATATGGAACTCTTACATTACCTGAAACAGGTACAACAATAACAGCAAACACAGCAAATGGTTTGTTAGGTGTTACAAATATTCTTATACATAGTGGTAGTACTTTACCTACTTTTAGTAGTGAATTTAAAAAATTAACTGGGAGTGGAAATTATTCTATTGGGGGAATAAATTATATTTTTGCTTCATATATAACACCAAGTGAAATAATATATTCGATAAACCAAAGGAATTAAAATTATTATAAAAATTTAATCTTCATTATAAATATCTTTAAAAGTTTTAGGTATTATACAATTTTTTTTAATTAGTGACTCTACGAATTGAAACATCTTTAATCCATGTTCTTCACAATACTTTTTAAGAAGCTCATGGGTTATTGGTGTAATTTTTATGTTTTTATCCCTTTTCATAGTGTTTTTACTAATAAGTATACAAAAGTATGAAAAAAATCATACTAATTCTGATTTATATTCTATGTCTACTCTACTTTTGAAAAAAAATGAATATTTATAATAAACAAAACTATAAAGTAAATAATAACATATAAAAAAGACAAAAATATGGCAACAAAAGTATTCGTAAGTCCTGGTGTATATACTTCAGAAAAAGACTTATCTTTTATCACACGTCAGATAGGTGTAACAACATTAGGTTTAGTTGGTGAGACTACAATTGGTCCAGCATTCCAACCTATATTTGTTGGTAACTATGGCGAGTTCCAATCTTTCTTTGGTGGGCAAAATGCGACTAGAGTTAAAGACACAGGGGCACCTAAATATGAATTACCATACATCGCTAAATCATATTTAACACAATCAAACCAATTATTCGTAACTAGAGTATTAGGGTTTTCTGGATATGATGCTGGTTTTGCATGGGGTATCACTTTGGATGCTGCTTTGGACCCAGCTTCGGTTGTAACAACAAACACTGGAACTTCAGTAACTTCAAATTTCATAACATTTACAGCAACAACTGGTGGTACTAACGTAACAGTTGTTTCTTCAGTTCCTTTGATTCAAACACTTATCAATGATGGTACATTGACTTCTGAATTAGCATTCTTGGCTACTTCATCTGTAAATGATGTTGTTAGTGTTGGTCCTTATTATGAAAAAGTGGGTGCTAATTTTAACGGTATTTCTTTTGATTTAAAAGTAACTTCAGTAGGTACTTCAGGTGGTTTTGTAACAGGTTCTACAACTGGTGTTACAGTAACTTATTCAGGTACTGTTTATAGCGGTATTGAAGATAAATTGGTTGCGTTGTTACGTTCTAGAGGTTCTGTTGACCCAACTTTACAATCTCCAGCATTTGAAATAACAGCTTCAACTAACGTAAATTTCAGTACAAGTATTACAACTTCTACTACAAACCCTGTTGGTGATTTTGTATTGACTGGTACATCAACAACACAAGGTGCGTTTAGTTACCAACTATCTATGGATAATACAAAACAAAATTATTTACCTAGAGTATTAGGTAGAACTAACGATGATGGTAATACAGCTTTGTTTGTTGAAGAATTCTATAGAGAAATGTTTAAAGATGACAGAGCAGCTGGTAAAATCAGAGGTTTAAAACAAGCTCTTGTTGATTATGACAGAAGTTTTGATGATTACTTACAAGAATACAGCCCAGCTGTAACTCCATATGTTGTATCAGAATTACGTGGTACTAAAGTATTGAGATTATTCAGATTTTGGACTATTTCTGATGGTAACGCTGCTAACGAACAATTCAAAATATCTATTAGAAATATTAAATTAGACACTAAAGAGTTTGATGTTATTATAAGAAGTTATTTCGATACTGACGCTCAACCAACAATCTTGGAAAGCTTTAGTCGTTGTACTCTTGACCCAACATCTAACAACTATATAGCTAGAAGAATTGGTACTTATAATGGTGAATACCCTTCAAAATCATCTTACGTTCTTATTGAAATGGATGACACTAGTGATACTAGCACAACTTTCCCAGCTGGTTTTATTGGTTTCCCTATTAGAGATTACGATTCAAACGGACAATCAGTTGTTGACCCAACGTTAACGTATAAAAGAGCGTATAGCGCTTTTGAAAATAAACGTAAAGTTTTCTTAGGTCTTTCTGAGACTTTAGGTATTGATTCTGATTTCTTTGACTATAAAGGTATTCCAACAGTTGGTGATTCAAATATGTGGACTGGTATGACACATGGTTTCCACATGGATATTGACGCTACTGGTGCTACAATTGACAATGTTAAAATTGTTATTAACTCAAGTGGTGACACATATTCTCCAGTATTCCTATTTGATACTGGTAATGCTGAGTTTAGAACTGAAGCTGGTGTGTTAGGAACTGACTATGAAAAAATATTTGCACGTAAATTTACATTTGTACCTTACGGTGGTTTTGATGGTTGGGATATTTACAGAACTAGAAGAAGTAATTTAGATAGTTTCGTCGTAAATGGTACTAACGGACAAGCTGGTTTACAAAGTGAAATATTCAAATATAGAACTCTTACTAACGGTGATATTGGTATCAACTCTGATTACTATGCTTACCTAGAAGCTATTTGGACATTTAGAAACCCAGAAGCTGTTAATATTAACGTATTCGCAACCCCAGGTATCGACAACGATTACAACAGCAACTTAATTGAAGCTACAATCGATATGGTTGAACAAGATAGAGCTGACTCGTTGTACATTATGACAACACCAGATACTGATTTATCTGGTGATGTAATAAGCGCTGAAGAAGTTTCTGACCGTTTAGATGGTATGTATGATAGTAACTACTCTTGTACTTATTGGCCATGGATTCAAGTAAACGATACAGAAAACAACGTTTACATTTGGATGCCGCCAACAAGAGATGTAGTTAGAAACATCGCTCTTACTGACAACATTGCTTTCCCTTGGTTCGCGGTTGCTGGTATTAACAGAGGTGATGTTGATGCAATCCAAGCTCGTAAAAAACTTACTCTTGCTGAAAGAGATACGTTGTACGAAGCTAGAATCAACCCAATCGCTACGTTTACAACAGATGGTATTAAAATCTGGGGTAATAAAACAATGCAAGTTAAAGAGTCTGCTCTTGACAGAATTAACGTAAGAAGATTGTTGTTACAAGCAAGAAAACTTATCTCTGCTGTTTCTATCAGATTGTTGTTTGAACAAAATGATAACGTGGTTAGAAATCAATTCTTAGCGTTGGTTAACCCAATCTTAGATAACATTAGAAGTGAAAGAGGTCTTACAGACTTTAGAGTGGTTCTTTCAAACGACCCAGAAGATATCGACAGAAATCAACTTACAGGTCAAATTTTCTTGAAGCCAACTAGAGCTTTAGAGTTTATTCAACTTGAGTTTGTTATCATGAATACTGGTGCTTCTTTTGATAATATATAATTATTAAAATAATAAATAAAAAACCCTCTTAATAGAGGGTTTTTTTGTATGCTATATTACCGCAATCATAAATTCGGTATATTTTTCTATCTAACATAATTTGGTGTTCGGTTTTATTTGGGTTAAAACCTTTTTTAACTAGTATTGATTTTCTATAACCAAATCTATATTCTCTTCGATTATTGTTAATATACCAATAATTTGGTTGTGAGTTATGAGTTTTAATAAAGTTTAATTTATCGTATAAACCACCTTGACTCCATCTTCTATCAGCATAACTAATTATTTCTTTTGGGTTATAGGTTTTTATAAAATATTTAAGTAATTTATCTGCACCACCAATAACGATAGATTCTAATTTATTACAAAATCTAAGCAATTCAAATTGATTTGAATTACCACCTAGGGCTATCCTACCCTTACCAAATGTCATTAAACTGACTAACACATTATTATAAAACAATCCGATTTTAATACTACTATTTACATTACCTTGAATATGGTTTTCATTTAAAAATTTTTTTGATGTTTCAATATCTATTTCTTTTATAACACATTTTCTAGCATATATTTTATTGGGTGTTAACCCTAATATATTTTTTAGTCTAGATTTTACAATATCTTGTTTGTATAACCATTCATCTTCAAAAATATGGATTAACTGAATACCTTGTTTTTCACACATTTCAGTTTTATTTAAATGATAGTTAGATGGTTTATTTATTTCACTATGCCAATATAAACCGTTGTATTCAATTGCTACATTATGTGATGGTATAAATATATCTAATTCTAGTGGTGATATTATTTTTCTAGAATTATTAATTGTCTTTATATTTAAACTTTTAATAAAATCGCTTATCATGATTTCGTTATAATTGTATTTAAAACCACATTTTTGACAACCACAACCAGATAAATGTATTTCTGGTGTTTGTTCAAACTCACCATGTTCTACACATTTAATTTTAATACAATCTTTACAATTTTTATATTCAACTAAAGAATAATCATATTTATCACCATGAACAAGTTTAGCTTCACTTATAAACTGTTCAGTTGTCTTTGTCTTTTTTTCTATTATTGATAACCCCTTACATTTTGGACAACCATTTCCATTTAAGTGGTTGTTTGAATTTTGTTCAAATTCACCATGAATTGGACATATAATTTTTATTTTATCGTTGGATTTATTATAATCAACCAACGAATAATTGTATTTATTATTGTGTATTTTTTTTGCTTGTTTAATAAATTGTTCGTTTGTTTTATTCCTACCAACACATTTTGGACACCCGTGACCGTTTTTATGTGTGTTATAGGTTTGTTCAAAAATACCATGTTCTTTACATAGTATTTTTAATGGTGTTTTTTGGTTAACATAATTAACTAAAGAATAATCGTATTTATCTTTATGAACAGTAACAAATTCATTAACTACCTCACTGTTGGTTTTATTTTTACCAGCACATTTTGGACACCCTTGACCTGACATATGTGCACTAGGTCTTTGTTTAAAAAGACCATGATGTTCACAAATTATATCAACATCAGAATTTGCATTTAAGTAAACTGTGTTGGTATAATTATAAGTATTCTTGTGGATTTTATTTGATATAGTTATAAAATTTTCATTTGTTAATTTATAGTTTGACGAACATTTTGGACATCCTTGTTTTGAGTTTATATGCTTGTCTGGTGTCTGTTCAAATTCACCATGAATCGAACAAATTATTTTAACTTTAGTTTTATTATTAATATAATTAACTAAAGAATAATCATATACATTACCATGTACATTATTACATTTTTCTAAAAATTTATTTATTTTTTTCATAATACAAATATACTAATAAATATAACATAAGTCAATAAAAAAAATAAAATTTTGTTATCATGAATACTGGTGCTTCTTTTGATAATATCTAATAAAAATAAACAAAACATCAAAGCTTCCAAATATGGGAGCTTTTTTGTTTTATATGATATTTATAGTAAAAAGATTATGACAAAGTTAAAGATTACCAAAGAACAATATCAAAGAATTTTAATCCACGAACAAAAAGAAAGAATGCTTGTGGAAGACAAAGAAATATCATTTAATCATGATAAGTTAACTCTTATGGGTTTTGCAAAGATATTAGGTATTAATTTAACCAAACAGAACAAAATAGACGCTGATAAAGCCACTAACAGTACTAAAGCGATGTCTAACATCAAAACTATTATTTCAGACCCTAAAAAGCGCGAAGAATTGATTCAAGACTTGGAAACCAAAGGAATGATTGAACCACACAAAAAAATGATTAAAAACTACCAAAAAATAGTTAGCAATTTTAATCAATACGCAAAAGCTTTGGGTATGGAAGATGAGTTGACTGAATCTGGGTTACTCAACAATATTCTTAGAAAGTAATGTATCGTAAACAATGTCGGTTATTTGTCGCATTGTTATATCACTAGTCCATATTTTATCCACAGCTTCCGAATAAAGATTATGGAACTCTTCAACTGGTATTGAAGTGTTTATTTTATTCTGTTCTAGGATTTTATAAACAATACCACAAACTTCTTCACTGGTAAAATTTGTTTTCCAATCACACACATCTAATATAGCGTCAACTTTTTTATCGTATTGTTCAAATAATTGGTCTTTTGTAATCATAATAATGGTTTTATCTACAAAGATACGAACTTTTTAATTAATATCAAATATTTATAATTAAAAGTTTAATATGGCTAAAAAATTAATACTTACAGAACAACAACATACAGTTATCATCAATGAAATCCTTAAAGAAACACTAGAAAAGATAGAAGGTAACGAAAGGTTAGATGAAGGTTTTTGGGATTCTGTAAAATACGGATTATCTAAATTAGGTAGATACAAAGCCAACGGTAAAATTTTCGGAAAAGGTAAAATTGACCAAGAAGCTGCAAGAAAAATCCAACAAATTATTGATAAAGAAGGTAATGAGTTAATTAAAAATCTTGATTCTAAAATTAGAGAAGAAAATCCTGATTTCCCTAATAATAAAGACCCACAACAATTCTTAAAAACTGTTATGGAAATCGCTGCAATATATGATTCAGTTGTTGCTGCAACTAAAAAAGCACCACAGGAAGAAGGTTATATGCCGATTGACGCTGCTAATGGTATTATTACTGATTTAAGAGACTACACAAAAAAATTCTTAGATACTGACTTAGCTGCTGTTTATTCTGGTTTTGATGAGAGTGAAGACAAACTAGGTGAAGATGATTTGATGAATGAAGAATATGACCTTGATGAAGAACAAATGTGTCAAATTGATGAATATTTTGGTATAGATGAAGCTCTTCCAGCTAGAACTGGTAATTCACAAATGGGTACTACTGGGCCAAAAGTTAGTGGACAAGGTAGTGCTGGTAACTATAAATCAAATAACGATATTGAAGATGTTGATTATGAAGACGTAGCCCCTGACGAAGACCCTTTAGATTCTGGTGATATTAGGTCTAAATTACAAGCTAAAAGAGGTGATGGTGAAGATTTTGATAGTACAAGGATGGATACCCTTAAATCTAACAAATTACCATTGATATTGGCTGGAACTGGTGCTGCGTTAGGTGCATTAGGATGGATGGCTCAAACTGAATGGTTTAAAACTTGGTTAGAAACGGTACTAGGTGGTGGTGATAAAATAGTTAGAACACCAGCTATAACTCAAGATATTACTGGTGGACCAGATGACAAACAAGGTTTTGTTCATTGGGCTAGTAAGTTAATGGGTAAAGATATTAAAACTGGTGCTGATATGCAGCAATTTGTTGACAAATTTGGTTCAGAAAACGTTAGTCACATGTTTGATGGTAATGGTGGTGGCGACTCAATGGGTCAAATGCAAAAATTACAACAAATGATTAGTTCTAACCCTCAAGCTAGTATGGGTGATTTATTCAACAAAGCTGACCAAACTTTTGGTAGTATGAGTGGTGGACAAAACCTATTTGGTGTATCTAGTTCTGCTAAATTCTTTGCAACTATTGTTGTTAAACAAGCAACTAAAACGCTTGTAAAAGGAGCTGGTACTGCGTTAGCTGGTAAGTTAATAGGTTTAGGTCCTGTGTTAGCTGGTGTTGGTATTGGGTTGTTAGCTACTGGTGCTGCTGTTAAATTGGTTAGAATGAAAGGTCAAAAATCATCAAGAGCTGCAACACTTAACGCGTTGTATCAATCTATGCGTGGGTTAGATGGTGGTGTTGGTTTGATACCAGCCCCAACAGGTGATGAAACAGGAAACGATACTGGTACAGATACTGGTGTAGATACTGGTACAGATACTGGTGTAGATACTGGAACTGGTGTAGATACAGGAGTAGACACTGGAACTGGAGTAGATACTGGAAAACAAAAAACAACAAAAACTGATAATAGCGCTGATGGAGCAATGAATGATGATTTATACAACTCTTTACGTAATTTATTTGGTTTTATTGTTAACAGTGAGAAAAAATTTGGTAAAGGACCTAAAAATACTTTAGCTGAAGCATTGTTGGATGAAGAGATGTTGGATGAAGCAAAATACTTTAGAGATAAAGCTTTGGTTAAGTTTTTGAACAAAAACGTTAGCCCAACTAGAGTTGTAGAATTTGAAAATTTATTAAACAGAGTTGAACAGTTAAGAAATAAAATTAGAAACCTTAAACCAACTGGTGATAAAGTTTTTGACCAATTTTTGGAAAGATTTAGACAAAACCCTATAGTTAAGACTGATTTTAATAAAATGTTCAACATAGTAACTGTAAACCAACAAGCATATCAAAATATGGCTAACTTTATCAATGATATATTCAAAACAATATACACTGGTAAATACAAACAATCTGGTCTAATTGATAAATTAGGTGGTATTGGTAAAATGAATGAAGCCGACCCTAATGCTGCTAGAACACAATTCGAAAAAAATGCTCAAGACAGAAAGAAATTTAAAAAACATTTATTACAATTTTTGGATGATTCAATAGCGTTGTTTCAATACATGGTTAAACTTAGAAAACAAGCTGCTGCTAGTGGTAAACAAAGTAAAACTAAACAAACAAAACGAAATGTTAGTGCAGCGCCTAGACAAAAAAATCCATCTCAAACTAGTGCTGAACCTCAACCAAATGATAAAGGTCAATACAGTATGGATTTAAATGAGAACTATAAATTGATGGAAGAATTAAATAGAATAAAAAAAATTATGTTAAGTTAAATAAAATGACCGATTAATCGGTCATTTTAATTTTAAAACACATACTACCACAATCATATATTCTATATAATTTTCTTTCTAACATTATACCATGTTCTGTTTTGTTTTTATCAAAACCTTCTTTGACCAATATATCTTTTCTATAATTAAATCTATTTTCCCTTTTATCGTTAACCAAATAAAAATAATTTGGTTTTGTGTTATGTGAAAAAATAAAATTTAATTTATTATATAAATCACCTTGTGACCATCTTCTGTCAGCGTAGCTAATTATTTCTTTTGGTTTATAATGTTTGATAAAATATTTAAGCAACTTATCTGCACCACCAATTATTATATGATTAGATAAATTACAAAATCTAAACAGCTCATATTTATTTTCGTTTGATGTATTCCCTAGGTTTTTTCTTAACCCGCCAAATGTCATAAGACTAACCAATTCATTATTATAATATAACCCTAACCTAACTTTAGAATTAACGTTACCTTGTATGTGATTATTTTCTAAAAATATTTTAGTTTCTTTAGCTGTAACTTTTGTTATAACACATTTTCTACCATATATTTTATTTGGTGTTAAACCTAACATATTTTTTAATCTAGATTTAACTATTTCTTTTTTAGATAACCATTCATCTTCAAATATATGAATTAACCTAATATTTTTACTTTGACAAAGTTCAGTTTTTTTTAAATGATAATTTTTATCTTTATAAACTTCAGAATGCCAATATAAACCATCAAACTCAATAGCTAAATTATGTGATGGTATAAATATATCTAATTCTAACGGTGATATTATTTGTTTTGAATTTTCTATAATATTTATGTTTAAAGATTTAATAAATTCTTTTATTTCATCTTCCATTTTATTATAAGCTAAACCACATTTTGGACAACCTTTCCCATTTAAATGGTCGTTGGGAATTTGTTTAAAAACACCATGTTCTTTGCAATTTATATTAATTTTAGTTTTTGAATTCATATATTCTGTTTCAGAATAATCATATTTATTATGTAAGGTACATGCTTTATCAATAAAATCTTTAGTTGTTAAATATCTATCTTTTTCTTTACATTTTGGACAATTTTGTTTGTAGTGGTTATTTGGTAATACACTAAAAACACCATGTTCTTTACATATAACATCTACTTTTGTTGATGAATCAATATAGTTAGTTAATGAATAATCATATTTATCACCATGAATTTCTTTTGATTTTTGAACAAAATAATTTGTGTTAACTTTAGGGTTTCTAGTACATTCATTACAAGAATTTTTACCCCTTAAATGTTCAGACGGGGATTGATAGAAAAATAAGTCATGTTTATTACATTTTATTTTTATTTTTTTTGTAGAATCAATATAATCAATTTCTTCATAATTAAATTTATCACCAAATTTAATTATTGCTTTATTTATAAATTTTTCTTTTTTATTCATTTTTTTTTTAGTTTTAGATATTTATTATAAAATAACATAATAGTATACAAATATACTAATAAATATAATAAAAAACAAGAAAATATGGCTGATTTATTAATGAAAATGCCCTTACCATACGAACCTAAGAAAAAGAATCGTTGGTTAATTACATTCCCAGCAGATTTAGGTATCCAACAATGGTGGTTATCTTCTGCTTCTAGACCTTCTATCACACAAAATGAGGTAGAAATCCCTTTCCTTAACACATCTACATGGGTTATCGGTAGATTTACTTGGGAGGCGATAGACGTTACTTTCCGTGACCCAATTGGTCCATCTGCTTCACAAGCAATTATGGAGTGGGTTCGTCTTCACTCTGAATCAATCACTGGCCGTCAAGGTTATGCTGCTGGTTACAAACGTCCAGTAGAGTTAGAAATGCTTGACCCTACAGGTGTTGTAATCGAGAAATGGTTATTGGATGGTACTATGTTAACAAACGTTGGTTTTGGTGACTTATCATTCGAGGATGACGGTATCGCAGAGATTACTGCAACGTTAAGGTTTGACCGCGCCATACTTTTGTTTTAAAAACTATTTGATTATCAAGAAGTTACAAATTTTTACAAACATAAATATCAAAACCATCTATATAGATGGTTTTTTTTATTTTATACCTATTTACAAAAAAATTTATTTTTATATATTTATTTTTGAATGTTATAATAAAAAATAAACAAGTTTTAATATGTCAGAAAAAAGACCTAACGTGATTCCTTCGCAATCACAAATACAAAACGCAGCAGAAGAACAATCAAAATTGGCCGCGTATGAAGCAGAAAAATCACAAGTAGTAAATCAAATTTATTCATCAGTAAAAGTTCCTGAAAACGTTGAAGGAGAACAATACAATTATCTAAACCAAAACAATAGTGTTGAAATGATGATGGCTAGAACAGCCGCTCAATTAGAAATGAAAAACACTGTTGGTGTTGTTAAAGACCCAGCGTTATCTGAAAGACAGACTACTAGATTTGTAACTCAAAAAGACCCAAACGAAGATTTGATGAAACTGAGAGATGAACAATTAGCTAAAAATAGACAACAAACTCAAAACTATCAAAAAATGTCTGAAGAAGCAATGAATAGACAATATAATACAACAACAAATATGCAAACAAATCAACCAAGTGGTTACAACACACCACAACCGTCTTCACCAGCTATTACACAACCTAGAATAGAACCTTTTGTGACTTCACAAACTGGTGTTGACCCTTATATTCTAGAATTGAGTCAACCTAACTACAACGCACCATTTGACGTTATTCCGTTACCTTCAAAAGGTAAATTGTACAAAAACAAAAAAGAGAGTGTAAGGTTAGCGTATATGACTACAGCGGATGAAAACATTCTTACAAGTCCAAACTTACTTCAAAGCGGGGAGTTTTTAGAGATTCTTATCAACAGAAAGATATTGGAACCGACGCTTAGATATAAAGATTTATTGCCTGGTGATAGAAATGCTATTATGTTGTGGTTAAGAGCTACAGCATATGGTGAAATGTATCCAGTTACTTTGTTGGATGAGTTAAGCGAACCTTTTGATACTGAAATTAACCTTAATGAGTTAAAAACAATAGAGTTAAATGAAAATCCAGATGAAGAAGGATTGTTTTATTTTCAATTACCTTTGACCAAAGCTGAAATTAAATTCAGATTGTTGACTATGGGTGATGTAGATGCTATCGAAAAAATTGTTACCGATGAAAAAGAAAGAAACATCCCAGTAAATAATTCAAATACATATAGATTAGAAAGAATGATTGTTGAAGTAAACGGTAGTAGAGATAGAGGAATGATTAGAGACATCGCTAATTCTATGAGAATATCTGATGCTAGAGCATTTGATGCATATGTTGATTCTATTGAATCTGGTATTGATTTGAATATAGAGGTTGAGACTCCTGGGGGTGGGTCTGTGGCCACCTTTCTTCCACTTAACTTCAACTTTTTTTGGCCTAACATCAAGCTATAAAGTTCCGTTATTAGAAGAGGTTTATATTTGTATGCAACATTTAAAAATGTCTTACACAGATGTACTGTGTATGCCGACTTATGAAAGAAGATTCTTTTTAAGTTTATTGATGAAACAAAACGTTGAAAGACAAGAAGAGGTTGAAAACATACAGAAAAACCAAACCAACAGCAAGGGTAATAGAAAAACAAGCATTTCTGGAGACGCATTAAAATCAAGAATGAAATCTGGTAATATACCACTCAATTAATAAATCCCCATTTTTTGGGGATTTTTATTTTATAAGATATTTATAATTAAAGAATTTTATTATGGCAAAAAAATTAATCATAACTGAAGAGCAATATTCTAGATTACAAAGTCAATTAACTGAATCTGCTGATATTAACAATACTATTAAACAAGCTAAAATAGGTGATATTTTATCGTTTAAAGGTGTTAATTCAATACTTAAAGTAAAAGTTGTAAACACAGACCCAACAAACGGTAATGTGATGGGTGAGACTGAAAAAGGTGACAAGGTAACATTCAATGTAAATTCATATAATCAAACAACTAAAATGATTAATTTTAAAATATATAATTCTAAAAAACAAGAAGTTGTTGATACACCTTTTCAACTTAACGCACTAGAAAACTTGGGTGGTAATGTTAATCAAACTCAACAACAACAACAACAACAACCTAATGTTAATGGGGAAAACCCAGAAACTTCTGGTGAAGAAAATAAATACATACCTGGTACGGTTTATAATGCTTTAATTAATGACCCAGAATTAAAAAAATTAATGCAACATACGCCATGGTGGGAATCTTTTGTTTCCGAATTAATGGGTAAAAAAGCAGAAGGTGAAGGTGTTAGAAACGCATTGAATTTCTTTTCAAGTTTTCATTCCAATAAATTAAATAGGGAGTTGGGTGACGGATTTATTGTTGGTAGAACCGCTTTATTTAGTGTGGTTTCTGAAGATATTACGATATATTATGAAAATGCTCAAGGAAAAACTAAAACTTTCGAATTAGAAAGAGGTGGAACTTATGAAGCTGTTAATAAAAAATTCTCATTTGACGAAAAAGATTATAAATACAAAGTATTAACTAACGGTAAAGTTGGATTTACGATTTATGTTAAAGAAAAATTATCAGAACAAGATGTTTATTTATGTGATATTGCTAAAAACTATAATGATATAAATGGTAAAATAAAAGAAGCTAGACAAAAAGATGTAAATATTAAGTTTTTATATTCAGACGGGTATAAACCAACACAAACTAAACAACAATAATAGATTATGGCTAAAAAAACTAAAGCACAACAAGAAGCAATAGATGCTCTTTATTATATAGAAAAGGAAGCTGATTTAAGAAAAGAAATTAATAGTAGCTATGATTCTTATATTGAAAATATTAAAAAATATTCTGAGTTACAAAAAACTTATAATAAAAGTATTAAATTAACAAATGATTTAAGACAAAAAATTAAAGATATTGATGATAAAATAAAAGCCAATACTTTAATTTTGACTCAAGAACAACAAAATCAATTAGACATTGATAGAGAAAAATTAATTTTACTTGATAAGCAAAATGAAAAATTAAAAAAACAAGGTCAAATATATAATTCTGCCCTTAAAGATGCTAATAAAGTTTCTTTAACCACTGCCGCTGCTTTAAAAACATCTTTTAATTTATTCAATAATTTAAAAGGTGTCGTAAAATCTTTAGGTCTTTTTGAAATGGAAAAAGCAATTAAAAATTCAGCAATGTCTATGGGTGTTTTATCTAACCAATCTGAAGGGTTTAGAAAAAATATTCTTGATGCATCTAAAAAAACATCAAAAATTGGTGTTACAATTCAAGATTTATCTAAAATACAATCTGATTATAGTGAAGAACTAGGTAGAAGTGTTCAAATGAATGAAAAAAGTCTTGTTGCTTTGGGTCAACTATCCAAGTTTGCTGATTTGGGTGCTGAAGGTGCTGCTAGAATGGCGGCAGATATGGACAAACAAGGTATTTCAGCTGAAAAAACTGGTGATTTTATGAATCAAACTTTGAATGATTCTCACGCTATGGGTCTTAACGCTTCAAAGGTAATCAAAAACATTGCTGGAAACATTAAAATGTTAAATAAATATCGTTTTAAAGACGGTGTTAAAGGTTTGGCTAAAATGGCTATGACAGCTAGTAAACTAGGTGTTGATATGGAATTCGCTGGTGGAATGGCTGATAAACTATTTGATATTGAAGGCGCTGTTGATATGTCAGCACAATTGCAAGTTATGGGTGGTGCATGGGCACAAATGGCTGACCCGTTTCATTTGATGTATATGGCTCGTAATGATATGGAAGGTTTGACTGAAGAGATTGCAAACGCTGCAAAACAATCTATGAGTTTTGGAAAAGATGGTAGTATTGAAATGGGTGCTATGGAAATGCACAGATTAAAAATAGTTGCACAACAAACAGGTTTAGAATATGAAAAATTGGTTGAAGCTGGTAAAGCAGCATTCAAGTTGAGTAAAATAAAAGCTCAAGTTGGTGGTGTTAGTCCAGAATTACAAGAATTTATTGCAAACACAGCTGAATTTAAAGATGGAAAAGCTACTGTTATGGTTAAAGGTCAAGCAAAACTTATTAGCGCTTTAACTACAACTGATAAAGAAATTTTAGCAATTGATATGAAACAAAAAGCTGATATGAAAGAAAGGGCAGAACAAGCTCTAACATTTGATGAAGCTTTTACTAATTTTGTTAATGGTATAAAAATTTATTTATTACCTTTTGTTGATACAATAAATAAAAAATTATTACCAGAATTTAATGAATTAACTGATAAATGGGAAGAAAATAAATGGGGTGAAAAAATTGAAACTATTGCTAAAACAGTTGGTGAATTTGTCGTTACTGCTGGTAAAATAATATTTACTATTGCCGATGTTTTAGGACCTACAGGTATTTTAGCTACGTGGGGGGCGTTAAAATTAGCAACATGGTTTGCTAACGGATTAGCTTTGGCTAAAGGTTTTAATATAGGTACAAAAGGTTTTTCTGGTGGTGGTGCTTCTCCTGGTATGTTTTCTATGGGTGGTGCTGCTAGTAATAGAGGTGGTACTGGGTTTGGTAAGGATTATGGAACTATGAGAAGTATGGGTGCTGGTAGATTTGCTTCTGCTAGAGAAGCCACAAAATTAAATAAATGGGGTACTGGTGCTAAAATGGGTGCTGGTTTAGGTTTAGGTGCTGCTGGTATGGGTGTTGATTATTTAAGAGGTAAAAGAGATGACCCTAATGATGCTATGGGTAAAGGTATGGGTGTTGGTAGCGCTGCGTTACAAGGAGCAGCACTTGGTATGATGTTCGGTCCATGGGGTGCTTTGGCTGGTGGTTTAATTGGTGGTGGTATCGGTGCTTATAATGAATATTTTAGTGAACCACAAAACGATGCTGTATTTGCACCTAGAAAAGGGTTAGGGGCTGAATTTTCTAAAGGTAGAGGAGTGTTAGAAAATGGTAAAATAACACCGATACCTAATAAAGAAAGATTTTTATCTATGGAACCATATGGACCAGCTGATAGAGCAATCAATCAACAAAGTAATCAATCTTCAAAAATGGAAGTTGAACATGGTGATATGAATGTTAGTGGTAATATCAATATAAATATACCAGGAACAAATGCAATAGCCCTGGAAATTATGAAAACCACAGCTTTTAGAACTCAAATCGCTAGTATGGTTAATTCTCAATTGGAAATGAATAAAAATGGTAAAATAGCTGGATAATTAATTTATTGATTATCAATTATATATAAAATAATTAAAAAAATTAGTTGAGATAACTTGACTTTGTGGGAAAAAAATCGTATTTTTGTATATATAAAATATAATAATAATAAATAAAATATAATAAATATAATATAATATAATAATAAATTATATATTATACTGATAAATTAAAAATTGGCGCGAATTGCGCCTTTTTTGTTTTTAAAGACTTATCAACCATTTATTTTCTAAACTTTTTTGGTACTATAGTATTTATATATAAAAAGAAATATTATGCCTATATTTTATAATCAAGGTGCACCTACACCAACTACAAAAAACAACATCAATGATATCGCAGTTACTTATGGTATTCGTGATTTTTTATTGAATTTAAACTTAGCACCACAATATCCTTTCATATCAACTTCAATTAATGGTAGTCCACGTATTGGTGAACCAGTATTAGATACTATGGTAGGTAGTGGTGCTCTTACAGTTCCAATTGGTTTACCTTTAATTACCAATGGTTTGTTGTTTAAAGATTTGAATGTTATATATAATACCTTTCAAAATGACCCTAGCGTTGCAAACAATGTAGAAAGTATCAATTACATACCTGATATACTAAACACTGATTATATCAACTCTGAATGGCCTCTAGGTGGTAACTTACCATATCCAACAGGTGATAACCCACAAATTGAACAATATGGTATTTTAGCTAAAACAACAGAAGCAAATTACAAAAAAGCCAATGTAATCAAAAATTTATATTTAGATGAATCAAAACAAATTGATATGGCTTCTTTTATTGATTATCAACCTTTAGATATATCTCAACAAATCCCAGGGTATCTAGATGTGTTCGGTGGTTTAAATCAAGGTGGTACAGGTGGAAACGCAGTTGTTAATATATTAGGTAGTGTATTAAACGGTCAAGGTGTAGGTATAGGTACCAACGGTAGTGTTGTACCAAACTTTGATATTAGAAGTTCTTTGGCTGGTAGAGTGTTAGGGGCAACTGGTTTGTTAAACGACACAAAATTAGGAACTATCGGTGGACAACAATTAGCGTTGGCATTAGCAAACAATGCAGCATTCAATGTACAACAAGATTTGTTGGGTAGATTGAATATTGGTGAAAATATTTTAAATCTTATTAAAGATGGTTCAGCACCAGCGTTTAGACCTAACTACAAGATTACAGTTGCTCAATCTACTGGTGGTAGATTATTAAATACAGCGGCTAATATATTAGGTTTTCAAATACCAAGAAGTTATTTGGATGACTCAGGCTCAATTTTTCAATCTGAAAATGGTGATATAGCAAACATAGACAGAGCTAACGCAATGATTTTAAACACAGGTAAAGGTCAGATAAAATCTTTGATTAGCAATGTGATGGCTAACGGAGCTATAAATAGTTCAACTAACCCTTTTAGAAATGGGTACGTTCCAGCTTATAATGATAATAAAGGTCGACCAGCAGTTAAATCTGCCGATACAAAAGTATATGCTTACAGTAAATCTGGTAATGTTGATAAATTTTGGAATAAAGGTGAAATAATTCCACAAATTAGTTATAATAGAGAAGCAATGGTTTCTAATTCTGGTTTTGAAAGTCCTGAAGAAACATTAACAAATCCTTCACCTGGTAATAACGGCTTTTATGGTTATGATAATAGAGTAGTTAGTTCAATTCCATTTAGTTGGACTAGCGATAATGGAAGCGCTGTTAACAATGTATCTAGTTTTGATTTAATTCAAGGTGATAAAAAATCATTGTTGATTAAAACTCAAACTTTATTCAACAGTGTAGGTATGAAAAGTCTTGTTACTGTTAAGGGTGAGATGGGTGTTAATTCAACTCAAATTCAAACAGCCAACAACAATGGTGTATCAAAGGGTAGTGCTGTGTTAGCATCTGGTAGATACGATTTAGAAACTGGTCGTGTAAATTCATCTGGAGCTGAAGCTGAAAATAACTTCTGTAGAAGTTGGACAACTTTAGATAGATATGATAGTGTTAATAAACTTATTAGACACAAACCTTTATACGATAGGACCAAAGCACCTTATAGATTTAAAACTGAAAACAGCGTCTTGGGTGATGCTGGTTTTGTTAAAATAGCACCATATATTGACGATGTACCGACAGACCCTAAAAAATTTATGTTTAGTATTGAAAACTTAGCATGGGCTGGGGACCCTTATAATGATTTACCACAATGTGAAAAAGGACCAGGTGATTTAACAACTGGAAAAAAAGGTAGAATTATGTGGTTTCCACCATATGATATTCAATTCACTGAAAACAATACTTTGGATTGGGAATCAAACAAATTTATTGGTAGAGGTGAACCAGTATATACATACAACAACACAGAAAGAAGTGGTACTTTGTCGTTTAAAGTGATTGTAGACCACCCAAGCTACTACAATGCTTTTAGAGGCCAAAATGGTCCTGATGATAATTATATTGCTTCGTACTTTGCTGGTTGTGTTGACCCGACTGAAGGTATGATTAGGAATTTAACAGTAAAAGAAATAAATGCCGTTATAAATAAAAACGTTGTTGTTGACCAACCTAAACAAGATTCGCCAAAACCACCAACGGCAAAATTAAATGTATATTTCCCTAATGATAATTTTGAGCTAGACCAATTTGAAAATTATGAGAACGGGTTAAGTGGAAGTACACCTAGTGGTTTAGCTACTGCTATTGATTATACAACTAATGCTAATGGTGTTGGTTATGGGATAGGGTTATACCCTAGTAATATAACACAAGTAGATGTAAATGGTGTTACTAGAAATTGGGATGACAGATATAATTTTGGTTTAAATTGGAGCAGTTATAAAGGCAAAGAATACGATATTAACGGTAAAAAGTATTTTGGTTATTACGACCCAGACTACAACACTGCTATGGTTGAATATCTTAAAAATGAATGTAAGTATTGTACTATAAGAGTTAAAGGATATGCAAGTCCACAAGGTAATAAAGATTCAAATAATACATTAGCTAAAAAAAGAGCTGAATATATTATTAAAGAATTAAAGAAAAAATGGGGTGCTGGTATAGAAGCTTCTGATGTAGGTAAAAGATTTAAAACAGCTACATTTGAAGCTAAAACAAGTTCAGGTTGCCCAATACAAACAGCTCAATACCCAGACCCACCAACAGATATTTTAGAATGTAAATTGGACAGATTTGTTGAAATAACTGTTGAATACGACCCAGAGTTTGCTGCTGAGAAAGAAAAAGCTTTACAACCAGAACCAATAACTAAAATAGAACGTACACAAATAAAAAAAGAAATTTTAAATAAATTTTATACTGAATGTAATTATTTTGAACGTATGATGGAAAGTTATACAGACCCAGCTACTGGTCAAGAAATACCTGGAAATAAATTTGTATTTGATTCTATTCGAGAAAAAATTAGATATTTTCACCCAGCGTTTCACTCAACAACACCAGAAGGTTTAAATTCTAGATTGACATTTTTATTACAATGTACTAGACAAGGCCCAACACTTGAACAACAAGGCGCTAATAATTTAGCATTTGGTAGAGCTCCAGTTTGTATATTGAGAATTGGTGATTTCTATAACACAAAAATAATTATGGAAAATGTAAACATTGATTATGAACCATTGGTTTGGGATTTAAACCCAGAAGGTATTGGTGTTCAACCAATGATTGCTAACGTTGATATTTCGTTTAAATTTTTAGGTGGTTCAAGTTTATTCGGACCAATTAACAAATTACAAAATGCATTATCATTTAACTATTTTGCAAACACACATGTTTACGACACAAGAGCTGATTATCTATCTAAGAATAGACCTTCATGGACTGTAACTGAGAAAAATAAAGATGGTGTTTTAGAAACTAAAAAAGTAGAAGCTCCTTTAAGTGATTTTTACATTAATAATGATTTTACACCTAAGATATATTCACCAGAAGAAATAATAATATCTGAAAATATTATTAATGAAAATAATAAAGAAGTTGACCAAGTTAAAGCTGAAGAAAAAGTTAATAGTGGTGTTGAAAATTCAACGCAACCAACATTAAGTTCAACAACCGCAACAACAGTAACTGGTACAGATGAAGAAGTTATTAAATGTGTTAAAATAGAAAGTTATCAAGAACTTTCTGAAGGTGATGATATTCTTCAAATTGGTTTAGGGTTCTACCCACCAGAAGATAAACCTAACCTTAAATTTTCGTTATCTGAGGATAAAAATTACAAAGGAAGGTTATCTTTAGTAAGGTTAAATTCCACAAATATTGATAATATAAACTTTTTTGTAACTGGTAAAAGGAAAGATGATAATTCAACAATTTTCAAAGGTAAATCCGAAGTAACTGTTTCACCAACAGATAAAAACTGGGTTTTGGAAATACCGTTAAAAAATAGAGAATTAAAATTCTTGTTAGCTGCTAAAAATGATACTAGTGATGAACGTTACAGTTTGTCATTTAATTGGGATGTTTCAGATTCTAAAAGTTCTATAGGGTATTATTCAGCTAGTGTAAACAGAACAACTAATACATAAAATACAAAAAAAAATAAATAAAACAAAAATGGCGCAATATTACGACAGATATAGAGGGTTCAAAGTTAACTCAGAAGTTAAACCAATTCCAGGTATTACAATACCGTTAAAAAATACAGATAAAACACTTGTTTACAAACAAGGTGTAACAAGACTTGACAAAATCAGTAACATGTATTATAATAACCCATATAGCGGTTGGTTAATAATGCAAGCTAATCAAGAATTTGGTGGTTTAGAATTTGATATTCCAGATAACACATTGATTACTATACCATTTCCTTATGAAGACGCTTTATCAAGATATATAACTCAAGTTTCAATACATAAAACACTATATGGAGAATAGTAACATAACTAAAATAGGTTGTAGCGGTGGAAATAGAACAAAAATAATAGACCCTAATGATTTTTACGGGTACCCTTCATCTATGAATCGTTCGGTTCAAACTGAAGATTTAAATATTTCAGTAAAATTATCAACATACAGAAAAGGGCGTACAGTTCTTTCAGCTAAAGATGATAAAGGTGCTGTTCAAACAACAAACACTATCAGACTTAATTTTATTGAAGGAAGTGATATAAACGGTAAAAAAGTTTTAACAACAAAATATACTGATTTAACAACAGTTTTTGAACAAGGTACTATAAATACTGAAACGTTGGGTATTACCAATATCGATATTGATTTTAATTCATCTTTTGCACCACAAATTACAGTTGATTTTATTGACGTAAGAGGTAGCTCTATTTTTCAAAATGAATCAGATATTTCTAATACTGATGTAAATAACCCATACGCTGCTTTTTTTCAATTACCATACCCTTTATTTGAATTAGAGGTTAAAGGATATTATGGTCAACCAGTAACGTATTGTTTACATATGATTAAATTTACATCAAAATTTAATTCACAAACAGGTAATTTTGAAATTAAATGTAATTTTATCGGTTACACGTATGCAATGTTATCTGACATGTTGGTTGGGTTTTTAAAAGCGATACCTTTTACAAAAATTGGCGCTGAAAAATTTAAAAACTACAACGACGGTAGAGACGTACCTATTTTAAATTTGGTTGATTTAAAAATAAAAGTTGGTCAGATAGACGCGGCTATTCAAAAATTAGCTTTAAATTCTAATAGTTCAAAAATTTTAAATTCTTTTTCTGAGGGTAAAGAAATATTAAACAGTATTTTAAGTGAATTCACAACATTTTCAACAATAGGTATTGAAAAAAAATCTGAAGATGAAGCTAGTTATAGGTTTATTGTTACAAAAAATGCTGACTTTACGTCAGACCAAAGAAAAATGTACCAAGATTTAGACACTAATGTAAAAACCTATATAAAAAAATATAACGATTTAAACATTACTGGTCTTAAATTAAACGAAAGTGATTTTTTACCTATTACTTATGTTCCAGATTTAACAATACCTTTATTAAACGCTAATAGTAATGAAAGGATTGACACTAGTATTACAGGTGAAGAATTAATAAAATTCAAAAGAGATGCATTAATATATGTTAACGATTATATGACATTTAATGATAGTTTTAAATTTAGAATATATGATTTGAGACAAACTATTGATTTATTAGAAAAAGAGAAAACTAAATTAGATTCTAATGTTGAAATCTCAAATAAATCTTTAGCTAACGAAATTAAAGATGAGATAACCTCGGAACTTGGTTTCGACCCAACAGTTAGAAATATTATAGAAATATTTACTGGATTGATTGAAGTATTTATTGAAACAATATATAATGTTTCTCAAAATGCTGAAAACAACGTAGATAGAACCGCGGAATTAGAAAAAGTTTTCTCTGAAACATCAAAAACAACCAAAACAGATATAACAGATGTTCAACTTAAAGGTAAAAAATATTTTCCTTGGCCAGATTATTCAGAATACGATGCAAAAACAAACACATATGTTGAAAAATATTTAGGTTCAAACCCAGTTATTGATAGTAAACTTTCAATAGATGAAATTAAATTTATTGAAGATTTGTTGCAAGCATTTTTGACTGCCAATGAAACAGAAAATAAAGCTGACGCATTGGCTGCTGGAGAAGAAATAAATTGGTTTCCATCAAACATATTAGACACTAGATTGTTTGGTTATCAAAAAAACCCTTATCAAAGAAGTGAATTAATTTCTTTAGAAGCTGTTAAAAGACTTATGTTAATTAGAGCTATGATATTTTTAGGTTATACCAACGATGAGAAATATTTAACACCTGAAGAAATTCAAACAATGGCTAAAATTGAAGCCAATGCAATTGCATCCGCAGCTCAACCAGCATTAAAAAATTTGTTGAAAAATATTAAACCTGATACAATCAAAGATGTTACTGGTGTTATAAACGATAAACCTAGAAAAGTAATTACATCAACACCAAATGGTTATATCTATAATTATTTATTTGTTGGTAATAACCCAAGTAAAGAAATTAGAGTGTTACCAATAAGTGGTGATTTTAACGATAAAATAATTGGTGGTTCATCAACAAAAAAAATCACAGTTGCTAATCTAGACCAAACAGTTTATATTCCCGATACGACAATACCAACAGTTGGAACACCTGGTGCTGTAAAAACAACTAACTATTCATATATAGTAGATAATGGTTCTTATGAAAATGAAGATACAAGAGATACTTTAAAAGAACTTAGTAGTACTGAGAATTTTTTAACTAACTATAACTCGGTAGCTGTAACTGGCGCTAAAAATAGAAAGTTAATTGATGGTGGTATTTATGTTAGAATGTTTACACCATCTGAATTTACTACAACAGAACAACTTATAGATACTAGTATTAAAACTGAATCTATCATTAATTTAGAACAATTAAAAAATGGTGAAATTTCACAAGCTGGGTTTAATTGTTTTGGTGGTAGTTATGGAATACAAGAATTTGTAAATATGAATTATGGTGATAACACAGCTTTAAATGGGTTACCACTTATGTATGTGTTTTATTCACCAGACAAAGACTATGGTTTAAGTTACACTAGAAAAGATTCAGCAAAGCAACAAAAATTACCTAACAATAAAACACTGACTAGTATATATGATTTTAAACCAAATACTTCATCGTATTTAGCTTCAAATGAATTTTATAGTAGTATGTTGTCTGAAGTTAAGGTTGATTCTAGAGATGATAAATTATTACTACACTCTGGTAGAAAAAATAATAGAGAATTATTTAATAATTTAGTAAACCCAAATACTGGTAAATATAAAATCAGTTACCCATATATTGAACATGGTTTTGTGTACGGTTCAATAAGTTCAGGAACAGATAAAAATACACTTAGTTTGTTTGGTAGTAAATGGTACTATTTACAAGCTAATTCTAGAATGAAAAAAAACAATAACACCTTTATAAACAATATTAGTGGTAAATACACAAAAGCTTTAATTTTTTTAAATACACTACCGTTTAATTTAGGTGATGAAATTTTAGATAATAATCCTTTATTTCCAAAAGAATTAAGACACTTATTTGATGTTAGAGGTGGTTTTGTGCATACACCAAGACTTTGGTGTGCTTTTATCGGTGGTATGTTATGGTGGATGTCAACGGAAGACCCAATTATTGACGGTGATTTTATTACTGGTGGTGGTAGAGGTAAAGAAGACCCTATTGTATGGAAAACGACTTGTGGTAGTAGTGCTTCACCTAAATATGACGCTACAGAACTTAACGGTAACTATTTACCAAGAACTGTTGGACGTTCAGCTAATAAAATAAAATCAACTGATGTATTAGTAAATTTACCTAATCAAGTAAAAGAAGAATTTAAAAAAATATTTTTTGATTTTGTAAATGGTACTAGTGAATACACATCTTTTGATACACTTCGTAAAAATTTAGAAATATGGGATGAAAACAAACCAGTAACACAATTTTGTGCGTTTGTTGATTCATTGTATAATACATCAAACCCAAAAAATAACCAAGCGCGTATATTACCATCTCAAATTACTAATAATTTAATAAATTATAAAAACTATAATATAATTAACCTTTCAAAACAAACTTCATCATTGACTTTATTTTTAGAATTAAATGATGATTCGACCGCAGTCACAAATTTATTAACAGCTTTGACCAAAGAAGAGGTTATAATTGCAAACACAGGTTATCGAATTTGGCGTGGCCCTAAGACAGAAAATTTTGGAACTAGTGGTAGTGACTTAAAAGATTTACGTTATCCAATTTACGCTAGCAACACTAATTATGACATGTATTTTAAAACATTGACAACTGAGTTATCAGCATTAACCGAAGGTTATAGCACAGCAACAGAAAAAGATGCAGCGTTAAATGAAATTTTCAACACAACTAATCTAAACGACATAAAATTAATGTTATATAGAAGTTGTAAAAACATTTATGATAAATGGTTAGGTGGTGTAACAAATCCAGATAACATCATTTTTCAATGTGGTGAAAATGATAATAACGAAGGTAACAGAAAGCAAACTGATTTGGCCATGGCTAGTAGGTTTGGAAGAACAAAAGCTAGGTTAATAGATAGTTTCAGATTTGTAAATAGGTCCTTTAGAGATATTGGTGATGAGCTATTTATAAATCCAATACCGTTAAACGACAAATTACAAGATTTCCCAAACACATCTGCATATGAAATTATTTCAGGGTTATTAGGTGATAACAAATTTGATTTTATTGCTTTACCAACGTTTATTAATTTTCATGACGATAAAGTTTTAGAAACTATGTTTAAACCAATAAGTATGTACGAAGAACCAATAAAATCTTGCGGTCCTTCTTTTGTGTGTGTTTATGTTGGTCAAAAATCTAAAAATTTAGATTTAAAAGATGCCTCAACAAACTATACTAACGATGGTTTTGATATAAGATGTGATGGTGTTAATTTAAGTAGTTCAATACCACCAGATTATAGTAGTCCGTTAGCGAATAATAATGGTAAACCATATGAAGACGCACTACCAGTTTTTGTTGTAAGATATGGTCAACAAAACCAAAATTTATTTAAAGATATTACTTTAGACCAGAGTGAGTTTTCAGAAAGTGAAGAATCTATAAAGATAGTTCAAGACATATCAATGAAAGGGTCTAACACTAATATGAGTGTCGGTGGTCAAAATATGTATAACGTTTATTCAGTTAGAAGTTACAGTGCTGAAGTTGAAATGATGGGTAACGCTATGGTTCAACCTATGATGTATTTTCAATTAGACAATATACCTATGTTTCATGGTGCTTATATGATTACACGTGTTAAACATAGTATAAAACCTAACAATATGTCAACAAATTTTACTGGTGTTAGAATTAGAGCTGCTGAAACACCAATTATAGACGTTGCTGATGCATACATGGCACTAATTGAAACGTTGAACGTAGCTGGGGCTGGTAATGCTAGTAGTGGTGCTGTGGCTGGAAGTTTCCCACCAATCGTTAGAACAATTATCGAAAATGGTGGTTCTAATGGTAATGTAGAAGTTGGTAATATTAAATTGGTAACCGTTGAAGATATTAAAGATGTTGCACAAAATGTGCCTAAAGAAAGAAGAAAAATGATAACCGAAGCTGTTCCAGCTTTAACTGAAATGTTAACAGAATTTGTTAAATTTGCAAAAGCTGAGGGTTACCCAACTATAAATAAAAAATATGTGGGTATTACAAGTTTATATAGGTCTTATGAATATCAACAAGAATTGTATAATAAGAATATTAAAGATGGTGGAAATCCAGGTGATGTAGCAGAAGCTGGTACATCAAATCATTCATGGGGTATAGCTGTTGATTTATTATTCGCACCCCAAAAAAATGGAACTTATCTTAAAGTAGGCCAATGGGCACCTATTGATACTGATGCTAATAAAGAAGGTTTTAGTTTAGAGTACAACCCATCGTTAAAATGGTTCTTAGATAATTCTTGGAAGTACGGTTTCATTATTCCAACAACTTTAAGAGATAAAAGTAATGTTGATGAATATTGGCATTTCGAATATCATGGTACATCAGCAAAATGTTTATATAATAAATTACCATCAACATATGGTTATACACCAAAATTAGATTCAGGATATAAACCAGTTGTTAAAAACCCTAAAGGTGTTGATAATAAAGAAGCTGTATATTTGGAAAATGAATGTGATTTTAAATACATTTCATCAGGAGATGGTGGTGTTAGTGGTGTTCCTAATTCAGAAATTATAAATAGTTTAACTGGTGATTGGGTTGAAAGGTCAAAACTTATAATTATAAGTTTTGAAGGTTATGTGGCAAAAGCTAAAAAAGATAGTGGTACATGGAGAGGTGGTTACGGTACTGATAATATTATAGTCAGTGAAGGTACTCAACCATCAAAAGTTACATATTCAACAACATTTACAAAAGTACAAGCCCAGCTTACTTTAACTTATGATATAAACAATAGGTTTAAAAAAAGTATAATTGGAGTATTAGGTCAAAAAAATTGGGATAAATTAAACGATAATCAAAAAGCTGCTATTATGTCTTATTCGTATAATTCTGGAGCTGGTACGTTAAAAAGTAGGGGTATAGTTGAATCAATCACTAAAAATAATTTTAAACAAGCGGCCAGTCAAATTGCAGCTGGACCAATAACAGGAAAAGGACAAGGTGTTTTACCAGGTTTAGTCACTAGAAGAAAAACTGAAGCAAAAATATTTGAAAAACCAGTTTAATTTCGTATATTTGCATTATGAAAATTGCGAATATAGTAACAAACAACAAAATCAACGTCTCAGAAGACTTTAATGTGGTTAAATCCATGGATGAAATAATCCATGGATTACCAACGTTGATTATTAGTTTTACATATGTAAACAAACACTACCCAGATTTTGATGTTATGGAAATGCACATCAAAGACAACTTGTATTGGACATGCACACCAACTGAAGGTCGAGATAAATTTAGAGAAGATGTGTTTCATTTTGTATACATGGTTTACAAAGATTTGTTCGAAAAAGTATCATATGTGTTTGTAGACCCAATACAATATAAACCAAGGGCTTTGGTTAAAATACTAAAAAAAATTTATTCCTTAGAAAATAAAATAACCTATATCAATGGTAAAATGATATACATATACAGTGATAATTTTATATTTGGAGTTGATTTGAGATTGTTAGAATATATTGGAATGAACATTGAAAAAATAAAAACTAAAATAATCTCTTTAAGCTCAGTGTTTTTGGTACATGAGGATATATTTATAGAATATAAAAATACGATAGAGGATTTCGATAATCAGTATCGATTTATACCTTATTTATATTCTATTAAACATGGACAGAACAATATTACTAGCGTCATTCATATTTCCTGAAAGGGTTGAATGGTTCCTTAGCTATTTAAAAAACAAATTTAACATCGAAAAAGAAAAAGTTTTCTGTTTCGAAAACCTTGATGATGAATCAAAGGTTATTATCACTTTTAGGTTAACCATTGAGGATGGTAAACAATTAAACCTTAAAAATTTATTTCCTAACGCTGTAATTATACACAAAAAAGGCAATGCTTTATATACCATAAATGCGTTGAACAAACTTATTGAAGAAAAATACCCAGATTCAATAGGAAATATGGATAATAAGAACGTTAAACTAGATTGGTCCGAATATCAGAATAAATTCATATTAATAAACGATAATAAACTATGTCTTTTTAATATAAACAGAGTTTTTTAATGATTTTTAGATATTTATATTAAAACATAAAATATATTTAATAATAGTAATTATGGAACAATCAAAAAATACACAACAAATAAAAAAATCTGATGAGCTTAACGATGCTTTAAAAGGTTTCCTTAACACTGAAAACCAAGACCCAAATTTAGATTGCAGCTCTGGTGTGTGTGTAATCAAAGGTGATAAAAGTATTCTAGAAAGAATCAACAAAAAAATTATAACAGAAGACGGTAGACAATTATTATTCTAATGAAAAAAACTAAGTTAAACCCTGAATTACTTAACGAAGAACTTAAAAGATTCAGACTGTTGAATGAATATAGTTTTTATACTGAGAAAGAAACGTCTGATTACGAAAAACCACTTATTCTAGGAACTGACTTGGAAGAAGCGGATGAAGACCCTAACGCTCCAGACCCAAATCAAGATGCTGCTGAAGGTGGTGATGTTAATGATATGGGTGGGGAAACTGGCCTTTCAGATGAAACACCAGTAGATGCAGAAGCGCCAGCAGATGAAACACCAGCTGAGGATGATTTAGACTTTGGCTTTGGTGGTGATGAAGCACCAGCAGAACCAAGCGCTGAAGACATACCAGCCGAGCCAGCGATGGAAGAACCAGCTGATGATTCTGTTGAAATAGATGTATCTCAAATTGTAAAAGGAACTGAAGAAGCAAAAGAAGCGGCTGAAAACGCTGAAAAAGAATCTAGCAAAGTAGCGCAAGTATTGATGCAGAAATTAGCTGATTTGGAAAATAAATTAGGTAGAATGGATGCGGTTACAGCTAAAATAGATGGTTTGGAAAAAGAAATAATCAAAAGAAACCCAACACCAGTTGAAAAACTAGAAATGCGTTCATTGAGTTCTTACCCATATTCTCAAAAGTTAACTGATTATTGGAGTGATAAAGAAGGTGCTTATGATGTAATGAGTAAAGATGACAAACCAAAAGAATATGTGTTGACAAAAGATGATATAGATTCAACCTACAGTGATTCGTCAATAAGAAATAGTTTTGATGCTGACGATTATGAAGAAGAAGATATTTAACCAAATAAATTATAATAAGAGCCCCTAATAGGGGCTTTTTTTATTTTAAAAAATATTCATAAAAAATATTGCAACTTGATAAAAACATTCGTATATTTGTAAAAATAGTTTTGAAAAAAACTTAAATCATTAGTAAAAAAATACTATTTTAAATATTGACTTTTGTTAATTTAATTAGTATATTTGCATAACTTACAAACAAAGAAAATAACGTAAATATATATAAATTTTAAAAATGAGTGAACAAAAAAATGCCTTAGCTGAAATGTTGGCACAGTACGAAAAGAACAATGCTCCGAAGTACGAAAAAACAGAAGCAAAAACTTACGATTTGAAAAACTACTTTAACACTTTTTTAGAAAAAGGAGTTAAAACTGGTACAAAAACAATTCGTATATTACCAGCAACCAATGGGGGAACACCTTTCGTTGAAATGCATGCACATAAAGTATTAGTAGATGGTGAATGGAAAACTTACCCTTGTTTGAAACATGAAAAAGGTGAAGACTGTCCTTTCTGCGAAGCTAGAGCTGCATTACAAGCGACTGGAAAAGATTCTGACAAAGAGTTAGCTAAAAAATTTAACGCACGTTTAATGTATGTTGTTAAAGTTATCGACAGAGACAACGAAGCAGATGGTGTTAAATTCTGGAGATTTAACCACGATTTCCGTAAAGAAGGAGTTTACGACAAAATCTTTGCAGCATGGAGTGCTTTGAAAAAAGACATTACAGACCCAGAGACTGGTCGTGACTTAGTAATCACACTTAACAGAAATCAAAATGACGTTCCAGTAGTATCTGGTATCCAAGCTTTGGACTCAAGTCCGCTGTCAGAAAACGCAGCACAAATGGCTGAATGGTCTTCTGACGAAAGAACATGGGAAGACGTATATTCTGTTAGAAATTACGACTACTTGTATTTAATCGTAAAAGGTGAAACACCAGTATGGGACAAAGACGAAAAACGTTGGGTTGCTAAAGACGCTGCTAAAGCTGACGAGAACGCAAAATTAGAGTCTGAATTAACTATGGGTGTGGAAAACGTAAAATCTACTATGAAAGCAGCTGAACCAGTTGCTAAAGAAGTTAGCGTTACCTCTGATGAAGACGAAGACGATTTGCCCTTTTAGAACGGTAAAATAATTCTACCTTTTTAAACTTTCTAGATATTAAACTGGTAAACAAACAAAAAGAGCTGAGAAATTGGCTCTTTTTTGTTCTAAAATAACAATTTTATAAATAAAACAAAAAAATGAGTAAAAAACCAGAAAAGAAACCAATCGAAAAAAAACCATTTAGTAATAAGTCTGTCAAAGCCGCGTTAGGATTAGGCAAACAAAACGTTAAAGAAAAAGAAATGAGTTGGATTCCTTTCAAAAAAGCTTTTCATGATGCTGTTGGATTGCCTGGAGTTCCGAGAGGTTACACCTCTCAATTTAGAGGGTTCTCCGATGTAGGTAAATCAACGAGTATCTATGAAACTATTGCTGGTGCACAACTACTAGGTGATTACATTGTAATATTTGACACCGAAGGTAGTTTTAACTGGGAACACGCTAGATTAGTAGGTTTCAAATATGAAGAAACTGTAGACGAGGAAACTGGTCTTATCAACTACGAAGGCGAAGATTTTATTTATCTAGGTGGTCAAGATTTAGTAGATATGTATGCGAATTTCGACTACAAATCTGGTAAAATGACACAATCACCTCAAAGATTTATCCCAGTTGTTGAGGATATTGCTAGAGCCATGAATGAATTGATGGACCAACAAGCAAGAGGTGAACTAAACATGAACATCACGTTTGTATGGGATTCAATTGGTTCAATTGGATGTTACGAAGGCGCTGTATCAAACACAAACAACAACCAATGGACAGCTGGTGCATTGAAAAGAAGCTTTGAAAGTATTCTTAACTTTAGAATTCCAGCGTCAAGAAGAGAGACATCACCGTTCATTAACACATTTGTTACTGTACAAAAGATTTGGTTAAGACCAAACGCTGTTGGACAACCAACTGTAATGCACAATGGTGGTGAAGGATTCAAATATGGTGTTAGATTGATTTTCCACATGGGAGGTATGTCAACATCATCAGCTAAAAAATTGGAAGCGGTTAACTCTGGTAGAAATTACCAATTCGGTGTTATGACTGACATAAAATGTGTTAAAAATCACGTTAACGGAATAGAACAATTGGGTTCTATTTGTTCTACACCACACGGATTTGTTAATCCAGCTGAAAAGAACGATTATGTTAAATCTCAAAAAGATTTCATAAACGAAAAGTTAGGTACTACTTTTGAAGATTTCGCAGTTAAAGAAATTGAACTAGAATCAGATGCCTACGAAAAACAATAGTATTAACCTTTAAAAAGTTCATAATGAACAAAAGACCACCAAGAACTGGTGAAATAGTTAAAAAAACACAAAATACTCTATTGGTTGACGGAAACGCCCTGTTTAAAACAGGGTTTTTCGGAGCCAAAGACTCCTACAACATTCACGGCCAACACATAGGTGGTTTATTTCAATTCATGACAACACTTAGAATGTTGTTAACTGAAGATTTATACCATAGAGTCTATGTATTTTGGGATGGAAATTTTAGCGGTAAACTAAGATATGAAATTTATCATCCATATAAGAGCGATAGAGGCAAAGATTACATCAATGGGACACATCCTATCGATGAATCCGAATTATCGCAAAGAGAGCGCGCTTATGAGTATCTAAACGAGTTATATGTTAGACAATTAAAACACGAAATAATAGAAAGTGATGATTTTATTGCTTATTACTGCCTAAACAAAAAAGAAAACGAGAAAATAACCATTTGTACGAACGATAGTGATATGGCTCAATTGATTGACGACAATGTTAGAATTTATTTTTTAAATTTCAAACAATATGTTGATAAATCCAATTTTTCTTCGTATTTTTGTTATTATTACGAAAATGCTGCGTTGGTCAAATTAATGACTGGTGATACGGCTGATAGTATAAAAGGTATTCGAGGGGTAGGAACCAAAACATTGGTAAATCTATTTCCAGAATTGAGTGAAAGAAAAGTAAGTTTAACCGAAATTTTAGAAAAAGCAGAACAACTACAAGAACAAAGAAAAACAAAAAAACAGAAACCGCTTGTCGCACTAGACAACATTATTAACCGAGTAACTGATGGAGTTCAAGGAGAAAACATCTACGAAATCAACTACGCTCTGGTTAATCTAAAACAACCCATGATGACCGAAGACGGTATCGAGGAATTACATAATCTAATGGAAGGCACGTTACACGAACCAGTTAGAGATATCCAAAAAGTATTCAAATACATAAACGAGGATGGGTTAAGAATAACTATTGGTGAAAGCAGATATGAAGATTATCTAACACCATTTAAACAACTAAAACAAAGAGAAAATTTAATATTTTAAAAAAATGAGTGAATACATTAAAAATGAAGAATTGAGATTTCAATTCGTACTTTACATTAACGAAAACATTATATGTCAACGTTACTTCAACATCTATGATTTTAATGAAGATTCATTAAAATCTATAGAATTAAAAGACCTTATGAACGCTATAACTGGTGTAAATAATGGTGATTACAGTTCTCAAGGTATCATACCAAGACACTTGAAGAGAAAATCAATAACCTATTTATGGGATACTTACAATCCTTATTTCTTACAAAACGAAGATTCGGCTAGAAATGGTTCTGACAAGAAAGACAATTTCCAATTCGAAATTAAAGTGGATGAACGTACTGTAGCTAAATCTGAATTCAGTGGAAATCTGTTTCAACCAAAAATTAGATATGCGGTTGATGTTAGAGAAATAATTCCAGAGATTATGAGTGAAATTAGACAATATTTAAGTTTAAAAAAATACACGATTGACAGTAAAACAGAGGTTTGGGAAAAATCTCAAAAAGATTTTTTGATAAAGTAGTAGTTGATACTACTTTATCATATTTATTAATAACAAAGTTTTTAAAAATAAGATAAGGGTAAAAATGATTAGAGTAGACACGAGCGATTTTTCATATTTAGGGGATACGTATCAGATTAAGCTGATAGCGCAAATACTTAGCGATAGAAAATTTGCTAATTCAATTTTGGACATTGTAAGTCCAAACTATTTTAAAGACCCAGCTCTAAAAACTATTGTAGCAGCTATTAAAGATGCTAAAACTATTGATGAAGTTAACCTAGATATACCAAGTTTAGAAATTAGATTATATGATGGAATTAAATCAGATATGGTTCTTAAACAAATTGGTAGACAACTTAGAAAAATAGAAGAAAGTGATTTAAACGATTCTTTAAAAATACAAGAAATCGCTATGAATTTTTGTAAGTACAAAGAAGTTAAGAAAACAATCGAAGAGATTTCTAAAATCATTGATAGAGGTGATATCAATGATTATCACGAATGTGAGTCAAAGCTTCGTAAAGCTTTGGAACACGGTGATATGAAAGATGATGGTATGGATATCTTTGACAACATTAAAGACGTTCTTATAGACGATTTCAGAAAACCAATCCCAACTGGTATTAAAGGGTTAGATGAAATTATGGATGGTGGTTTATCAAAAACAGAATTAGGTGTTATATTAGCACCGTTTGGTGTTGGTAAGACAACCATGATGACAAAATTAGCCAATACAGCGGTTAACATGGGTTATAAAGTTTTACAAATCTTTTTTGAAGACAACCCTAAGGTAATTCAAAGAAAACATTTATCTTGTTGGTCAAACCACGACTTGAATAGTTTGTCTTTACACAAAGAAGAGATTTATGAAATGGCGGCCAAAATGGATGCTGAAATCAAAGCTAAAAAAGGTGGGTTAAAACTTAAAAAGTTTTCAAGTGATGGTACAACTATGCCAGTGATTAGACAATACATCAGAAAATTAACAGCACAAGGTTTTAAACCAGATATGGTGTTGTTGGACTATATTGATTGTGTTGAACCATCAAGAAAATTTGATGATATAAACGCTGGAGAAGGTAGTGTAATGAGACAGTACGAAAGTTTGTTGTCAGAGCTAGATATCGCTGGTTGGACCGCAGTACAAGGTAATAGAACATCTATTGGTGCTGACGTAGTACATGCTAATCAAATGGGTGGTTCTATTAAAAAAGGGCAAATTGGTCACTTTATTGTGTCAATCGCCAAAACACTAGACCAAAAAGAGGACGGAACAGCGACTATGGCTATTCTTAAATCTCGTTTTGGTAAAGATGGTGTTGTTTTTACAGATATCAGATTTGATAACGCTAGTATTCAAATTGATATGGGGGATAGCAAAGGAGCTAGAACCAATAGTGAACACAAACAAGACAAAGCAGAATTTAGTCAAAAAAGAATTAATGAGGTTATGGGTGCTCGAACTAATATATTGAGTACGGATATGCTTAATTCAATAAAATTAACAGAAGAATAACAAATAAAAAAATTAACAAAATGTATTTAAAAGACAGTACACTAAAAAAAAGGTATTCCATTTTCCCAGTCATACATAATGACTTGTGGCAAATGTATAAAAAAGCCGAAGCCCAAACATGGGTTGCGGAAGAAATAGATTTAAGTAAGGATGATTTTGATGGGTTGAAAGATGCTGAAAAAATTTATCTAAAAAATATTTTAGCATTTTTTGCTATATCAGATGGTTTGGTTATTGATAACTTAGCAACAAACTTCTTAAATGAAGTTGAATTATTAGAAGCACAATACTTCTATGGACATCAAACATTTATCGAACAAGTTCATGCGAATGGTTATTCTTTATTGATTGAAACATACATAAAAAACCTTATCGAAAGAGATGAATTATTTAATTCCATGGAAAACAACCAAGCGGTTGCTAAAAAAGCTTCATGGGCTGAAGATTGGATTCATCACCCATCTTTTGGTCACAGACTTGTGGCTTTTGCTTGTGTTGAAGGGATTTCATTTGCTAGTGTATTCTCTGGTGTGTTTTGGTTTAGAAGCAAGAATAAAATGCCTGGATTGGGTGGTATGAATGAATTAATCCTTAGAGATGAAACATTCCATTATGAGTTTGCACTTAACTTATACAAAAATTATTTGAAAGATGATTATAAACTTTCAAAAGAAGAATTAAGAAATATCATCTTAGGGTGTTATGAAATTGAAAAGGTTTTTGTTGAAGACAGCATGCCAGATGGTTTACAAGGTATGACCAAAGATGATATGGTTCGTTATGTACAATACGTAACAGATATCGTTCTTAACGATTTTGGTTGTGATTTAGAATTCAACGTAACAAACCCGTTGGATTACATGGCCAGAATTGGTTTATCGGCAAAAAACAATTTCTTTGAGAAAAGAGATGGTGAATACACAAGAGTTGAAATACCTACAACTACTGATGGTATGTTTGATGAAGACTTCTAATTAAAATATAAATATGAAAATACAAAAAAGAGACAAATCGACACAGGCTTTTACGCCTAACAAAATTTTAACGAGAATCAAAACACAAGCCAAAGGGTTGAAAATTGATTCTGACGTTTTGTTCCAAGAGGTTATTCCATTGATTACGGATAACATCACAACAACTGAAATCGACGAGATTATCGCTTTCAAAGCTGCTGATAAAATTATACAACACCCAGACTATTCATTGCTGGGTGGTCGTATTTTATTAAGTCGCCAATCAAAATTAATAGGTAAAGAATTACAACCAGTAGATTTAACCTACGACTTCTTTGCCGCTACAACTTTTTTGAGTAAATACTCAATGAGAGATGAAAAGAAAACTCCATTAGAATTACCTTCATGTATGTACGAAAGAGTAGCTATGCATTTACATGAAGATAATGAAGCTGACAGAGAAGAATTATTAGAAGAATTAAAATCTAAAAGAGGTAACTTTGCCACACCTACGTATACAAACGCTGGTATACCTAAAAGAAACGGTATGATTAGCTGTAACCTTACACACTTAGAAGATGATTCATTTGAAGGTATCGAAGAAACCCTTAAGAAGATTTCTTCGGCATCTAAAGAAGGTTCTGGTATTGGATTATTAATTGACCCACTTCGTAGTAAAGAAAGCATTGTAGAGTCTTTTCAAGGTAATGCTGGTGGTGTTGTTAGATTAGCTGATATGGTGCAAGCTAAAATGAGGTTTTACAAACAAGGTTCTCGTTCTGGAAGTTGTGCATTGTATTTGTCATTATGGCATAGAGATATCATAGATTTCTTAGAATTAACATTACCTATTGGTTCTGCTGAATTAAGAACAAAAGATTTGTTTACTTCAATTATCGTAAACGACTTGTTTATGGAAAAATTGGAGAAAGGTGAGGATTGGTATTTGTTCTGTCCTAACGACATTAAAAAAGCTGGTTTAAAACCGTTATATAATTTACATGGTGAGAAATTCAACGCTGAATACCAAAAAGCTGTTGATTTAGGGTTGGGTAAAAAAGTTAACCCTAAAGATATTTTTGATGCTATTGTTAAATCACAAGTTGAAAGTGGTAGACCTTACGTAATGTTCAAAGATAACGCGAACAAACGTAACATGCAAGATAACATAGGCCCTATTAAACAATCAAACTTATGTATCTCAGAAGATTCGTTGATTGATATAATTTTAGAAGGTGAAGAACATAGAACTGATATTAAAACATTAAATGAATTATTTAAAGAAAATAAAAATATTTTGGTAAAATCTTTTAATATTGAAAACAATGTTGTTGAATATAAAGAGTTACTAGCTTCTGCTATGACAAACAAAAATGCTGACGTGTTAGAGATAACAGATTATGAATCAAATAAAAAGATAATTTGTACCCCAGAACATCAAATTTATACTATTAATAGAGGGTATGTAATGGCTAAAGATTTATTTGAAACAGATATATTAAAAATTTTACAATAACCTATACATAAATTGGTTTTTATAATAATTTTAGATATTTATTAGAAAAACTGATTATGATAATAAAAAAACAAACAAAATTAAAAGATTTAATAAATAACGAATGTTTTATTAATTTATTTGAAATTGAATTAATAAATTATATTACAAAAATAACAAATGGTAATGATGAAAAATACAAAGCTTTAAAAAACTTATATCTAGATAATATTTTAACTTTTAATGATTTTAAAAATAAACATTCTAAAAACGATAATTTAAAAATATGGAAAGGTAGTAGATTTGGTTGGCCTGATAATTTAACTAATTTTATGAAAGGTTCTAGTTTTAGAAATAAATTAAGACCAGAACATTCAGAAAATATGAAGATTAAAATGAAGGGTATTAATAGAGGTGATAATTTTAGAGAAACAAAAAGAAAACAAAATTCTAGTATTGATTTTAAGATAAAGGTTTTAAGAAATAAAAAAATAGATGTTTTATATAAGACAGATAGTGAAATAAAAGAATTATATAAATTAATTAATTCTAATAATAGAAAATCAAAAGACTTTAAAATAAAAAAACTTAAAAAATTTTTAAAATCTGATAAATATTTAGATGAATCAACGTATTTGAATTTTAGAGATAAACTTAAAAATGTTGTAATAACTGATGAAAATGTGGAAAAAATTTATCCAGAAATGATGTCCATAATATCAAGTATTAGTATTGTTAGAAATGAAAATATGGGTAAAACAAAGTTTTTTAAAACTGGTTTTATTAAAGTTAAAAATTGTTTAAATAAAACTATTGTTAGATATAGAAGTTCTTGGGAGTTAAAGACAATAGAATTTTTAGAACTAAATGGAATTAAATATAGTTATGAATCGTTTTATATACAAAAAGAAGATGGTACTCTTTATTTGCCAGATTTTCTTATTGAATATGAAGGTCATAAAATATTATTAGAAATTAAAGGGTTTATTAGAGGTGAAAAAGGAAAAATAAATGAAGAAATGAAAATTAAAGCGGCTAAAAAATATTGTAGTGAAAATAATATAAAATACATTTATCTACAAAAAATATTAACAAATATAAATGAAATAATAAATTAATATGGGGATTAAAATAAAAAAAATAGAAACAAAGTTACCAGTTTATGATTTAACAATAAAAGATAATCATAATTTTTTCGCTAATGATATATTGGTGCACAATTGTATTGAGGTAATGCAAGCGTCTAAACCAAAATACACACCACAATGTACGTTGGCATCAGTTAATTTGGCCGAACACGATACATTGGAAACAATTGCACAGACAACTAGAGTTTTGGTTAGAGCGCTTAACCAAGTAATCGACAAAAACAAATGGAGTGACAGTTGGAGTGAGAAAGCTGGAATGGACCAAAGAGCTTTGGCTATTGGTGTTGCTGGGTTGGCTGATTTCTTTGCTAAAAAGAAAATTGCTTTTGAAAGTGAAGAAGCTAAACAATGGAATAACGATATATTCGAAACAATGTATAAAACAGCTGTTATTGAATCTATGTTATTGGCTGAAGAAAAAGGTGAAAACTATCCAGCGTGGGAAGGCAGTCGTTATTCAAAAGGTGAAACATATATTGAAGGGTGGTCACCAAAAGCAGAAGGAGAAGCAATTCCAATGTACAACAGTTTATTGTTAGGATTGATGCCAACAGCGTCTTCAGCAATTTTGTTAGGTGTATTTGAATCTTTTGAACCAGCCACAGCTAACTTATTTACAAGAAGAGTAGGTCAAGGTGAGTTTTTGGTTGTTAACAAATATTTGGTTAATGAACTAATTGAAAATAATCTTTGGACTTCAACTATTATTGACAAAGTCATTAAAAACCAAGGTAGTATCCAAAACATTGTGGAAATACCAGAAGAAATAAGATTTAGATACAAAGATGTTTGGGAAATTTCTCAAAGAGTATTGTTAGATTTATCAATCATCAGAAACAAATATGTTGACCAATCACAATCATTAAACGTATATCATTCTGATGCAAAATACGGTAAAATAGCTAGTGCACTTATGTATGCTTGGAAAGGTGGTCTAAAGACTGGTGTATATTATACTAGAACAAAATCAAAATTAGAAGCAAATTCAAAACTAGCTAGTAGCCAAATTGCAAATCAACCTGAAAAACCAAAAGATAGCCAGTTTGAATGTTTCGGTTGCTCAACTTAATTTTCATTTTTCATTTTATTTATTTAAAAGGGTCCTAAATAAGGACCCTTTTTTTATTTCACATATTTACTTATAAAAATACTTTATTATAATATTTATCAAATAAAGAACAATATGGCAACAGGTAGATTCATAAATATTAATTTCCCATTTAAAGATAGTAGACAAGGATTTTTCTTAGATTTAAACAACACCGACAACGAAGCAATTAAAGCTGATTTACTTCATTTATTATTAACCAGAAAAGGTCAGAGATTATATTTACCAGATTTTGGGACAGATTTATTAAAATTCATTTTTGAACCTGAAGACGGTATTACGTTTGAAGCGATTAAAACCGATATAAGCAACGAAATTCAAAAATACTTACCTAATCTTCAGATGGATGATTTACTAATAGAGGAGTCACCAGATAACGAATACGCTGTTGTTGTAACAATACAATACACAATAACTGATGGAGTTTTTGAATCATCAGACATTTTAACAATAAATTTATAATTTTATTATGGCAAATACAGGAATAAATTACGCATCTAGAAACTATGCCGATATTAGAGCTGGGTTGGTAGATATGGTAAAACAATATTACCCAGAGGTGCTTAGCGATTTTAATGACGCATCAGTCGGTATGATGTTGTTAGAACTAAATGCGGCCGTTGGAGACATGTTATCGTATAACACCGATAGAATGTTCCAAGAAACACAAATTGATTACGCAAAAGAAAGAAAATCAGTATTGTCAATGGCTAGAACCTTTGGGTTAAAAATACCAGGAAAACGTCCAAGTGTAACAATAGTTGATTTTAGCGTTACACTCCCAGTTTTAGGTGATACTTTTGATATATCTTATGCTCCACTACTTAGAGCTGGTTCGCAAGTATCTGGTGGTGGTAAAATTTTTGAAACCACAAACGATATTGATTTTAGTAATCCATTCAATATAAACGGCATACCAAACAGAATTATTTTACCAAATTTTAATTCTAACGGTGTGTTGTCAAACTATACAATAACCAAAAGAGAAATAGTAACTAACGGTTACTCAAGAACCTATAAAAAAGTAATAAATATCAATGATGTTAGACCGTTTTTCGAAATAGTATTACCAGAAAATAATGTTATTTCAATAGAATCGGTTATTACGCTTGATGGTACAAACTTTAACACAGAACCTTCATTTAGTCAATTTTATAATTTTGACAACAGATGGTTCGAAGTTGATGCTTTGGCTGAGAATAAAGTTTTTATTGAAGATTATTCTAGGGTAACCGATAATTCTGGTGTAAAACCAGGAAAATGGGTAACAATAACAAAAAAATTTATTAGTGAATATACAGATTTAGGTTTCACAAAATTAATATTTGGAGCAGGTACCAAAGATACATCAAGTCTTTCTGATTTTGATACAAATATTCCTTTGGTTAATCAAATTGGTAATATTATCAACAATAGTTCATTAGGGGAAACACCAACAGCTAACACAACTATGTATATTAAATATAGGATTGGTGGTGGTTCGGACACAAACGTTGGACCAAACGTTTTAAGAAATGTTGGTATTATTAATATGAGTGTAAATGGTAGTAATCAATCAATAAATGCTGCTGTTAGAAATTCATTAGTAGTCAATAATGCGTTTCCAGCGTTAGGGGGTAGAAATGGACCAAGTGTTGAAGAAATAAGATATATGGTTAAATATAATTTTTCTGCACAAAATAGAGCTGTAACAATCAAAGATTATCAATCTAGAATAGGTCTAATGCCAGGTCAATTCGGTGTACCATTCAGATGTGGTGTTTTTGAAGAACAAAACAAGGTAAAAGTTTATGTTATGGGGTTAGACGCTTCAAGTAAATTAAGTAATGAATCAACTAGCGCTCTTAGAGAAAACATAGCAACATATTTGTCAGATTACAGAATGTTAAACGATTATATTTCAGTTAGTAACGGTAAGATAATCAATTTAGGTTTTGAGATTGATTTATATGTTGACAAAAAAATGCCACAATCGCAAATTATTACAGAAGTAATTACAAATGTTAAAGATTATATGGATATCAATAAATTTGATATGGGTGATAATATTTATCTTTCACCGTTAATTGAAACAATAAACAATGTTGGTGGTGTACTTAATGTTATCGACCTTAGAGTGTATAATAAAGTTGGTAGCGGTAAATATAGTTTAAATGAGATTTCACAACCTTATTTAGATACAGAAACTAGACAAGTGGACATCAGTGGTGACTACACTATTTTCGGTGAACCAACATCAATGTTTGAAATAAAATTTCCAAACACAGATATCATGGTTAGAGTTAAATAATAACCTTTCCTTATTCATAGATAATAACTATATTTGTGGATAACAAATAAATAAAAAAAGTTAATATGGGATGTGGATGTAACACTAAAAACGCTAAAAAAACAAGTGCGTTAGGACCAATTGAAATTTCAAAAATAGACGGATTAGACATAATTGTAAAAATTATTACAAAAACATTAGGGTTTTCATTAGCAGTTTTAATGATGCCAATTATAAATGCTTTTGTTCTTTGGTTTATGTTTGAAATGTTAGTTTTAAATAAACAAGTAGATTTAAAAAAATTAATTGCTGGTGTATCAAGTAAACTTTCATTCATGAACGAGAGTTTTGACCCCTTTGATAACGAAGATGATGAAGAAGAAATTTACGAAGATGATGAAGAATTCGATGAAGACGAATTTGATGCGGTAAACGTAGAAGATATAACAGAAATAAGTAATGTCAAATAAAACAATTAGAATTAGAACCACACCAGATGGTTCAGATAAATATTTAAAAGTAAAACTAGACCAAGAATTTGATTTTATTGAAGTTCTTTCTTTGAAAATATCTCAGGAAGAAGCTTATAGAAATTTTTGTTCTGATTATGGTGTTGTTGTTGGTAGAGTAATAATTAACAGTGGTTTTGGAGTGCCAAACGCCAAAGTTAGTATATTCATTCCAATTGATGATGTAGATATTAACAACCCTGAAATAAAAGGTTTATATCCGTATGAGGTTCTAACAGATAAAGATTCAGAAGGTATTAGATATAATCTTTTACCAAGAAATTCAGAAACAGATAATGAATGTTTTACACCAGTCGGTACCTTTCCAACCAAAAGAGAAATATTAGATAATTCAACTCTTTTAGATGTTTATTGTAAATACTATAAATTTACAACAACCACAAATTACGCTGGTGATTTTATGTTTTTTGGTTTACCAGTAGGTAATCATGCAGTACACGTTGATGTTGATATTTCAGATATGGGTATTGCATCTCAAAGACCTTATGATAGTATAAGCCAAGGTTCACCAGTTGCTATGTTTGACAGTTCTACAAAGTTTAAAGGTGGTACAAATTTAGATAATTTAGTTCAAATAAAATCAGCCAATTCATCAGTTAATGTACAACCTTTTTGGGGTGATGTAAATTCTTGTGAATTAGGTATTTCTCGTTTAGATATTGATTTAAATTACAACATTAAACCGTGTGCTATTTTTACTGGTAGTATTTTTGGTGACAACGAAAAAAATAGTGTTAATAAAAACTGTAGACCTAGAAGAGATATGGGTGAATTGTGTAAACAATCTACGGGTGAGGGTACTATTGAAATGATTAGAAAAAATATTGATGGAAATATTGAAAAATTAGATATTGAAGGTGGTAAACTTATTGACGACAAGGGAGCTTGGGCGTATCAAATACCTATGAATTTAGATTACCTAGTAACCAACGAATTTGGAGATTTAGTACCATCCGAGGACCCAAATAAAGGTATTCCAACTAGAACAAGTGTTAGATTTAAAATATCCTTGGATGAAACTGGTAGCCTAGGAAGACTTAGAACTAGAGCAAAATATCTAGTTCCACACAACCCTAAATCGGTTAATGAAATAGATTATGAATTTAGTACTGAAACACAAGACTCTAGTTTCAGAGATATGTATTGGAATAAAATATACACTGTTTCAAATTTTATTACTAGATTTCAAAGAGCCAACTCGGTATTGGTTAAACCAGTAAAAAATAGGAATATGGTAGCTATCAAAGATATTGATAGTTGTGTTGGTGATAAAAACCCATTTCCATATTCAAAAATCAACACACAATTTAATCCATTATTTTTTATTATTTGTTTGATAATGAAAGTTTTGGAATTTGTTATTTTTATTATAAATAAAGTTGTTGTAACTATACTTAACCTTATTATGATTATTGTTAACGCTATTATTGGACTTATTTGTACTATAATTAAAACGATTAGGCGTATATTAAAATTTATAGGTTTAGGTGGTGTTATAAAAAGACCAAATTGGTGTAATAAAAGTTATTGGGTCCCATGTATTTTTGCTACATGTCCTTTTGATGATGAAAGTTCAGCTTTGTTTATACCTGGGTGTTCTGATAGGAATGGTAGACGAGAAGCATTAATACAAGCTGGTGCTGCTGGTACACCCACAAAAATTTACGATGATTTATTTGAATTATCAAATTGTGTTGCGTTTGAGTTAGCTAGAGCTATGAATTTATTTCAATTTGATTTTTATAATGATTGGATAAATGGAACGCTATATGCTTATTTATTAAAATATAAAAGACGAAGACGTAGAGAAAAATATTGTAGTAATGATTGCTCTGGTAGTAATTGTGTTACAAAAGTAGCTTTGGATACATGTTATAATGGTGGTGGTGATTCACAAAATGAATTAAAAAGTATTACTTTTAGAGAAGGTGTAATAAAAAAATATAAAGGTGAATTTTACTATGCTCCAACAACAAAAAATGGTGCGTTTAAATTATACGCAACTGAAATAACAAATTTAGGTTCGGTATTTAATTGTGACTGGCAAGGTATACCTAAAATACAACCATTTTTAGTACCAACAACATTTAAAATGCCACCTATATTAGACGAGTATGATGAAACTGCAAGAATTATTGAAACCTCTGGTCAGGTTGATATTGGTGGTAATGAAGGGTTGTTTTTTGACATTAGTTGTGCTGGTTTAACGTCTGATTATAGACAATGTTTAAACTTTAGACATATTTGTGAATTTGGTGTTGATTTAGATGAAATAGATATAGCTCCTAATGGGAACGATATACTTCCAGATTATATTATTGGTTCACAAGAAATTGAAAGTAACAGTAGATTTGTTAGAGATGTGTTGTTTGGTTTGAATATTTCAACAAACAACATGTTTACTAACTATCCATACTCTACAGATTTTAACTTACCAAATTGTAGTACGTATAATTTTGGTGGTAATGAATTCTGTAATCCAAGTCAACCAACAATACGAGCTAATGGTTCTGATTATTTGAAATTTAGAGGTAGTGGTTACACAAACTCTAGTTTTTCACAACCAGAACATTCATATTATTTTTATTTTGGTATTGTTCCTGGTTCAACTGGGTTAGACCTTATGAATAGTAAATTTTTCACAAGATGCTTCCCTGAAGTAACCCAAGAGTTTTTGATTAAAATTGTCAGCACTACGGCAACAACCACTAACACATCAACCGATGGTGCTTTTTCGTTCTCGATTATTAATGGTGTTAGTACAAGTTACACATATACTATTAGTGGACCTAACGCAACATTTATTACTGGTACAGTTATTGAATCACCTACTGGAAATTTAACAATTATTGGTAATTTAGCTGATGGTGATTATATTATAACTGTTCAGGACACAAATGGGACACTTATTTCACAAACATTTACAATATCAGGTCCAACACCGTTGTACGCTGATGCATATGTTATTAGAGATAGTTCTGGTGCTACGTGTAATGGTGAAATAAGTTTATCACCTATAGGTGGTGGTAGTGGTACATATTATTACGTCGTTCACCATAGTAATGATTCAATAGTGCCAATAAACGGTTCAACGTCACCACAACTAGTTACTACTACACCAATAATTATTGGTGGATTGTGTGTAGATATTACATCTGGAACCACTGGTGTTGGTTATTATATAGTAGTAACCGATTCAAATGGTGATTCAGTAACTATACCAAACTTAGCAGTTGGTGGGGCAACACCAATTTCTTTGAGTGTATCAACAGTAAACCCATTATGTTTTGGAGATGATTCTGGAACCGCAACCTATACAGTTTTAGGTGGTAATCAACCAATATTTGTCACTACAACTAATAGTGTAGATGATTCATCTATTGTTGGTTTTAATATTAGCGGTCTTACCGTTGGTACTTATACAGCGATAGCCACCGACATTGCAGGTCAAAGTGTTACATCAACATATACTTTGACAACACAAAACCCTGAAATGGAGATTGAGTTGGCTAATGCTGATATATTAAAAAAACAATGTGACCCATTAGTTCATACAATAACTTTCGCATTGACAACATCTAGCGCTGCTGCTTATTTACCAGCATTTGGTGGGGTTGTTTATGTTCAAACAAGTAAAGATGGTGAAGAAGATGAAAATGGTAATCCTACATTTAACCTATCACAAACGCCTTTAATCGCAACTTCAATTGGTGGTTTGAATTATACAGTTAATTATCCAGCTTCACCATCAAATGTTAGTTTTAATACTGAACTTAGAATTAGAATTTGTAACCCAGCTGGTACTTGTTTTAGTGATTTTTATTCGATTACAAAAAATGAAGTTAAAGTACCATTGATGCCTTTGGAAATTAGTACTACAGATTATATAACAGGTGTTGCGATTAATAACTCAGCGCAATGTATTATTGGAAAAGTTAAATTCAAATTTGCTATCAACCAATTAGCATTAGGTATGACATATAGAGCACCATATCTTGTTGAATATAAGTTAACAGCATTAGTTGGTGCTACCTCAACGGTTTTTCCAACTCCAAGCGTTGCTAACCCAAACCCAGTGTTTACAACTACTGTATCAAACAATTTACAAGAAATTCTATGTCCGTTTCAATTACCACCTAACACTAGTAATGTGGCAGTAACTATAGTTAAAGTTATTGATAACGTTGGTTGTGAATCAAACTCGATTACATTACCATCTATTCAATTGCCAACACAAGCTATGACAGCTCAATGGCTTAAACAAACTAATTCTAGTATACCTAGTGGGTTTAGTAGATATTGGGTGTATATAACAGGTGGTTTACCACCTTACACTGGTTTCTCTGGACCAGTACCTTATCAAGGTCCAGCACCAGTTGGTGGGGTTGGGTCGATAAACCAAACAACTTTCCCAGGCTATCTAGCACCAACATCTGGTGGTGCTGTGTCTTCAGTACTAACAGATAGTTCTGGTTGCCAATTTACAACAACATCACCAATTTAATCTAATTAAAAATGAGTACAGAAAGAACACAACATAGACTAAACAGTCAAACATCTGCAAATAACGTTAACACAGATACATATTTAAAAATCAACATGGTTGGTGATGAGAGATTATTACCAACCAATCAGATAAATGAGATTGTTGATGTGGCAAAACGTTTTGACACAGAAAGAGAACGTTGTACGTTTTATAGAATAATTGGTACTATAAACCCTTTGGTTAGTAATACGTTGTTTAATCTAAACGACCCTAACAATAACAACTTATATACCTATGCTGGGTTTAATGAGGGTTTATTTTTAGACCGTTCATATCCAAGAGACCAAAGTGTTAATGATGATGAAGATTTAACTTACGATTTAGCTTTTAAAACTTTTTTAAAAGAAAAAGATGGTTGGTTTGGTTATTATAACCCAAATATAGCATCTGCTTCGTTATGTAATTATTTTGATATGGAACCTAAAAGAGAAAGATTTTCTTTTTTACCAGACTATCACCCATTTGTAGCTAATCCTAGCGCTACACTTCCAAATTTTGTTAAAAATTGGGAATTGACTATAACATATCCAGTTAGTGCAGACACAAAACATAAAATGGTTTATGACACAACCAATGGTAACGGTTTGTTAATTGTTGATGACACTTTGGCGGTCCAATCAACTAGAAATATGACAGCGTTAGGTATGGCTTGTAAACACAATTTAGAAATTGGTGATACAGTTAGAATTTTTGGTACAAATGGTTATAATGGTGACCATGTGGTTATTAGAACAGGTTTAGACAATGGAAACTTAAAAGATTATTATTTTGTGATTGACCTACCAAATACTGGTTCAATATCTAACACTTCTAGAATGAGAAAAATTGTTAATGATGTTGAATCTGAATATTATTTTAGATTATTTACAAAAATAAAAACAAAAAATTCACCAGTAATTGAAACTGATGATTATGAAACATATCAAGCTGGATTTAGTGAGAATTTTTTTAATGACCAAATAATTCAATTTGTTTTTAATGAAGATATTGATGTTTCGGAATTGACTGATAACCTAAATAGACCACTAAGTGAATTATATCTTACAATGATAAAAACAGATAGTAATTTCTTATTTACACAAGTTAAGTCTGGTATTGAAACACCATTTATATTTAATTTAACTCAAACCAACGCACAAACTTATTTGAGAGATGTGCCAGTAATTAACAGAATCCATAACGCACCACTATTACCATACGTTTCAAATACACCTTTGGAAAACAACGTACAAATTGGTAATCAATTCTTCTATGGTGATTTGGTTGAATTTAATAAAACAACTTTGAATGAAACGGTTTTGGCAGATGTACATCACAGATTTAATACTATAAATAGGCAAACAGCACCTACAATGAATATGGTAAGAGCTAATGGTTTAACGTCAACAGTAACTTTAGGTCCAAGACAAGAAGGTTATTACTATAAAGCACATCATTTGATAAAAATTAGAGAATTTTCTAACTACGTTGAAGAAGGTGAAGCTAGTGTAGATGAATTACCGATTTACTCAATTAAAACTTCGGTAGATAGTTATATATGGAGAGATTTATTACCAATTGGGTTTAACGAATCAGAGGAAAAACCTTTGGATTACCCATTTTTAAATAATTCTCATTATATGTATCAAAATTATTGTTTTAATATAAAAAGACAAGACCCATATGGTCTTTGGGGTTTATTTTACGATAAATACCCTTCAGACAAATCTGGAGATAGAATAACAGACAAATTTATAGTAAACTCAGCAGACGATGTATGTTAATAATTACAAAATAAATCTTTCAACGATACCTAGTAGTTCAACAACCACTACTATCAACATACCTATTAGTATGAAATATCAATTAGTTGATACTGCCGAACTAATAGAACGTGTTTTTGTTGAAACCGAAACCGAAAACGCTATAAACCCAATTTTAAATTATGATAGAGTTAGGTTTATACCAATAAATCCAGCAGACAACCCAGTTACGTCGTTAACATATGATATCAAATTACTTAATAATGTAGGTGTTTATGGTAATTTTTATAGTGATATTGGTTTTAATTATGATGATGTTAAATTTAGTAAAAATTCGTTTACTCAAAGTTTTTTAAGGTTATCATTTTATGATTCAGATGACCCTATGGTTCAAAACTTGGTTGCCTATACAACTTTATTTTGTAGGTTAGCCCCAGATGATTTATTAACTAGTACTACTGGTGTTTTATCTACAGGTTTACCGAAACCTATAAATCAAATACCGATAAAATTCACAGTTGAAAACCCTTTGATTAACAAAAGAGGTTTCGGTGAGGGGTTTCATTTATATTATTACAAAGATAGTTTAAATATTGGTGAAACAAAGTATTTATTTATGAAAGCATCATTCAACAATGCTAAAACAGGTAAAAAAACTAATTTAATGGTTAAAAACACACCACAAAATATTGAAAATTTGGTGCATGAACTATATACGAGATATAAGATAACTAGAACATTAACTGGGTATTATTATGAAGTTGATGACCAATACCAAGGTATTAACCCTATCGGTGTTAATAACGTAACTTATTTTGGTAACGGACCAACAATTAATTTATATGAAGTAAAAGCGATATAATGGAGATAATAAAAAGAAAAATACTTTTAGAAGAAAGCATAGATAGAAATGCTAGCAGCCCTACATGGGGTGTTATGACAGCGACAACATTTTATCTTAATATCATGATTACTCAAAATATTGATGATATGGGTTTATTTACAGATATATCATATACCCAAAAAACAACTCCAATTACACCACCAAATAATAGTTTGTTGATTAGTAAATTGCAAGGACTTGGGTTTACTTTTCCTTTTATGACACCGAATATGTATGTTAATGTATCACCATTATTTGCAACACCTACTGAAAGAGCTACGTTAAGGTATCCAAGTTTTTCAGATTCTAGTTATTATTATTATTTTGGTAACAAACCAATAACTGGTGCTACTGATAGTAAATTATTAGATGTTAGAGCTTATTCTTCGGTAACATATACGGATGTGTATAGACCTGGATTTAATATATCGACTGAAGGTTATGTTAATTATGCTGGTGTTAGTGTTAGCGGTGTAAATCAAGTGTATTCTATCGGTGAACCAACAAAATATGTTTTTGACGCTATAACTGGTTCTACGTTGGCCCAAAATAACCAACTATACGGTTTACAATATGCAGATTATACAGGTATTACTAGGGCACAAGTAGTTAATGGCGACACAAACCCTTTACCATTGACAACTTTTAGGTATATTGGTGAAGGGTGGAACCAAACCAACGTATCTTTATCAGCTTTGACCAAAGAAGAGTTTCTATTTGGAATAATTTCTAGACCAGAACTACAAAACGATGTATTTATTGATAGAGGTGCAACTAGTGTTATGGATTCACATTTAAAACTTTCCGAAATTAAAAATTTAGGTCAATTAAGTGGGTACGGAAATGGTTTTTATAAAATAAATAAACAATGATGGAGAAACACAATAATCATTACCTTTTGATTCACCACGGAAAATTATGTATCGAACAATTACAAGAAATGTCAGAGTATGAAATTAACGAAATGGCAAAACAAATAAAAAAGAATTAAATAAATAAAATATGGCAAGCGGAACATACGGTATAGTTAGACCAGCAGACATTTCACCAACAGATGTGGAAATTTTTTATCATTATACAGCTAGTAGAGATACAATTGGTGATACAACATTAACTAAAATTGATGATTCAACAACTATGTTATTTAAAGTAGACACACCACAATCATTGAAAGACCAATCAAATTTAACTGGGTTTCAAATTTTTGGTGGTTTATACACACTTAAATTACCAACAGCTACATTTGGTAATAAAGGGTTTTACACGATAATAATTAAACCAGTTGAAATTAGAACTACAATAGTTGATGTTGGAGTGTTATCAGCATATCCAGATATAAAAGGGTTAGTTTTTGACTTATCACAAATTCCAGTAGCTTTTCAAAGTAAATTTGAAAATGATGGCTTGGTTGGTTATAGAATTGAGTATTTAGATTCAAACAACCCAATTGACTCTAAAGTAAATAACTTTTTTAGAGTTATCACTTCTAACAACAGAGCAGAACCAGTTAACCAAAATTTAACAAACAGTAATCAAAAAGCTATCCGTTATAGATTTAACGATAATTCAACATTGACTTTCGCGACTGTATCACCAGCATCTGCCAGCAATGTTAAACCAAATGCGTTACCTTTCATAGGGCAACCAAACCAACCAGTTATTATTACAAATACGTTCTTTAACCCAATCATGATTGAAGTTGAAATGGTTGAACATGATATTGAAACATTGGCATTTGCGTTGTTTGGTAACCAAACTAAAAGTCTTGATGACGGTATTTACACAATTTACAATTTTGGTAATCAAATTTACAAACAATACGACCTTTATGAAATTAAAGACCAATTTAGCGGTAAACCATTGTTTGAAGTTAGAAGCAAAAGAACTAGTATAGATTTTACAAAAACATTTAATAATATAACTCAAATTTAATTTATGTAATGAGCGATAAAAAAATTAAAGTATCGGGGTATGCTAAAAAAGAGTTGTACAATGGTAATATAGAATATAGAAATTTTTCTCCAGATTTAGTTGGTTTACAATTAACTAGTGAAGGTGGAACCCCATTGTTTACAATGGGTAATTTTTCTATCACCACTAACTTGGACCCTAAACTTAGTAGAACTTATATTACAAATAGTTTTTCCAACTTTATTACTTTATCAAACATTGGTTTAGATGTTTCACAAACTGAAACATTATTAAACAATAACACTGGTGTTTATTTAAACTTAGATAAAACAAATTTAAACTATTATGCTAAATTTGGTTCTATGACTGAATACATTAGGGTAGCGTTGGAAAAAATTATCATGTCTTGGCCAGCAGCCTTATACCTTACACCAATTTATTTAAATTCAGATTTCATTCAATCTCAAGGTAATACGTATGAAAATTATTCATATAACCACCTTTTAGATGAAGCTTCCTTTAGAATTAATGTTAATTTTATCAAAAATATTTACAACATTAATTATTTGACCACTGGCACTTTGGAAAACACTTTTAATGAAACAAATGACCTTAGAAACCTAACAGTTAACTATGGAGCATACTGCATCTATTTAAACAATGTTGAGTATGATGTAGTTAATTTCACAGGTTCAACTGACACGGTAAATGATTATATTTATTTTGTTGTAAAAGGTGACCCATTTTCTGGTGTACCACAAACAGTTACATATCATATAAAACCTAAAAACATTTATGAAGAATTGTTTTACAACGGTTTAGATGAATTTGAATATTATCTGTTAAATAGAATGACTTACCCAAAATACACTTCTATATTTTCATTTCCAATAAGAACAGATAGTGGTGTGTTATTATATACGTCAAAATCATATACGTGGCCAACAACTGATGGTTATAATTTGGATTTTGACACAGACAATTATGTTACTTATGTATCAGGTTTGTTAGAATTGGCAAACAACAATGATTTAACTAGAAGTAACCTAATGTCTAGATTTTTAGTTACTGAAGCTATAACTGGTTTTGATACGTTGCCTTATTATTTGGATGAACGTCAACAAGATACATCTGAAGGTAAAGTTACAAAACTTTTAAATGTTTATGGTAGGTCTTTTGATGATATAAACAAATTTATTGATGGTATTTCTTTTGCCAACACAGTTACTTATGATAAATTAGATAACATGCCAGATAAATATTTAAAAGATTTGGCTAGAGTTTTGGGTTGGGAACTTATCTCGTCAATAAATAATAATGATTTATTATCCAATTATGTTAGAAGCGGTGAATCTAGTTACAGTGGTCAATCATCTGGTTTAACTCCAGTTGAAGCAGATATCGAAATGTGGCGTAGGATAATATTAAATTCACCATGGCTTTGGAAATCTAAAGGTGCTAGAAAAAGTGTTGAGTTTTTACTAAGATTCATCGGAACACCTAATGGTTTGGTAAAATTTAATGAATATATATACAAAGCGGATGGACCTATAGATGTTGAAAAGTTTATAACTATTTTGGAATTAAACGAGCTTTCAACGGATATCTCAGAATACCCTATTGATTCAGATGGGTACCCTAGATTTTTACCTGATACGGAAAATATGTACTTTCAAAATTTTGGTTTATGGTATAGAGAAACTGGTGGTGCTAATTCTGTTATTGACATTAAAACAGGTAACAACCCACACGTTGGTCCTTATGATAATGGTAGTGCTTATTTAGAACAATTAAGAACACTTATACCTAATTTTTCACCACTTACAATAACTTCTGAAACGGTAACCACAAGTTCTTACGATATATTCACAAATTACAATAATGGTGAAATAACTAATTATGACGGGGAAATATATGTAGATATTATCAACACTGATGGTAGTGATTTAGATGGTTGTGTTACAGCAATAACAACGATAGAAACTGACCCAAAACCAGAAACAGTTATTTCAGCTTGTGGTTGTCCATCAACTGATGAGGATGATATGTTAAGTATTTGTTTAGAAAAGACTAAAAGTGTTGAACCACCTTTAGCTTGTCCACCATTTGAAAAAGAACCAGAACTTAATGAAAGTGGGTATTATGTTTTCAATTTATACCAATACAATCCAGATGGTTCTATATACACTAGCAACACTATCCCAATAACCAATACAACCTCTTTTATAGGGTCAGAGTGTTGTAAAACAATAGGTGGTATCTCTATGTATACTGAATTCGGTGTAGTTGATGGGTCTATTAATGATTTAGTAGCGTCTGAATCAGGTTATGTGTGTTGTGGTTTTAATAGACCAAATTGTGGTTGTATGGTATCATGTAATTGGATTATAAAAAATGTTCCAAAAGAATACCCTAATGTCGGTAGTGGTCAATATTATTTAGATTTTACCACACTTTATGGTCTTGGTGCGTCGACTTTGGTTACTGCTGACGGAACTAACTGTCCAACACAATGGACTACACCTATTCAAATTATTGACCCATATACTGGGTTGCAAGGTATGGGTTGTAAAATAGTGGATAATGCTTATTTAGCTTTTTACCCAAATTTGGTCTCTATGTTTCAAGATAAAGCTTATAGCGCTGAAGGTTTGGCTAGATGTTGTGATTGGGATTTTATGCCTTCAGAAGTAGTTGGAGTGTGATGACTATCCAAATTAAAAATTAAAAAAACATATTTATAAATAAAAAGAAATGGCGAGATACACATTAGATGAGGTAACAAAAAAATGTAAAAAAAATTTTGCAACTCAAGGGACTTCGATAATTAAAAATACGGATGGTACTATATCAGTTTATACACAAATTAATAATGTACCCCAACCGTTTATATTATCTGAACCATGTTGTAAAGTTTTAGATACTTTTGACCCAACAAACCCTTCAGTACCGACAACCTCTCAAGGTTATTATTTTGATTTACAAGAACAAAAATGTAGATGGCGTGAAAAAAGTAACTCATGTAATGAATCTATTCAAAATATTAAAATAGTTTTAAACCCTAAAGGTAACGATGGGTCTATTTTTGATATTGGTGGTGATGAAAATTGCTCATTACGTGTTAAATTTAATTATCTCATTAAATTTAACTGTGAGGATTTGGTAAATGTAATTGTTAATAATAATAAAACATCTCCTACAAGTCAGAACGAAGAACTTATATCGTTAAAAAATAAACTAGCTGAAGAAACATCAAACTCAGAACAAATTTCGTATAAATTATCATCTTTGGCCGATGAATATTCTAAAACCAATTATTCAATTGTTTGCGATTTATTTCCATATGACGCTAATTCAAAACAAATATCACCAGATATCGCACCTAATACTAGCGCTGACACAGTAACTTTAAATAGTGAACAAAAATCAGCGTTTAGCAAAACTGGATTTGGTAATTTAGCACCGATGTCTTTTGCGTTACCAACTAGGGTTGCTACTTTTTGTATAATAAATGATGGGTTAGAATATTGGAGAAAAATAATTGGTGAAAATAATTATGTTGGGTTTATTGAAGGTGACCCAAGTAGTTACACTTGTAAACACGTCATTGAAATGTATAATTTAAACAATGATTTAGCTAAACAAGGTAATAATCAAATTATTGTTGAGTGTGATACACCTTTTGGTGCTAAAACAGAGTTAAAAAAAACTATTAACGAGAATATTATACTTAAACAAAAATCAGATGCAATTGTTAATGAATTAAATGGTCAAATATCAGCAATAGATATTGGTATAGTAGACACATCTTGTACAAACATTTTAGATTATTTTGAAAATTTAACATTAACAGCTTCTATTGACGTGGTTAATGATGATAATACATTAACTCCAGTACAACCATTACAATTATTTGGGTTGCAAACAACAAGCTTGTATAACTGGTTAACACAACACCCTAGCGATAGTGGGTTTTATGTTTGTGGTGCTTCAGAAGCGCTAAATAGTTGTACCCCATTGATTTATCCAGAATTCACTAATGGAGAATTACCAGAAACTGTAGACGATAATGTTTGTGAAACAGTTAAAAATGCAATTTACGACGAGTTATTTGCTCAATCTGGTTACGATACTACTAGTGATTACGATTCGTTTAACGCAGCATTATCACCAACAGTATTAGCATCAAATTGGATTACATTTGACCAATTATTAACTGGTGATGATTTAATTTCACAAATAGCTAATAAGAAAATAAAATTAAGTATCAATATAAACAATAGTTGTGGTGTATTTTGTCTTTTAATAGACCAAATAACTTTACAGAGAGAATGTGAAGATAGTTTCGTTTCCACAATACTATTAAATGAATCTCCAGGTTTTAATTTAACCAAAATAATAGATAACAAAAAATCATGGTTAAACAACACTGAATACGATTATAGAGACTTTAACATCACAAACGTATTTGATACAAACCCTATTCGTCAAACAGAATATGATGTAAATGATGATAGATTAATTATCAACAGCAAAGAAATTGATTTGAATATGAATATAGCATCAGCTGTAGAATATGATGTTTGGTGTTATATGAGTGAAAACCCATGTTTATTAACTGGTTCAACATGTATTCAAGTGAGGTGGATTAATGAATCTATTAACACAGAATCTAATTTTTTCCCTATGCGACATATGGGTGTATATAATGGAAAAAAATGGTTTTCAACAAAACTAGTTACAATATTTAATTCAAATTTAACAATATATTTCGATGGTTCTGATTGGGTTGCCACTCAAACTTCTAATTTTGTTACACCTCCAGTAATATCGGGTAATATTACTAGTATATCATCTAATCCTAGTATTGGTTTAAACCCACCAGAAGATGGTTGGATTCCCTATGTTAACTCACCTTTTGGTGGTGGGACTTTATATTTAGAAAATAACGCAATTGATTACACAAACGAAAATTGTTGTAATGTTAACACTATTACATATGGTGATAACAATATAGATTTTTCTACCTATTTAACTGACAACATTACCGAAGTAAAAACTATTGAAAATTTTGAATATTTAATGGGTGATTTTATAGATGTAAAATCCAGAAAAATATTATCTGGTTATCCAACTCTTAGAGCGATTTATGATAGATATTTAAATAGCGATAAATATTGTGCTACATCTAGTTTAGGTTTTGATTATTACAAAATGGATGAGTTTAGTAATTTAATCACAACCTATTGGGATGACCTTATTGAACAAGTTATTCCGTCAACAACATTATGGGGTAGTATTAAAGTGTACACAAACACCATGTTCGACCAACAAAAATTAAAATATAAACCTTATTCATCAATATTTTGTAATGACCCATTAAACGTTTTAGGTGTTCCAAGTCCAATAAACGGTTCTTCTGGGCAATGTGCTACTGTTGAGGTTACTACTAGAAATATTCCAACTGGTAATGTACCAACAACAGCTTTAAATACTGGTTCAAATATAACAACTTTTAGTAGAGTATGTTTGTCTCAATTTAACTATGGTTCTGAATTTATTGGTAACGTTAACGTTATAAACGGTGATTCAATTATTTCATATAGTGATTTTTGTGAAGACGTTGTGTCTTGTGAAAAAACAGCTGGATGGTATAACATGCAAGATAGCCCAGAATTCCTTATGAATCACTTCAAATGTGGTCCAATTTCGGCAGCAACAGATTTTAATTATATAATTCAAAGCTTTATGATAAACGGTGCTGAATATATAACAACACCATTATCTGGTTTCGTCACTAACGCAACAACAAATTGGGTTGCTGCTGATAATTTAGTTGTATCTGCATGTACGGGTACAACAACTGGTTTAACTTATACAAACTTTGTTGATTTATTAAACAATATGTTTGTTAGTTTTGGGGTTGATTATAAAGCTGAAGTTTCGTTAGTTGAAAGAACACCAATTGGTAACGAAAGTGGTAATGGTATGTATCTTGTCTTCCCAACGAATGATGTGTTTACAATAACAACGACAAGTGATGGACCAACACCAGCAATATTAACATACACTAATAATAATTTGTTTGTTGAAGATTTTGATTCAAGTTATTACTTATACAGAAGCACCAATAATTACAATTGTTTTACTGAAGAAATTAATGAATAAGATGATACATAAAGGTAGAGAAAGGTTTTTTAGAGGTGTTTTAGAAAATTTTTCAGATTTACCAATAGACAAACAAAACAATTTTAAATCGATAAAACAATCGATTGAAGAAACATTAAACGATAAATTTAACATATATATTTTTGGAAGCTTCAATCATGGGTTTTGGGATGAAGAATCAGATTATGATGTAAATTTAATAGGAAAATCAAATGTTAATTTGAATGATATAATATCACAAAAAACCAATTTAAAAGTAAATGTGTTTTTTACTGAAAATAAGTTAGGTAATATTATGATACCATAATATTTATAAATATGTTAAACTTAATTAAGAATATAGAAGGGAATTTTGTTACCAATGTAATTGGTAACATAAACTATGCGAATAAAATAAACGCTGAACTTCAAAATAATGATTGTATACAAATTTATGGGTTTACTGCCTTCCTACAAAATTTATCAAATACTGAAGAAACTGCTGCGTTGACCATTCCAAACTTATTCGGTTACCAAGTTCAATATAATCAAGTGGTACAAGAATTAAATTTTAGCACATGTAACAAAAAAGCTACATGGTACAACATGCAAGAAAGCCCAGATTATATGATGGGTTTGAGTTGTGGTATTTATCCTGGTCCAAGCACAGTTATTTTTACTATAAATAGTTTTGTAATAAATGGTATTGAAAAAATAACAACACCATTGTCTGCATCTGTTAATTCATTAACAGCAAATTGGATACCAGCCAACAACACAGTCGTATCAGCATGTACAGGTAAAACAACTGGTTTGACATACACTGATTTTGTGGATTTTTTAAACACAACATTTTGGAATTTGGGTGTTAATTATAGAGCACAAGTATCTTTGGTTGAATATAATTTAGGGTCAAATAGCAACAATGGTTTTTATTTGATATATCCAGAAAATGATGTGTTTTCTTTAAGTACAGCTAGTAATAGTGGTTTTCCTACGTCCTTGGTTTACAGTAACGGAAGTATTGGTGGTCCACTTACTGGTTTGGGTTACTATAAAGCAACAGACAATGTTAATTACAATTGTGAAACAAATACAATTACAGAATAATGAGATATCAAGAGAGAATATACATACAAAACGAATACAACGGTGTTAGAAATAAAGATATAAATAGTTTTAATATGAGTTCAGATATGTGCATATTTAACGCGCCTAGTTTTTCAGTTTCTGGCGCTTCTAAAATAGACTGCACTGGTTCAACAAGTGGTAATACATATATTTTATCTGCCGATACTTCATCTATACCAATGACATTTATATTCACAGCAAACACTAATAGTTTTATTCAAAACAATGCTGTTTTTCAATATCAAGTATATAAATATAATCCAAATTTTTCTGGTTTTTCATCAACGGCTGTTTATAAATCTAATAACATAGAATTTTCAACATTTAGCGCTACTAGTGCAACAACACAATCAATCCCAGTCACTAATTTAAGTTTGGATGGTGATTACATAATAAAAGGTTACTATACGTTTGATGCGTGTACTAACTATTTGAATAAAATGGGTAAAAAACAATACACTGGTAATAATGTATTTGGTACACAATATGGTATATATAACGGAAATAGTGATTATTATTTTATTGCGTTTAAAGAAGCTGAAACTCCATTGTTCACGTCAAATGGTAGTAATTATATCAGTAGTGGTTCGCTATCTCAAACAATATTAAGGGTTGATGATGGGACTATTAATTCAGACCCAGATTATGAAGGTCCATACCCAACAAACGTAGTTACAATCCCCAACAATTATTATGGTAGTTTTGTTTTAACTTTAAATGGATTGGTATTGGCTAAAGATTTAGATTATACTGTGGATAACACTCTTGTAACATTAAGTGGTTATACAACCAAAGATGATGTAATTACGATTATATACACAACAAATGGTGATAATGTATTAAATAGTGATGTGATTAACGTGGCAACTACAATAGTTAGTGGTGCTACAAACAACCAAGGTAATAATTTAATCTATTATAACACAAGCACAAACAAATATGAAGCCTATGCTTCAGTAACACCGCAAAATTTTAGCACTATGATTGTAATGTTAAATGGTATTACCTTGGCAAATGGTATTGATTTTTACCAATCAAAAACTAACGCTAAAAGAATTATATTTGAAGGTGAAATAGTAGTTAATGATATAATCACAATTGTTTATTTTCCAGTAATTGATGTCGTTAATGCGTTAAATACAAATAACCCAACTATCAGTTGGTATATTTCCAACCCACCAACAAACAATAATGGTTATTTTACTTTAGAAGTTAGTTCAGATGTTAATTTTGGTTCGTTTTATTATACTGGAAATACTGATTATTTTTCGGGTGGTCAACATTATAACAATTCGTTTATAGCAACTGGTACAACTGGTACAAAGTTATATTACAGAGTTAAAAACACCAAACATTATACTACGATTTGTGGTAATATTTTAAATAGTATTGTTTACAGTGAAACAGTGCCTATAACAATTACAACTAATTCGATAAATTCATACTAATATTATTTACTATTAGATATTTATTATTAAAATAAAAACAAAAGATATTTATAAAACATGAGTTACATTATAAAAAGCACAAGTCCGTTCGTTAGTATAAAACTAACACAAACTGGAAGAGAACAATTAGCATTAGGTAGATTAAATTTTAATTTTTGGGCTATTGGTGATTCTGAACTTAATTACGAAAGAGAGCAAGTTGTTGATACCAACTCAGCTAACGTGACTTTATCAGCATCTAGTATGGTTTTAAGACCAGTAGATAGAGAACCTAACATTCAATACTATATCAAACCATCAACAACTACAGACCCATTACAAACTATTGATGCTGGAGTTCTTAACGTAGTTAAAGCGGTTGTAAATAATGCTGCTGATGAAAGAGGTTTTTTTATGCGTAATGGTAATGTATTCACAACTTTAACTGGTAGTACTTACATAGCATACACAGAAAACATAGCAAATAGTGTGTTGACTGGTGGTACTGTTTTAAATTTAACTGCAACCTCTGGGTTTAGTGTTGGTGATATAATTTTAATAAAAGTTGCTAATGATGATTGTGGTGGTTTAATTGTAAACGAAAACACTAGAGCTTTACCTAATTTATGGTTTAAAGTTAAAACAAAAACTAGTACATCAGTAACTGTTGATAGAAATTTACCTAATTATAGTGGCGACTCATCTAACTCACAAATTATTGTGTATAGAGGTGGTGAAGTTTGGGATACAATAGCGACTGGTAACACAACAGCATATTGGGACACTGGAACTTTGTCTTTTGATTCTGCAAACAACGTAACTTGTGATGATGTACCAGTATGGAACATGAATAACGTATGGTGTGAATCACCAGCTGGTATAACTGGTACGACTTACGAAGATTACACTAAATTCGGTTCTTACACTTATTTAGGTCAAAAATATCCTTTCTTAAGATTTGGATGTGATTCTTCAGCAACTACAGGTACAACAAATTGTGACGGTGTTGGTTTAAGTTATGCAGATGAAATAAGCAAATCAATATCTATCCTTCATTATACAAATAATACAATTTCTAATTTGTATGGTGAGTTTTTCTATACCGATACACTTAATGGTAAATATTTTAAAGTATATTTCCCTGACATGATGTATCATAAGTATAGTGCATCAACAGCCAGTGGTACTTCTCAAGGTATGGCGTTTATAGCAACTGGTGCGACTCAAACACTAGGCACTACTGATTTAGAATATATAGACTTGATTGAAGACCCAGAATATATTACCCCATCAATACCACAAGTTGTTGGTAAAATATATCCACAATTAAAAATAGCTGTGTTTACTGATGATGAAATTGTGTCAGCAATATCTTATAAATCAAACAGAAACTGGACACTTCCAGAATTAGCAGCGGTTCTTAACGCACCTACTGGCACAACGTCTAGCGGTGCTTTGAATGTTGGTGAGACAATGTATTTAACTTACATATTAGAAAACAACGCAAATGCTGGGTTACAAACAGCTATGCCATGTCAAAAATATATAAAAATAACCAACAATACACAATCATCTAAAGATATTGCTTTTAGAATTAAAGAAACTGATTTATTACCATACATGCGTAAAATTGAGGATGCTGGTTATGATGGTTTAGGTTTCCATGCGGATAAATTCAAATTAGTTTATCAAATAGTAGGTGATTCAGGTATGAGACCAAGTTCAGATAGTTGGAAAGTTGCTGATTTTACAACAACAGCTATAACTAGCGTTGCTGGAGAAACAATCGACCCAAAACTATTAGAAAACCAAACTTCATCAACAATTGGATTTATCTTGGATAAAAACAAAGCTACTGGTTCAACAACTTTTGACCTTATTAGTATTTTGAATATGACACCAAACACATCACCGACAGATTTACAATTTGGTGACGAAAGATTTTTCTATGGTAATTTAACAACATATATTGGAGCAACAATATATAAAACAATATTCGACATTAGAGTTAATGCGAGTCAATTCGACACTACATCTAATCCAAGTAGAAGTACTGATGCAGCAACTAACCCGCCAACTATAAAAGTTTCAGAAGTTGGGATTTATGATAGTAGTAAAAACCTTGTGTGTATTGGTAAACTATCTAACCCAGTTCCTTTAAGTGATGGAAACACAATAATGATAGAATTATCTCTTGATTTTTAATATGGGTCGAGTAAAAAAATATCATACAGAAGCTGAAAAAAAAGAAGCTAAAAAATTAGCTAGAAAGAAGTATGTGGTTAATAATAAAGAAAAAGTTTACAAACAAAAAAGAAGTTGGATAGAAAAAAACCCAGATAAACCTATTCAATACGTTAAAACATATAATATTAATAATCCAAATAAAATTAAAGAAAATAGGAAAAAATACTATTTAAAAAATAAAGAAAAAGAGATTATAAATAATAATATTTATAGAATAAATAGGAAAAAAATAGACAGTTTATATAAATTAACTCAAAATATTAGAACGCTAATTTCTAATTCGTTTAAAAAATATAAATTTAAAAAAACATCTAAAACGGCAAACATATTAGGTTGTTCATTTGAGGAATTTAAAACTCATTTGGAATCTAAATTTGAATCTTGGATGACTTGGGATAACCATGGTTTATACAATGGAACAGAAGGGTTTGGTTGGGATATTGACCACATAATTCCTTTATCATCTGCAATAAATGAAACAGATATAATAAAACTTAATCATTATTTTAACCTTCAACCTCTTTGTAGCAAAATTAACAGAGATGTAAAAAGAAATAATTTATAAATTAAGTATGGATTTTTAATAAAATATAAAATGGGATATAATAGTACAGCGACAACGCTTAGTTTAACAGCAAAGTTAACACCAATAGGTAGACAAAGAATGGTGTCTACCAATAATTCATTAATCAAAACTTTTAGTTTAGGTGATTCAGACGCAAATTACCAAACATCTTTGTTGTTAAACACTGGTGAAGTGCCAGCTATTAATGGTAACATAGGTTTTGGTAACACAACAAGCAATAGCACTGCATCAGCTGTAGCCTTAAAGTCTGTATTAATTTTAAATACTAGTGGGATGATTACCAAACCAGTATCGTCACAATCAGTAAACATTCTTTCGGAAACATTACCTAATGGTTTAACAACAATTAGCGGTACAAACCTTAGTTTTAATGTGATAAATAGTTTAAATTACACTAGTGATAAAATGGTTAATTTGTTCAGTTCTTTTGGTTTACCAATAACAACATCGGATTTCAATTTATTTACAGCGACAACAACAAATTTTGGTGGTTATTCAAATACATCATATAGTGGTGTTGCAACAAATAAAATATTGGTTGTAGCAATTAACAATTCAACATTTGGTGAATGTATAGACGGTAAAACAGTTAAATTAGAATTACCAACTAGTGGTGGTACATATACTTTGTATTCTACCTTTGAAAGCAATCAACAAGCTTTGAATGTTTTAGATAATACAATATCCGAAACAAACGTTACTACAAAACAATTTGGTCAAAATATTGCTATGTTATTTTCTGACAATATATTAAGACCTAACGGTGGTGTTCCTTCATTAAGTTGGGCTACAGGTTACGGACTTAACAGACCATTTAGTTTAAATGGTAAACAAACATTTAACGCGCAAACCAACACTAATATTGGTCAAACTGGTGATACGATAGTAGGTTTAGCATATTTGGATAAAGGTTTTATAGTAATCACACATCCAACAATAGTAAATAATTTTACAACATCAGCTTCAACTGCAACAACATTAACTTTAGACAGTGTATCAACAAACGTATTTCAAATAATCAACTGTATTGCAGATAGAGGTGAGTTCGCTTCAACAACTAACAAAACTTTTAGCTCTGGAAATACACCTAGAATTAGTGAAGTTGGGTTGTATGATGACATTGGAAATCTTATCGCTGTTGCTAAAACGGATAGACACATTACCAAAAATGTTAATGAATTTTTAGCTTTATCGATAAAAATTACTATGTAACACTTTATTTTTTGAAAAACACGTCTAAATTAGTAATAAAAATTTAATATGGAAAAAGAACCAGAATTTTTATTAGCTTTAGACGTGTCAACTTCAACCATCGGTATTGCATTATTTCAAGACTTGGGTGACAAACTTGAATTGAAATTGTTACACCACGTATCCCCTAAGGTTAAACCAAAACCAGAAAGCAAAATGGAAGAATTATTTAGAAAAGTAGAAATTTTCGAAAAAGAATTCTTATCTAACTATGCTGATTTCGGCATCACCAATGTAATCATTGAAGAACCGCTTTTACAATCTAATAACGTTTATACTATCGCAACCCTTTTACGTTTCAACGGAATGATTTCAAAATCCGTTTACGATACTCTTGGAATTGTACCAGAGTTCATATCATCATACGATGCACGTAAATACGCATTTCCAGACCTTATGGCGGTTCGTACCAAGAAAAAGGATGGAACAGACCTAAATGAAAAACAAATCGCTAAAAACGCTCCTGTGTTGTTTGGCGCTTATCCATTTGATGTGGATAAGAAATATGTTCTTTGGGAAAAAGTCGCTGAATTGGAACCACAAGTAACTTGGTTCTATGACAAAAACAACAAACTTAAAAAGGAAACATTCGATACTTCAGATGCTTATGTTTGTGGTTTAGCGTATATTAATAAACGTAATTTGCAAGTTTCCTAAAAAAGTAGTATCTTTGCCAAATGAGTTTATATTTGGTAGACATATTCGAATCATTTTTAGGTGACCCTAGAAAGCATAATGAGGATACTGGGCAAATCGCTTTTGATTGTCCAGCTTGTTCAGCTGAAAAAGGTTTGGTCAACGGTGACGGAAAAGGAAACCTAGAACTTAATTACGACAAAGGTGTTTATAACTGTTGGGTTTGTCACGATACAAACCACATGCATGGACCCATTTCAAAACTAATCAAAAAATACGGTACCAAAAAAAATTTAGCGGATTATTTCTTATTAAAACCTGATGAGTTTAAAGACAGAGAACAGAAGAAAGTTGTTGTAAAACTACCAGAGGGTTATAAGAAACTAGCTGACTGTACATTTAAAGACTACAAATCAGAAATAGCCAAAGATTATTTATATCAACGTGGTATTACAGATAAAATAATCAAAGATTTTGACATAGGATACACAATCAAAGGAGACTTTTACAATAGAGTTGTCGTTCCATCATTTGATGTTGACGACAACTTAAACTATTTTGTGGCCAGATGGTTTGACAAAAAATATACAAAAATAAAATACTTAAACCCAGACGCTGAAAAACAAGAGATAGTTTTCAATGAAGGTAGAGTTAATTGGGACGCAACAATCTATTTGGTTGAAGGTGTCACAGACCATATAGTAACCCCGAACTCAATACCTCTACTGGGTAAATATGTTTCTGACAAATTATTTGATTTATTACAAGAAAAAGCCAAGTCTTTTGTTGTTGTTGTGTTGGATGATGACGCTTATCAAGATGCTCAAAACCTATATAGGCAGTTGGATAATTATGATTTGGAAGGTAGAGTTAGGATAGTTAGACCACCAGAAGGTTTTGACCCATCTAAGATATACGAAAGACTAGGTAACCAAGGTATTGTTAAACTTTTAAAAACCGCGCATAAACTTAAAGATTAACCAAGTAAATAATTCATATAAAAGTTGCAAAATAAACAATTTTGTAGTATATTTGTATTAAAAAATATTATAAATGAGTAAAGCAAAATTATGGGAAGGTCCAGTATATCTGGAACCGATAGAACACAAATATCATCATAGGACCACTGGTAAAATTTACAAGTCGGTTACTACTACACTTACATCAATCGAACCACACTTTGACGCTGAGGCTGTATCGGCCGCTATTGTCAATCAATTAGACACAGTCAAACAAGAACGTTATATAGGTTTAAACCAACAACAAATATTAGATTATTGGCAAATGCTTAACGACGAAGCCAATATATATGGTACCAAAGTTCACGACATTGTAGAACGTTATTTGTTAGCCAACAAATGGTATTTCCCAAAAGATGATGAAGATGGACAATTTGAAAAGAAAGTTATTGACGGGTTTGAAGCTCTAAAAATAGATGAAGGTATTGCAATGTGGCCAGAACGTATTATGTTTGCTGAACAATATGAGTTGGCTGGTATGTCAGATTTAGTTATTGACATAGATGACACTTTTTTTGATGTTTGGGATTGGAAAACAAACAGAGAATTCAACTTCTTTAACCCATTCGGAAACGAAACATTGTTTAAACCATTTGACCACTTACAAGCATGTCAATGGTCAATTTATACATTGCAGTTGAGTGTATATGCTTACATGTATGAGTTAGAATTTCCACACAGAAAATGTAGACAAATATGTATTGGGTATTGGGATAAAACAACGATGACATTTCAAAAAATACAAATAATGTATCTTAAACATGAGGCCAAAAAACTTATTGAGATGCACCACTATAATCTTATGAAAAATGTATAATAGAAGTTTATACGAACCGTTTAACGACGAACAATTATACAAAATAGTTCATAATGGTTATTATGAATTTCATGAAGCGTTGCTTCATGAGATTAAACATGGTACAGACAAAGCTATCGCTGTAGCTTTATTACATGAAAGCATCGCATCTATTTTATTAATGGATAGAGAAGAATTATTAGATAGAATAGGTATTATGGATAAATACACTTATAAATTAAACAAATACAACGAAGAAAATGATAAAGAAGATAGTTCACTTAGCTGATATACACATAAGAACTTTTCGAATGCACGATGAGTACTTGGATGTGTTTAAAACGCTTATGGCAGATTTAACCGATTTATTGGTTGACTACAAAAGAGAAGAAATTAGAATCGTAGTGGCTGGTGACTTGGTTCACCAAAAGATTGTGATTTCAAACGAGCAATTATTGCTTGGTACGTGGTTTCTTAGAAAACTAGAAGAAATAGCCCCAGTGGTTATGATAGCTGGAAACCACGATTTGTTAGAGAATAACAAAGACCGTATGGATTCAATCACACCAATGGTACAATTCCTTCCAGACAAAGAAATAAACTATTTCAAAGAATCTAAATGTTATTTGGATGACAACGTTGTTTGGTGTGTATATTCAATTTTTGAAGGTAATTCAAGGCCAGATATTGAAGCAGCTAGAGTACAGTTTGGTGAAGATAAAACGTATATAGGTTTATTTCATGGTCCATTAGTTGGTTCAACTACAGATATTGGTTACGAAATAGAACATGGTTATAATTTAGATATATTTAAAGGTTGTGACATGGTTATGTGCGGTGATATCCATAAAAGAGGTGTTTTAATTTTTAAGGAAACTAAAGAAATATATGAAGAAGAATTATATGAATATGAAAAAATTGGGTGGGTTTTAGATGAATAATTATCTTTTTAGTTTTGTTGTTGTATTTATTAATAAATAATGATACAACAAAAATTTAGAGAAATGAATAACTGTAAAAATTGTCAAAAAGAAACTAAAAATAAAGTTTATTGTTCAATAGAATGTCAACATATTGGATATAAAAAGTTAAAAGTTGATAGAGTTAAAATTAATTGTTTATTATGTGATAAAGAGTTTGAAGTATTACCAAATAAAATAGATAATGGTAAAAAATACTGTTCTAGAGTTTGTAAAGATTCTCACCAAAAAGAACTTTATCTTAAAGAAGGTAACCCAGCTTATAACATTAAACATACTGATGAATGGAAAAAATGGAATTCTGAAAGGGTTAAAAAATTATGGGAAACCGAAGAACATAAAGAAAAAGTAAAAATTGGTCAAGAAAAATTCTTTGAGGATAATGGTTTTTGGATGGGGACTAATGAAACATCTAATAACAAAAGAATTAATAGTAATTTAAAACGATATGGTGTTGAATGTATATTGACTTTAGAAAAACAAATAAAAAATAGGGAAAACATATGTTTAGAAAAATACGGTAAAACGTCATTTGAATTAATGAGAGATGGGTTAAAAAAAATGAAAAAAAGCGGTATTGAAGTTAAAATTGGTAAGTTATTAATGGATAATAATGTTAAATTTGAAACACAATATGATGTTTATTATGACGAAAATAAATTTAAAACTTATGATTTTTATCTAATCGATTTTAATTTGTTAATAGAAGCTGATGGTGATTATTGGCATGTTAATCCAATAAAATATAATGAAAGTGATATATTAACTGAAACACAACAAATAAATGTCGAAAATGATAAATTTAAAAATAAATTAGCTAAAGACAAATCTTATAATTTGGTTAGGTTTTGGGAGTCGGATATCAAAAAGAAAAATTTTAAGTATGTTTTATTTAATAAAATTAAAGAATATGGAAAAAAAGAAAATTAAAATTAAAAAAATAATACCAGTTGTTATGCCTTCTAGTCTTATCCAACAAAACTTTGGTGAGAATGTAACCAAACATGGGTTTTTATTGTGGGATTTGGATTCTAAGAGCTTTACAGAGCACGATGTTGATAACAAATCACCATACTATCAATTTAAAATAAAATCCCTTGAAGACCTCGAAAACGGGACAGAGGTAATAACAAATTTATAATGACATTAAACGAACTAAAAGGGTTCATTAACGGATTACCAGAGGAAATGGGTGAATGGTCAGTTGTGAACGGAGAAGTTGGGTATTTAGACCCTAGTGATAACGATAGTATGATTTATCGTGTAGACAAACCAATTATAGCGCTATATGTGGACCAACACTCACAAGAGATATGTTTGTTCCACCAAACGCAAGAAGACGTAACACGCTTGTTAGATGGAGGTGAATAAAGAACTTAAAGATGAAATCTGGGATTACTGTAGAGCCAACAACATAACCAATATTGATGAGTTTATTACCAAGTGTTTAAAACAAGGTTTTACAGCTACAAAGTTTGGTTCTACACCTTTTGAACAAAAAGAAAAAATTGTTGAAAAGATTGTAGAGGTTGAAAAGATTGTGGAAGTAACGGTTGAAAAAGAAGTTTTTATTTCCGACAACAAAGAAATGCAAAAACTAACAAAAGAAATTGATAAACTAAACAAAAACGGTAAATTAGCTTCTGAGGCTAAAGACAAAGCATTAAAAGAGTTGGGTGACCTTGAAATCGAACACAAGAAACTAAAAATAGAATTAGAACAAGAAAAAAATAAAAAGAAAAAAGATTTATATGGTGAGTAATACAGACACACAATTAATTTCACAGTACTCTAAAATCAAAGTATATTGGGTATAAACTTAATAATCCCTTTTTATGTTTCTATTAATATAACTACAAAGTGGTTGTAGGTTAGTAAAATGGTTTAATTTAATTAATTCCTCTTCTGTCATTGCACTAGAAGATGGTATAATATGGTCAATATCCCAACCATAATTTGGTTTTCCATTATATAACCCATAATTATCCCAGTTCATCCATGATTCCCACGATGATTCAAGATATGTTTTGAATTCTTCAAAAGAACAAGATAATAACTCAAATGTTTTAGATGTTTTATTATACCCATTTCGTTTAAATGCGTTATTTATATTACGTCTAATTGAATTTGTTAGTTTATATAGTTCATCAGTTTCTTTTCTTTTTTTTCTATATTCGTTTCTTTTCTTTTGCAATTCAACTTTATTTTTTTGATTGTAAATTTTTTTACGTTCAGCACATTTTTCTTTATTTCTTTGATAATAAGCTCTTACCGTTTCTCTCCTAGCTTCCAATCGTTCTTCGTATGTATTATATAGATTTGGTTTCCCCATTATAAATAAAAAGTTTCAATTTCGTTATTTTTAATTAAATCATTATAAACTAATTTTTCAATATATTTTGATAAGTTTGTTTCTCTATTATATATAATATTATATAGCTTAGGGTTTATTGTCGTGGTTAATTTTACTTTTTTATCTGATTCATTTAGTTTTTTTCTCATAATAATGTTTTTATTTATAAATATCTAGTTTTATTAAAAAATACGATTTTAATTGTATTTTTAATAAATATTTCGTATATTTGTTATAAAAAAAAATATGATGAAAAACGAAATGAAAATTTTATCTCCAAATTCTAAAGTTAAGGTAGAATGGTCAGACCAACCACACAACTATAGTCGTGAAGCAAAGAATAGAATCAAAACTTACTTTGCTACTAAGTACGGGGTTAACAAAAACAATATCAACGTAATCTATCGTCCAGTCAGAAAAACTGACAAAGGCGATATGGTTGAGATTACAGGTGCTGGTATTGAAAACATTATGGACATAAGTTATCAAAGAGCCCTTATGAAAGAGCTTATTGAAAGAGATAACAAAAATGTTGATTTTAAAAGAATACTTGCATTAGATGAAAGAGTTAACGGTGAACTAAATATTGACCTAAACAATATTCAACATAAATCATGGGCCATCAAATGGATTATGATTGATAACTTCTTATCTTTTGGCGAACAGAATTACGTACCTTTTAGCCGTTTAAATGGATTAACTATCGTTAACTCTATTCCAGCTAACCAAGGTGGTAAATGCGTTAGAGCTGATACTAAGGTTAATATACAATTTAACAAAAATGAAATCATTAAAAAGTTAGGTTTTTTACCAGATGAACTAAAATAATTATTTCTTTGTCTTTACCTTTTTGGTTAAACGGTTATATTTATAGTAAATAATAATTATAGATATAAAAGTTAAAATGGGAAAAAGAAAAGAATTTAGTGATGATGAAATCAAAATAATGTTAAAATTGTATAATGAGAATTTTGAATCTACTAATAAGATAGCACTAAGATTTAATGTTGACCCTAGTGTTATAACTAGTAGGTTAAAAAATTTAGGGATTGTAATACCAAAAGGTTCACCTTATTCAAAACAATATTGGATAGATAGAGGTTTAAATGAAAACAAAATTGAAGACCACATTAGAACTTTAAGACCAGTAAATATTGAATATTGGGTTAAAAATGGTTATACCGAAGAAGAAGCGATACTACAAATTGAAGGTCAAAAAATGGTTTCTTTAAGAGGTTGTATAGCTAGGTTTGGTGAAAAAGAAGGTACTAAAAAATGGGGAGAACGAGAAGGTAAAAGAAGTGCCGCTGGTAAACTTGGAAGTGCTAATATCCAATATTGGTTAAATAAAGGTTTTGATGATAAAGAAAGTAAACAAATGGTTTCTAAAAGACAACAAACGTTTAGTTTAAAAACCTGTATTAAAAAATATGGTTCAGAAGAAGGGTTAGTTAAGTTTAATGAAAGACAAATAAAATGGCAAAAAACACTTTATAAAAATGGTAAATTAAAATCTGGTTATTCCGAAGTAAGTCAAGAGTTGTTTTATACGTTAATAGAAAAAGTTGACATTAATGATATTAATTATTTTCTTTTTGCAAAAAAAGGTGGTGAATTTGTTTTAACTGATGATAATGGTTTTTATAGATATGATTTTACTGACTTAAAAAATAAAAAAATAATTGAGTATAATGGTGATGATTATCATGGTAATCCAAATAAATATGATAAAGATGATTATCCAAACCCTTTTAGAAAAGACTTAACAGCTAAAGATATTTGGGATAAAGATAAACAAAAAATGTTAATAGCTAATAATAAAGGTTTTGAAGTTTTAGTTGTTTGGGATTCCGAATATAAAAAAAACAAACAAGAGATAATAAATAAATGTAAAAAATTTTTAAAAAATGGAAATAAATAAAATTAAAAAAGGTGTTTATAAATATACACAAAAATCATATAGAAGAATACAATACCTAGTAATAATTAGTGGCGATAGCCCTTTTTTACAAATTGAAACTGTGTTTGATTTAATTAATAACCGTATTGAATCTAAAGATAAACTTCGTGGTATTGAATTTGAAATTGAAGAAATTAATTTATATAAAAAAGATGGAGAATAAAGAAATTACAATTGGTGAATTAAATAATATTTACCAAAAATACGGAGACCTAGGATTTAAAGTTGATACACCATATGGTTATAAAGACATTGAGTGGTGTGGAATTACAGAAGAAAATGCTGATGTTTATAGATGTGAACTTCAAAACGGAATGTTTGTTGAAGGTGCTGATTATCATCGTTTAAAGAAAACGGATGATGAGTTTGTTGTCCTTAAAGAGATAAAAGTTGGTGAGATGATTCAAACAAACGATGGTGATAGTGCTGTTGCTACTATTGAATTATTAAAAGAAAAAGATACATTATACGATATTCAAGTAGCCGAAGTCCATCAATATTATACCAATGGAATCGTATCACATAATACAACGCTTACAATCGACGCTATTAAGTTTTTGCTTCATGGTAGTACAACCAAAACAGATACCAACGAGCAAATATTCAACACATACTCTGAAAAGAATGAGTTGGTTGTTCGTGGAATGATTGAAATTGAAGGTGAAGAGACTATCATTGAAAGAAAAATGAGACGTACTTCTAAAAAAGGTGGTGGTTGGACTGTTGTAAACAAAGTAAACTACTATAAAATTCAACCAGATGGTGAAGAAGAGGAATTAAATGAAGAAGATGCCAAACAAACAACTAAAAAGTTAAAAGAAAGCATCGGAACCGAAAAAGATTTTGAAATGTTGGTTTTGGCTACTGAAAAAAACTTGGATGAATTGATTGGATTGACAACAACTGAATCTGGTAAGATACTTACTAGACTTATTGGTTTAGAAGTTCTTGAAATGAAAGAAGCAATCGCTAGAACGATGTACAATGAATTTTCTAAAAAGAAGAAATCTAACGAATACGACGTTATAACTTTGGGTCAAGAGATTGATGACCACAATGAAAAAATTGTGAACTATAATGAACTAGAAAGTGATTTAAACGAAACTTTAGAAACTACTAAACAATCTTTGGAAGAGTTAAAAACTGAAAAAGATGCTCTTTTAAACAGCAAAGAGAAAATTGACGTAACAATTTCAGAATTAAACCCCCAAAGACTTGAAGATGACATTAAAACACTCATTGATAAAGGTGTTGAGTTAAGTGGTAAAGTAACAACTATAAAAAGTGAAATCGAAGAGATAGGTAAAATTGAATTTGATGAAGATAGACATCATGAGTTGACAAAATTAGGTAGTAAATTAAATATGGATAAAGCAGTTAAAGAAGCCGAATCAAAAAGACTTAAAAAAGTTGTATCCGATTTAATTGCTGGTGGTATTTGTCAATCATGTAACAGAAAATTAGATGATGTTGATAATTCAGCACATATAGCTAAACATGAGGTTGAGATTGAAAAAATAAACAAAGAAGTAAAAGAACTTACTGATAAACTTTTAAAAAGTGTTGAAGAACTTGAAGGTTTAAATGAAACCAAAAAAATTGCTGACTCAATTGGTAAAAAGGAATTGGATATAGACAGATTAGAAGTTGAAATGGGTGGATTAAGAAACCAAATTGTTGCTAAAAAGAATGATTTGAAAAAATACAAATTAAACTTAGAAGCGATAGAGTTAAATCGTAGTGTAGAAATAGCTGTTAGTAAAATTATTACAGATATTTCAGTTAAAGAATATAAAAAAGACGAAACAATCAGAAGTCTCGAACGAGTTCAAAGTGAATTAAGAATCAACGCGGAACATATTGGTATAAAAACAAAACTTATTGAAACTATAAAAAAAGAAGAGGAAGTTGATAAAATATTCAAGATATACATTGAATTGGTTGGTAAGAAAGGTATTAGTAAATTGGTATTGCGCTCAGTTCTCCCAATTATCAATTCAGAAGTTCAAAGATTATTAGAAGATGTTGTAGATTTTGAAATCGAGATATTTATTAATGATAAGAACGATGTTCAGTTTTTATTAGTTAAAGATGGTGTTTCTAAATTGTTAAAATCTGGGTCTGGGTTAGAAAAAACTGCTGCCAGTCTAGCTTTAAGAGCTGTGTTAGGGAAACTATCTACACTACCTATGCCTAATTTCATCACGTTTGATGAAGTGTTGGGTAAAGTGGCTCCAGAGAATCTTGAAAAACTAAAATTGTTGTTTGATAAAGTAAAAGACATGTATGATATCGTCTTCTTTATCACACACAACGATATCGTTAAAGATTGGTCAACAAACGTGGTTACTGTAGTTAAAGAAAATAATATTTCTAAAATAACGTTTAATTAATTGCATATTACCCAAAAAAGTAATATATTTGTATTATAAAATAAATGATATGAAATTCAGAAATTATTGCGTAGTAATCATGGGAGACACAATAGGTGTTGTCCCCGAAATAGATAAAGTTAGTGAGTCAAAATCAAACGTTTTGGATGCAAAAGGTATAGTTATTGCTACATTTACTTCGTTTATGGAACCCAAGGAACTATCCGAATGGTTTAAATCAAATAATAGAAGTTTTTTAGTTTTTGATTTGGACCAAGAGAATTCTGGGTTTTTTATCAACAAAAAAGATATCCACGAAGGGTTATTCGGTTTTTTAAAAGAAAACAACGATAGAATACTTGGAGAAAACACGATAGACTTTTTAAACACTATCAAAACCATTAACAATAGTGAAAGAGACACAAACAAAATTAGTGCGTGTACTGAAACAACAGCAGTTACTATCGAGTTAAGTCAAGAAGACATCAACAATATGTGCAAAACAGAAAAGAAAAAATTGTATGACAACATTATTGATAAAGGTGTTCAAAACTTAACAGATTATGACAAAAAAATATTGGGGTTTTTGGTAAAATAATTACCGTAAACCCTTGACTTTATTAACAATATGTCGTATATTTAATAAGTTAAACATAACAAAAAAAGAAAAAGTATGAACAATTTTAATGAACAAAAAGTATGTAAATTATAGTACAGATGACACAGTTTCAAAGTATTTTAAAGAAGTAAAAAAATCTATTATCTTGACTCCTAGTCAAGAGATAGAATTAGCAAAAAGAATAAAAAAAGGTGATACAAAAGCGACTACCGAGTTGGTGGAAGCCAACCTTAAATTTGTGATTTCAATCGCAAAAGAATATCAAGGGCAAGGTCTTCCATTATCAGATTTGATAAATGAAGGTAATTACGGCCTAATCAAAGCTGCTCACAGATTTGACCATAAAAGAGGGTTTAGATTTATCTCTTACGCTGTATGGTGGGTAAAACAATCAATTATTCAAAGTCTTAACGATAACGCTAGAGTAGTAAGATTACCAGCTAACGTTATTAACAAAATTTCAAAATTGAATAAAGAAATGTCAAATACAGAACAAGAAAACGAAACAGACCCTATTTATGTTGATATGTTTAATGAAGAAAATGATTTATCAATATTAAATTATTCAAAAACTTCTTCATTGAACAAATTGATTGGTGAAGAAGGTGGTGAAATTGTTGATTTGTTAGTAAGTGAACCGTTAACTTTAAACATTGATGAGATTGAGGTTAACGATAAAGTTAAAGACGAATTAAATAAAATATTAAGTGTGTTGGATGAAAGAGAGAAAATGATTGTTGAATCATATTTCGGAATGAACATAACACACGAAGCAATGACACTTGAAGCCATTGGTGATAAATATGATTTGACAAAAGAAAGAATCAGACAAATCAAAGAAAAAGCAATCAGAAAGTTAAGACACCATACACAAACATTGCAAGAATTAATAAACCAATAATAACAATTATATAATCGTAATATTTATTACTATGAAGTTTAAGATTAAATATATTATGTTATTGCTTGCGTTATCAGTAGCTGGTTGCGCAGCCTATTTCTCAGTTTGGGGTTTAAGTCAATTATTCGCTGGCGCTAGTACTGCGGTCATTATTATGGCTTCAGTATTAGAAGTTGGTAAAATTGTTACAACAACAGCTCTTCATACTTATTGGGGTAAACTAGCTAAAGGGCTTAGAACTTACTTAACGTTTAGTGTTGTTGTACTAATGCTTATAACCTCAGCTGGTATTTACGGTTTCCTTTCAAATGCTTATCAAAAGACCGCTAACAAACTAGAAATTCATGAAGGTGAATTAAGTGTGTTAGATGGTAAAAAACAAATATTTGAAAAAAGCGTTGCAGACAATCAAAAAATCATAGATAGTAAAAACAAACGTATTGACCAATTAAGTGGGTTAAGAACAACACAAGAAGCTAGACTAGACGGTTCTAATTCAAATAGAGCTAGAAACAGTGTTAGAGGTGATATTTCAACTGCCAACACTGAAATTCAAAAATTATCAACAGATATAGATGTGTTAAATATTAAAAATGCTAGTTTATCGGATTCCATCAGTGTATACAACACAAAAGCGCTAGAATTAAAATCTGGTAGTGAAGTAGCAGCAGAGGTTGGTCCGTTGAAATATATTGCAGAATTAACTGGGGTATCAATGGCAAAAGTTGTTAACTATTTGATATTATTATTGATATTTGTGTTTGACCCGTTAGCTGTAGCGTTGATTTTGATTACAAACAGAGTATTTCAAATTGAAAGTGGTCAATACATACCAGAACCAGAAGTTGCAAAAAGAAAAAAAGAATCCATATTAACCAAAATAAAAAATTACAAGCGAAAAATTAAAGAAGTAAAAAACGTTGGAGCACAAACTAAACCTGATGTTGATATCACTAAATTTAAGTCACCTGGAGTTTTTACTAGAGAGTTTGATGATTTACCTATAGAACCTATAGTGGATAATGAAGAATCAATCCTAGAAGATATTCCAGAACCAGAACCAGAAATTGAAGAAGTTGTTTTACCTTCAGCGGAACAACAAACTTATGGTAAGATAAAACTTGATGACATCAAAGAAGTTAAAGATAGAAATAGAGGGTTTTCAGTAAACGTACCTTATCCAAAAGGTAACACTATTCAAAAAGTTAGTGGCACCAATGAAAAACCTATAAATAAAAATAACAATTACTTTAGACGTAGTTAATGGTTTTAGATGATACAACATATTCTTTAACAGAAAAGAATTTTACACCGATTGAAAGTGAAAAAACACAAATAGTTATAGGACATACTTTTAATTCAGATATGAAACATTTCCTAGGGTGGAAAAAAAGATATAACGGAAAATATAAAAAAACAGCTGCATTTACAATAGATGCGGCTGGTTTTGTTTATAAACATTTTGACCCTAAATATTCTTCAGAATTTTTAGATAGTGATGAGTTGAATAACAAGTCAATCATTATATTGTTAGAAAATAATGGTTGGTTGGTTAAAGATATTGAAAAAAATGAATACATTACATGGGTTGGTAATATTTATAATAAACCAATTGATATTTCTGAAAGGCGATGGAGAAACTATAAGTATTGGGATAAATACACTGATGAACAATTTGAATCAACATTAGAGCTAGTTAAAATGCTTTGCGAACAATTCAACATACCAAAAGCTGTGTTACCACACAATACAAAAATTGATAATTTCTTTGATTACAAAGGTGTTATATATAAAAGCAATCTTGAAAAACACTATACTGATTTATCACCAAGTTGGGATTATCTAAAATTTAAAAATAAATTAGAATTAAAATAAAATAATATGAAAGAAAGAATTGACGAACACGATATGACCAAAAAAATGATGGATATCATGAGAGGTGGTTACAAGTCAAGATTATTAACTGAAGCTGAAGAACAACCTGAACAACAATCAGATTCTATGGTTGAAAAAGAAGTTATGGATGTTAACAAAGGTGATGCTGTTTACAGTGAAGAATTGAAAAAATTACAAGCGATAAACCCTAGAGTTACTATAAAGTTCTTCAAGATATATACTGATGAAAAAAATGCTAACGTACATATGGGTGTTGTGTATTTGGAAGGAGCTATTGGTAGTGGTGCTGGTGGTAACGACCCTAATTTAGAACGTAGTTGGATGAACGAAGGAAACCGTTCTGGTGTTTATTTTGAATTATCGTTGTTAGATGGTTTTAAAGAACCAGTTGTTAAAAACGTGTCAAACCCAGATTTATCAGAGTTGCTTAAAAAATTGCCAGGGTTTTATCAAAATTGGGAAGATGAATGGGCGATAAAATTACAAGAAGATTACATGGGTAAACAAAACAATCAATAATATGAAATTAGATTTTAAAACAATAGTTATTGCTGGGTTATTTGCTTTTATGGCTTTTTATATAACCAAGTGTAGTTCAGATAGAGAAACTGAAGGGTTAAGAGCTGAACTACATAAAAACGAAATTAAAATGGACAAACTTAAAAAAATAAGTGATAACCAATATGAAAAGTTAGTAGCCGACACAGTTACCAAAAGAGATATGGCTAAGATTATTAAAGATTTGGAAATGGATATTAAAAACCCTAAGATAATCACCAGAATTGAATACAGACAAAAAGATGTTGAAAAACCAATGGATAACGTAATTGTTGAAAATGATTCCGTTCATATTGAAGATTATTACCCAAGCAAAGAAAAACAAACTTTGAAGTATACAGGCGGTATAAGCCTAGCTACCAAACAAGGTAAGGGTAAGTTCCAATTTCAACCTCAAAGTCTTGATTTGGTTATTTCTGAGACCAAAGAGGGTATATGGAAAGCTACGCTTAAAACAGATAGCGAATTTGTAGAAGTTAACAGTCTTGACGTACATACATTACCAGTTGCTGAACAAAAAATAAAAAATTGGAAATATTTTGGTGGTGCCAAGTATAATACCACTTCAGATAGAGCAACACAAAATTATGAAATCCTAGGTGGTTTTAGATACAAAAAATTAAACGTGTTGGGTTCTGTGAACACGAACAGCCAATTAGGTGTTGGTTTGATGTTTGATTTTTAAACAATATATCTTTAATAAAAGAGCCCTATATAGGGCTTTTTTTGTTTATTCTTAATATTTATAATAAAAACTACACTATGACTAAAAATAGTAAAAAAATAAACGAAACACTATCAAAATCTGATGTCTCTAAAGAGATTAAAGTTTATATGGATAGCAATGAATTCAAAAAGAAAATTGAAAAAATTGTTAAAGATAGACTTAAAAATGAAAAAGAATTAGAAGATAAAATAGTTGATATAACAAAAAATGTTCTCACACAACTTTATAAAGCCTTATGGGTTAAAAGAGGTTTGTGGAGAGATAGTTTAAGTAACAAAGCAAATTAATCATGAAAAAAATTAAAATAACCAAAGAACAATATCAAAAATTAAAAGCTGCTGGTTTAATTAATGAAGGTGTTTCTTTTGATACAAAAAACCCAGTTAACAAAACTTTTAAAAAAGCTTTTGCTGGTAAAGACATTTCAAACTTTGAATATATACCAGAAGAAGAGATTGTTAAAAAAAATAATTTTAATATTGATAATAAAAACACCTCAATACCAAAATTAAATATAAACGAAGTAGAAGATTTTATTAAATATGTTTATGGTGTTAATGAAGAGTTTTCAAAATATTGGGGAGAAAACAATTTGGCTTATGAAGATTTATGTGAAGCATTGGAAAGCAAAGGACTATTTGTCACAAAAGAAAATACCTATAGAATTCCTAAGTCATTAGGTACGCCAGATGAAATAAAAAAATCGATATACGAAACATTATCAGAAATGTTAAACCACAACATGCAAGAAGATAACTCTCCGTTAGGCTCAGATTTTGACCCTAACAACCCATTAAATAGACCAGACCCAATATCGTCAATAGGTAATAAACCAGATAATAAGAATTATGAATTAGTTTACAATAATACAGAGTTTTCAATTTTAAAAAGTAAAACTAGTGATGATATGTTTGCATTTAACCATGCAAATATAAATAAAAATGATTTTGAAGATTACGCAGAAAAACAAGGGTTTATCGATGCTGATGGTGATATGGAATATTATGATGATTGGGAAGTGGATAATTCTGCAATACAAAGATATTTCAACGATGTAATGGCTTCATCAAATGTTGGTGAAGGTGCTGATGCTTTTATGAGTGGTGAATACGATATTGTAAAAATTGATGGTTCTTTAAAAAATGAATTGTTAGGTTTATATGACAAAGATAAAAAATTGGTTAGCGTGTTAAACACGGTAAGTGAATCAACTACAGCTGGTAGTGTTGGTGGTTCTTTTGTAGCACCAATGAGTGTTGGACCTATTAGTAAAGGTATGCCAATTGACGATGATAAATTAAATGTTAAAGTTGTTTATGAAATGGATACAGCTGATGCTGGCAACATTGGGTATGATAACCCTGGGTTTGTTGGGATATCTAGAGATGGAAATTTTCCTAAAAACCGAAAGAAAACCAAAGCGGAAGAAAAAACACAATGGGCTGGTGGTTCGTTTGTTGATATCGACGATTGTACAAAACTAAATAACAACAAAAAAGCTCAAAATGGTGGATGTAGTACTGGTGCGGTAAATAATGTTGTAAAACAAAGAAAAACTAGTGGTAATATAAACGCACCTTCATTAAACGAAGGTATAGTTCGCGAAGCTTTAAAACTACAACACGATAAAACTCAAAATAAACTTATTGTCTTGTCAGATTTAGAAGGTAGAGCGGCTAGTCAAGAAACATTTCATAATAAAGCTGTTTTAAAACAAAATGGTTTTAATTGGAATGGCACTAATTGGGTTATAGATGCTGACAAATTAGAGATAGCTAAAAAAACGCTTACATTAGTTAACAAAGCAGAATATATTATAGACCAATTAGAAGACTTGGAAGATGCTGTTGAAAATTCATCAGCAGACAATAAAGATTTTTTAAAAGCTAGGCTCGACCAATACATTATGGATTTAGCCAACGCAACTGATGAAGTTGCGTTATCGGCTGAAATTAGAAGATATTTAACATTCTTCTCTAAATTTCACGGATACAGTTTTTATAATAGAATGTTAATATTCATCCAAAAACCTGACGCAACAAAAGTTGGTTCATTTAAATTGTGGGAATCAAAATTTAGAAGAGTTAAAAAAGGTTCAAAAGCAATTAAAATATTAGCACCAGCTGGTAAACCAGAAATGACTCAATACGATGATGAAACAACTGAATTGATGGGTCAAATGGGTATGACAAATAGACCACAAATAACTAGATTTAAAGCGGTAAACGTTTTTGATATTAGTGATACCGAACCAATTGATGAAAGAGGTGATGTTCCTGACACACCACAATGGTGGGGTGATAACACACCATCAGAAACTGCTGATATGTTATATAACGCAGTAACTGAAGTAGCTGCTGATTTGGGTATTAGAGTAACACAAAGTGATGCCAAAGGTGGTGAAAAAGGATACAGTGCTGGTGACCATATAAATATTTCTTCAGACGTTACAGGTGCTGCTAGGTTATCAACAACGATTCACGAAATAGCGCATGAGTTGATGCACTGGAAAAAATCGTCAATATATTATATAGATAATGGTGAAGGTAGAACTAAAAATGAGTTACAAGAACTACAAGCTGAAAGTGTTTCCTATGTTGTGTTGAAACACTATGGAATCCCAGTAGCTCACCATGCTACTTATTTAGCGTTATGGAAGGCTAATAAAGACAGAATTCAAAACAATTTAGAAATTATATCTAAAGTATCTCAATTTATTATTGATAAAATTGACACACGTGTTGATAACAGATAAAAAAATGATAGATAATAGGTATTTACATAGATTTTACATAAAATATAGATATTTATAATAAAACTTTAAAAATGGATAAAAAAATAATAAAAGATTTTTTGGTTGAAAGATTCTTGAACGAAGCTAAACCGACTACCGATACCCCAGGCATCACAGTCACAAACGCTATACGTACAAAATCTGGAAAAGAAAACAAAGCTGGTATCAAAGACATGCAAGATAATCTTAAAGATTATGACAAGTCTGTTAAGAAACAAGCTGAGGGAACCAAAGAGATGCCACAAAACAAATTCAACTACAACGACGACAACGAACAAACATATCATCAACAAATGGAAGATATGAATGGTCAAGAAATGATTGAGTATGACAGAGACCCAAACAAAATGTTCAAAGATAGAGCTAAAAAAGCTATTGAAGGAGATTCTACTATGGGTAACAACCCAGAATGGGCTAACGTTGTTCCAAAACAACAAGGGTTTACTGGTCCAGATTTTGGTAAAAACTTGGTTAAAGCAATCAAAGCTTCTCACAAGAAAAGACAAGACGCTGTTAAAGGTGTTATTAGCTTTGGTGATGATTTTGAAGTAGTGCCAGATGATTACGCACCTATGTCAAGTTTTTCAGCACTTAATGAAAATAAAGACAAAAAGGACGACCCAGATGATATGGAACAAGCTGATGCATCAGGTGATGCTTACGAAAAAACTAACAGAGAAATTTCTACTGAAAATAAAGTTGACACAAAAAACAAATTTGATGTTAAAAGAGGTGGAAAAACTATTGCTACAGGTGTTCAATTTTTACCAAACGGTAAAGATTATAAAGTACCAACAAAAACAAAAGGTGGTGTAAATATTCAAACATTAGATAAAAATGACCAAGTAGTTAACCATAACGATAATAATACAAAACAAACACAAAAAGAATCGATGAAAAGACTTAAATTCAAACAAGAATTCAATGGCGTTGGTAACGCTTTAAAAATGATTCCTGAATCATATAGAGTTGATAACAAAGTATTTGAAATGACTGATGGAAATGAGTCATACACAATGCGTTGGGAAGGAACATTATCTGAAGGTAGAGCGGTAGTTCTAACAGCTTCAGATAAAACAATGATTAACGAAGACATGCAAAAGATGAAACACCTTATGGGTTACAAATCTCAAGACACTTTGGGTCTTGTTAAGGGTAAATCAAGAATTGAAGAAAATGCTACTTTCGGAAAAATCTGGGACAAAACTAAAATATTAATGGAAGCTGAAGACATCGAAGGTAAAAAAGCTTCTGAGAAAAAAACTGACGAGAAGGTATCTCAAGCTGCTGACGCTAAAAAACACGTAGAAGGTTCTGTATCGACAGATAAAGGTACCAAAGCGCCAGCTGCTAAAACAGGTTCAGCTGATTCGTTAGAAAAAGTTAAAAAACAAGCTCCAGAAGCTAAGAAAAATGTTCACGTTGGAACTACTGGTGACTCTAAAATCGGTATGGGGTTAGGTGACCAATCAGAAGGTGAAGGAGAATGGGACCAAATGGATGTAAAACAAGCTGCTGCTCATGGTAATCCATCAAATACTACTTATGCTCCAGCTCCAAAAACTGGTGAATGGGATAAAGTAAGTGTACCACAAGCTGCTGACGCTAAAAAACATGTTAGCATGAATGAAGGTGTTAAATTAAACGGTATTGATTTTGCACCAATGAATGTTGATGAATTATTCAAATAATATAAGATAAAAATAAATAAAAAAAAGCTACTCAATGGGTAGCTTTTTTTGTTTTTAAGATATTTATGGGTATAATATTTTTTAAAAACAAAAACAATGAGTTTAATCAAATTACAAGAAAAATTAGGTGTTACAGCTGATGGGTCATTTGGTCCAAAAACATTAAAAGCAGCTATGACGTATTTTAAATTAACACCAGAAAGAGCGGCACACTTTTTCGGTCAGCTATCTCACGAGACTGGTGGTTTTCAATCATTCACAGAAAATTTAAACTATTCCGCCACTGGATTGTTAAAAACTTTTCCAAAATATTTTACCAAAGACAATGTTAATGAGTACGCAAGACAACCAGTAAAAATAGCTTCAAGAGTTTATGGAAACAGAATGGGTAACGGTAATGAAGCGTCAAAAGAAGGTTGGACATATAGAGGTAGAGGTGCTATTCAATTAACTGGTAAAAATAATTATAAATTATTTTCAGATTCAATAAAAAGACCAGAAATAATGGCTAACCCAGATTTAGTTGCAACTAATTTTTCTTTTGAATCGGCTATGTTCTTTTTTAATACTAATAAATTATGGTCTATATGTGATTTAGGTGTTAATGATAAAATAATAAGAAGTTTGACCAGAAGAATAAATGGTGGTACCAAGGGGTTAGCTGATAGATTATCATTGACCAAAAGATATTATACTTGGTTAACCGCATAATTCTAAATAAACTTTATTTTTCACCTTATTGCCTTATATTAATAATAAAATAATAAGATGAATGATAAGTACAATAAGTTAAGTTTTTTAGCGTACATTAATAACCCAATGAGTTGGGAAGCGATATCTATGGTCTATAATAAAAATAATATAAAGTATGAGAAATGTCAACTTTATAGTGATTTCGTACAATCGCTATTGATTACTGTTTTTGATACATATATGGGTGACGATGTTACACCACCACAAGAACAATCTAACCATTTTAATTGGTGCTGGAATCGAACAATAGATATTTTCAAAGAAGAAGGTATTTATTTTGAAAATGAAAGAATTATGGAGTATTTTTCAGAATTTATGTTCGAAGTGTTTTATTTTAACAAAGAAAAAAACAAATCAGATTACACGGATAACACTATATTAAAATTATGGTTAGACATCTTCGATTATAACAAATTAAAGACCAATGCAGACATTGATACCTTCCTAGAAATCTATCGATTAATGGAAATGTCGCTAAAAACACAAAAAAATTAGGTTTTACTATTTATTTTTAATTTTTTTATAGTAGTTTTATGCTTATGAATACAGAAAGATTATTTAACGTAGTACTTTTAGAACTAACTACCGATAAAATGAAATTGGAAGATAGACTAGAACAAACAATTAATTCGAGTGAAACTATAGACCAAAAATCTAGCTCGATTAAAATGATATTAGCTAGCATAGCTAATAACGAAGCCAGTGTGGCTAAACTCCAAACTATGCTAAACAATAATAACAATAATAACATTGAACAAAAAAACGATTAACAATGAATGAATTTAACGAATTAAAAGGATTAGTAATTGCATTAGAAGAAGATGCGACTAAATTTTATGAAAAAAGCAACAAAGCTGCTGGTGTAAGACTTAGAAAAGGTTTACAAGACATTAAAGCTTTGGCTCAAACTTTGAGACAAGACGTTTCTGCTAAGAACAAAGAAGCAAAATAACAAACATTATGTTAGAGACGATACTTAACAAATTATTGGTAGTGTTATTCTTGTTATCAATATTCAATGTGTTTAGACATGGATATTATTTTATCCAAGCAATGTTCAAAACCAATGAAGAAGGTCAAACAAGCAAGTACATTATTTCAAACAAATCATTGTTCTTGTTAGGTTTATCCCTTGCATACGCACTATCTGCAATTTTTACAGGTATTACAATTTAAAAATAAAATATGTCAAACATACAAAAAACATTAGACGCGCTTCAACCATATATAGTAGGTATTAGATATGTAGAAGGAGTACCAGTTATAGATGCAGTTTTTAAAGAAGGTTGGACGGTGCAAACAGACCAAACAATAAAAACAATTAAAGGTGATGAATCTTTGAATTATTTTATGGTTTACAGTGATGCACCTAATATTGGTGTTGACGAATTACTAGGGTTTGTTGGTAAAACAATCAAAATGAATCAAGAGCGAGAAAAAAAACATGAGCTTTTGAAATTAAAAGTTGAAGAACTAAAAAACATCTTTAAACAAAACTCTTTGGAGAAATTAACTCGATTGAAGTTTTCATTTTCTGACGAAGAATTGGTACCAAAATTAAATGATTTCGATTTAAACATTGACGATGAGATAGTGGAAGAAATTATTCAACCACAATCAGAAAAAGAAGTGATAATTGTAACAGACCCAGATAGTTTTAATGGTTACAGCGATTATGACACACAAGATGAAATAAATAGCATTAACCACATAGCTTATGTAGATGAAAATGGTAACCCAATAGAATATTCTGAAGAAGAATTAGAAATGTTGGAAGAAGAGGCTAGGGCCGAGCGCAATAGAAAATATCTTGACAACAAGAAACCAAAATCAAACAGGAGTAAAATTGAATTACCCCCTAAATAAAAAAAGCCTCATTTCTGAGGCTTTTTTTGTTAAACAAAAACATTAAGCTGAAACCCCTTCCAGAGCTTCCTGTAGAGTATGCATCAGCCAGACACCGCCAGCTGAAACCAATCCATTTAAAAAAATCATTAAGTATAAACTATCCACACCAATAGAACCCATTGGGGTTAAATGCGCGTAAGAGAAATGAGCCATTAACGCTGAAACAGCAAAACCCATCCAAGTACCTAAACACATAAAACATGTGAATAACTTATATAAACTATAACCACCTTGTCCGAATTTAGCTAAAAAATTTCTAAATCCTTCAAAAAGTGAACCGTAAATAATATTGTTACATGCACCGTAACAAATCAGAATAAAAAGTATTGTAACCATAATTTTTATTCAAATATACGGTTTATGTACAAAATAGTCAATATTTATATACAAATATTTTTGTTATTTACAAAAATAAAAACAATAACTATATTTAAAACAAAAAAAATATGAGTGTAACTAACAATAGAGAAATTGCGCAAGCAGAAAAAGAAATACTTGCTGAAAAATACAAGACAGCTTTAAAAAAAGCCCAATTTGTGGAAGAAGTTAAATCTGGTTTAGGTGAAGAAATAAAAAAGAAACCAAAACCTATCATTAAAAAACCAACCCTTGGTCAAAAAATAATGACATCAATAAAAAAAATATTTACAAAATTTTAATATGAATTACGAACAATTAATAGAAACAGTGTCGGTAATAATTGCTGACGAAAGAATACAAAAGAAAGGGTTGATGTTGTCATATACACTACCAGAACATGAGTATAGAAAAATCAATGAAGTTTTGTTTTATAAAAACAATCCAACAGCGAACTTTATAACTTATGATGATGAGTTTGAGATTGAGATTGCTGGTATTGTTGTAAAACTTTATAAAATAGTTGGAGTATAAGGTTTAATTTAGTATCTTTGCCGTATTAATATAATAAAATGGCTAAGATAAAAAAAATTCTTGAGGATTTCGGTGACTATGATTATGTTGCTGGGTTAGATGAAGTAGGTAGAGGTTGTGGTGCTGGTCCAGTTGTGACGGCAGCGGTAATCATGCCAAAAGGATTCAAGTCTGAACTTATAAGAGATTCCAAACAACTTACCGAAAAACAACGTAACGATGCGTATAAACTTATTTTAGATAACGCGCTGGATGTTGTTTGTTTGGCCAGTACTATTCAAGACATAAACGATTTGGGTATTAACCCAGCAACGTTTAAAACAATGCACAGATGTCTTGATGGTTTAACAATTGAACCAGAACAAATCCTTGTTGATGGTACTGTATGGGATAAATGGACAAAAGACATTCCAGTAACACTTGTACCTAAAGGTGATGATACGTATACTTGTATAGCTGCGGCTGCTATCGTAGCTAAAGTTAGACGAGATGAATACATGACCAAGTTACATAAATTGTATCCAATATACCTTTGGGATGGTAATAAAGGGTATCTTAGCCCTCAACATATAGTCGCAATTAAAGAATATGGGATATGTAAGTACCATAGAAATCAGTACGTTAGAAATTTTTTATAAAAAAAACGAAAAAAAACTTGACAAGCATATATAAAAAGTAGTATCTTTGCATTATCAAAAATTAACAATCAAAAATTTTATTATTATGAGTACATTATTAAATGCTATGCAAACTAAAGATTCATTGACTGAAAACGGTATGTCTACTAACTCTTCATCATTAAACCTATGTGTGGATTTATTCTTCCAGATTGGTGCTATGAGAGGGCAAGATAAACAACGTCTTATCAATGTATTCACGAAAGCATTTGGTGAGAACTCATTAACAGCAATGCGTTTGTTGTTCTGGGCACGTGACGTTCGTGGTGGAGCTGGAGAAAGAAAAATCTTCAGAGATATCATAGAGTATCTTGCGGCTAACCGTACAGACGCTTTGCGTAAAAATTTACACTTGATTGCCGAGTTCGGTAGATGGGATGACTTACTTGTATTGGTAGGTACACCTTTGGAAAAAGATGCTTTGGAGTTAATCGCTAGTGCGTTGGCTAATAAAAATGGTCTTTGCGCTAAATGGATGCCACGTCCAAACGTAGGTAATCGTGAGAAAAAAAGATGGGCGACAGCTTTGAGAAAACACATGGGTATGTCACCAAAAGACTACCGTAAAATGTTAGTAGAAAACTCTAACACCGTTGAGCAATTGATGTGTGCTAAAGAATTCTCTAAAATTGAGTATTCTAAATTGCCTTCAAAAGCAATGAGTGACTACATGAAAGCGTTCTCTAAAAATGACTTGGTTCGTTTCCAAGAATACCTTAACTCTGTTGAAAAAGGTGAAACAAAAATAAACGCTGGTGCCGTATACCCATACGACATTATCAAAAGCTTGAACCAAGGTAACACTAAAGGTGCTAACGCACAATGGGGTGCACTACCTAACTACATGGAAAACAACAACGAGAAATTCTTGCCAGTTGTTGACGTGTCAGGTTCAATGTCTTGTTCAGCTGGTGGTAGCGCTAGTGTAACTTGTATGGATGTAGCAATCTCTTTGGGGTTATACATTTCAGAAAGAAACGTTGGTCCTTTCCAAGATGCGTTTGTGACTTTCTCAAGTCGTCCTTCGCTTCAAATCTTGAAAGGTTCTCTTAGTGAGAGATACAACCAATTGAGACGTGCTGAGTGGGCAATGTCTACCAACATCGAAGCGGTGTTCAACTTGATACTTGACAAAGCGAGAGCTTCTAAAGTTTCTCAAGAAGAAATGCCAACAATGATTCTTATCCTTTCGGATATGGAATTCAACTACGCTGGTGGTGGAAGTTGGAACCCAACTGCACAACAAATGATTGAAGCCAAATACTCTCAAGCTGGTTATGCTATGCCTAAAGTTGTATACTGGAACATTCAGTCAAGAGGTGATAACAACAAACCAGTTCAGTTTGATAAAAACGGTACTGCTTTAGTGAGTGGTTTCTCACCATCTTTATTGACTAGCTTGCTAGCGGGTAAAGAGATGACACCATACTCAATGATGATGTCTGTTATCGGCTCAGAACGTTACGCTTGCGTAACTGTTTAAAACTAAGTGCGGGGTGGGAAACTGCTCCGTGTCTTAACTAGATTTGTCGCTTAAAAGTTGTATGCAGCAAACAAAAAAACTACAAATATTCAGATACACTATTTAACGTAGGTCCTCTCTTGTAACCTCTAAAATTTTTTGAATCGAGAGAAACTTCGTAACTGGGTTTAGAAGTAAATGCCCCCGCATCTTGTAGACAAATCGAATAAAAAGAAAGCTCCAGCAATGGGGCTTTTTTTATTTATATCATTTACATATTTATTGTTTTTCGTTATACTTGTTTAAAATAAATTTTATGACAAAAATAATAGTAAAAGAAATTGATAGATTTTACAGTAGAAAAAAAGGAAAAAACTATATTAGCGAATACTTAATATATATAAACATTGATGGTAAAAACATCGCATGTAGAGAAGTTTTAGGTCAAACCGAGAAATCCTTGGTAGTTACAGAATATTTAGTAACACATTTCAAAACTATCCCAAACAGTGACGATATATCAAATTATGTTGAAGAAATAACAAATTATAAACAATAAACTATGGAAAACCAATATCCACTTATCCTTGTATTTTACTTGGATGCTGAAATGATGAAAATCAAAGAAATTATTCAACCTTTTGCTGAATCTGTAAATCATATGTTAGCTGAAAAAAATTCTAACGCTATGGCATTCTTTATTCCTACCAAAGGTGAAGAAAGAGTAGAATGTATCAACCCATCAATCATAGCTGAGGCTGATATGGCAAAAATTAACCAAATGGTTGAAGATATAAAAGAACAATTTTCAATAGATACTGATATCGATGTTGAAGACGAAGAAACTGAAAATAAACCATGCGAATGCGGTGGTAACTGTAAATGTGATAAAAATGAATAACGACCAAAAAGCTGCGATATATGAAGAATGTCTTAGAGAAAGCGATGCGCTTCAAAGACAAAACTCTAAAATAAAATCTGAATTTGCTGGTAACATACCACCACACTTAGAAGAACAAATAAGAAAAAATGATGCTAGGATTTCGGTACTAGTTGGAAAACTTGAAGGTTTGTTTAAATAATGGAAAAAAGATTGTTTGATTATATGGATATGAACTATGTGTTGGGTGATTCAAACATAGTTCACACTCATTTTGGTGGTAAAGATTATGGTAGACATATTGCAGAAGAGATTACACTTATTTTTTCTGTAGAATTATCTATTTCTGAACAAGTAGTTAAACAATGGATTTCAAACAAAATTGATGATTTAGAAAACCTAGATAAATTTTGGAGCAAACCTAACCTAGCTAGTTTTTATGAACCTAAAAGACCTAATAGATTTATGTTGTTATTCCCAGACGAATTTGAAATTCCTCATCAAGTTGTAAAAACAACTGTTAGGCCTAGTGTTACGTTTAATAATGGTAGAGTGGAATGGGAAGATATCGAAATAATTTTTAGAGACCCAATCGGACCATCAATGGCTGAAAGAATGCACGAACTATTTTTGAGAGTTGGTAGTTCTTACACCAATAGAGAATTTGAATATAGAATACAATTATTGGGTCCAGTTGGTGACTTGGTTGAAGAATGGGTTATCAGAGGTTTTGTTAGTCGAATAGATTTTGGTGAGTTAGATTACTCATCAGATGAATTGATGGATATAAAACTAACCATTAGACCAACTAGTTGTATTTTACTTTTTTAAGGTTTTGTACTGGTTCTTCTTATCTTTCTGTACGACCAACCTGTTTCATCGTGAATTAAATCGTATAAACGCCCTATATTCGCTTTTGAAGCGGTGCCCATAAACAATAAACTTTTAATCTTTTGCTTTTTTACTATTTTGGCTAGTGTATGGTGCAATCTTTGAGCTTCTTCTAGGTTTTTACACAAAACCAAATCAAATTGTTCTTCATTGTATATGATTAACTTATTATAAACCACGATAACTTGTTTCACAATCTTTTTCGAGTGAGCGTTAACCATAAGACGTTTAACTATTTCAGTAATAGTAGGTCTTTCTTTTTCTTCGTAACCATATATGTAAAATGTTTCTTCTATTTCAAAATTATCAGAATGTAGAATAGTCCAATCACCCAATGGTGGTTCAGTATACAATTTTCCATAGTCATCTCTACGCGTTCTAAACACATCACCTTCTTCAGTTGGTTTAGTGATACATATTTCATATTTAACTGGTCTAATACCATGGCTATTTATGAATTTTTTAGGAAAATACACTTTGTTTTCATCTTTTATCTTGTGAAAGTTCTTAAAGGCTGTTTCTCTGGTCTTACTTATATGTAGAGTTTTCTTGTATTCACCATTGGATGTTAAAATTACGCGGTATTTCATAAATTATTTGTTTTATATTATAAATTTAAGTATATTTGCATAAAAATAAAGATTACACATGAGTAAAAGAGATTATTATGAGGTTTTAGGGTTAGCCAAAGGCGCTTCACAAGATGAAATCAAGAAAGCTTATAGAAAGCTAGCCAAAGAGTTACACCCAGATAAGGGTGGTGATGAAGATAAGTTCAAAGAAGTGTCTGAAGCTTATGAAGTTTTGTCCGATGATGATAAAAAAGCAAAATATGACAGATTTGGACACAATTCAGATAACAGAGGCAACCCAGATGATATGTTTAGAGGTTTTCATGATATCTTTGGTCGTCATTTCAACCAAGGTCATAAACAAGTTAGGGTTGGTGAAACTCTTAGCTTAACTGTTAAATTAACCCTTGAAGAAATATTCTCTGGGGTGAATAAAACCTATAACTACAACAGAAATGTTAGTTGTACAGACTGCGAAGGTCACGGTGGTACTGACCCATATGATTGTCCATCTTGTAATGGTAGCGGTATGGTAACAAGTCTTACCAGAACTCCAATGGGTGTTTTTCAAACAACACAACCTTGCCCTTCATGTGACGCTACTGGGACCAAACATAGAACTCCTTGTAACACATGTAGTGGTAGTGGGTTAACAAACATAAAAGAAACTGTACAAGTTACAGTTCCAGCTGGTATTCAAAATGGGATGACATTTGTAATGGAGGGTAAAGGTCAAGGTGTTAAATCAGGAAACAATGGTGATTTACACATAAAAATTATTGAGTTACCACATAAAGTCTTTACTAGAATAGGTCCTGATTTAAAGATGAATCTTAAACTATCTTATCCACAATTGGTTTTGGGTGACAAAGTAGAAATAGACACAATTGAAGGTAACAAAATAAGAATGAGTGTTCCAGAGTATAGCGACGTTGGTACTAACCTTAGAGTTCCGTTTAAAGGTGTTAGTGTATACGGTAAAGATGGTAGAGGTGACCTTATAGTTACGTTAGGTATTGAAATACCTAAAGTTTTGGATGATGAAGCTAAAGAAGCTGTGATAAATCTTAAAGAAAAACTTGCAAATAAAGGATAATATTAGTATATTTGTAAAAATAACATAACAAAAATAAAAACATTAAACGAATGGCAAAATACGAAGCTCCGTATGACGACACACTAGATTTGTATAACCAATTAATCGATAGAGCTGGGTTATCAAACTACTTAAACATCACAATCTTATCTGACAACAAACAAAAGAAAATCTTTGTTGTTAAAAAATGTACAGAACTTGAAAAGTTCAAAACGGGTGATGATGTAAACATTATCATCAACCAAACTATTTTGGACCAATTACAACCAGACCAAATTCAAATCGTAATGGAAGAATCCTTGGCTGGTATCCATTACAACACCGAAAAAGACAAATTAGAAATGACTAACCCAGATGTAATCACATACAGTGGTGTCTTGGCTAAATACGGTTTCGATAAATGGAATGTGATGAGAGAGTCAATCATAACTCTTCAACAAGCTGAGAAGCAACAAGAAGATGAAACAGAAGCTATAATAAAATAATGACTAGGGATGAAATAGCTTTATTAAGTCCAAACGCTATTGTGTGGGATGGTTTAGATGAGGCAATCATAGGTTTGGCCAAAAAAGAAGATTTTGGTCCCCTAGTTATCTATAATTCTAACGGTATTGTAAATATTAAATTAGACCCAAACTTTTATGAGGGTTTTGAAGAATATGATGAATTTGACTCAATAGATAATTGGGATAGACCAAGTTTTGAAGGTCTAGTAGCTTACGATGTTGAAAAAGCGATTAAAATATTAATGAACGACATGGAAGTATCTGACGACGATGTTGAAGATGGTATGACACGAGATGACGCTGCTTATATGATGGCTTTGGAGTATTTCGGTTATAATGTGGCTGGAGCATTTGTTGGAGATTACACACCGTTGCATTTGTTTATAGAAGAAACAGAATAAAATAACAAAACAAAAATATGAATTACACGCAAGAATTTAAAGACTATGCTATTAAGCATATGGGGATATCTGGGATAGATTTCCACAATTGGGAACAACTTCAAGAAAAAATCTATGGTGCGCAAGCTCCTTTGATTACAACTGGTCCGTCAGCATCTTTGACACCATATATCCTTGAAGAAAGAGAATTGAGGGTAACTCAAATGGATATCTTTTCCAGAATGATGATGGATAGAATCATTTGGTTGGCTGGTCCAGTTAACGATAGAATGAGCACTGTAGTACAAGCACAGTTATTGTTCTTGGACAATTTAGAATTGAAAGACATCACCTTGCACGTAGACAGTCCAGGTGGTTCCGTTAAATCAGGTTTGTCAATCGTAGACATTATGAACTACGTTAAGTCCGATATCATCACAATCAACACTGGTATGGCTGCTAGTATGGGTAGTATCCTTTTGGGTGCTGGAACCAAAGGCAAGAGATTTACATTGAATTTCAGTCGAGTAATGTTACACCAAGTATCAAGTGGTGCACAAGGTACTATTCAAGACATTGAAATCTCATTGGCAGAAGCTAGGAAATACAACGAACTTTTGTTTGGTTTGTTAGGTCAATATACTGACAAAGACCCAGCACAAGTTAAAATAGATGCTGACAGAGATTTATGGTTAAATGCAGAAGAAGCTAAAGCTTACGGTATTGTTGATGATATAATCATAAACAGAAAGAAATAATGTTTTCAACCATTCAAAAATATTATAAAGAACTTAAGGTTAACGCCAAAGACTTTATAAAAAACACTGAACAAGAAAGCCTCGAAACCAAAGAGGCTTTCATGTTGATTGTTGACTCGGTCAAAGAAGGTAAAAAATTGACTCAAGAGGAAAAGAACAAGGTTGGTGAGCAACTGAAAGATGTGTTGAAGACTACGGGGTTGGTTGGTATTGCATTGTTGCCTGGTGGTACGATATTCTTTATACTTACCAAGTATTTAAAACTTAACAAGTACATATTACCATCTTCGTTTCAAGAAAAAGAAAAATAAAATATTTTAAAATAAACTTGCATTTTGATAAAATATGTAGTATATTTGTAAAAAATAAAAAATACGTATATTTATATACATAAGTTCTTTAAATTATTGGGGTTAAACGGTATTGACTGGATATAGTCGTAAATCGTAAGCATGTAGTGCTAGATTGGAAGCACTTTAATCTGTCTATTAAAAAATTGAATTGACAACGATTTCATCGTTTCTGAAAATTTCCTTAACGAAGCTGCATTCAGTTTCGCAGGAGAGGTAGCTGTAGCCTAATTATAGCTAATAGTGGTAATTCCACTTGATGGTGATAAATCACCAAGAACCAACTTCCTAGTTGTAAAAAAAGGAACGATGGTCGCTGCACTTCCATCGGGATAAATAACGCAGCACAACTTTGCTAGAATTAGAAACTAGATAAACATGTAGAAAGCTTTTGAAGAATATGCAACACTGGGGTTCGATTCCCCATAACTCCACCATCAGTAATGATTCTGCTCAAAATAAACCAATGAGTGAGAAATAAAAACCCCACTGTAAATCGCTTTACGTGGGGTTTAATTTTTTAAGATAATTTGATTATCTTTTAGGTGGTTTGCAACCGCATCCTTTGTTTTTCATGATTTTGTAGAATTATTTAAAGTGTTATAACAAATATAAATATCAATAAAAATAAATTATTAATATGTTTAGTAAAAAATATACAGTAAGTCTGTTAGATAGTAAATGGAATATTATAAAATCCAACATAAAATTATCATCAATACCAAGACGCGATGAATACGTTTGGCATATAAATGTTTATTATAGAGTTCTTAACGTGGTACATTCTACAGATAATAAACAAGGTACGTATCTAATTGTAGAACAATTTGGTGACAAATTACCCTCATAATCAAGGGTTTATAAAAAAAATTTAAAAAAGTTAAAAAAAAACTTGACATGAGAGTGAAATATTAGTATCTTTGCATATATTTATTACAATACGTTCATAGACATTATATCTAGAAAGATGATTTCTGCAAACAGAAAACTACAAATTTAAGAGAGGGAGTAACTGGTCTCCCATAGATTTTAATAACCACATTGAAATATCATGAGTTCTTAAAGTCACACGAAAGTGAATAAAACTGGAAGTGTTGTGAGGGCACTTTAAATCCACTGCCGTGAGCACGTTAGTAACGTAAAACAAGGCGAACTATCATCTTGAGATACATTATATGGTTAAAGAATCTTTTCAGCAAATAAAAAAGCAATTTTACATTTGAGAAAAAACAAGCAAAACAGAGATTCTGGCCACACGCGGTAGAAATTAAGTTTTTATCTGAACGATTGCTTCACAGCATTCACTAAGATAGCTGGGTCACTCCAGCCTACCGCACTAACATCGCGGGGTAGAGCAGTAGGTAGCTCGCAAGGCTCATAACCTTGAGGTCGCACGTTCGAGTCGTGCCCCCGCAACTGGAGACTTTTTTGTACTTTTCAGTTTTCTGAGATATTTATTATTAAAGAAATTGAAATGGCAAGAAAAGAAAAAAACATACACTACATTTATAAAACAACGTGTAATATAACAGGACGATGGTACATCGGAATGCATAGCACGTATAACTTAGAAGATGGTTATATAGGTAGTGGTAAAACATTAAGACGTTCTATTAGAAAATACGGTAAAGAAAATCACACAAAAGAGATTCTAGAATTTTTAGAAAATAGAGAAGAATTAGCTAAAAGAGAAAAAGAAATTGTTAATAAAGAATTAATTTCAGATTCCAAATGTATGAATTTGGCTCTTGGTGGTGAAGGTGGTGGTTTTATCAATGAAGAACATATGTTTAAATGTGTTAAAGCTGGTAGAAAAAAAACTGACGAAGTTTTAAAAGAAAAGTTCGGTGGTGATGAAAACTGGTTAAGTAGATTCAATTCTCATGTTAATAAAATAGCTTGGGAAAATGAAGAATACAGACAGAATAAATTAAAAAATCTAGATTGGACTGGTAAAAATCATGCTGAAGAATCTAAACGTTTAATCTCTGAAAAAAGAAAAGGTACTGGTATTGGTGAAACAAATAGTCAATACGGTACGTGTTGGATAACCAGAGACGGTGCTAACAAAAAGATAAAAAAAGAAAACCTTGAAACTTATCTGAACGAAGGTTGGGTTAAGGGTAGAAAATAAAATACATCGCGGAATGGTGGAAATGGAAACATGCTAGGCTCATAACCTAGAGGAGCAGTAACACTGTGTTGTAGGTTCGAGTCCTACTTCCGCAACTAGAAGAATAGATTCAGCAATTGAAATTTTTAAGGAAAAAAAAACAAAAACTATTCTGTAAAATACTAAACCCCATAGCAATATGGGGTTTTTTATTAAAACTAATAACAAACAACAAAAAACAAAACCAATGGGAAAAATTAATTTAGAAATCCGAGACGCAGAAGGTGGAACCGATGCGAAGCTGTTGGTTTGTGAAATGCGCGACATTTACATTAAAACAGCGAAGAACAATAACATCGACTGAATAATAACCGAAGATAGGTTAGGATTTGTTAGCATCTGACTAACGGGTAAAAACGCAAAAGAAATCTTTAAGAACGAATGGAATTCTTTGCCATTTGTGGTTTTTTTAATTATTTGTGATATTTATTATAAAAGAATATTATGGAACCATCTTCATTTGTAACTTGTCCAGTATGTGGAAAAGATTTATCTTCATTATCGACCAAACATTTAAAATCACACAATTTAACGGTTAAACAGTTAAGGGAGTTATATCCTGATGTGAAAATCCATAGTGATGTTTCTTTACAAAAAAAGAAGTTACTCGATGCAAAGTATAGGGAAAAGAATAAAGAAAAGTTAAATGAGTATTTTATTAACCACCGTTTGGAAAATAAAGATAAACGAAATAATTATCAAAAAGAATATCGTAAAGAAAATATTGAATATGTTAAACAAAAAAATAAAGAATACGTTGCGTTAAATAAAGAAAAGAAAAAAGCGTATGACAAACAATATTTAATAGATAATCGTGAAAAAAAATCAGCTTACGGTAAAGAATATAGAAAAAATAATAAAGAAAAAATAAAAGAAAACGCTAAATTATATAATCAAAAAAACCCACACGTAATAGCTTGGAGGCGAATATTAAAAAATTCGCTACGTGATTTACATAACAAAAAAACTGGTAAGACCATAGATATGTTAGGCTATTCAGCTTTAGAATTTAAAGAACATATCACAAACTTATTTACTGACGGAATGACATGGGATAATTATGGAGAATGGCACATAGACCATATAAAACAAATTATTAGTTTTCCACCAGAAACTCCAGCCAGTGTGGTAAACGCTTTATCGAATCTTAGACCAATGTGGGGAACAACAAGGGAAATAAACGGTGTTATATATGAAGGCAATTTAAATAGACCAAAATACAATGAAAACAAATAAAATTTTATTAGAATTAAGAGCGTCAGAAGGCGGTGATGATTCAAAATTATTAATTAAAGATATGCGAGATATTTTTTTAAAAGCTTGCAAAAATTATTCATTTGAAGCTAAAGTTATTGATGAGAAAGATGGTATGATAACTATCTGAATATCTGGATATAATGTTAAAAATGTGTTCTTAAACCATGTAGGTTCACATAGGTGGCAAAGAGTACCACCAACCGAAAGAAAAGGTAGGGTTCATACAAGTTCAATCACCGTAGCACTTATGGAAGAAAACGATTATAAGGAAGTAGAATTACATCCTAGTGAATATCGTTTGGAAACAACCAGAGGAACTGGGAACGGTGGGCAAAAAAGGAATAAAACTGAATCATGTGTTGTTGTAACTCATATAGCAACTGGGATTAAAGTTAGACGTGATAGTCGAAGTCAACACCAAAATAAAGAAGCAGCGATTGCTGAATTAACTCAAAGGGTTAATAACTTTTATAAAACAGGTCATGATTCATTAACCATTGAAAACCGTAATGAACAAATTGGTGAAGGTGGTCGTGCCGATAAAAGAAGGACTTATCGTGTAAAGGATGATATGGTTGTAGACCATATCACTAATAAGACTGCTAGTCTAAAAGACATATTAAGAGGTAAAATAGAGCTTCTTTCATAATAATAAATAACCCTAGTAGTAACTAGGGTTATTTTTTTTAATATCTCGATTGATTTTACTACAAAGTGGTTGTAGGTTGGTATAATGGTTAAGTCTAATCACATCTTCTTCGGTCACCGCTGTATCCAGTGGTATGATGTGGTCTACATCCCAACCGTAGTTTAATTCACCATTATAAAGACCTTTGTTGCCCCAAGTCATCCATGGTTCAAATTTTGATTCAATATGTTCTTTTAAAAACTCATAAGAACATCCTAGAATTTCAACTGTTTTATTGTTTTTCTTAGCGTTGATTCTGGAGAAAGATTTTAATATACCGCTTCTAACAGTACATTTTAAATTATACACTGGGTCATTAGCTTTTTTGATATTATGTAATTCAAGTTTTCTACCTCTATACACTATTGATGCAGCTTTAATTTTGTCTTGATTATTCGCTTTATATTTTTTAGTTGATTCTTTTGCTTTTTCTGGGTGACGCTCTCTATACGCTTTAGTGTTGGTTTTGTTCTTTTCTGGGTTATTCTTTCTATATTCTCTATGCCATTCAGCTAAACGTTCTTTATTAGCTTCTCGCCAAGCTTTTTGGTATTCAGCTCTAGCTTTTTTCTGTTCATCATTAAGCACCCTTCCCATTGTTTAAAGAGTTAAAATGTTGTTCTAATAACCAATCGATTAATTTAGATTTATTGATGTTTTCATTAACTAGTATTTCATAGTTATCGGATGAGATGGTGATTGATAGTTTACCTTTTTTCTCTTCTTGTAGTTTTGCTTTTCTTCCCATGATATTTTGTGTTAGATAATTGTTATATCTATAAATATCTAGAAATTAGAAAAAAGTCGTACCAGTGCGATTTTTATTTTAACTTTTTTTCATTTTCTTTTTTAAAGTGTTCAGTTAATAAAGAATCGATTAATTTTGATTTATTATAGTTACTATCTTCTAATTGTTTTAGAACTTCTGGTGATAATGCTACGCTTATTTTTTTCTGGTCCATAGTTTTGTTTTTAATAAATATATTGAAAATTAATTAAAAATAAATAGAAAAAAACTTGACAAGCGATGATATTGTTAGTATCTTTGCATGTATTTTAAATTGAAAAATTTAGAATGCGTAAAATAATACGATTAAATATAAAATAATTTTTATTTATGGAAAAATTAAACGAAACAAATGGTTTGGATGTAACTCCAAATGTCAATTTCTTAGCGACTTTAAGAAATTCTGGTTACAATAATTATGCGGCAATTGCTGATATTATTGATAATTCACTAGACACAAACGTTAACTCAAAAAACGTTAAAATTACAATTAAGAAAATCAAAGATGAGTATGACCACATTAAAATTTGTGATGATGGTTGTGGTATGGATTTAGAAACGTTAAAAGAAGCATTTAAACTTGGTGCTTTAACTGGTAAAAACAGAGAGTTCGATTTAGGTTCATATGGTACTGGTCTTAAAGCTGCTGCCTTATCTATCGGTAAAGCTTTTGATGTGATAACAAAAAGTGAAAATGGTTCATTATATATTGCCACTTATGATTTAGAGGTTTTGTTAGACCAAAATACTTTTATTATTCCTATTAGAACTGGTACTCCAGAAGAATTAGAATCGTTTAAAGAAGACGTTGGTTCTGATACAGGTACTATTATTAAATTATATAAACTTGATAAAGTATCAAATTCAAACCCTTCTATTTTTAAAGATATTTTAAAAAGTAAACTTAGTTTATATTTCAAATATTTTATTGATGAATTAAATGTTAAATTATTTGTTAACGATGAGTTAGTTGAATCTTTCGACCCAATGTTTCGTAAAGAATTTTACTCCAAATGTCTCACATCAAATGAAAAAATAGTTTATGGTGAGAATGAAATTAAATTTAGTGTTTATAATTTAGAAGGTGTTAGTACTTCATTATCAACAAAAATTGGTAGAAATAGTAGTAATGCTGGCCTTTATATTTATAGAAATAAACGTTTAGTTGGGGCTGGTTTGGATTTAGGTATTGTGGGTAAAATAGGTGATGGGTATTCTAATGGTGTTAGAATTGAATTATTTGTTAATGGTAGTGGTGATGACTTATTCGGGTCAACTTTCAATAAAATGATACATGAAAAGGATAAAAATGATATTGACCAAGGGTTTAAAGATATTTGTAGAAATGCTATCCAACCTTATATTAAAACAATCAGAAGTAGAGAAGACCAAACATTGAATATAGAGTTGACTGAGGATGTTAAAAAAGAGTTAGATGAGTCAACTAAAAGTATCAATAATAACCGTTTTATTGATATTAAAAAAGAAAGGGGTATGAACACAAAACGTGAGACACCAGTTGAAAAGAAAGAAACGGTTAAACCAGGAAGTAAACCAAATCAAACTAGAGTCAGAGATGATAAATTTTTTGATTATAGATTTATTAAATTAGGTGAAAATGGTTTGATGTTTAAAACGGTTAAAGAACAAGGTCTATATATTTTAGAAATAAATCAAGAACATCCTTTTTGGTCTAAATTTATGAGTAAAACTAACTTTGAAACTAAAGATGTAGCTTTTAAGTTATTAGCTTCATTAGGGTTGGCTTTAGCTGATATTGAGTATTATAATGATACTGAAAAAGAAATAATGTTAACCGAATATTTCATTAAAGTTAGTGAAAGGTTACGAAAATTTATAATTTATTAATCGTGAAAAAAGATATTAAAAATAAAATAAAAGCTTTAGAAGTAGTTGAAGAACTTATTTCTAGTCGTTGTCAGATGATTGACCATTTTTATAGTGGTGATAAAGATACTAGAATTGAAGCGTTTTCTAATATTTTAGTTAAAAATGGTTTACCTAGTTTTTACGAATTATCAAAAGATGATGTGAAAAAATATAGCACTAAATTTTCCAATGAAATTGATGAAGAATACACGAGATTATGTCAATTTGGTGATGTTGAATTTAAAAACGCAAATATTTGTTGGGAATATATTAAAAAAATGCTTAATGAATATCGTGCCGTTTAATTTGGTGGTCAGCACAAAAATACCACAGATTCATGTGTAGTAGTCACACACGCGGCCACAGGGCTCAAAGTAGTTCGAGATGGAAGGAATCAACACCAGAACAAAGAAGATGCCTTAAAAGAGCTTAAAAAGCGTGTGAACGAATATTACAGAACTGGTCACATACAAGAAAGCGTTGACGAGAGACGTGAACAAATCGGTAAAGGTGACAGAAGCGACAAACGAAGAACGTACAGAGTCAAGGATGGGGTGGTAGTTGACCACATAACCAACAAGACTGCAAGTCTTAAAGATATATCCAGAGGAAGAATCGAACTTCTATCATAATAAGAGGGGCATTTGCCCCTTTTTTATTTGCATATATGAAAAAGATTTAGTATATTTGTAAAAAAAACTTAAAAATATGAAAACAACACCTTTAACATTGATTCTAGGTTGGGTATTATGGGTAATAGGTATGAATATTCTTGCCGAATACATAATCTCCAGACCAATGAATGAAACTACCCAATTTATAACCACAATTGGAGCGCTAATAGCAACGGTTTACATGATTAGCAAAACACACAAATACGTAATTAATAACTTAAACAAATAAATTTTATGATTTCAACAATTATTATTGTCTTATCGCTAATAGTAGCGATAGTAATTGCTCTTTCCACGAGGGAAAATAGCACAAAACAAACACAATGGGGACCAGAGTTCAACAGCGGTTGGTTAATCAAACCAATAAGCATTTTTGTAATTGGCCTTGTAGTAGGGTTTATACAACCTTACAAATTAAGTAGAGTTGACGCTGGTAACGTAGGTATCAAAGTAAACTTAACTGGAGATGCACGTGGTGTGTCAAAGTATGAATACAAAACTGGTTGGGTTGTATTCAACACATGGGCTGAACAGCTTTATGAATTCCCAACCTTCCAACAAACAATTGGTTACGAAAAACAACAAGTCATAACCAAAGGTGGTTTCCCAGCTACGATTCACCCTAGTTTTAACTATTCATTAAAAGCTGGTGCTGTTGGTGATATGTTCCAAAACTTAAGATTGGATATTAAATCGGTAGAACAAGGTTGGTTACAAACAGCCATAGTAGGTGCTATAAATGACGTAGCTAACAAATGGGAAGTTGACAAAATCTTCAACGAACGTGAATTATTTGAAGCTGCTATCAAAACAGAATGTAACAAACGTTTATCCAAGTGGTTTACTGTGTCACAGTTAAGGACTAACATCGTTCCACCACAATCGTTACAAGAAACCATTATTGCAAAAACCAAAGCCATTCAACAAGCACAAGCGGAAGACCAAAAAGCGCTTACAGCTGAGGCCGAAGCTAGAAAGAAAGTGGCAATTGCTAACGGTAACGCACAACAAACAATTATCGAAGCTAAAGCGCAAGCTGAAGCGATGCAAATTAGAAAAAGAGAAATCACTCCGTTGTATATTGAATATTTAAAATGGATTGATGTTGACCCTAACACACCAAGGGTTCCACAAGTTGTGGGTAGCACAGCAGTGCTAAACCAACTTAAATAAAACCAAGGAACTCTACTGTAAAAGGTAGGGTTTCTTCTAATAAAAAATAAAATTATGCTTAAAAAAATTCTGGTAATCGGACACGCTCGCCACGCGAAAGATACGTTAGCTGAAATATGGCGAGATAATTATGGGTTAACATTCAAATCATCATCACAAGCCGCTGCTGATATATTTCTATACAACACACTTAAAGACAAATATGGTTATACAACACCAGAAGAATGTTTTGAGGATAGAGTTAACCACAGAGCTGAATGGAAAGAACTTATTTGTGATTACAACAAAGATGACAGAGCCAAACTAGCCAAAGGTATCTTGGAACATTCTGACTGTTATGTTGGATAAAAATCAACTTTATTTTTCTTTATATCCCTATTAACTTTACTACATAATGGTTGTGTGTTTGTGTAGTGACATAAATTAATTAACTCTTCTTCAGTTGTTGCCGTTGATAATGGTACCATATGGTCAATATCCCAACCATAGTTAAACTCACCATTATATAACCCACGATTATCCCAATTCATCCAAGGTTCAAATTGAGATTCAAGGTGTTGTTTAAATTCTTCATATGAACAACCTATAATATCGTGTGATTTATGTTTTTTAGTATAACCGTTATATCTAAAAATTGCATTTAAAGAACTCCTTAATTTATACTTTAAAGCCTCTACTGGATTTTTTAGTCTAATTTTCAATAATTCTTTACGTCTATCTTTATTCTCTCTATCCCATAAAGTATGTCTAGATATACCATGTGTTTTTTTAAATTCATTGTTAATCTTTTTATTATACTCTTTTAATTTTTCTTTATTTTTATTATGATATTCTTTATGGTATTGTTTTCTTTTTTCTTTATTATTTTTTCTCCATTCAGCGTTTTTAATTGAGGAACATTTTTTACATGTATTTTTTAATTTATCTTTAGTTGCATTGTCTTTAGAAAAATTATCTAATGGTAATTCAGTATTACACGTATTACAAATTTTACTTTCCATAATTTAATAAATTAAAGTGTTGTTCTAACAACCAATTGATTAGTTGTGACTTATTGATACCTTCTGAAGCCATTGCTTCGTAGTTTTCTTTTGAGATAGAGATACTAATTTTATCTTTCTTTTCTTCTTGTATTTTTGCTTTTCTTCCCATGATAATGAGTATTAATAAATGTTATATACTTATAAATATCGTGGAAATTTAAAAAAGTCATAAATTTATGAATTATTTTTTAACTTTTTTTTCTTCGTAGTGTTTGGTCAACAAATCATCGATAAGTTTAGAACGGTTATAGTTTCCAGCGTCAACTTTTTTAAGTAATTCTTTATCAACAGCAATTCCAATAATTTTATTTTCTTTCTTCATAATAATTTTTATTATAAATATATGACTTTTTCTTTAATAAGTAAATTTTAATTCGTATCTTTGTAGAAATTTTATAAATGATGACTGATAAAACAAAAGAGTTTTTACAAAAATTAAGAGATAGTGGTAATTGGAACGATAATTATGATTATTCCAAAGTCGAATATGTCAATACTAACCAAAAAGTGGTGGTTATTGATAAAAAGTTTAATACAGAACATTTAATAACACCATATGCTTTGTTAAATAAAACTAAATGTTCATCGGTGAATCTAAAAGACGGTTACCTACCTTTTGAAATTGCTAAAAATTTTGTTAAGAGTTTAGGATTAAAAACACAACAAGATTGGAAAAATTTTTATAAGTCTGAATTAAGGCCTCACAACATACCTACATCGCCAGATAAAATATATAAAGATTCTGGTTGGGTGTCGCTGGGTGATTGGTTAGGAACTAATTACGTTGCTTTAAAAAATAGAAATTATTTATCCTTTGAAGAGGCCAAAAACGTAGTTAAAATTTTAGGTTTAACATCACAAACTAAATATCATGAATATTTAAACAAAACAAATGTGAATGGTTTACCTTATTCACCTCACGTAATGTATAAAAATTATGGGTGGAAATCTTGGGGTGATTTTTTAGGTTATAAAAAAGATTTTGATGAGTTTTATGATTTTAAAGAAGCTAGGAAAATAATACATAATTTAAAATTAAATAACACTAATGAGTTTAGAACATATTTAAAATCTACCGATTATGATGTTAAAATTCCTAAATCACCAAATAAAACATATAAAGATTCTGGTTGGGTATCTTGGGTTGATTGGTTAGGTCACGGTAAGTTATCAAATTTTGATAAAAAATTTTTACAGTTTGAAGAGGCTAGAGAATATGTTAGAAAATTAAATATAACCCGACAAAAGGAATGGGTTGAATTTATTAAATCTGAATTAAGACCAAATAATATACCTAGTGCCCCAGATAGGGTTTATAAAGATTCTGGTTGGGTGTCGCTGGGTGATTGGTTAGGAACTAATTACATATCATGTAACAAAAGAGATTATCTACCATTTGAAGAAGCTAGAGAATATGCTAGAAGTTTAAAATTAACTGGTGAAAAAGAATGGAGGTTGTTTTCTAAATCTTCAGCTAAACCAGATGAAATTCCAGCATCACCATCTCAAGTTTATAAAGAATCTGGTTGGGTATCTTGGAGTGATTGGTTAGGTCATGGTAAGTTATCAAATTTTAGGGAGTTTTTACCATTTGAAGAAGCTAGAGAATATGCTAGAACTTTAGGTCTTAAATCTTATAGTGAATGGAAAAACATAAAAAAACCAGACAACATCCCAGCAATGCCAGAAAAAACATACAAATATTCTGGGTGGGTTTCTATGGGTGATTGGTTAGGTTCTTTAGGTGATGGTCACTATTGGAATAAACGTTATATGTTAGACTTTATTAAATCTTTAGAAAAAGATTTAATTTATATGGACTCAGTTGAACTAATAACCATAATAAATTCAAACAATCTCGCTAAAAAAATACAACAAATAGGGTCATTAGATTCTTTAACTTCTTCTGAAGCTGGTTCGGAGGAAAGAGAAAGATTAATTCACGATATATTAGATACGTTAGAAAACGATGAGTCTGACGATGACACCAACAATGATTCTATTCTAAACGAACCAACTAATTTAGAAGTTGATTTAGTTGAGGGTAATGTTGATGAAATTACTGAAGAAGAACCAGAGTCATTAGCACCTTTAGACCCAATTAAAGAATTACATATGTATGATAATACAATGGTTACCGCTTCTTTGGATGATGAAAATATTGATTTCTTGTTAAAGAATCAATTAAAAAAATTGTGGAATAAAGTTCTTAACAATCAAATAGATGTTGATACTTTAAGAGGTGAAACTGGTGGTGAAAGGTTTACAATAATTAAAGACTGGTTTTTTAGTGAATACGAAGAAGTTTGTAAAATAGTCGCCCCAAGTGATTACATTTTTCAACATCAGCCAAACTTAATGCAAAAACTAATTAGTTATCGTTTAATTAAAGAGAAAAAATACGGTAACTGGTCTGGAACTGGTGCTGGTAAAACTTTATCTGCAATATTTGCTGGTAGGTTAGCTGGTGCTAAAAACACTATAATAATTTGTAATAATGCAACTGTTGAGGGCTGGGTTGAGTCCATAAATGAATATTTCACTAACAATCAGATTTACGTTAAGAAAGAATTAGAAGGTGTTAATTCTAATTATAATTTAGTTCATAAACATAACATAAAATTAAAAGAAAATGTTTATAATTATTTAGTATTAAATTATGAAACGTTTCAGTTAGAAGATGGTGAATATATTGTTTCTGAATTGTTAAAATATAATCAGATTGATTACATAATTTTAGATGAAGTTCAAAATGTTAAGCAGCGTGATAACGAAGAATCTATTAGAAGGAATGTTGTTAAAAAACTAATAATAAACTCTAAAGAAGATAATGAAAATTTATTAGTTATGGCTATGTCGGCAACACCAATTATTAACAATTTAACAGAACCTAAAAAATTAATTGAATTGTTAACAGGTGAATCTCATAACGAATTAGAAACCAAAGAAAACATTGTAAATGGTATTGAAATGTATAAAGCATTAACAAGATATGGTCTTCGTTATAAACCTAATTATGGTATTTCAGTTAACGAAGAAATCATAGAATCTGATGGTAGTCATTTGTTTAATGAAATCATAGCAATACCTAAAGGTGCTGTTAGCGAGTTCGAAAAAGTTTTAATTAATACTAAACTTGATTCTGTTAAAGATAAAATAAAAAGGGGGACTTTAATATACACATATTATGTTACTGAATTAACCGATATTATAGGTAAATTCGTAAAAGATTTAGGTTTTAGTATAGGATTTTATACTGGTGACGATAAAAGTGGTTTAGAAGCTTTTAAAAAGGGTAAATTAGATGTTTTAATTGGTTCGGCACCAGTTGGTACTGGTGTAGACGGTATTCAATATGTGTGTGACACATTGATACCAATAGTACTTCCATGGACCAGTTCTGAATATGACCAATTAGTTGGTCGTGTTAATAGACAAGGTTCTAAATTTGATAAAGTTAACATTTATATTCCACAAGTTATTATACCAGCTGGCGAACATATTTGGAGTTGGGACAGACGTAGACATAATATAATTAGATTTAAAGCAACTTTGGGTGATTTAGCAATTGATGGGCGTGTTCCTAGAAATCTCCTACCTTCAAGAGAACGATTAGTGTTTGAAGCACAACAAGAGTTGGCCGAATGGGTTAATCGTTTAAACAACGGTGAGATTATCACGTTTGATAGAGAAGAATTTAAAATACCTTTGAATCCAAATTATGTTAATCATAACCTACCTAAATATGGTGAGTTCAGTCAAATGAATAAACGCTGGGGTGTATCAAATTCTATTACAACTAACAAACGATTAACCGAGGACCCAACTGAGTGGTATCAGTATCATACTTTGTATCGTGAAGCTAGAAAAACTTGGTCAGAAATACCATATAAAGAAATCGCTAAACAAATTAAACGTAAAGATTATATTGTTGGTGATTTTGGATGTGGTGAAAACCTTTTAAAAACTGAAATACCCAACAAAGTGTTATCATTTGACCACGTAGCCATTGATGATTCAGTAATAGCTTGTGATATTTCAAAATTACCTTTAGACGATGAATCTATAGATGTTGTTGTTTTTAGTTTATCACTTATGGGTAGCAATTATGAAGATTATTTAAAAGAAGCTTACAGAGTATTGAGAACTATGCAACCAATCATGATTGCAGAAACAGCCAATCAATGGAAAGATAATGAAGATGAATTTAAAAGAATACTTTTAGAAATAGGTTTTGATAACTTGGTTTTAAGAGAAAGTGATAAATTTATTTATGTTACAGCATTTAAAATGTAAAATATGAAAAAAAAAATTATAGGTATTAGTGGAAAAATAGGTAGTGGTAAAGATACCTTTGCTGAATTATTAGCTGAGCAATTACATGGTAAAGTAGAAAGACATGCATTGGCTGATAAATTAAGGTTAATTACGGAAATAATTAGTGGTATACGTATGACGACAACTCATGAAGCTAATAAACCATTCTGCAATGAGATTCGTAATTATACTCAAGACCAAAAAAATATAGTTATTAAACAATTTGATAAAACTATTGGTGAAACATTACAATTAGTTGGTACTGATTTATTTAGAGATAATTATGATACTGATATTTGGGTTAAATCATTCTTTAATGAAGAATTAGATACTAAGTTAAATAATGGTAAAATTATTGTGATACCAGATGTTAGATTTGTTAATGAAGCTGACTATATCCTTAAAGAAGGTGGTTATTTAATTCGACTGGAAGGCGACCCAATGGGTGTTAGAGAGAACAGCTTACGTGATTTAAACCATATCTCAGAAACTAATCTAGATGATTATACTAACTTTAGTAAAGTTATTTATAATGATAAAAAAGACATTAAAGCGTTAAAAAAAGTTGTTAACGATTTAATTATTGAATTATCTTTAGATGCGAGATAGAGCTGAAATCAACGAGTGTATGAGACAAGGTTTATTTGATATAATCATTTGGGTTGATGCGTCTGAAAGACTTCCGTTGGAAGACCCATCATCGTTTGATATTGACAAAACATGTGCTGATATCATCATTGAAAACAACGGAACTTTTGAGGAATTTAAAGAGAAAGTTTTAAGACTTGGAAAATTTTTGAAAAAAAGTTAGAAAAAAAGTTGTACAATTAAAAAACTTGTGGTATCTTTGTACCACAATAAGGTTCTATAGTATTAACGTGAATACACCCGCCTCTAAAACGGAGAGATATCGGTTCGAGTCCGATTAGAACTACAAACACTTTACATTTTTTAAAAGTGTGGTATATTTATAATAAACAAAAAATTAGAAATTATGACTTAGATTAACAATCAAAAATTAAGAGTTGTCACAAGACGTGACTTAACACCTTCACAACAAGCTGTTCAATCAGCTCATGCCTTGGTAGATTTCCAATATCAACACCCTGTTGAAGCTACCGAATGGCAAACAAAATCAAACTATTTAGCATTATTAACTGTCGCTGATGAAGAAGCGCTAATCAAATTGATTACCAAAGCTATCTTTATGGGTATCAAACACACAATTTTCCGTGAACCTGACTTGGGTAACGAAATAACGGCTGTTGCTTTTGAGCCAACCGATGCTGCCAAAAAATTAACGAGCTCATGTCCGTTAATGGGAAAGGAGGTTCAATATGCTTAACATAGATAAAAGAACCGAGATTATATTTCATTTCAACAAAATGCATTTGCAAGAACCTAGCATTCCGATGTGGGTAATAAAAGCCAAAGGTCAAACCTATTATGTGGACCACTTGGTTATGGATTCTGGTATAGGATTTTCAACCAAAGAAACGCCAGATAACCCAAGTACCAAAGGGTCGTTGAAATTCAAAGGCAAGATACAAATAACAACTACGGATGAAGGTATAACCGCAAGGATTTATCCGTAATAACAGGGTCGGATGGTCGAATGGTAAGGCACTGGTTCCGCAAGAACCTTTACGGTGGGAGTTCAAATCTCTCTCCGACCTCAAACTTTAAATAATAGAAACTATGAAATAGATTATCAGAGCACCGCCTTAAGTTTATTATAACTTGGACACTATCTTGGACAACATGTCCAACATAGACATCAACATAGACATCGTGTCTATGTTCTTGGACAAAACATAAAAATAATAAACTTAAAAAGAAAAAAAAATGAAAACATTAGAACAAGTTCAACAAGAATTGAACACATATTTAAACAAAACATCAGAACATGTATTTGTAAAAACAATCAACGATAAAAAAGTAGCTTTTAGACTTTTTGACGCTAAAACCAAAGATGGTAAAACATATTGGATGGGAATATTGTTAAATGAAGATTTAACACCCAACAGAATCAACATCCAATTCAACATTGACGGTTGGTCAAGCCCTAACGCTAAGAATGGTCTTAAACATCTTATGTTTTTGGACCAAGGTTACATGAGTGTTAGACTTAAAAGAAAAACACAACCTATAATTGATGGTTTGAAAGAAATCATAGCTTCAATGGATGCTCCAGACGTAAATTACAAAGTTATGGAACAATACAAAAAAGATTTGATTGAAAAGCTACATGTAGTATAATAAATTAGGGCCCACTGAGGCCCTTTTTTATTTTATAGGATATTTATAGGTATGAAGGATTTTATAAAACAATTACTTAGAGAAAACCTACAATTGGCTGACAAAGTTTATTTCAATTCTGGAAAATTATCACCTAGAGTTAGAGAAATAATCACACATGTCACCAATGGTGACCCATATACCAAAATTATGACTGACATATACTACATTATGTTAATGGATGGTCATAGAACAGGTAATTGGGTGTTAAAACAAATAGACCCAGAACATCAAGAAACTGAAAAACCTGAGAATGACGTTATGGGTATGGATGATTTGAAAAAACTAAGACCATTATACAATCAATTAAAAGAATACAACAAAAACGTATTCCCAATCAAAGGTTTTAATATCAACGGTGTTGAAAACGTAAATGACTTAATCAGAGCTTTGACTCAGCGTGAAAAAATACTTAACATATTTAACGAATGGCCTTCAATAGCAAAACGAAATATGAAGGATGATATTAGAAGAGAAAGAGATAGTAGTGAAATGAATCATTATAGAGATTCATTAGAAAATGCTGACGCTTATATGTCCATGTTAAACAATAGAAACGAAGAAGCTAAACGTAGTATTCTAGCTAAAATTTTTACAAAAAATACAACCTTGGATAACGTTATGGATTTTCTTTACGACAAAGAAAGTCTTTTGGGTGGTGTCGATATGACCAGAAAACAAGTAGGGCAAATACTTAAATACGATAAAGAAAATTATGATGAGTTAAAGGTTAAATATAATAAAGGTAACATAATGATTATTGAAGTTTCTGGTCCAGAAGGTATTAAACTAATTGGTTGTAATTCATTGTGGTGTTTTACTTATAATAGAAAAGGTGGTGATACAAATTGGAATGATTGGTACAACAATTCTACTAACGGGTATTGTTACATAATTATAGATTTTTCGCAAGCTTCAGATTCTGAAGATTTCATGCACGTACTTACAAAACCATTATTATATGATTATTCAGATTATAGAGGCGATTCTGAAAGATTATACAATATGGCCAACAGAGATATGGGCGATTCTGGTGATGATGAAGATGAAATTTATGGTAGTTATATTAATAGAATGATTGAAACTTACTTAGATTTACCAACAGCAATGAAAGTGATGAATTTTGGTATTCAACCACCAAAAGAGAAAAAGAAGAAACAAAAATTTGTTGACCCTAATCAATTAGCCTTGGATTTAAACGAAATAAAAAAAATATTAAGAACTAATTTGTTTAATTAAAAAATAGTAGTATCTTTGCAAAATAACAAGACACTTTTAGGATATTAAGAGATATTTATTATAAAATTAAATTTATGAGAAAATATTGGTCTGAAGAAGAAGTTAGGTATTTAAGAGAATTATATGAAAATAACGGTTTTTCTGTAAGTGAGATATATCCATTGTTTAATTCGAAATATAATAGAACATTAGAAGCGATTAGTGTTAAAATAGGTAAATTAAAATTGAAACACTCTAAAGAACAAACATATCAAATAAAATCTAGATTAAATAGTGGTGAAAACAATGCAATGTTTGGTAAAGTTTCACCGTTAAAAGGTAAAACTAAAGAAAATTCACAAATAGTTAGAATAAAATCTGAGAAGTTAGCTAAAACTAGAATTGATATGTTTAAATCTGGTACCTTACCAAGCTTAAGTGGCGAAAATAACCCTATGTATGGTTCAACAGCTTGGAATAATGGGAAAACTAAATTTAATGATGAAAGAATTTTAAAATATTCTGAGAAATTATCGGAAAAGGCTAAGTTAAATTGGTCTAAAAAAACAGATGAAGAAAAACAAATAATAATTAATCGTTTAAATAAAGCGATGATTCAAAATAGAAAACCAACTATTATTGAATTAAAAATTAAAGATTTATTAATTGATGAATCAATAGATTTTATTAAAAATCATAGAATAAATAATTTTTTAGTTGATTTTTATTTACCTAAGTATAACTTAGTGGTGGAATGTGATGGTGATTATTGGCATGCAAACCCATTGGTCTATAAAGATAAAACCCTAGATTCCATTCAACTTAAAAATATAGATAGAGATAAAAGAAAAGAAATAATGTTAAAAGACAATAATATTAAAATAATTAGATTTTGGGAATTTGATATTAAAAATAAATTTGATGTTGTTAAAAAAATGTTATTAAACATTTTAAATGATAATAAAATATGAAAACAATTATAAAGGAAATTTTAAAAAAAAATTTAACATCAGAGAAGAGATTAAAAATTTATTTTAAATTTCCGACAAATGTTAATAAAATTCATTCAATTTTTAAAAAAAATGGTTTTGAATTATACCCTATTGGTGGGTCAGTTCGTGATATGTTACTTAATGTAACACCAAAAGATTTTGATTTAGTAACAAATGCCACACCAGATAACGTAATAAATTTATTAAAAAATCAAGAATTTGTTACAAATATATTGGAAACAGGTAAAGCGTTTGGTGTGGTTAATGTTATAACTACAGATGGTGAATATGAGATAGCTACTATGCGTAAAGATATCGGTAGTAGTGATGGTAGACGACCAGATTACGTTGAATTTTCAGATATAAAATCTGATGTTTTAAGAAGAGATTTTAGTGTAAATGCTTTGTTTTATGATATGGACACCCAAGAAGTAGTAGATTTAGTAGGTGGTATCGTTGATTTAAAAAATTCTGTTATACGCACTGTTGGTAAATCAGAAGACAGGTTTAGTGAAGATAAATTACGTAAACTTAGAGGTATAAGACTGGCTGGTAGATTTGGTAGTGGGTTGGACCCTGACGTAGATGCTGCGTTACAACAAGATGCTAGTCTTGAAGGTATTTCTGGTGAACGTATTAGAGATGAATTTATCAAAGGGCTTATATCAGCTAAATCAACCGACGCTTACTTGTTGATGTTAGACAAATACAAATTGTTTGATTGGATATTTCCTAATTTGGATGTAGACACAAGAGTATTTAGAAGAAACTCTGATTACAAAGCTGATGATTACATAGTATTGTTAGCTAGGTTGTTAAAAGGTAACAACGTTGATGTATTGAGAAAAAAACTAAATGATTTAAAATACTCATCGGATGAGATTAAAGCCATTGTGTTTTTAATTTCATTATTGAAGTTAGATGTTGACACTGCTTACTTATTAAAGAAAGTACAACAAACTTCTGGAGTATCCAACGACCAAATTAGAAATTTTGGTAGCAACGAAGGTATATCATCACAATTGCTAGATGCTTTTGAAGAGTTCAGACTAACAGTTACTGGTCCAGAAGCGATGGAAAAATTCAATATAGGTCCTGGACCTGAACTTGGAAAAGCCATTCAAAAAATGGAAACTGATAAATTTAAAAAATTATTAGGATTATCTTGATTTATTACTTTGCCATAATATATTTATGTAAAAATACTTTATATTATGGCAAAATTTTTAGTAACGTTCACAGATACGTTGGACGAAATTGAAATCAACGGTTTTACAGTAATGAGCGACAAAGAAGTTGAAAACTTCGAAGAATTAGCCGCCAGCATCAATTGGCCATTTGTTTACAAGATGGGTGCTGATGAATTAGAATACTCAAGCGGTGAAGATTTATTAGGTAGAATCGAATTCAAAGAAATCACAAACGAAGAAGCAAAAACATTTAAAAGATTATTTAACAACGAATTTGGTATTTTTATCACAGAATCTTTCTTAGAAGAAGTTATCGGGGACGAAGACGAAATAGATTTTGATGATGATGATGAAGATATAGACAACTTATACGACAACTACGGGGACGAAGACGATGATGATAACTATTAGTTATAAACAACAACCTACTGGAAATACATGCGGTCCAACTTGTATATACATGGCTTTAAGATATGTTATGAACAAACCAAACGATTTACCGTTTGATGTTGAAATTTCAGACACAGTAGAGAAAATTGCTGAAGCATGCGGCACCGATTGGGTGGTAGGAACACCACCAGATAAAATGATTAAAGGATTCGAAGCGTGTAACTTAAAATACATTGAATACATTCACTCTCCAAGACCTTTTGATTTACTTAAACAAGTTATCGACTCAGATAACATACCAATTGTTAGAACAATAACACACGGTGTCCCACATTGGATAATAGTAAACGGATACAGTGAACAACACTTCGACATATTAGACCCATGGCAAGGAATAATCAAATATACACCAAAACAACTTAACGATATTTGGATGGTCAGAGACTATCAATTTTTTGAAATTATTACAGATGCAGATTAAAAAAGGAATACCACAAGAATTAAGAGATAACGTATTGGAGTTTCCATACTCATACTTTAACCATCTTATGAGCAAATACAGCTTCGAAGAATATTTGAAGTCAGTAACTAATTGGGATATATCAGCTTTGCTGCTTAATGAAGATGGAAAAATATTAGGTGTTTATTTATTAGGTAACCATCAAATAACAGATTTTGTAACAGCATCAAAATATGATGACCTAGTAGGTGTTGAAGGTGTGCTGTTGGCGACAGACTCTAGTATAAGAGGTATGGGTTACGGAAACAAATTAAAAGATTATCCAAAAACACTAGGTGTTGACTATATTTGGGGTCAACAATTCAAAGGTTTAAAAAATCTTGACGATTGGTTAAAACGCAGAGAATTGGTAGCTACAACATCAGAAGTTTATATAACAGCTGAAATTTTTTAAAAAAAACTTGCACAGTATTTTAACTTTTTGTATCTTTGCACATATTTAATAATAAAAGATATGCCATCACATAAAAGGAAAGCACATTCTAGAGTTATTGAAACAAGAAAAGGTACTACAAACAGTAGAAAAACAGTCCAAGTATCAAGAACAACAGTAAAAAGAAAAAAATAGAAAAAAAAAGTTGCAAAAAACTTGACTTGTATTAAATAAGTTCGTATATTTGCAAAGAATTTAAAAACAACATTAAAAATAAAACAAAATGAGAACAATTAACATACATATGATTTCGATTTCGAATTGGAGACGCAATAGTCACCAAGTGTCGGGTATGTCTAATTGTGACATCATAGAGTTCTAGTAAGAATTCAAAAGATAACAATATACAACCCGATGAGTGAAAACTTAATCGGGTTTTTTTATTTTAAGACTATGGGTGAGTTGGTGAGAAAATTAGGAACAGAGAAAACTGTAAACCTTACAAAAGATTTCGACCTGATAGTCGATAAGTACAGAAAGATAGCTGATGCCAGTGGATATCACGGAGAGCTAAGATTTCATAAAGAAGGTGGGTTCACCGTAATCTTTGTAGAGATTAAAAAGGACGATGAATTGGAAGAATAAGAGCAGTGTGGACTAAGCTTGGCGGTCTTGAAAACTGTGGTCGGAAACGGCTTGTGGGTTCGAATCCTACTATCTCCGCAAAGTTTACAAATGCGGTGAATATTAAAAATTATCCGCACTTTTACAAAATGTTAGATATTTATTAGTATGGAAATAAATACGAACGTAAAAAGATGTTCCAAATGTCAAGAAGTAAAAAGTATTGATTTATTTGGTATTAAGAATTATAATAAAGATGGTTTAAATCATTATTGTAAAGAGTGTGAAAATAATAGGACTAAGATTAGATATCAAAACCCTATTCAGAAAGAAAAAATAAAATATAATTCAATTTTAAGAAATTATGGTCTTACAAAAGAAGAATATTTTTTAAAATTAGATAAACAAGATAATAAATGTTCTATCTGTAGTGATGTTCTAAAAAATGATAAAAACACACATGTGGACCATTGTCATTTAACTGGTGTTGTTAGAGATATTTTATGTGACAAATGTAATAAATTGTTGGGTAATGTAAAAGAAGATATTAATTATTTGAATAATTTAATAAATTATATAGAAAAATATTCACCGCAAAAATAAGGCGAATAGACAATATTATCACCGCATAGTTTATAATTTTTAAAGTTAACGGTGATAATCGCCGCAAAAATGCGGTGAATGTAAATTAAACATGGTGGTATTAGCTCAGTTGGTTAGAGCATCGGCTTGTGGTGTCGAGGGTCATCGGTTCGAACCCGATATACCACCCTCTTAAACTTTTTTGTACTTTTCTCTTTCTTAAGATATTTATTTAGAAAGAAAGAGAAATGGCAAGAAAACAAAGAAACATACATTACATATATAAAACAACATGTAATGTAACGGGAAGATATTATGTAGGAATGCATAGTGCATATAACCTGGAAGATGGTTATATGGGGAGTGGTAAAAGACTTAGGTATTCAATTAGAAAACATGGTGTGGAAAACCATACAAAAGAAATACTTGAATTTTTACCTACAAGAGAAGAAATGGTTCTTAGAGAGATTGAAATTGTTACTAAAGAGTTGGTGGAAAACCCTATGTGTATGAATCTTAGAGAAGGTGGTACTGGTGGGTTTAGCTCGGAACAACAAAAATTGAATGCGATTAAATCAAACGAAAAACAAAAGCTTTTAAGACAAGACCCAGAATGGGTAGAAAAGAAAAGTAATAAAATATCAACAGCTAGAACACTAGAATATTTAACTGGTACTAGAGATAAAAATTGGATTAAAAATTGGGAAGGTGAAACCCATAGTCATGAATCTAAACAATTAATGTCTAAAGTAAAAAAAGGTACTGGTGTTGGTGAAACAAATTCACAATTTGGTAGTCGATGGGTAACAAATGGTAGTGAAAATAAAAAGATTAAAAAAGATGATTTAATTCCAGATAATTGGAGATTAGGTCGAGTATAAGAAATACATGGTGATTGTAGTACGTAACGGTAGCGAGTCTGGTTGTGAGCCAGATGACAGAAATGTCCTTGCGGGTTCGAGTCCCGTCTTTTCACCCTAAATTTATCACGTGAGTCAAAAGAGTAAACTGGGTACTGACTGCTGTAGTGAAAACGGTAACCCGAGAAGGGTGTAAAGGTTCGAATCCTTTGGTGATAAATTAAATACGGGCCAGCATAATGGCATGCATCAGGTCTCCAAAACCTCGAATGGAAAGAGTTCGATTCTCTTGGTCCGTGCAAATAATGGGTAGCTAGCTCAACTGGTTAGAGCACTCGCCTGATACGCGAGAGGTTATGGGTTCGACTCCCGTGTTACCCACGAAAACTGTGATGTGGATGAATGGTTTAGTCACCAGCCTGATACGCTGGGTGTTTATAACACAATGTGGGTTCGAGCCCCACCGTCACAACTATGAAAAGACAATATAGTGAAAATGAAAAAGGATTGGTAGAAGCCATAGTTGGATTGTTCATTTTGCTTCCTAACCCACAATTAAAGGGTAAAGAAAACGAAGTAATGAAAATAGCTTTTGAAGTTCTGGATAAAATGTTAGATGAAGACTTTGAACCAGAAGATGATGATTATGATGATGATGATGATGATGATGATGGCTACGAAGATTACATTAACTATCTTGTTGAAAAACGTAAATAAGGTCCTCTGGCGCAATTGGTTAGCGCAGCGCGCTCATAACGCGACGGTTTCGGGTTCGAGTCCCGAGGGGACCACACCCTATCAAATGGTGTAACCACGGGTAAAAACAGCATTGCTGGCGAGTAGGCCAGAGGCGCACCGTAATTGTGGTACTCGGTGTATTGATAAAAATATAAAATTGGCCTAGTAGCTCCAACGGTAGAGCGGCACCCTGTTAAGGTGAGGCGTGTAGGTTCGAATCCTACCTAGGCCGCCAAAAAAAAGGCCTCGTAGCTATAATGGTTAGAGCGGTGAGTTGTTAACTCAAGGGTTACAGGTTCGAATCCTGTCGAGGCCGCAAAATGCCGAGGGTTATAGGAAAACGTTCATCCCTCATAAAGATGAATACATGGGTTCGACTCCCATACTCGGTACCAAATACTGGCCACGTGGCGCAACTGGATAGCGCACCGCATTACGACTGCGGAGGTTGTAGGTTCGAATCCTACCGTGGTCACCAAAAAATTGGCTCCGTAGCTCAGATGGACAGAGCAACAGATTTCTAATCTGTGGGTCACAGGTTCGAGCCCTGTCGGAGCCACAACATTAAATAATAACTGGCCTTATGATGTAACGGATTAGCATACAAATCTTCTAAATTTGTCGTTTGGGTTCGAATCCCGATAAGGTCACAAATCTGAACATAAAATTAAATTTAAAAATAGTTGACTTTTGGTTCGAATTCATTATATTTATAATAAAAAAATATTATGGATTATAATGAAAAATATAAAAAAGTAGACCTAGAAGATTTAATTTTTGTTCAAAAAATTTCTTATAGAAAAATTGGTGAAAAATACGGTGTTTCTGATACATATATAAAAAAAGTATGTAAACGATTAGGAATTGAATTACCAATCAGAGCAAAATTTGGTGAAAATTTCAAACCAGTTAACACTGGTAAGGGTAAGAAAATAAATTGTTTGTGTTGTGGTAAAGAAGTTAACACTTCTTATGATAAACAATTATATTGTAATAAAGAATGTTGGGTAAAACATAAAACTGAAGAATACTATAAAAATTATTTGAGTAATCAAGAAGATTTTTGTAACGCTAATAAAGATTTAGCACCATTGAAAAAACATATATTAATAGAACAAAATTGTGAATGTGATATATGTAATATTAAAAATGTTTGGAATGGTAAACCTATGAATTTTATTTTAGACCATATTAACGGAAATGCGTCTAATAATATGAGAAATAATTTAAGGTTAATATGTCATAATTGTGATTCACAATTAGATACATATAAATCTAAAAATAAAAACTCAGCTAGAAAAGACCGATATTTAAAAAATTACAAAAATTAAGGCTAGAATCGGGGTTCGAGTCCCTGTAGGGGTACAAATTTGGAGAATTGCCAGAGTGGTTATTGGAGCGGTTTGCTAAACCGTGGCCGTTAGTTCGGCCCATGGGTTCGAATCCCATATTCTCCTCCAGATTTTCCCTTGAATCATGATATTTATATAAAAAGAAAATATGATATTAAGGATAATGAAAAACATGGAACCAGCACAATACTACGGTTCTATGTTCGGTCAAGATGTTGAACCATCTGGTACATATGTGATTGAAAAAGATACTGATAGACCAGTTAAAGAACCATGGGTTTCTGGTTTGGCTGTAATAAAAAATCCACTTACAATAGAGGTTGACGATGACACCCAAATTTCTTACAAATACGAATTGGCTAAAGAATATAAAGCCAAGGGTAAACAATTAACAAAAAAATTAATGGGTTTGGGTTATGATGCGATTATCACAATGAAAGATGGTGAAACCAATGAAATTATTTTATTTCCAAACTGTAATTTTATGTTAAATTCGTTAAACGAGAATAAGTTTTTGATTAAGACTTTGCTTAGGGAAAATTTATTACCAGAATCAATCGATGGTGGTGAATACTACGTATTTCACGGTAGCCCAACCAAAATAACTAAATTTATGGATGATTTTGTTGGTGGTAAAGAAGCCAATGACCTAGAAGGTCCAGGTATTTACTTCACCACATCAAAAGAAGAAGCTGGTCGTTATGGTGAAAATATCTATAGTGTAAAACTAACACCAAGAGTTTTATTTGACCAAGTTCCAATAAACAAAAATAAATTAAGACCTTATATCAAAAAATTAGCTATGATGGCTGAAGATTGGGAAGGTAGTGCACAAAATTGGGACGAAAATCCAATAAGAGGTATGCAAGAATTTGTTGAAGGTTGTATGAACTTCAATGATAACGAAAAAGACTGCATTCTTCAAGTATGGATTGATTTTTACAGATATAACCCAGTTGAATTTGTTAGAAATTGTGTTTCTTTAGGTATTGACGGAATCATAGTAAATAAAGACTATGAAAATATAAAACACATAATAGTTTACAACCCTTCAATTATTCACTTGATAAATCAAACTTAATTTAGTATATTTGTTTATAACAACAAAATACATGAAATTATTAGTAGTAGATATTGAAACAACAGGTTTTTACGCGCAGTCTGATGCTATCGTAGAAATAGGTATTGCCTTAGTGGATACCGTAACCAAAAAAATCGAAATAGTTTTCGATAACGTAATTAAACACGATAAGTTTAACTCAAAAAGACATAAGAACTCTTGGATATTCCAAAACACAACACTTACGGTTGAAGACGTTGAAAATGCGAAATCTTTGGATGATTACAGAGAAGAACTCCAAGAATTGTTTGACAAATACAAAATGACCGCATATAACAAATCATTTGACCTTAGATTCTTGAAAGCTGCTGGGTTTGAAATGAAAGACGTTAAGTGTCTTATGCAAACAGCCACACAATACTCACAATACAAAGATAAGAATGGTAAAACCAAAAGACCATCGGTGGAAGAGATTTATAACCAATTCTTTATGAAGGACGGTGAGGTATATGTTGAAGAACATAGAGCTGGCGCTGATGCTAAAGATGAGGCTAAGATTATGCTTCACATGGTTGATTTAAAAGATTCTAAACTTATGTTAATGGAAGATAAAAAGAAACCAGCCACAACCAAAGTATCAAAAGCGTTGGATGAAGATGATGTGATTAATTTTGGTAAGAACAAAGGTAAAACAGTTGGAGAGATTGCCAAAACAGCACCGCATTATCTTAAATGGTGTTTAAAAGAAATTCCAAATTTCTCTTTGACACCAAACGTTAAAAAATTATTATATAAAAAAGTTGCTAGTTAAAAAACTAATATATACATTTGCACAATGAAAAAAGAAATAAGAACAATATTAAGAGAAGACATGAAAAAAAATGCGTTGGGTGTTGTAGTTACAAGACCAACACAAGAACTGATAGTTATGCGCGGTATACCAGGTTCTGGTAAATCCACAAAAGCTAAAGAACTAGTAGGTGAAGGTATCATACACTCCACAGACGATGTTATTGAGTCACAAGGTGATTACAACAAATTCTTTGCAGCAATGTTTGAGTCGAAAGATTTCACACCATTGTCAAGAGCGCACTCAACAAACTTGAAAAATGCGATAAAATCTTTGAAAGAAGGATTATCACCAGTTATTGTGGATAACACGAACATCAAACAAAACGAATCCAAAGCGTATGTGAAAGCAGCGTTAGAATTAGGTTTGTCTGATAACAACATAAAATTTGTTGATATAGGTACCAACGGGTTACCAGCGGAAATACTTGCTGAGAGAAATACTCACGGTGTACCATTGGAAAAAATTCAATCATTGATTGAATCTCACAAAGGTCAAGGATTGCTAACATTGAAAAGTGTTTTGGAGTCTAAAGACATGTACAAAGAATCTGATGTGTTATATTCAGCTGTTGTATTGGATAATGGTTCTAAAGCAGCGTTGTTATCTAGACTTGATGATTATATCCCAGAAGGTTGGAAAGTATTTGCTCACCACATGACAATTGTATTCGGTAAAGGTGTTCCAAACAAAGAAGACTTAGGTAAAGAGGTAACGTTGTATGTTGAAGCCATAGGTCTTAGCGATATGGCCATGGCGGTCAAAGTAGAAGGTTATCCATCAGCCAATGCAATACCACACATTACGATTGCAATAAATCCAGATGGTGGTAAACCAGTGATGTCAAACAACATCACCAAATGGCAAAAAATAAAAAACTTTGCTATTAAAGGTATAGTAACTGAAATAAAAAAGGGGTCCTAAGACCCCTTTTTATTTGCATATATTAAAAACATATCGTATCTTTGTAAAAAATAGTTATGTTACTTAAGGAGTATAATAGTTTACCTAATTATATGATTAGAAAGACTTTGATGTCTTATAAAAAACTACATGTTCGTTTTCACACAATTTTAAGTGAAGACAAAACGCCTTTTTTACATAACCATCCTTTTTATTTCATATCCGTAATCCTTAAAAATGGTTATGTTGAAGAATTTTTAGATGGTGATAAAATAAAGGTTAAAAAACATAGTGTTGGTTCAGTAATATTCAGGAAACCAACAGACTTCCACAGAATTAAATCAATAAATGGGGTTACGAAAACTTTGTTTATAACTTGGAAAACTCCAATTAAATGGTCACTTAAAAAACACCCTACAATGAAAATTGAGTCCAGTATTTTCCCAGAAACAAATGGGGTTTATAAACGAAACATAAAGGGTAAAGAAAAATTTTGTAAATTTGATTCTTTTTGGTACATTGGTCACGAAACAATTGAAGATGCGATAAAAGAGGATAGGCTCAGTATCCATCAAGCTATTAATTTTAAAATTATATAACATGAAATTAGATGAAAGAACATTTGGTGATTCACCAGCAGCCATAACCATGGTTAATATAATAAATGAAAGGGGTTTAGATTCCAGAAAACCAGCTAGGTTATTAAATAGGTTTGATAAAATAGTAAACGATATAAATCACGTTGATGTAACATCTGCTATTCATCTTATGCATTTATTATATAAAGAATCATATGAAAAATGTGAAACTTTTGAAGAACCGCTTAACACTTATACTCAAAATGTGTTAGCTACAAAGTTTAAAATATGGCAAAAAAGGAAAACAACTTTAACCCCTAAAAAAAATAGAAAAAAATGATAACAGCACAAGTAGTATTGATTAACGAAGAAGGTTTAATACTTGGGGTGTCTAGAAAGGATAACCACAATGATAAACTAACAATTAGTGAAAAAGTTAAAATTTCCGCATTAGAACGTGGTTATACGTTATATGATATGGATAAAGCTAAAGAAATAACTGAGGTTGGTAAATGTGTGCTTAAAGAACTTATCGAAAAGGCAAATAAAGCTGGGATAGATACGTCAATGATTAAACATAGAATCATTTAAGTTTCATCAGAGTATTTCCATATAAAATTATAAGCCTGTTTAAACTCACCTTTTAAACAAGGTGTTATATTTGCTCTAAAATAACCTAATTCTCGTTCTATTTCTCGTAATGAGATAAATTCTCGGATAAATTCACCATCTAATGTAAATTGCTTAATATTTCTTCTACCTTTTTGATTTATCACGTTAGCGGAATAAACCTCAATATCAATTTTAGGTGTTTTAGTTTTACTAATTTTATTATTTATAGAGTTAAATTTTAGTATATTTTTTTCTTTTTGTTCTTTTCTAATATTGGATAATAATTTTTTAGTCTCTTCACTATGACGAAACCCATTACTACCTTCACCACCGTTTGTTAAATTGACTAAGTTAACACCGTTTTCTTTATATTTTTGTATATAATATTGTTCATAGTAATTACTTTCTTCTTTTGATAAATTATCTAAAACTAAATTTATTATCGGTTTTAAATCTTGTTTTAACAATGATTGTATCCAGTTTGTCCTATATGATTTATCTTTAGAAACTAAATGTTTTCTTAACCTTATTTTAAGTTCATAAACAGTTTGTCCAACATAACGTATTTCATTAGTAATTGGATGGTTTAAAGTGTAAATTTTATAAGTTTTCATTTATCCATTTTTGTATTAATTGACCTATTAATTTTGATTTATTAACTGATTTTTTATCAGCTAAATCATTAAAACTATTAACTATTTCGGAATTAATAGAATAATTTACTTTTGTTTTCGTTTTATATTTATTCTTCATATATCTATAAATATGAAGATATTTTTTAAAGTTCTTGTTTTGTTTAAAATTAATTCGTATTTTTGTAAAAAAATAAAATAATGGAAATAAAATATACGTCACAAGTTGTATTAATAAATGAAGACGGGTTAATACTTGGTGTTTCTAGAAAAGATAATCATAATGATTTTGGGTTAATCGGCGGCAAAGGTGAAATAGAAGACATCGGAAACCCTATGGTAACAGCCATAAGAGAATGTAAAGAAGAAACTGGTTTGGATATTTCTGATTTACAATTGGTATTTGCGATACATAAAAGTGGTAACATGGGTTATACTTATTTAGCCAAGTATTCTGGTAAAATAAACCATAATGAACCACATGTGGTTAAATGGGTTCCATTCCAAGTTTTAATAAACGGAAGTTTCGGAAGATACAACGAAATGGTTAGCGAATCACTAACATCTATGGGTGTTCCATTTCAAATGGATATTGATGAAGAAACCCTTAAAGAAGAATTGAATGAGTTTATGAAAGACCATACATTCAACGGTTTAATAGTAAGTGTTAGTGATATTAGAAAAGAAAAAGATTGGTTGGGTAAAGCTCAGTATACTCTTTATCTTACGGGTGTCGTTGAAGAAACTTGTGGTTTTGATACTAGATTTACAGAAGGTGTTGATGCTTTGGGTGCTAGACACGGTGTTAAAATAAGAATCCCAAGTTATTATTATTCAAAATAATTGCTTGGTATTGTTTAAAATAGTATCTTTGTAAAAAACACAAAATTATGGCAAACGTAGAAAGACGATTAGAGCTGACGACTAAATTCATGAAAATGGGTCAAGCTCTGATGCACGAAGGTTCTGAAACTGGTGATGTAACCATATCACAATTAGGAACAATGTTAATTTTCTTAGGGGGTTTAGCTTTCGATGAAAATGACGTAAACAAATTTAGCGAACTAGTTTCCATGTTCTCTGCTAAAAAATTATTTGATAATTTGGATGAATCGGATTCATCTTTCCTTAGGGATATGAAACAGAGAGCAGACAGCGGAACTTATGATGATATCATCAGAGCAATTGAAGACATGAGAGAAGATGGCTTCGATGATAACGATGATAACGAAGAAGACGACGAACAATAATTAAACTTTAATATTTAAAATGGAAATTAAGAAACAAAAAACTAAAACCTTAATAACCAGAGATAATGATAGAAGTAGTGACGCTATTTCACCTAATTTTATATATGGTTGTCTTGGTGGGTGTATGAAGTCATATTGTTATGTAGGTAGATATAATGCTGACAAGGTTTATATCAACGAAAACACAGAGCAAATCTTAGCTTCCGTTAATAAATGGGTTGAATCCAAGCCATGGCCTAAAGTGTCAAATCAAGTTGATGACACTTACTATTGTATAGATATAGGGTGTAGTACTGATGTGCCTTTACATGGTAAACACTATGAGTGGCAACAAGTATTTGATTTTTTCAACACACATGACAAAGTAAAAACTACTTTTGCAACCAAATACCCAACAAAGTTTAATATACAAGACTATAATTTAGCTGCAAATAAGCATAGAATAAGAATTAGTTTAATACCTCAAAAAATATCAGATGTTTTAGAACCTAAAACGGATAGTATCGCTGATAGAATTGCAATGATTCCTATTCTTCAAGAAAAAATGGAAGTTCATATTAACTTTAGTCCTATTGTATATTATCCAAATTGGTTAGATGATTATAAAGAGTTGTTTGAAATGTTGAAAGGTATTGAGTTTAAATCAGAATGTATCTTTTTAACTTACAATAATATTCAACTTAAAAGAAATACTTTAGAAGTAAATAATCTACTTAGTATTCCTGAGTTACAAGAAGCTAAAGATTCTCAGTATGCTGCTGATAACATCAGATATGAAAGACGTTTCAAACATGGTTTAATATTAGAGTTTAAAGATTTATATTCTAAGTATTTTCCTTTAGAAACTATCAGGTATATTTTTTAATTTAAAAATAAAAAAAAAATGAAAAATAATGAATTAGCTATCGTTACATATATAAAAAAATATGGACTAGATAAAGCTATAAATGACTTTAAACTTAAATCAAGAGAATACGATAACAAGATTCTTTTGAAATATGACCAATTATCGTCACCAACTCTTATGGGGTTGCCAGAGATGCAAGATTGTCGTGGTCTTATTCTTGAAAAAGGTACGTGGAAAGTTATGTCGTTGGCGTTCCGTAAATTCTTCAACGCTGAAGAAGGAAACGCTGCTAAAATAGATTGGAACACAGCCAATGTGTTAGAGAAACTTGATGGTTGCTGTCATGAGGACACTGTTCTTATAACTGAAGATGGTGAAATGACGATTCGTGAGATATGTGAAACTAAGTATTCTGGTAAAGTTTTATCATTAGATTTAGAAAGTAATGAACCAATGTATGACGAGATTATTGATTATTCAGTTAAGAAGAATATTAACGATTGGTTTGAAATTGAATTAGAAGATGGGACTACCGTTAAATTAACTGGAAATCATAAAGTTTGGTTACCTAAACTAAATTGTTATAGAATGGTCAGCGAATTAACAGAAGAAGATGAATTTTTATTAATTACTAAATAAATTTGATACTAATCTAACTTTTCTAATATTTCTAGATATTTATAATAAAAAAAAGTTATGAAGATTAAATGTATAAAATGTGAGTGTGAATTTGATAGTAAAATGTTTAAATTACACGTTAAAAATAGTCACAATAGTGAATTTAAAAATGAAACTGAACTAGAATTGTTTGTTTTAAAAACAAGGTTTGGTTTAACTGATGTGTTAATAGGTGAAATTATTAAAAAATATATTAATGACGGTTCTGTTTTTAGTTTGGTTAAAGAATATAAAATACCTAATAAAAGTTTAACTTCACTATTAAAATTAAATAATATTAAGTTGAAATCATCAAAAGAAATAAGTAATCAAAAATCAGTTAGAAATAAATATAAAACAACTTGTTTTAAACGTTTTGGTGTTGATAATGTCTCAAACAACGAATCAATAAAAGAAAAAAAACAAAAAACTTTTATCAAAAATTATGGTGTTGATAATATCTTTAAACTTGATGAATTTAAAGATAATGTTAATGAATTAATGTTAAAAAAATATGGTGTAAAAAGAATTAGTGGTTGGTATTCATATACCGAAGAACAAAAACTAAATCAAATAAAAAGACTATGTAGTGGCGGTTCTTCTATTTTGGAAAAAAGAGTTGGTAAGATTTTGATTGATATCGGACTTAAATTTGAACCACAATTTACGTTAAAAGGTAAAGTATTTGATTACTATATTAACAATACTAATATTCTTATTGAAGTAAATGGTGATTTTTGGCACGCTAACCCAAGAAAATATAAGATTGGTGATATATTACCATTCCCAAAAAAACATGTCTTAGCTGAAACTATATGGAAGAAAGATGAAAAAAAAATAGATATTGCATATAAAAATCAATACAAAGTTATCACATTATGGGAAATGGATATATCATCGCTTAATGATATTGAGTTGGAGTTATTTATTGTTGAACAAATAAATTTATTAAAATGAAAATAGTTAAAATAAAAAGTATCAAATCAATTACTTGTGAATCTAAAAGATACGACATTCAAACCAAAATAACTAATAATTTTTTCGCTAATGGTATTCTAGTACATAATTCATTAATCCAAGTATATTGGGATTGGCACGCTAATAAATGGTTTGCTGGTACAACTGGTACAGCCGAAGGTGAAGGTGAAGTAAACAACAAAATGGGAACAACATTCAACTCGTTATTTTGGGATACTGTAACAAAACAATACGCGTTAAACCCATGTATGTTGGATAAAGACCACGTATACGTTTTTGAGTTAACTACTCCATACAATATCGTTGTAGCACCACACGGAGAATCATCAGCAACTTTGTTGACTGTTAGAAACCGAGTGACTTTAGTGGAATTGTCTTGGAAAGACTTAGAAATGGTATCCGTATCTTTAAGATTACCATTGGTTAAAAGATTTGACTTGAACGCTAAAGATGTGGGTGCGTTGTTACGTACATTTGAGGGTATGCCATGGTCAGAAGAAGGTTACGTTGTTGTAGACGCTAATTTCAATCGTATCAAGATAAAAAACCCAGCTTACGTACACGCACATCACCTTAAAGGTAAAACTGCTGAACACAATATCATAACTATCGTTAAATCTAACGAGATAGAAGAATTCGCCTCAACTTTCCCAGAAAGAAAAGACGAATTGTTAAGACTTAAAGAGAACTACGACAAATTGACTGTAAAGTTAAATGAAATGTGGGGTGAGTTAAGCGCTCGTAAACCAAGAAACATAACCAAAGAAGAAAAGAAAAGATACGCTGCGGCTGTCTTTGAAGTTTGTGGAAAACACGACTTAAAACAATTCACTGGATTGTATTTTGGGTTGGTTGATGGTAAAGTTGATTCAGTAGAAGACTTCATAGTTAACTACGATGACAAATTGTTATACAAAATGCTCTAATCCTTATGGGTTAGAGCATAACCTTTAAAATAATATATATGAAAGAAAACATTACAGCCGATTGGGCTAGAAAAACAGCAGAAACAATTTTAGGTGAAAAAGTTGAAAAACAAATAAAACTTTGTTTGGAATCCATAGAAATGTCAGTAAAAAGAAATCAATTTTCTTGCGATGTTTCATGTTATCCAGATGATTTAACAATCAAAGAGTTAAACAAACGTGGTTTTAAAACCAAGTATGTTGATGGGGATTTTAGAGATGGTGGTTATTTAAAAATTAGTTGGTAATGGCAAAAATAACACCCTTATACCCACAGTTTGTGCTGATGGATAATAGCACTGCATTAAGGTTAATGCATGATGGTAGACAGTATTATTATTATCGTGATGGTGGTCGTTGGAAAGTTTATATCAATAAAAGAGATGATGGTAGTTTATCCACAATTAGCGATATTAATTCTTTAAATAAATTTAGTTTAACATCGACAACAGAAGAAATTTGGAGAAAATGCAATGGACAATATGCACCACATAATTTTGAACGCTACGGTTGGGAACACGAAACTAATGGTAAATTGAACCAAAAAAGAGAAACAAAAAATGAATATAAATACCTTTTAATACGAAGATAATATGCACAAACTAGATAGATACGGCAGGGTAATTAACAAATACGGTCAAGAAATGAGATGGAATACTGGTTTACCAGTTTGTTTTTATAACCCTAACTCACCAGTAAGATACAACCCATGTGTTGAGATTGATTATCCAGAACCAGTAGAAAAAAAAGATTATAAATACGTTTTAATTCGAAGATAATGACCAAAAAAGAAATGGATGAATTTCTAGTTTCCATAGGTGGGTTAGAAAGAACATATCGAGAAGATAAAGGACCAATCGTTGATGCATATGCTTTTGGTGTTGGTGAAGGTTGGTATCCTATTATCAAAGACCTAATAACTGAATTAATCGCATTGGGGTGGGATAAAAGACCTGTTCAAGTTAAAGAAAAATTTGGTGGGTTAAGATTCTATATCGAAACGTATCCAGAAGGTGCTGCTGATGTTATCATAAAATACGAAAAACTATCTTACGAAACGTGTGAGAAATGTGGTGAAAAAGGTACAAACAGAAAAATAAAAGGTTGGTTATACACACTATGTGATGACCACGTAAAAGAAAAGGAGAAAGAATAATGACTTACACAGATAAAACTTACGAAGAAGCAAAGTTGGTAGCTATCAAAGTGCATAGCAACCCAGATGCAATTATTCTTAAGTTGGGTGATAGAATTGCGAACATCGAACACGGTGGTAAAATTGACATGTATGCCAAGGAATACGCGGAGTTCAAAGGTGCTTTGTACCTTAACACACCAATCGCTGCCAAACCAATGTGGGAACATTTGGAAAAATTATTGGGAAAAAGTTTGGAGGATTAAAAATAAGTAGTATATTTGTACTCTAAAACAAAAACATTATGGCTGGCGAAATAATTGGTGAGTTAATAGCAGGGGTAGCTGAAATTGGTATTGAAGCTGCTGGTAGTTCTAACAACAAAAAATCTGGTATTGGGTGTTTAATGATTACAATTGCGTTAATAGCGATAGGTGTTGGTATATACTTTATAGCTATCGCTATCGCAGAACCAACACCACCTACTAAAGGTCTAGTGACCAAAAAATTACCCAACGACAAAATGGTTATTAAAACCAAAAAAGGTGAAGACGTTTATACAATAACTCATGAGTTATACCTTAACAAAAAAGTAGGTGACTCAATAATATTAAATAATTAATATGACAATCAAACAAATTTTTGATGAGATTGCTGCTGAGAGCGGTAACAACGCTAAGGTTGATATCCTTAGAAAGTACTCGGATAACGAGTTACTAAAGAAAGTGCTATACATGGCAAACTCTAAACGAGTTAAATTCTATATTAAAAGAATTCCTGAATACACAAGACAAATATTTGAACCATCAAGAGATTTGAATTGGGGTTTAAATATATTAGAAAGTATATCAAATAGAGAAGTTTCGGGTAATGAAGCGTTAACTTTATTAGTAAATGTTTTGTCTAATTTACAACCAGAAGATGCTTACATCATTGAACGTATCATTGAGAAAGACTGTAAGATTGGTATGGGAACTACTTTTATGAATAAAGTATTCAAAGACCTTATTGAAGACACACCTTATATGGGTGCTGTATCTTTCGACGAGAAGAAAGCTCGTAAAATTTTCGAAAAAGGTGGTAAAGGAATATCACAAATAAAAATGGATGGTCGTTACTGCAACGCTGTTATTCGTAGTGGTGAAGTTGAAATGGAATCACGTCAAGGTGAACCAACAATCTTAACTGGCGCTAAATTCTTAGATGAATTAACTTCATTTGAAGATTGTGTTCTTAACGGAGAGTTAACTATGGTTGATACCCCTAGATACGAGTCTAACGGTATCATCGCGTCACTTATCGACATCTTGGGTAAAAAAGATTCTAGAAGTGACAAAGAAAATGAGAAAAAATTAAAAGCATTCACTGACAAACATGGTTCGATGGAAGAAGCTCTAGACAAAATTCGTTATACCGTATGGGACCGTCTTACAGTAGATGAATACTTCAACAAATCATCAAAACTTAAATACGCTGAACGTTTAGCATATTTGGAAAGAGCTATCGAAAGAGTTGGTCCAACACATGTAAACATCGTTGAAAGTCTTATTGTTCACAATTATGCACAAGCTATGACCCACTTCCAAGAAGTATTGGCTGCTGGTGAAGAAGGTACAATCCTTAAAGCATGGAATGGTGAGTGGAAAGACGGAAAACCAACGTGGCAAATCAAAATGAAATTGGAAATGGATGTTGATTTACGTATTGTAGGGTTCAACTACGGAACCAAAGGAACAAAGAATGAGAATGTAATCTCTAGCTTTAACTGCGAGTCTTCTGATGGGTTGGTTAAAACAAGACCACAAGGTCTTAAAGAAGATATGATGGCTTATATCACAGAAAACCAAGAGAATTTGTTGGGTACTGTAATCCAATGTAAATGTAACGGGTTATCAAACGATGTTGATGGTAATTACTCATTGTTATACCCTTCTTTTGCTGGGTTTAGAGACGACAAAGACACGTGTGATTCCTTGGAGTCTATAAAAGAAATTGAAAACATGATTAAAACCTTATTGGTAGATTAATCAAAAAACAATAAAAAATTTGGAGGTTACAAAATAAAGTAGTATATTTGTACTTCAAAACAATAACAATAAAATTAAAAACAAAAATGGGTGTGTGATAACACCCATTTTTTCTACTAAAAAAATTATACTATGAAAAAAATGGTAAAATACCCATCAACCCCTCAATTTAGAGAGGTTGTTAGTGATGTAAACAGAAAACATAACTTCTGTGGTTTAGATGAAAATGGTGAGCCTATTTACGACCCATCTAAACCAAAACCAATTATTAAATTTATTGGTACTGTTAAACTACACGGTACTTCAGCTGGTGTTTTGTTTAATAACAAATCAGGTATGTGGTGTCAGAGTAGAGGTAATATCATCACCCCTCAATCCGACAATGCTGGTTTTGCTTTTTTTGCAGAATCAACAAAAGAATCTTGGTTGAGAATCATCAACGAAATAGCTGATAAATACGGTATCGATTTGGATAATAACACAATTGGTGTTTATTCAGAGTGGGCTGGTTCTAATATTCAAAAAGGTGTTGGTATTACCAATATTGAAAAATCGGTGTTTATCTATGGTATAAAGATTTCACCTATCGTAGAAAATGAAGAAGAATTAAAAAACAACCCAGCTTATTGGGTCGATTATTCAGGTTTCAGGGATAACGAAAAAAGAATTTACAATATGTTAGATTTTCAAACATATGAAATTGAAATTGATTTTAATAGACCTGAACTTAGTCAAAACAAAATGATTGAAATGACTTTAAGTGTTGAAGACGAATGTCCAGTGGCTAAACACTTTGGTTTTCCAAATACTGTAGGTGAAGGGATTGTTTTTTCAAATTTAGATGAAAATGGTGTTAGAATCTTTTTCAAATCTAAAGGTGAGAAACACGCTGGTGTTTCAAAAGTTAAAACACTCAAACCAGTTGATGATGCGAGGGTACAAAAATGCATAGACTTAGCTGAAAAAATCACCCCAGCTTGGAGACTTGAACAAATGCTTAATGAAACATTTGACACGTTAAATGGTGGTACTTTCGATGTTAAAGATACTGGTAAATATATAAAATCAGTTATGAATGACATAGTAAAAGAAGAGCTTCAAACTATTAGCGATGAAGGGTTAGAAATAAAGGATATTGGTAAATATGTTTCTGAAATTTCTAAAAAGTTTTTCTCCCAAAGATTAAACGAAAAAGTTGGGTTGTCATAACCTTAAATATTTGATAAAGAAAGAGTTAGTAGTTAAAAATAATTAAAGTTTTTTAGCGAAAACTATTTATTTTTTTTAGAAAATAACGTATATTAATAATAAAAAACGAATGAATTCAAATGATACAGAATAAAGTTTACAGACTTAAAGAGGGTGTTGAAGTGGCAAAAGATATGCCACTTCCAGCTGGTCAAGAAGTCGAAATAGTGATGGACGTTGTTTATGTCAACGGATATCCAGTTCCACCAGCAATGCAAAAATTGTTTTTGGATTATGTGACAAATAATGAGTCAAAATTTGACGATGTAACTAAAAAATGGAAATAACTATGGTAAGTATTATTATGATTTTACTATTAACGTATATTTTAATCGGAGGAATCATGTATGGTCTGCAAATGAGTTTTATGGTTGATAATGACCCAGAATTTTTTGATGATTTGGAAGATTTATTTCGTCTTGAGTTAATAGCTGAATGCGTGTTTTTATGGGCTACACATTTATGGAGATATTATTTTAACAAGATAATATTTAGCGAATGGTGGAAAAACAACATTTGTCAAAGACTTCCAGATGATTTTAAAGGTTTTTAAAAAATATTTGGTGGTTTAAAATTATAATGGTATATTTGTCAAAAATTATTTAACATGGTTACAAAAGAAAACGGGTTAAGATATGCTAAACTGATTCACGTGTCGGTAGACAATGGTAAAACAGACAATAGCAACAAAGTCTACATCATGGAAGAACTTTCAGATGGTAGAATAAAATGTGAGTATGGTAGAGTGGGTAAAAACATGGCTACTGTGTTTAAAAGTAAAAACGAGTGGGATAAAATCTTACGCGAAAAAACGTCATCAACCAAAGGTTACACTGACGTAACTGAATTGTTAGCTGAACCAGTTGTTGATGATTCAAACGGTGCATCAAAAAACAATACCGTTGAAGCAATCAAAGACGCAATGGTTAAGAAATTGGTCCAAGACCTTATGGCATACGCGAATAAGTCTATCCAGAAAAACTACAAAGTAACACAAGATGCAGTTTCTGAACAACAAGTGGAATCGGCTCAAGAAGTGTTATCAAGAGTAACTGCTATGTTGAAAGTTGGTGGTGACCTTAAAGACGTTAACAACGAGTTGTTGAAGCTTTACACAATCATCCCAAGAAAGATGGACAACGTTAAAAACCATTTGGTTCAAGGGTTGGGTGACGATGTTGAATTAGAAAAAGCACAAAGGTTGTTGGGTGAAGAACAAAGCGCGTTAGATACGATGTCTGGTCAGGTTAAACTTATCAAACAACAAAAACAAACTGTTGAAACCACTGGTGAAGAAATGTCAGACATTGACATTCTTACTCAAATGGGTCTTAAAGTTGAAGTTGAAAAAGACAGTGAAACTCTTAACCTTATCACCAAATTATTGGGTGATAACGCCAACAAAGCTAAAAAGATTTTCAAAGTGGTTAACTTGGCTACACAAGCTAAGTTTGATGCTCACTTTAAAACTGCCAAAGTTAAAAAGAAAAGACTTTACTGGCATGGTTCGCGTAACGAGAACTGGTTTAACATTATTCAGACTGGTCTTATGATTAGACCTTCTGGCGCGGTGTATACTGGTTCAATGTTCGGTGATGGTGTATATTTTGCAAACAAGAGCCAAAAATCGCTAGGGTATAGTTCTCTATCAGGTTCTCATTGGACTAGAGGGAATTCTCAAATAGGTTTCTTGGCATTGTTCGATGTACATTTAGGGAACGAGAAACACATTCATAAACATGATTCATCATGCTATAGTTTGAGTTACTCTAACATCCAAAAGGATGGTTTTGATAGCGTATACGCTCACGGTGGTGCTGACTTGAGAAATGATGAGTTTATCATTTACAATCCAGTACAATGTACAATTTCTCATTTAATACAAATGGAACACTAATGGATTTTAGTTTAAACGAAAAAGAAAAACAAAACTTAAAAGAAGTTGAAGACGCTGTTAAAACATTATACGGTCATGAGACATATTACACAAGAACGTTTTGCTTTACACCAACTGGTATTGGTGATAACATTGAAGTTATTATAAAAAGCAAAGAAAAAGGATTGTTTGAAGTTAAAAAAGATATAACCGACTACGATAGTTGGTAAAATAAAAACAAATGGAAGAAATGGAATTTAAAACACCGTATCAATGGTGTGTAGAACTTAATATTAGGGTCTTGGACCTAAACGAATGGCCACTAGAGTGGTATGGGTCGAAAGAAAAACATTATTTTACATTTCCAACAATGCCGAAGGATGAATTCCTTGAAGCATTGTCACAATGTAAAGTAAAAGCCAACTCGATGCCAAGAAAAACTGAAATGTATTTGGAATACAGAATGTATGGACTTGTACCTTACAACTTAAGTCCAATTCAACATTTTTTTTGTATTATTTAAAGTTTTTACCAAAACCGTGATATTTATAATAAAAGAATATTATGGAAGAAAAGAAATACTATGTTTATGTTTATTTAGACCCAAGAAAAAAGGGTGAATACGTGTATGGTAAATATAAGTTTAATTATGAACCAATGTACATTGGTAAAGGAACTAGAAATAGGATAAATCATCATTTAATTAATATTAATAAAAATAAAAATAGTTTATTTTATAATAAATTAAGAAAAATTTTAAACGATGGTTTTGAACCTATTAGATATAAACTAATCGAATCAATAACAGAAAATGAATCTTTAGTTTATGAAAAAATATTAATCGATTTAATTGGTAGAATTGATATTGAAACTGGTACATTGTGTAATATGACTGAAGGTGGTGAAGCTGGTTATAAAAGAACCGAACAATCAAGAAAAAAATTAAGCGAAGCTAAAAAAGGTGAGAAGAACCCAATGTATGGAAAAACAACAAGTTTAAAACAAAAAGAATCTGTTAAAATTTTACATAAAAATGGTTTAATAAAATTAACAGATGAAGGTCGTAAAAAGATAATTGAAAATGGTAAAAAAAGAAAAGGTTCAAACAATTCAGTGATTAGGTCTGACGTTAAAACTTATTTATTAATCTCACCTAACAAAGATGAATATAAAATATTAGGTGCTAAAAAATTACAAGAATTTTGTAAGATTAATAAATTACAATACCATGTATTAAAAAACAATCAAAATATTTTTATAAGTGATAAAGAAATAATTGGTAATAGAATAAACGCAAAAAATACAATAGGATGGAAAATGATAACAATATAAATACTTCGTATAACTGGTGTATAAATAGTAATATTAGAGTTTTAGATGTGGGTGAATGGTATTCAGATTTACAATTAACCCCCGAAGAATATTTTTTTGAGAAAAAAATAACTAAAGATGAGTTTATTAAACATTTAAGTAAATGTAAAGTTAAATCAAATTCTTTACAACGAAAAACAGATAAATATTTAGAGTATCGTATGTATGGTTTAGTTGCATATCAATTATGCGGTACAATACACGCTGGTATCCAATTTGGTCATGCTGTTGTAGAATATCAACAAAATACGTTGGGTCTTGAACCAATGCAAAAAATATACAATAAGTGGGCTAAAGAAGACAAAACGTTTATCATCCTTAATGGTGGTACAACAAATAGAAATAGAGAAAGATTGGGTACTTTAAATAAACATCTTAAACAAATTACTGAAATGGGTGTTAAAGTAGGTATCTTTTTTGAACCAGATTTGGGTGACCAATTAACAGCTTTTGTTTTCTTGGTTGACGAGAGAGTATTCAACAGAGAATTGTATCCAGATTTTCAGGAAGAAAAACTACCATACGGTGTTCGCAAACCATCCAAAAAAGTTGAGGTTGAGTTGGAAGAAAGAAACGAAGCCAACTATCAAAAATGGGTTGAAAAGATTGGTGGCCCAAAGAATGCTTTCTTAAGAGAGTTTTTGAAACCACTTAGGTTAGCATAACATTTACATATTCCTCTGGTTTTCGTATAATTGTATATGACAACCAGAGAGAAATATGAATCAGTATTAAAATACATATCGAAAAACTATGAGATAAAAAACCATAGGATTTGGGACATACATGACCCACACGAAGTAAAAGGTGATTATGTTTCGAAATCCTTAATTATAATTTTTCAGTATAGTAAATGGTATTGTGATTACTGTTTAAAAAAGTGGGCACTTAACAAGGGGTTACCTGAAAAAGAATGGGGTGATGCTTATTGGAAAGGTTTAAGAGTGACTTGGTCACCAGAAATGATTCAAGATTTACAAGCTTTCCATAACATAGACGCAGAAGCTGAATTAACAGCTTTGTTGTCTCAAGAAATCGCCAACGAGATAGATAATGAAATACTTAACAATTTATTTGGATTACGACGTGAAGGATAGAATAATACTTACTGGCAAGATTGAGTTTGAGCCAGAAGACAAGACAAAAAAACACATGAATCAAGCCGCATGGAAAAAAATGGCTATGGTTCTTATAGATGGAGAGATTTGCGAATATTACGCATGGTTCATCAAAAAGAGATACAACTTGGTGTTGAATAAACCACTTAGAGGGGCTCATATTTCGTTTATTAATGATAGTATGAATGATTTAACACAAAACGGAGAAAAGTCTGTAGAAGAGGCTCTAAATGCGTGGGAAACCTCTAAAAAGAAATGGCACGGTAAGAAAATCGAGATAGTGTTGGATTTGGACCCTAGAAGCGACGGTAGAAGCTGGTGGTTGAATATCCCAAACGAAGAACGAGATGGATTGCAAGCCATCAGAAATGAAATAGGGTTAGGTAGACCATTCTTTGGGATGCACATGAGCCTTGGATACGCTAACGAAAAGAATATTGAACATTCAAAGTATTTACATGATTCATTAAAAAAAGGCTACATAAAGTAGCCTTTTAATTATTCTGGTGTGATTAGAGGTTCGTCACTATCTGGAACAGCGCTAGTACCATAATCGGTATCTGGGATTAAATCAGATTCTTTAGGAGTGTAAGGCATTTGAACTCTTCCCCAAATTTTATCAATTGATGCAAGACCCAAACAACCAAAAGATAACATGGCAACAGCGTATACTAGTGTATCGGATGGCTTTATATCTTTGTTATAAAAACTATTTAACACTAGCGTAACACACAAGGTTAAACCAGCAATAATACCTATAAGACGTTTAGACGAATAATGACCACGTTCATCTTTAAATACCTCTCTAAAAAATTGTTTAATTTCTTTCCACATAATCTTTTATTTATAAATATTTGGTAAATAGAAATAAAAATAGTATATTTGCAAAAATTATTTAAAATGAGTAAACAATTAACACACGAGTTTCTTGTAGAGAACGGACTTATCTTGTTTGAAACCATTATCGGTTCTCAAGCATACGGTACCCAAACACCTACAAGTGACGTAGATAAGAAATTTGTCTACATTCTACCTGAGGATTATATCTTGGGTACTGGTTATGTAGAACAAATCAACGTAAATAAGGATTACATGGGGTAAAATTAATCCCATAGAAGGGACTATTCACCCTGAAAATAATCATCTGGAAGATTTATTTTCAAAAGCTAATTCAAAATTAAACGATAAATAATTATGAAACTAATATCAATGACAGATGTAGTAAATAGCAAACAAAATGTTAACTAAAAAAATAAAATAAAATGAGTTGTTGGACAAAAGAAGAATTAGAAAATATGCTTGAAGATGTAGTTAATGAACTTGAATTATCAGAAGCGATGATTGAAGAACACGGACAGTTAGGGACAGCCCCTGCTAAATTAGTAAGATTGGTATTGGAACAAAAAGACCAACAAATACGAATGTTGAAAGTGGGGATTATTCAAATTGGAAATAATTCAAAATAGTATGAAAATAAAATTATTATTTGGAAAAAAAGCTGAACATAATTGTTTTGGATTATTTTCTTTAAGTGATGGGGTGTATTCTGGTGGATTTAAAAAATACATTTTTGGGATAAAAAACTTATTTAATCTATGTTATTTTATAGGTTGGGGTAGTTATAAAAATTAAAAAACATAAACAAAAATGAAAAACACTAATAAAGAATTAATACTTAAAAAATATCTAGAATGGGTAGAATCTGTTTCAGAAAATAATGAACACAAAACATTTTTTACACCTAAAGAAATAGTTTTTAAAGTAATTGATATTGTAGAAAAAGAAAACCTTGAGCAAGAAACTCTTGACGAAGATTATGAATCTTATCAATTAGCTAAAAACTTGTTTGAAGATATTTATGGTTATAAACCAGAAATTGTTTCGGGAAACCAACAACACGAATTGATAGTTGCTAGTTTACAAAAAGGAATAGTTTATGGTTCCAAACACCAAAAAATTGATGGTAAAAATATGATGCACTGTATGCGTCTTATTAAAATGGCTACTGAGATTGGTGAAGGTAAAGGTATCATCGTAAGACGACCAGATGCTCAAGAACTTCTTACGATTAGACGTGGTGAAGTTGATTTGGATTCGCTCATTGAAATCGCTGACAAAGCCATTGAAAATATGGATGAAGTGTTTGAAAAATCTAATCTACCGAACAACGTAGATAAGAATTTGGTAAATAACTTATTGGTTAGTATTAGAACAAAATTTTATAACCCTAATGAAAAAAACTCCAACTTTTTTTTTGGCCTTTTTAATTAATATAATATGAATATATTTGACGCACCAAAAGATAGTATCAGAACAAATTCTGGTATCTATATGAACGTATTTGAACCAACATTGGAGATGATACAAATTGAAGACATAGCCCATGCGCTAGCTTCATTACCAAGATTCGGGGGACATTTGAATCAACACTATTCAGTAGCTCAACATAGCGTCATGTGCGCTATGAGGGCAACTAGTTTAGAAGACAAAAAAGCTGCATTGCTACATGACGGTAGCGAAGCGTATATGTTAGATATTCCAACCCCTATAAAAGCCAAACTACCAGATTACAAAATGTATGAAGGTAATTTAATGACTAAAATAGCTGAGAAATTTGAATTTGAGTTTCCATTGTCTGATAATGTTCATGCAATTGACCGTGAAATGTTGTTATATGAATGGGAAAATTTAGTTGTAAATGAAAATGATGAGTTTGAATGTTGGGACCATGCAAGAGCCAAGAAAGAGTTCTTGGATATGTATAAAGTTTTATTCGAAGAAACTGTTGTTGTCTAACAAAAATTGTATATTATCATCGGCTGTTTTACAGTCATCTAGAAAGGAGAATACTTGCTCATCAGTAAGTGTTCTCCATTCATTTTTAGCTTCGGTTTTGATTTGATATTTTCTATGCAACCATCGTTCAACTTTCAAATAGTTTTTAGATTCATATTTTCTATGTAGACTAATTTTATTTGGGTTACCAGTTTGCAATTCGGATATTCTAATTTTTATATCCCTTTTAGTTATACCTATTTTATAAGTCTCTTCACCATTAGGGTCGATTGAAAGTAATAAATACACGTATCCCATTTTAATATGACCATTTGAAACCACCAGCGGTTTTACCTCTACCATTACAAATTTTTCTAATAGTAGAACTATCTATTATTAATGTTTTAGAAGCAATAGAAATTGATTCCCATTCTTTGATAAAATTACCATTCAAATCGTATTGTTTAACAGATAAAGTTTTAGTCCTATAATTAGGTAATTTATCGGTGTATGACCATCTAAAATTAGCAGATTTAAACCTTTTCCCTAAACAAACGTCAATAATACCAGAAATATTTTTTAAGTTTAACGATTTTGAAGCTTCAGTTATCGAATTCCAAGTTTTTACAAACTCACCCTCCAAAGTAAATTGGTTTACTTTAATTTTGTTAGATTCAATAGCTTTTGTTGGTAAAAAATTATTTTTCTTATGAGATAAACTAATATTTTTACGCCAGTTATCGTTCATATTTTTAGATGGGTTATCTGTTAAAAATTTTTGTCGTCTAATTTCTTTATAGTCATCACTATGGGTTTTACCTTTCCATGATGGTGGGTTTTCACCACCGTCAGTACCGTTAACTAAATTAAAACCCCATGTAGTAAATTGACTAATCCAATATTCTTCTAATAAAACCCAATCGTCGTTAGTTTCATCTATGATTTCTATGTTAGGTCTAAGGTTTTTATTTAATAAAGATTTAATCCAATTAATTCTGTGATTATTACTTTTTCCAGTTTTAGCTTCGCTAATATGTTTTCTAACTCTAACTTCTGGGTTAATACTTTTACCAACATATCTAACATCGTTAGTAATAGGGTCTGTCAAAATATAAATATAATTTTTCATGTGTTTAATTTATTATAAATATATCGATTTGTGAAAAAGTTTGCAGTTGTTTTACACGTTTATTTGGGTCATTTTTGGTAATACCAATTTTGTAGGATTCATTCCCATCAAAATCTATTTGTAATAAAAGGTATACATATCCCATAATCATAAATATAAGAAAGTTTTTAGATTTTGTCAATATTTATAGTAAAAAACACTATGAAATCATTGATAAAATTTTTGGTTAGAGAGAGTATTGAAGAAGAAATCAGACAAAAGGGTGACTTAGGTATGGGTAGAGACCATATCGTATACCCTTTTGAAAAAGACCCTTCTAAAGTAATCAAAATTGCGTATGTTGGTGAATGGGGTAAACCAGTTGGTAGTGGTGTTTTAAAAGCTAGTCATATCGAAAAAATGTTAGATTATCCAGACATATTCCCAAAAGTTTACAAACACAATGATAGATATGCTATCATAGAGAAATTAAATACGGATGAAATCGAAAACGATGATGAAATTCTATATGATGTGGTTTCAAAATACGATTTAAGTTTATTTAAAGATTCTACAACAGTAAGTTCTGCTATTGAAGAAATGTTTTGGAGAGGTACAAAAAACCCTAATTTATTGCATAAGTTACGTGAGTTAGTTATCACGGATAAAGATTTAGAACCATCCGAAAAAACAGTAACAATAAATTATATTGATTTTTTTCTTAAAATAAAAGAACAAATACCAAATGCTTCTGATTTAGATGTTCATTCTGAAAATATTGGTTATAATTCTAAAGGTGTTTTGAAATTATTGGATTTTTAAGATATTTATAATAAAAATATTGATGAAAACGTTTATAAAACAAAAACTTAGAGAATCTTTATTAGAAGAAGAACAATTAAACGAAGTTAATTGGAAAGGCTTAGCGGCTGGTGCCGCAATGACGCTTGGTACGTTGGGTGCGCAAGGTCAAACAACTCAACCAACAACGACTGAACCAACAACTCAAACAACAACTCAAAAACCAATGTTTGGTACACCAGAACAAAGAGCTGCTGCCAAAGAAAAAAGAGAAGCTCAACGTAAAAAGAATTATGAAAATTTTATAAAAGGGGCGTACATTAGAAACTTTGTTGAAGTCGTAGACGAAGAAGAGTTTAAATCAAGTTGTAATACAACTATGGCTCAAGAAGCTGATTATTTAGATGGAACATCTTTTGAAATGCCAGATATTATCTATAGAGAGTTAGAAGATGGTACCAAATTAAAAATAAATTTAAAAAAATATCAAAAGTATATTAAAAACCAAAACAAGCAAGATGATGTTGCATTAGATGGAATGCAAGGCCCTAGTTTTAAAGCAACTAGTTGTGGTATATCAAAAGCAGCTGCTAGACAATCTAAAAAAGATTGGTCAAAAAAATAACTTTTTTAAAAAATTACATATTTATTATAAAAAAAATTGCAAAACACTTGACTTGTATTAAAATAGTTAGTATATTTGCACTGTATCAAAGTTTAACTTACAGAAAACAAAAAAACAAAATGAGAAATACTTTTAACATATTAGTCCTTTTAAGCTTATGCTTGCTTGTGGAAACACAGCTGGGCTTCTTGTGTGTTAACTAATCTGAATAAGATAAGTATCTCTCTCAAAAAGCCCATCCTAACCAGATGGGTTTTTTTATTGATAACAATGGCGCTGTGGCCGAGTGGCTAGGCAGGGGACTGCAAATCCCCGTACACTGGTTCGAATCCAGTCGGCGCCTCTAATGATAAAGAAGGAAGCGATGGAAAAAAATGAAATCAAAAAAGACTTATATAAGTCAAAGAATCTGGCTAGATTTAGCCACTATGTAGGTGGGAACCTATATTATAAAGTTGAAGTATTAGACGGAACTTATCAATTTCCAATCAAAACGGTTCAAAAATCATATGTGATGGACACTAGAGAAATTGAAAAAATTCCAACACTTGTTTTGGCTGAGGACTTGGGTACAACCACATTCGATGCTGAAATCAAAGGGTCTGAATTGATTAGATGGATTGAAAGAGCCATTGAAAACGAAGACTTCATCAAGGTAGGTTAAAACCTACCAAAAACGGGGCTATGGTGTAGTTGGTTAAACATCCCATCCTTACAAGATGGAGACGAGAAGTATAACGCTGGTTCGAGTCCAGCTAGCCCTACAATAAATCACTGGTTAATATTTACTTTTTTCAAAAGTGAGTTATTTTTAATATAAAACACAAATGGAAAAAGATTTATTAATAAAGTTTATCAATCTAGGTAAATCTCAAAGAGAAATTGCTGATGAATTAAAATGTTCTCAAAGTAACGTAAAATATTGGCTTAAAAAATTTGAATTAAAAACTAAACTTAATCAACATAACAAAAAATCATCTGTTGATAAATTATGTCCAAAATGTCAAAAATTAAAACCATTAAGCGAATATTATAAACGTACAAATAGAGATGATTATAACGGTTATTGCAAAAAATGTAGTAATATTTATCATTCGGAAAGAGTTAAAAACGTTAAAATTAAAATGGTTCAATATAAAGGTGGTGAATGTAATGATTGTAAAATAAAATTAAATGATAATAATTATTGTATTTTTGATTTTCATCACTTAAACCCGTCTGAGAAAGACCCTAATTTTAATAAGATAAAATTTCAAAAATGGGAAACAATAAAAAATGAGATTGATAAATGCGACGTTTTATGTTCAAATTGTCATAGATTAAGACATCATTCAATTAGGAAGATGAATTAAAAATAATGGCTAGATGGCGGAATTAGGTATACGCACCAGACTTAAAATCTGGCGGACCGAAAGGTCCATGTGGGTTCGAGTCCCACTCTAGCTACAAAATGTGAAAGGCGTATACTCACACTTGATTAAATTCATGCAATGGTTAAAATGCCAATCACATCATGGCCAGATGGCGAAACAGGTAGACGCGCAAGACTCAAAATCTTGTGTCCGCAAGGACGTGTGGGTTCGATTCCCACTCTGGCTACAATAACATGTTATTTAAAATTATGGAAGTATGAAATTTAGTTGTTGCGAATGCGGTGGTATTATCCACGGAGCTGCTTTACTAGTAGACAAAAAATTTGTGCATATTACATGTGCCAATAAAGAGAATAAAGAACAAGAAAACTTGGAAGATATTGAATTAGAAGAAATCTAATTCAGATTTGCGGATATGGTGGAATGGTAGACACACACGGCTTAGACCCGTGTTCTGAAATATGAGTGTCGGTTCGAGTCCGACTATCCGTACTAAAAGATAGTTTCAGCAAACAAAAACTGGTTAAAAATTCACACTTAAAATGCGAACGAAGTGGTTCAAATCCACAAAATTAACTATCTTGTACCTGCCGCTGTGGTGGAATGGTAGACACGCCAGACTAAGAATCTGGTGCCCGTGAGGGTGTGCGAGTTCGAGTCTCGCCAGCGGTACGAAAAAAAATGTTTTTTATGAAAGAAAGACGATGGAATGAAACAAACGTCAGATTAGCGGTATTAGAATGTGATTCCAAAAATGATTTTCAACGTAAATATAGTGGTGCGGTTAAATATGCTAGAAGACATGGTTTTTATCATGAAATTACCAGAGATTTAGCTAAATTTAAATGGACATATGAATTATTAATAGAATATGTTAAAAGTTGTGACTATAAAAAAGATTTCCATGGAAAAAGCGGTGCTTTTCAATTTGCTAAAAAACATGGTTATTTAGATGAATGTTATGCGTTATTAAAAGGAAATAATTTATGGTGTCACGATAGTGTGAAAAAAATAGCTTTAAAATATAATAAAAAAAATGATTTTATTAAAGAAGCACCTGGCGCCTATGATTATGCTATTAGACATAAAATTTATGATGAAATTACTAGTCATATGGATGTAAAACATTATTGGTCTTATGATGAAGTAAAAGATTTAGCGTTAAAATGCGAAACGAAATGGGAATTTCAAAAAAAATATCGTAGAGCGTATCGTCATGCTGTTAGATATAATTTATTAGATGACGTTGGTAAACATTTTAGGGTTGTTGGTAATAAATGTAAACGTAAAATTTATGAAATTAGGTTTTATAACGTAAAAAAAATATATATCGGTTTAAGTTTTGACCCAACAACAAGAAAAAAATCTCACATGGTCAAATCATCAAATAAGTTTGTTAGAGATTTAATGGAAAAAAAAGAAGAATTTGAGTGGTTTGAAGATGATAAATTTTATCCAGAAAACCAAATAGGTGTGATTGAAAATAAAAGAATTGATGATAGAAAGTTAGAAGGTTGGGAAGTTTTAAATATAAATAAAGGTGGTGCATTAGGTGGATTTAAAAAAGGTGATACTAACACAAACTGGTCTAAAAAAACAAACAACAAATAATAAATATGTTTTGCTGAGTATTCAAATACACAGAAAAAGATGAGATGAAACCTTATCTTAATCAATTGAGAAACAACGAAATATAAAATATTTCAAAAAAAAGTTGCAAAAAAACTTGACATGTATTAAAACAGTTCGTATCTTTGCACTATAATTAAAAACAAAGAAAAAAAATGACTTTTTAAAAAAAGTCGCATATTTATAAACAAATACAAAAAGAAAACACAATGAGAACTTTAACTAACATATTTGATTTTGCATTTTTCGCAGCCGAGGAGGATTACTCTTACGGAAGGTCAAACACTGTCATAAGTTAACGTTTAAATTAACGATATAAATGATAAGCCTGACAGTAAAAATGTCAGGCTTTTTTTATTAAAAAATTAAAATGGAAAATTGGAAAAAATTTAGAGAAACATTTTATGAAATTTCAGATTTAGGTAGAATTAGAAATATTCTAACGAATAGAATTTTAAAACCATTTGTAAATAAAAAAGGTTATCATAGGATAAAATTAAAAATAGATGAAAAAAGACATCAGTTTAGTGTTTATAGATTAGTAGCTGAAGTTTTTATTACTGATAAATTAGATGGTTTAGAAGTTGACCATATTAACCGAGATAAGGACGATAATAGATTAATAAATCTAAGGGTTGTGACAAGAAAAGAAAATTTAGAAAATAGGAGACCTAAGTTAACATCTAAAGAACATATTGAGTTTATTGTTAATTTACATAAAAATGGGTTAACTATTGATGAAATTTATAATCAAGTTTTAAAAATGTAGTTTTTTATTAAGCAAAAATTGGTTCCATAGCTGAGGGGTTTAGCACTGCGTTGAAGGCGCAGAGACACGGGGTCGACTCCCGTTGGTTCCACAACATAATCGGGGATGTAGCTCAGTTGGTAGAGCACTGGCCTGAAGAGTCAGGTGTCGAGGGTTCGACTCCCTCTGTCCCCACAACATGGCCCCGTCTTCTAAACGGAATAGGAAGCCACCCTTTCAAGGTGCGCAATGCGGGTTCGAATCCCGTCAGGGCTACAATCTGGTTAAGATTCCAGTAATCAAAAATCTAAATGGTCTATTCGTTCAACGGCTAGGATGCAAGCTTGTCACGCTTGTGATGAGGGTTCGATTCCCTCATAGACCGCCAAAAATAGCTACAGCGCATAACGGTTGGTGTGCTAGACTGTCACTCTAGTGTGGATTTATCCACGTAGCGGGTTCGACTCCCGTTGTAGCTGCAAAAATGGCCCGTTAGTGAAGTGGTTAACACGTCCGACTTTCTATCGGGAGGCATGGGTTCGAACCCCATACGGGCTACAAAAATATTTAGTTCGAACACTTGACTTTTTTAAATATAGATGTATATTTATATAAAAGTTAAATTATGAAAAATAAATATGAAAAACAGTATTTTAGTGAGATTATAAAAAATAGTATTAATTATACTGACGCATGTAGAAAATTAAATATTGGTACTGGTAAAGGTAACCGAGACACTATTAAAAAATATGTTAACGAATATGGTTTACAGATTGACCATTTTTATATACCTAGTAAAGTTAAAATAAAAAGTAAGTTTACTTTAGATGAAATTTTAATAGAAAATTCTAACTACATACATACAACTAGTCTAAAAAACAAGTTATATGATGAAGGGTTAAAACAACGTTGTTGTGAGTTATGCGGTCAAGGTGAAGAATGGATGGGTAAAAAAATGTCATTGATATTAGACCATAAAAATGGGACGCATAATGATAATAGACTAGAAAATCTTAGAATTGTTTGTCCAAATTGTAACGCAACATTAGATACACATGGTGGTAAAAATATTGTAAAATACAAAATAGATGAAATTAAACATAATAAGATAAAAGAAAATAAAAATTTATTGATACTAGAAAGAACTAAAAATGGTGGTAAAACAAATAAACAAATTCTAAGTTCAATAAATCAAAGAAAAGTTGAAAGACCTGATAAAGAAGTTTTGTTAAAAGAAATAGAAGAATTAGGTTATTCAGCAACTGGTCGTAAATACGGTGTTAGCGATAACGCTATAAGAAAATGGGTATCATTAGTATAATGGGGTGTGGCCACACCATCATTTATGTTAAACTTATGTGTTGTAAACCATAGGTTTTAAATGAGAGTATTCTTCGACGCTGAAGAGGTTGTGGTTCGATTCCACTGATATCCGCACAGAAATGGTTAGTTGGTGTAACCGCTAATGGATTGACGAATCTATTAAGTTGCATCAACGCCATAGGAAGGGGCTGTAGCTCAACTGGCTGAGCGCTACCCTTGCACGGTAGAGGATGCGGGTTCAACTCCCGTCAGCTCCACAAAAATTTGGGTAATACTTTAATTGGTTAGAAGACCACCTAGACGGGTGGTAGCGTAGGGTTCGAAACCCTCTTACTCAACTAAACATAAATGTTATGAAAAACACACATAATGGGGGTGACCGCTTGGGAGCCTAACAAAATTAGAGCGTATTGAATTACGCAAAAAGGAAACTGGTGGCCGCTTAGACAGAAAGCTAACTAGATATTCTGATAACTTCAATGAAATATTCAGTTTTTTCCTTAATTCTTATAGGAAAGGAATATTAACTTTCTGCGGTTCAATTGTCAACGTTGAGTTTGATGTAAACGAATCTGAGGGTAAAAACACATTTAGAAAATTTGATAACGGGCAATACTCAGGTGGTAAACCCATAGTAACTAGACACCCCAACATAGTCAAGGCTGTAATTGTTGGGAAAAAGAGTTGGGGTTTGTGGTGTGACCAATGGGGTGATGGGATTGCTGAAGGTACTTTCTTAAAAAGAGAAATCATTGAGGAATTTGAAAACAAGGGTATAAAGATACCAGATTCTCTTATGAAAGATTTTGAAGATAGGATATACAGAAAAATTATTAAAAGGTGTTCTGTTTAAGGTTTTGTTGATATTTATATTAAAAAAAGACATGAAGTTATCACACATATTCAAGGATTTATTAAACGAAGATTTCAAAACTCAAACTCAGAAATTTGTTTCTCAAGGTTATGATTTAGAAATTGTTAGAACGTATATTGAAAAATTCAAATACATTAGAGATGGTAAGTACCGTGAGGCGCTTAACCCTGATTTAAACATCAACGTTCCAGTTGAAAAAAGATTTGATATTGATGCTTACCCAACGTTTAATTCTCTTGAAACTCTAGTTGATTATGTGTCAGGTCAAAGACCAGTTAAAACCACTATGTCGAAACAAAACGACATTGAAGTTACTGGTGAAGCTGTATATAATAAAAATGGTATAGAAGTGTTTTATGCTGATAACCCAAGAGCATGTATCAAATACAAGGGTAGTATGCCATATAGTTGGTGTGTTGCTAGGTCCGATTCTTCTAACATGTTCTACACATATAGATTTAAACCATATGAACCAGCTTTTTATTTTGTCAAAGATGTAAAAGCAACTGAACAAGAATTGGCTGCAATTGCTAAAAAAGGTAGTATTAGTGGTGGGTTTACAAATAGATATCACTTTTTCGTTATTCAAGTACCTAAGAACCTTAACCCAGATGACAATGAAACACCTCAATATATTGTTACATCAGCAAACAATGATGGTGATAACCAAATGAGTTGGAATCAAATCATTAAAATAAGTCCTAAATTAGCTGGAATAAAAGAAGTGTTAAAACCTAAACCGTTTACAGAAGAAGAAAGAGCTCAACATGAGAGATTCAAAAAAGGTTTAAATGATAATGAATTTAAAAACCTTAGTTATGAGGATAAAAAAGCTTATTTGGATATTTACCCAACAATAGCAAAACCAATATCAACCAAACAATTTTTGATGTTACCAGAAGATTTAAAAAATCTTTACGTATCATTTGGTATTGGTTTGGATGATGAACAATTTGAAAGTATCAAAAATAACCCTAAATTAGTTAAACGTTATGCTCAAATTAGTGATAGGAAACTAGATACATATTTAAACGTTGACGGATACACTAGAAAACAACTACGTATGATGTATACTGAGTTGATTGTTTTGCCAGACAATAGAATATCAGAATACATGAGCAGTTTAAGTAAAAGACAAATTGGAAACTTCATCGCAATCAACGGTGCCGATAAATTAGAAATGCTTGAGAAGCATGCTTCAGGTAAATTGGTTAATAACTATTCTGAAATTAAACCGATTATTGATGGTTTAAAACACAGCGCAGAACATAGGTATAAGGAAGATGATGGAACTATTGAGCAATTAAATGAAATGCTTCCAGATAGTGTGTCTGTTACGTATGGCAGATATTCAGATGAAATAACATTTGAATTACCTAATAATTTTAACTTTCACCATGATTTAGAAGATTTGATGAGTACTTTGTCTCGTAATAGTTGGGAATCATGGAATGATAGTTATTTTGAAGGTTGGAAAGATGGTCTTGATGAGGAATATAATGGTTTTATTGAATCTGCGCTTACAGACCAAACTTTGGTTTCAGACTTAAGAAAAAACGGAGTGAACCCAACACTAACTATTGTAGCGTCTTTATTAGAGAAATTTAAGTTTAGTGAACCAATAAAAGAGTTTATCGATGAATTGTTTACTGAAGCTAAGACTGAAGGTGAAGATGAAGTTTTTGATGCGTATCATGATAAATTTACTGATATAATAAAATATGAAGATAGTAACCGTAGTTATTATGGTGGTTATAATAGTAGTAATTTTAAAGAAATAACAATAAAAATTAAAAATTTTATTGGTGCGTTGATTTCAGATTCTGACATATTAACGAAAGATAAAACAGATTTTGAATCAGCGTTTGAGTCATTGTTGGAAGATATGATGGAACAAGCTGATTTACCTAGCAGCTACGATTCCTTATCGGAAAGTGTTAGGGAAGGTGGGAATATGAATGTTGATACAGATAAAATTGTTCAGCGAATTAAAGATAGTATTTACGAAATCATTGATGATAAAATATACGATGATGATGAAGAATATTCTGATTACGATACTGGTGAAATTGAAAATTTGAAAAAAACCAAATATGATATTCTAACAGCATTTGAAAAAACTCTTAAAGGGTTAGGTCAAGATGAAAACGTTAGTGAAATTGAAAATGAATTGGTGCGTATCGTGTTTGATAGAAGCAAAATAAAAACAAACGGGTCGATATATACCAGTGTTATTCACAAAGAAGATAACAGTACCTACAACGGTTATATGTTCATTAAAGACATTCCTTCGTACTTCAAAAACTACAAATTATTTGAAGTTTTAAAAAATTTTAAAAAATTAATCAAATAAAAGTTGCACCGTTTGAAATTTGTTCGTATATTTGCATTGTAATTAATAACAATTAAAACATTTAAATAAAATGAGTAAATTTGAAAAAATGGTTTCGGCTAGTAATTCAACTACATTGGCTAGCAGAGCTAGCGACTTAGCCGAAGAAGTATCTTTGGAGTTAAACTCTTTCATCAACAACTTGAAAAGAGAAAAATCTCAATTAAAAAGCAAGGTTAACAAGTTAACTGACTTGGCACCAGAAAACACAACATCCTTGAGACCTGGTCATCCAGATTTTGATGCCGCAAAATGGGTTTCTGAGTTACACCAATGTCGTATGGATTTAGCGTTGAAAGATGTTGAATTAGCAGAAGCGCAAGCTATCCACGACGAGTACTTCGGAGAAGAACCAAGCAAGTAATCATGGAAGAAACAACGAAAGTGTATTTGGCGAAATCAAACAGAGCCAACCCAGATGTGGTAAGTTCTGTTCGCCAAACCCTTTCTAAGTATGATGTCGAGGTTGTCGAATTCAAAGGTGGCACCTATTCCCACAAACAATTATTAGACTGTGACATGATGGTTATTGTACCAGCGACAGATACTATATGGCGTGAAGAAGGTATTATACTTGGAAAAGGATTGTACGAACAATTAGAAGCTTTTGAACAACATTCAGATATTGGTAATGTTATGGTTGTTTGTGATGAACGATTAACCGTTGGTGAAATAGATTCTTATTGGGTGGAAAATGAACGTGATTATATTGATTATGGTCTTATAGAGTTTTATGATAATGATGGTAAAGAGTTTGCGTTAAGTAAACATTGTGATTTGATATTCAATAAGAAAAGTGATGTTGCATCAAGTTCAAAATCAAGTTACTATCATTTGTTAGCAAAAAAAGTTTAAAAAAAACTTGCAACATAAAAAAATAGTTAGTATATTTGCAAAGTAAAACCATCGTAGGGTGTTTGAGAGGTATAGTCAGATGGAAGTTCCTCCTCTTTATCGAAAGATAAATGAAACTTAGTACTGACGGTGGTATCAAACACAAGGACGTAAATCTCTGGGGCAGATATGTCACGGAAAAAGCCCTCGGTTACAAACCGAGGCAAATGGGGGAATATTTCAGTTGGCAGATTGTCGCTGTCTTAGGAGGGCGAAAGGTCGCTGGTTCGAGTCCAGCTTCCCCCACGACTAGACTGTGAGATTATAAAGACCTAGGACGCTTTATAAAGGAACTTTCGACTCAGTGTTGACTACTGAAGGTCAAGGTTTGAAGGTTGTACCAGAACAACTAGGTTTTTTGTCGTCACACCCTTCTTCCAAGAGAGAAAAGAACGAATAGTTTGTGGCTTTCCTATACTAGTAAAAAAAGCTAATATGAGTGAATACTTGGAAATATATTCACTCAATCAAGGTGCGGTAGCTCAGTTGGTAGAGCAAAGGACTGAAAATCCTTGTGTCGCTGGTTCGATTCCAGCCCGCACCACACGACCTTCTACACAGGTGGCACCCGCAAGGGAAACTATGATAGACGTTGGATGCCGACCACTCGGATTGCGAGGGTTCCAATGTCAAGGAAGGGGGTGATTGTGATAACTTGAAAGAGACCCGAACCGAAAGTAGAATACGGTTCAAAATCACAAACCTTGGCGGTGGAAACGGTGCGGCAGCCCATTGAGAGGGCGAATACTAGTTGCCGATGGGTTCGACTCCCGTCCCGTCAACTAAAATATTGAAATATGAAGAAAACCATTTTGGTTGCTTTGTTAGGGGTGACTTTATTTAGTTGCAAAAAACAAAGTAGCGTTGATGAAACTTCAACTGAGAGTTACACAATCACCATAGACTCAATGTATATTGATGAGGATGAACCAACAGATGAAGAGGTAGCTAAAGAAACACTAGTAGCTAAAGAAGTTAGATACTGGTCATCTACCGAAACCAAATTACCTAAAGGTGTTGTTTACACCACTGATTGTGCCTCTAGAGGAACATCAGAACAAAAAGCAAAAGACAATTATGTTACAATCAAAAGACCAAACGGGTACTTAACGATTGTAAAAGACATCGATGAAGACCTGTTTTTGAACCTTCATGATGGGGACATAATCGAATAACAGAAGAGTGAGCAGTCTTAGCCAAGTTGGAACCAGAACCAGCGATATTACAGGTCAAAAATACTGGGCTCATGACTTCTAAAAATAGTTCTTTAACTTATTGACAATCAGTTGTTTATACAGCAAAAAAAGTTGTTAAAAATACGAATTTTTACTTGACTTTTGACTTAAAAGTTAGTATCTTTGTATTATAAAAATGGATTAATTATCATAACATAACAAACAAACAAAAACAATCAAATGGCTGGAAAAACAACAACCGCAAAGAAAGCAAGTGTGAGCACTGAAATCGTCTTAGGACAAGCCGCACAACAAATCACGAA